TTAAAGGAACGTTTAAAAAGACTAGTAGAAACTAAATCTACTAGTCTTTAATATTTTTTTATAAATTTTCAGTTATAAATTCATGTAATTTTAGATTAAACTTCTTTATGTAACCTCTTCGATAATACTTATAAAATCCATTTAAAATAATATCAGTACATAAGCTATACATATCAGGTGTAATTTTGGAAAAATCTATAGATTTTTCTCTCAAAAAGTTATCTGGGTATTTAGGAGAAAATTTTAATCTCATATGTTTCTTACTTACTTCAACAGTAAAGTAATTTGTAACAGTATCTGAATACTTAAATAATTCGTGGTAATGTAATTTTTTAATTATTTCTTTATCTTTGTAAGAAAGTTCATAAAATCTATTAACCCAATTTGTATTTTTGAAAAATTTATTGAAATAATCTTCAAATACTATAACAAACTCTATTAATATAAAATAATCATTGTTAATTTTTATTATTGAGTAGTAATTTTGATGTTTATCTAGAAAATTTATTAAAAAATAATTATTCCTTTCATTTTCCCTATACAATCTAATCCCAAGAACTGTTTTTATATTATTCCAATCTTTTTCCATTTCTCTAGGTTATATAATATATCTTCTTGTTGATTTCCAGTAATATATCCACGATCTTTAAGTAGTTTAAATATTAATGCTACTTCTTTTTGTAAAGAAACATCAAGTTGTTCATAATTTTTAGGAGTTATTTCTGGATATGCTAAAGTAAGGAATATTCTTGACTTACTATTTTCTAATGAGGATACATCTAACAATTGAAGAAATTTACTGGGAGAATAATTCACCCTTACTCTATCTATTCCTGAGAAGGTGATTATACTACAATTATTTCCACTAGAGTAATAATTTTCTAATGGAATTTCCCAAGTCTCTAAGTCACTCATAATCAGTTCTCCTTCTGGAAATATATTTTTTCCAACATTAGAAATATATCTTTTTGTCCAAATCCAGTATCCAAATTCATTCTTTTCTTTATCATGAAATGGAATACATCTAGAATAATTACCATTCTGACTAGATAAGTAATCATTAAAAATACTTTCTGGATTTTCAGAAGTATATTTAACTTTTAATCTGGAAAAAAGGATTTCAATTAACCCTTTTCTTTCTTTTATATTTCTATTTAGTATATCTTTGATTATCCTTGAATCTATCAATCCAATATCCAAGATAGTTTTTAATCCAAAAGATAAGTCAATATATTTAGATCTATTTCCTTGAATATAATTTAATATCCCAGTTTTAAAATCTCCAGACTGATCTTCAAATATCCAAGAGCCATTAAACGGATTTATTTTTAAATTATTCTCATTAAATATTAAAAAATCATTATTATCAAGAAAAGGAGTATTTTCAAGTTCTTCATATTGCCTATTTCTATATATTCTTTTAATTTTTCCAAAAACATCAAGAAATTTTTTCATATTATGAAATACTTTGAAATAATCCTTACATTCTAAAATAATAGAATCTTCATAACTATCATCAATTGTATATAAAATATCGTTATCTTCTAGAATAGTTAAAATTTTATACAAACTGCTACAAGTACTTTCAGTAATTTTATATAAATGATTTTGAGAATTAAATTTTGATAAATCCATAATGAGTTTTTCTTATTTTTATTAATATTTTTTCTAGAACATCTAAATCTGGTTTTTCAGGGAGATTAGATTTTTCAAAATTCTCTTTCATAGTTTCCTCTAAGTTTTCTACATATTCCATTACTTCATTATAAGGAACTCCATGATTCTTTATCTTCAATAACCAATCTCGATCTATTCCTGTTCTGTCTAAAATCATTCCTTTTCCTTGAGCTATCTCTGTCGCCATGGTTAAAATTCTAACACAATGTTGAATATTTTTAGAATCATAATCATATCCTTTATTAAGTTGAAATCTAGATTCATTTCGATTCTTCACCCAATCCCAATAACGTTTATAATCAGTACAGTGTTGACTATAAGCTCCAGAGTTGAATTGAAAATAGCATAAAGGTTTTTCTCTATCATTAAATTTAATACTAGAAACTCTAAGTTGACTACTAAGAGAGTCAGTTTGACTAAGAATACCTCTATAACCAATCACATCTTTTCCTTCTTGATAATAATTAGGATCCGCAGCCCAATCATAAAACAATGCATATGATTCTACTGTTCCAGGAAGTCTAGAAATACCACAATATTCTTGTTTAAGATTATTATCTCTTAAATACTTAGTTAATGTCCAAGTACCAATTCCAACCGGAACTTGACAGAAATCTAGTGGTGTTTTTCTGATTTTTACCTGATCTGGATCTATATTTATTGCCTTTTTTAAACCTTTTGCTTTTTTTATTTGACTTATAGCATATCCAGCGAAAGGTTTAAAACATTTCTTTGTAATTAATGTCTCTTTAATATCCCATAATGGTTGAAGTATTGGATTAAAATGTAGAATAAATTTTTGTGGAGTAAACAATGAAATTAATGCTTCTGGATTTGATTCTCCAAGTTCTCGAAAATATTTTTCTAACTCATCCCAATAATCATCAGATTTATCTGACTTAATCATTTGTTGTTTTTCAATTCCAGTACCTAAAAACCATTCGGAAGGACCTATGAAAACTCCAAAAGTATCTATATCAGAGGTTTCTGTATTAAGTCCATATAAATGAGATCCACGTATACTTTCAAATAGTAGATTTCCTGACTTTCTAATTTCTGAAAATGTTAAATTTTTTATTTCCATTTGTTAATTAATTTTTTATAACATATATAAGGAAATAAACGTTCCTTTAAATCAAGATGGTAGAGACAACAGTTTAACTGTTACTGCTAATTTCTGGGCTGATGGTAGAGACTATTCATTACAATTAGTTGCTAATAAAACTCTTGACTCTAGTTTTACTGGAGGTGTTATAATTAAAGGGGATACCGGAGAACATCCGTATTCACTAACTATTAATACTGGTGATACTGAATCATCTATTACAACAGTACCTGTAGACATACACCCTATAGAAGTTATTACTGGAAACTATATGTATCATGGAGATTATCATCCTATTTATTTTAATAAATAAAATTATCTTATTACGAATAACAAGAAATATCAAGAATTTTTCCAGAGACTTCTTGAACTATAGTTGCAACTGCGTAAGAACCTGGATTTTTAGTATATGCAACAAAATATTCACCATGATCATCTAAATCCCAACCATTATTAATACTAGCATTCCAACTTACATTTTCACGGAGTGTACTATTGTTCTTATCATATCTATACGAGTTTATAGATACACTTCCCTCATATCTACTATCCTTATCACTCCAACTAGCATTAAGAGTTGTGCTTGATTCGAATACATAAACCCATTCTGGATCTCTACCCTCTTGATTTAAAGGAACATATAAAATATTAATCTTATTATATATTTTATCCTTCTAAAACCTTATTCATGAATATTAAAATAAAAATTAATAAATTACTTAAGAGAAAAGATTATGAAAGTAACAGACAATTATGTATTTTTCTGGGGTGATCATCCATTTTCAAATTTTAGTGAGACTCCTATAGTTCTAGAAGATTTTATAATGATTGATGAATTAGGGCAAGAGAAGGAGACGATACTACCTACCTCTGAGCATTATTTCATGTTAAGAAAGGCATTATTCTTTAATGATATAGAGATTGCAGGAAAGATTATTGAAACCCCTCTCCCAAGAGATGCGAAGAAACTTGGTAGACAGGTTTCAGGTTTTATTGAAGAAGATTGGGAAAAAGAAAGAGAGAATGCTATGATGGATGCTCTTCGTCTTAAATTCTCCCAATCCGAAGAAGCTAGATATGAATTACTTAGGCTTAAATATTTTGATAAATCCTTTGTAGAGGCAAGTCCGAGGGATCGTATATGGGGAATAGGAATGTCTGAAGATGACCCTAGTCTCTTGGATACTTCAAAATGGGGTTTAAATCTTCTTGGAAAGTGTCTGGATCGGGTTAGACAAGAGTTACAATCTCAAGATAGAAGATATGTTAGTTGAAAATATACTTATTAAGATAGACAAAGAGATCGAAAATTACCCAGATCAAACAATTAAGCCCTCGAAAAAATTAGTAGAGGGCTTAGTAAAGATCTCCTCTGATCTTTGTGTCGTGGGGATAGATCATTATTGTGAGTGTTTTGATATTTGGATTAGACTTGGAAGATATTATGAAGCTATTATATCAAAATTTTCTAAAGAAGAATATTTAGTAAGTACTATCGACAGAAGATTCGATCCATCAAAACTTAATTCGATTTCTGGGTATTATAGTGAAGAAGAATTAGTAAATAAGATAAAAGAGTTATGTGTTTAAAAGCATGTCATAGATTTCCGAAAATAGCGAAAGAACCTATTGTTGTTATTAAATTAGTAAGGAAGAAGGAGGGTGATAACTTTATTCCTTACTATATAAATCATAGTAATCGTAGTATTAAGGTAAATCAGGATCACATATATGAATTAGGGAAAAGAGAAAAAGTAAGAATTTATAAATTTTGTCTTTTTAACTTGATATCCCCGATTTTCAATAAATTAGTTGGTGCTGGATTTATTCATAGTGTTAGGTATCCTTCTGAGAAATTCTTTAAGACAGGAAGTATTAGAAATGATCTACCTCTTCTTAGTATATTAAATAGTAATCCATCAGCGAGATATCTTAAGTGTGTTATACCAAAGAATTCATGGTATTATGTTTCTGAAGACGGAGAATATGCGTCTAGAAGCATTATTCCTATTGAAGATATAACTGAAAAAATAAAAGATACATTTTATGGCAAGAGAAACTGGGGATATAGGAAGAGTTTATAGATGTCTTCCAGAATATCATTATCGTGCAGTATGGGAGGATAATAAAACTGTAAGATTCTGTCTTAAAGGAGAAGATCCAACTCCACTTGAATTACCGCCGAGTCAATGTGAATTTTATGATGTCGGGATAAATACAATGTGTAATGCTACATGTGAATTTTGTTATGTTTCAGCGGAGAAAAGTGGAGAAAATTATCTTGGAATATGTGAGGCTTGGAGGGAATTTTCTAAGACTTGGTACAGAAGGAGTATAGCAGGAGTGATTGCAACAAATGCTCCAGTATTAATAGCGATTGGATCAACTGGAGAACCTACTATACATCCAGAGTTTATAGAATTTCTTAAGACTGTTAGAGAAACGAAAGTTATTCCTAATTATACAACAAATGGATTAACCTTAGGGTACTGTGGAAATGATCAAGAGAAGATTAAGGAACGTGATAATCTCTTAGAAGCAACCGAAAAATATTGTTCGGCCGTTGCAGTATCTCTTGGAAACAAAAGTATTAGAGAAGTAGCATTAAGGGCCATAGAAAACTTAATCTCTAGAGATGTTTATGTGGTCACTCATCATATCATCTCTAATAAAGAAAGTGTGGATGAATTTTTAAGGTTTAGAGATAAGTATGGGGATAAGATTTATTACTATACCTTACTTCCATTAGCAAAATCCGGCCGTTCTAAGGAGGAGATGTCTACGGAGGTCTATGAATATCTAGAAACAAAACTCCTCAAGAAAAGATCGGCCGGAGAAAATATAGGAAATATATCTTTTGGAGCTAAATTTATTCCATTTGTAAGGACTCACGGGAATATATTAGGCGCTAGTTTAGTTCCTGAGGGTTATTATTCCAAAAACATAATCCTCAAGAAAGATAAAGTGATTATAACTCCTAGTAGTTTTGATTTAACACCGATAATGACAATAAAATTATGAAGATAGCTAAAGAAAAAGACTTAGAAATAGTTAAAGAGATTATAAAAAGATTAGTAGGGCCAATTAAACCTATAGGAGATAGTTCAATGGATTCGGAGAGACGAGAAAATCTTGAAGTCTATGGAGAATTAATTAGTTTCCTGATATCCGAAGTAGGTGACGTTATTTACCATAACAAAAATTCTCTATACTATTCGGTTAATAATTCTGTAGATAAAGCAATTGAAATTTTGAAGAAAGCAAGTAATGAAATTAAAGAAGTTGAGTTAGAATAAAAATAAAGAGATAGGAAATAAAATCCTATCTCTTTTTATATGTTCCTTTAAGTCAATATGCAAAAGCTGTTTATGTTAATCTCATTGTTACTTGGAGTGGAGATCCAAGTAGACCTTATGGAGCACACTTTACTTTAACTAGTAATGGATTTGTACACGGTTTTCAAGAAATATCTAGTTCCGGTGTTCTTCCAGGAGATACAGAAACTTTCTCAATACAAATAATAAATGATTATAATGTTTTTTCGTGGAGTTCTTCTGGTGTTTGGTATGCATATCACGATGATCTAAAACAAATACAATCTACAATTAGTCCTAGTTCTGGAAATTTTAGCGCTAATAATGACATATACATAACTTTTAATACATAAAATTAAAGATAAAAATAATTTTTAATTGTTCTCTGGAGGTATTGGAAGACGAATATCTATATAAAAAACTTGTTCAGACTCTGAAAGAGTTATATTACTAGGAGTACATACTCCCAATTGACTATATAGACTTCCAGCCGAGTATAAAAATTCAAGATAATTTGATCCAAAAAATTCTGAATCTATTTTTTGAATTTTAGTATCCGTATATGCACTTCCCATTCCAGATCCTCTAAATTCAAAAGAAGGTATTTCAACTTTTCTTAAAGTTAACATCCAATTAATTTGTCTTCCATTACTAGAAGAAGGTATATTTATTTTAAATGTCCAGTATTTAATTCTTTCACCCTCTTGTTTTAAAGGAACGTTTAATGGTAAGAGAAAAATAAAGAGAAGGATTTTATTTTCCTTCTCTTTTTATTTTTCTTTTATTTTTTTGGGAATATTCTATGCCAGATTTCTCTAATAATAACTATTGGAGATGTACTAGCTACTATAATACACCATTCTTTAAAATCAAGAGGTCTTGTATTAAATACTTCTCCTCCGAATTGTACAATCAAAATAGTTCCAATAAATATAACTAATGATCCTAATAAAAATTTACTACTTCCTTTTAAATTATAAAATATAGATCTATTTTTTCCAAATACTCTAATGTTAAATAGATTCCACCAATTTATCATCATAAAGATAGCAAATAATTCTGTAAGATCTAATCCAAATTTTATAGAACCTTGTGCTATATCATGAACAATTAAAGATAGTACTCCGAATACGAAAATACCCATTCCTATGATTGTTTTATACATAGGTTTGGTCAAAATAAATGCATTTTGTTTTCTAGGTTTTTCAGTAAGTACATTTTCATCAGCAGGTTCAGATGCTAGACATAGTGCAGCTAAAGTATCCATTACAATATTAACCCATAACATCTGAGTAACTGTAAATGGCATATCTACTCCAAGAATAGGACTTAAAACTACAACTAAACAAGTAGCAACATTTATAATTAATTGGAATACTAGAAAACTCTGAATATTTTTATACAGAGATCTTCCCCACTTAATTCCTGTTACTATACTAGGAAATGCGTCATCTAAAAGGACTATATCCGAAGCTTCTTTTGCAACACTAGTTCCAGAACCCATTGCTATACCTACATCTGCATGATTAAGAGATGGAGAGTCATTAACTCCATCACCTGTCATAGCACATACATGTTCAGTTGCAGTACCTTTTCCAAGTTCTTTAAATTTCTTTAAAATATTCAACTTATCTTCTGGTTTACATCTAGCTATAACATTAGGATAACCACACATCGGATCTCCCCATGCTACTTTATTAAAATCCTTAGCTTCTACTGCCCAAACATCTTTTTCAGGCTGTCCTTGTAATCTCCTAGAAAATCCGGCCTGTCTTGCAATTTCTGCGGCAGTTTTTATGTTATCACCCGTCATCATTACTACATCCACTCCAGCTTCATAACATTTTTTTATTGCCGCAGGAACATCAGGCCGAATAGGATCTTCAATAAAAAATGTTCCATCGTAAACCAGAGAATCTATATTACTCCCAGAAGCAAAACTTAAAGCTCTTCTTCCTCGTGATTGTTGTTTTTCTACTTCTTCTAAGAAAGAATTATCACCACACATCTTTGCAATTACTTCTGGAGCGCCTTTTACTAGTACTATTTCTTTTCCAGCATCGTTAACCTTTGTCATCATATACTTATCTGTTGAATTGAAAGGTTTAACTTCGACTACTTCAGTTAACTCTCTAAGTTTTTTGTAATCATGCCCTCCATGATCAGGTCTACTAAAAAATTTTAAGATAGCACCTTCACTTGGATTTCCGATAACTTCACCTTCTCCAGAAATATTAGCTGTTGAATTGACGCAAGCATTAAGTGCTAAATTTCTAGATACACCAGAAACATTAATATGTTCAGCTACTACAGTCATCTTGTTTTGGGTAAGAGTTCCTGTTTTATCTGAAAAGATTACATTAACAGCTCCAATAGTTTCACAAGCGTGCATCTTTTTTACTAGATTATTTTCACGAGCCATAGTCTTCATAGAAAATGCTAAGCTTAAAGTACTAGCTAATGGAAGACCCTCAGGAACAGCTACTACAATTAAAGTAACTGCCATCATAAAGAATTTAACTTCTGTTCCTAAAATATTTAACCACCCAGAATCAAAATCAGTAAATCCGAAGTGATGAATATTAAGGAATAGTAGTAATAATCCAGCCATAGTAAAAGCTGCTTTAGAGACTAATCCAGCAAGACCATCCAGTTGTTTATTAAGAGGCGTTTCTCCTCCAGTTTCTTCCATAGCTTGACGAGTTGTTTTGCCAATTTCAGTTTCATCACCTACTTTTATAACTACCCCTACTCCAGAACCTTCCGTTATTTTTGTTGATCTAAGAACTAAGAATGGAGCAAAACCAGAGTCATTCCATGTTTCTTCTTCATTTATCTTTGCCCTTTTTCCAACAGCAACTGATTCACCAGTCATAGTACTTTCATCTACTTTAAACTCAATTGCTTCAAGAAGTTCTATATCAGCTGGAATCTCATCCCCTGCACTAAGAATAACTATATCACCTACTACTAATTCATCCTTAGGAATCTCCATTGTAGTTCCATTATTTCTAATAACTTTTACATTTTCAGTATCAGAAATTTGATTTAAGATATCAAATTTTTTCTTAGCACTATATTCCATCCAAAACCCTACTCCTGTAGCAAGAATTATAGCAACTAGTATACCAATTGATTCTATTAAAGAACCTTCTATAAATCCAACTACAAAAGATACTCCTAGGGCAACAAGTAAGATAATAATGATAGGATCTTTAAATTTTTCTAAGTAGAGTTGCCACCATTTTTTTTGTTTAGGTGGCGTGAGTAAATTTTTTCCATGCTGTTCTCTACTTTTGATTACTTCTTCTTGAGATAATCCTTGATAATTTTTCATAATTTTAAAAAATTTAATTATTAATTATTATAACTGAGCTTTAGTAAATTGATATATCCACCATCGCTTAGCTATTTTATATTTCTTACTTGTTGATAATATTCTTAATACATCACTAAATGATTCCCAAAGTTCATCGGAAGTTTTATTATTTGAATAATATAATAATCTTCTTTTATTTTCTACAATAATATCTACATTTCCGACATCAAAAGATATTAATTTAATTTTTATTCTTCTTGTTCTAAATACTTCTTCCATATCTTTTTATTAATATATTACATTAATAAGATTTTCAAAGGATATGAAAATAAACGTTCCTTTAAATCAAGATATGAAACCAGTTTTTGTATTAATTACAAAAGCGGATGGTTTTAGTAATAATGATGAATATAATTCTGTAAAAATATATAATGATAACTACGTTTCTTACTATATAGACGATTGGGGTAATCAGGATTGGAGTGGATCTGTTGCATTTGATACAGAAATAGTAGATGCATATAATGAAGATACTGATACTAGTTTTAGTTGGAAATCTTATTCTATCACATTTCTCTATGTGCCTTCAGGTGCTGGAAGTGATAAAGCTCATATTAAATTTATTAATGGAGTAAATATTGAGGTTGAGATTTCTTAGCTAAATTATATTTAATGATGTAGTTATTATTTAAAGATTAGTAAAAGTTACTAATTATTTCACTATCTTAATTATTTATTTTTATATTATTAGATCCGAATACATCAATATTAGTAGTACCAAGTAATGTTTTATTAATTTCAATGAATAATAATCCATATACATCTAAATTATCTATAGGAATATCTAGAACAATTGCAGTTGATAACACAATATATAGATATTGCTTAAATCATAAATAATTCATTTATTATGCATGACAAGATATTACTAATGATTTATTACTTTCCCATTGTTCTAATATTACTTGACCTGCAATTCCCGAAACTTTTGTATAGACTTTCACATGTCCTCCACGTTCATCATATTTCCAATCTCCAGAAGAACTTATTCCAACTAACTTCTAATTTATTGCTAGTATTATTTTTATCATATTTATATGAGTCTATATAACTAATACCTTCCCACCGATCATTATTACTACTATATTCGGTTTGTACAATATCAGGATTGGCATTAAATACGTATACCCATTCAGGTGATTTACCACTCTGACTTAAAGGAACGTTTAATGGTAAGAGAAAAATAAAGAGAAGGATTTTATTTTCCTTCTCTTTTTATTAATTAAGTATAATAATAGAATAATAAGTTTATTTGGAGAATCAACTTACTTTTCTAAATTGTATAGTATACTTACTAAGATCTTTTACAATACAAGTTCCTTTTTCCTGGATAAAGCGATCTATTGGATTTTCCACAAATTTAGGAATTAATTCACTTCTTTCCATACTACATTTAACTTTTAGATCTGGACAGTTCATTATTTTATCATAAATTCCTAATAATGAATAAGCATTTCCTTCATACTCTACTGTATTATCATCTACTGTTTTCATCGGACACGCTTTTTCATAAGATACTCCAAGTAATAAATCAAATAATAACATAATTCTAGGTCCGAATGATGCACAGTATTTTGTATAATTTTCATCATAAAATTTTCTTATTTCAAATACCTTGCTTATTGGAACATAATTAGTATTGGAATCATGAACTACAATAATTGGTTGAAGAGGATTTTTCCAAGATTGTTGTTTTGATACTCGAATATTATTCATAAATCCTCTAGCCATTATCGAACTAGTTCCTCCTTGGATAGGAAGATTTACACCAAGTCTTTTTATTCTAGCTACTAAATTCTTTTTTTCTCTTTCAGAAGTTGCTTTTAATAACCATTCATATTCCTGAACTTTTAACTTATCTCCTAACATAGTATTAACATATCCAGAATTTTCAAGGGGATATTGTTGTTGAATTGCTACATATTCTCGCAACTTGGGAAAACTTTTATATAGACCTTGAATAATATTTTCTGCTTCTTCTTCAGAACAGTTTAATCTTTCTGCTAAACTCTTCTTTCCAAGACCATATAATACTCCAAGAAAGATAGTTTTAAAACGCTTTCTCCACATTTTTTTAACAGCTTTCTGGAGTTTATCAAAATCATCACCTAAATATAATTTTGCACTGTATATATAAATATCTTCCCCTTTTTGAAATTTATCAATTAAATCTGGATCTTCACTTGCAAATCCTGCTGCTTTAACTTCAGCTGATGATATATCAAAATAAGTTTCTACAAATCCTTCATCTACTCTGTTTCCATATTCATCATAATGATACGGAGGGATAATACAATCTTTTAGATCTGAATGAGAGATAATAGTATGAAATCCTGAAGACCATCTCTTACTAGATTTTGTATTAACTTCATAATGTACGAAACATTTTTCCACTGCTCCAGGTTCTCCTGGATCTGCCTCTCGAATAGGAATATGATCTTCACCTTCAATCACCCATTTATTATTAGCTTTAAACATTCCATCTATGTATGTTGACAATACTTTTGCATATTTTTTATAGAGAAGATAGTTTATAGTAAATTTTCTCATAAAATAGAAATTCTCTTGCAAATCTTGTTCTTGAAATGGAATACTGTATAAATCATATTGACTATTGAGTTCATTAAAAAATTGTGTTTGTGTAGTAAATCCTATAAAATCTGCCCAAACATCTTTAACTGGATGAACATCTTTTGCTGTTTCTACATCTATTCCTCCTTTCCAAAATTGTAATGCTAGGTTGAATATTTTAATAGGATATACTCCTTGATAAATCCCATCTTCTGGAATATTACAATACTTTTCCCATTCATACATAAAATGATTAAAAGCATCTCCAATATTATTTATTCCTAGGTTTTTGAAGAAATCTTCTTTTTTATCTCCTGGAAGTTGTTGTATGCTTTCAGATAAGGCAGCTATAAATGATGATTCTTTTTGATAAAGTTTATACATTTCATCTACAATCTCATCATTTTCAATAGGACTTTTACATTTAAAATAATTATTACTTATAAATGTTGAATAATCTAAAAGATTGAATTCTTGTCCGAATCCTCTTATTGTATCTGGAATATTATTTATATCATTTAATTGATTTCTACTTATATTACATAATTCTAAATATGCTCTTTCATAGTATAAATACTTTTCAAGTTCTAAGTGCCTTTCTGAAATCTTTATTTTATCTAATCCTAAAAGAAGAGATAATTTTTCTGAAATAATACCTAAAATTTTCTTTTTTCTGGAAATTCCTTGATCTATTTTTCCTTTAAATTTGGTTTCAATCATGGAATCTTTAACAATATCTATGAATTTTTCTGCAAAATTTTCTCCATACGTCATTAATAAAGACCCTTCATTTAAACCTGTTTCATAAGCATCCATTGAGTCTATATTATTAGTAAGTATGAATTTTGCGATCTCTAAAGAATTACCATTAAAGAAATTATTATTCTCAAGTAATATTCTACAAGTTTGATTATATTTCTTTATATCAGCCATTAATTTAGAATGTTTTTTCATTTTTATCATACATCTAGCTGTAGCTGTATAAGTAATTCCCCATGCCATCATTCTATGACATTCTTTCTGATACTTAAGACGGTATGGTTCGTCTATGTATAAACCAGACGAATGTAATCTTGCTCCCAATCTAGAATTATCAAGAAAGGTTTGAAAGGCTTCTTCAGAATACGTATTTTTTCTTGCTAAGTATATTTGAAGAGTATAAAATGCATCTAGATTACAGTAATAACCAAGAATATCACTTGGAATATTCATAAATGGACAACCAAAATATTCTGATATTAAAATTTCAAATTCTTGAATATAGTTTGGATATAAAGAACATATCATTTCCCATTCTGGTGTGTTTTTATAATTATCTGGAGTTACTTTTAGGACTTTTTTTCTCTCTTTCTTTGTTTTTCCTACTGTATCAAAATACATCTTATCCAAAAGATCTCCTAGTCTATCGAAATCTGTATCCCAAACTGTGGCTTCTATTACATTTTGAGCTGTCCATTTTAAAGAATATTTTTTTAAATGATTTCCATCTAGAACATTAATAATTCCTGCATCACAAAGATTATATAAGTCCACAAACTTAAGCATACGATGAGATACTTGAAATTCATATTGTTGATTAAATACCCAAATATTATTCATCCTAGTTTCAAGTATTTCCCTAAATACTTCTAGTACGTATTCATACTTTTCTTTGGTAGAGTATCTTCTTAAGTCTGTAAAAGATATAAATGCTCCAAATAGATTATTACATAAAGAAGCACCTGATATTTCAAACCATTTATCTAATGGCATACCAGAAGCTTCATAGTCAAATCCTAGAGGTTCATTTAATGGCAAACACTTAATCCATTCAAGAAACTTTAATGTCTCTTGATATGTATGTAATACTTTATGTTTAAACCATGAAAAATTTCTATGAGTTGTAAATTCTGGGCTCATAAAATCTTGGATAACTGAATCTTCTGGAAATCCTGAAATACACTTTACAAATGCACCTCCTTCTATACTTAATCTCCTTAATTTAGAACAATCAAAGTAATTTTCATTACGTATCCCAAAATGATAATATTCTTGGAGATACTTAAATGGTTCTGCTCCAACTAAAAGAACTGCATCGTTATTACCAATTTTTAGTATTCTCTCTTTTTCATACTTAGGCATTGATTCTAATCCTTGAAGGGTATAAATTTCATTTCCAAGATTAGAGCCGTAATACCTAGTATAATCCTTTGTCTCGTTTTGATCGATTAGGGTAATTCTTCTACACATATTAAAATTTATGAAAATTAATTTATAAAATATTATTATACTACTGGTTTATAGGATTTCCAGCTTCCTTTATACATATATAAGAATTTCAGTTCATTTAGATAAACGTTCCTTTAAATCAGAGTGGTAATTATACTTCTTGGACTTTAGGTTTAGGTGATATAAATATTACACATTTTGATAGTATTCGCGGAGGTATTACAGGGAGAGTAGAGACTGTAACATCATCTGCAGCTGATTATGTTATTAATGAACCAATAGATCTTATATATGAATTTAATTTATTGAATAATACTAGCAACTTTCCTATTCAATTAGTTAGAATATTTGATAAAAGACTCTTCGAAGTTTCTTTTAGTACTAGCTGGGAGAGTGAAAATTCTCATTTATATGTAAATGAGAATTTTAATTTTGATTCCATAATGTGGAGAACAAACTCTACAGTAAGAAATGCTAAATTAATAATAACTCCACAGGATAGAAATAGAGCTCCTGTAACAATAACTTTCACAGTTTATCAGAAATAATTAATAAGGCACATCAATATATATAGTAATAATTTGATTTTTATTTATAATTCCTGTAGATGGAACAAATGATATAGATCTATAAGGTTCATTGTAAAGATAACCTGATAAAGAATATCTTCCAGATTTAACTGGATTATTACTACTTTGCTGTCCCACAAATACACCACTCATAGAAGTTACTCTAACATTATTATTATAAATATCTATATCATATCTTGAAGGAGAAGTGACGCTTCTTATTTGAAATCTTAAATATCCATAATCTTCTGGTTTACCATCCTGATTTAAAGGAACGTTTATGGTAAGAGAAAAATAAAGAGATAGGATTTTATTTCCTATCTCTTTTTATATTCTCCAATACAAACCTCTTCTAACTCACCTTCTGTAATATAATCCATTAAGGTTTCCTCAAACTCTACATTTATCCAAGCTTGCAACATAGCTGTATTTTCAAAATCTTCATAGCTTAGGTTTCTTAATTTAACTATCTGATCTACAGCATGTCTTGTTTCGTGATAAAATGTAGTTTTAATACTCTTAACCAAACTCTTATAATCTTTTTTGGTGATAAAAGGTTTATTTCTTCTGGAGTCAATATTTACTATTACTACTACTTGATCGAATTCTGTTGTTTTATTAAAGATTCGATAAGTAGACGTTCCGGCTGTTGAACCTATTATTTCTATAAGTTCTTCTGCTTTTGAATTTTTCTTTACTGGAATTTCCATTTTATGATTCTTTATAAATCTAGTAGTAAACCACCTCGTCATTTCTTTCTGTGTTCCAATTCCAAAATTAATTTCTACTTTATAAGAATCATGTCTTAATTTACTTGTTTTCATATTCTTAAAAAATTTAAAACTCCTTAAGCTTTTTATTATTGCTTAAGGAGTATATTGTTTTACATTATTTACTTTATCTCATTAATAAGGCTTTAAGCCCTCTGAAAACGACTATACAAATAAATACATAGTTCATCAGTTGAATTAAATCTACTCAGATCAGCTTCTATATTCTCTTGAATTTGATATAAATAATGTCTTAGTTCAGCTCTAATACGAGTTTCCTGAAATCGAAACGTAAGTATATCTCGAAAAGTGTAAATACTTATATAATTATTTTTAATCCCATATAAACTTTTAAACTTATCAACAGTCACAGTTCCTCGTTTTATTCCAGAGTTATTAATAAAATCGACCACTTCCGGGATATAATAAGAGATTACATAGTTTGATAAATCATCTATAGGAAGTTTCGAAGTAAATGCTATAAATGTATGAAGAACTAAACCTCTTAGACTTATAGTATTATATATTATCTTATCTTCATAATCCATCTTAACTTACTGTAGTTTGTTTTGTTTTTATTACTTTAGTTTTCACTATTTCATTTAACAGTTTCGGCATTTCTTCTAAGTTATATCCAATATCTATATAAGTATCAAACATATCTTCAACACGATATACAGCATCTATACTAATCTGAATTATCCCAAATCCAAGTTTTTCTGCTTCTTTTACTTTTGCGGCAGTATCTTTTATTGCTGGAATTCCTCCATATCCATTTGCACAAGGGCTACCATCAGATATCACAAACATAATACAATTCTCTTTTGTGAACTTTCTAACTCTCTTTGCTACTTCTAGAATTGCATCTCCATCTCGATTTTGGGATTTTGCACAACTCTTAGATAATGAAAACTTAGGATTATAATGACTTCCTTCTCGATACACACTCAGATTTATATATCCGATCGAACCAATATCTGCAGTATGTCCATAAATATATAAATCAACTCCCAAACTTTTTCCGAAGGTTTCATTTAGAAGTATTGCAGCCTGTCTTGCTAGGATTTCCTTTTTTCCACCCATAGATCCAGACTCATCAATAAGAACACATATAGTTGATTTATTGGTTCTAACATGTCCCTGTCTTAGGTAAACTTGTGGAACTCCTTGATATGCTTCTGCAAGTTTTGTCGTATCTAGAATTCCAGACCTACAACCTTGGATATTAAAATCATAGTTCTTATCTGTTCCTGTCAATATCTTTTTTAATCTAGGAACATATTTTTGAACTGCTCTCACATCACATAAATAACTATTTCTATCCCCTTTTGGTTTTTCAAAGAATACCTTATCAGAATCACCACGTTCTACTATTCCCTCTAAGATTTTCATTGTTAGGCTATCCTTTGATGATAATAACCTAGATACTTTAGACTTATCTATCTTTCTTCCAGAATCTAAGTCAACTCCATACATTATACTAGTTATAGATTCAGTATCATTAATTAAGAATAATATTTTTTTTAATTCCGCCGGATCTATATCAGATAATTTCTTCTCTTTAATTATCTTAAATATACTTTCAGAAACACTACAAATATCTTTAAGATTTTCTGGATATGGAGTTATCTTTTCTTGAACTTCTTTGTATACCTCAGAATACTCCTCAAGAACCTCCTCTTCTATTAATCCAGGAAATCTAAGTATCCCTATTAATGTTTTAAAGAAAAGAATCAACTTCCTCTCCCTCATCATATTAAGTCTTCCCTCTAGAGTCTTAGAATTATAACTTTTCGCACAATCAATAAAATCTTGAAATCCTGGTCGTTCTGTTAATAATAAATCCTCGACTCTATTATCCTCAAGAAGATTTATGAAAATTTTAATAATCTCTCCTTCTTCAAGAGTATATTTTCCACTTATAAAACTAAGAAAATTCAAATAAACTCTTAAGTAGGTATATCTTAAGTGTGCAGCCTCATGAAGACCAAATCCACAGAAGGCATTTATTTTTGTTTCATTATCTTCAGTGGAGTCAAATATCTTAGAAGGGACTGCTATTCTTCTTTCGGAATTATCGCTTTTCTCTTCTGAAAAATAATCTGAATACGAACTACTTTCATCATTTTTTTCATTCAAATTTACTCTAATCTGGAAAGGAAAATCCATTATAGTTATCATATCTTTTACAGAACTATAAGCCTTTTCAATTAACTTAGATAATTGTGCATCCTCTTCCTTTCCAACAGATGAATATGAATAATAACTTTCTCCATACCAAGAGCTTCTATTTATAGTTCTACTAAGCTCTCCAGAATTTCCGACAGATGATTTATAGGATTTTCTAAATATACTCCTACCCCATCTACCATCATCTTCGTCATCATAATAATCATCATAATCCTTTCTTTTCCACCAAGGATTATATGAGGTTGAAAAATGTTTACTCATAATCTATTAATAAGATAATATCGTTTTATATACTGTACTTCTTTCTCCTTCCAAATTAGTTCCTTCATAGATTGGAAGATATACCATTTCCATAGCACTTTTCACACTCCAACCATCTGATACTAACTCTGAGATCATTAGTGTTTCTCGAATTGATATAGAAGTTGAGATCTCCTGTTTCTTTGAGAGTGATCTAATATTATTCGCTATCTTCACAATTGATCTAGCTACTTCTTCATCAATCCCCGTTCTATTAACCAAAACATTTACTTCTTCTGTATCAGGTATAATATTAAGTTCAAGAGGAAAAAATCGATTAAGAAGTGCTCGGTCTATCATATTAGTTCCAGTATATTCAGAACCTATATTAGCTGTTGCAATAAATGTTACCTCTGGATGAATTTTAATACTTCTAACTCCTTTCCCACAAGCTATTTCAACATTCAATTCCCGTCTATCATCTAAACAAGGAAACAATACATTATTAGCCCCAAGAGAAGAACGATTTAACTCATCTAAGAGAATTACACACGGTTCTTGAATTACTTTAGTGAACTTAGCATAATCAAATATACTTTTTCCATCTTCTAAGCGATGAACTCCAAGTAAATTTGAAATAGGATCAATCATAGAACCCATATCAAACACATGAAGAGGTATACCCATTCTAGAGCAGACTTCTTTTACACAACTCGTCTTTCCAGAACCTGTAGGCCCTATGATCATCGTATTAACATGTTTTTTTATATTTCTCACTAAGATTCTCCAATTATCAGGAGTCATATAAAATCCATCCTTTGTAGAACACTTGGAGAAACTAGTGATGTATCTTTAAGAATTGTTTCGAGTATCGTATCTTTCTTTAAGGGATCTACGAAATCAATTCCAGTCAGAGTTTTATATTCCTTTTTAGCTTCTTCATCTTTGTATGTTAATCTTTGAAATCCCTTTTGTGTATAAAATTTTCCACCTGAAGGACTAAGATTAAGAGAAGTTGAGATAAATATTGTACCTTCTGAATAAACTTCTCTTATTTTCTTAGGGCATTGTACATAAAGACTTGTAGATACACTAGAACCATCCTTCAATTTTTGTCCGGGGAGTGCTTTTACTTTCAAATTTCCTTTAACTAATACTGTCTCTAAAAAATAATACTTACTCATAATAATTTTTTCTTATAATAAATTAATATTTCTTTTATAATGAGATCAAGAACTACACAATAAAAATTCTTGATCATTAATAAGGATTATAGGGTTCGAAATATTCTCTTGAGGACTAAGGAACCTGGATTGAACAAGAGAGTATATTGAGAAAACCTATAGGAAGTATAAATAGAAAATAAAAAGATAATATAGAATAAGAATTGAATAAAGAGATATTAGGATTTTTAAAGAAGGATTGAAAGGAGAGATAGTGGTTCTTAAAAAGTATCTAGTCCTAGCTCTTCCGAGTGCAAACGAGGTAAAGAGCGTTATGGACGATATCTTTTTAAGGTTCATTTCCATTTAAATAGATATATAATATAATTAATCTATTATTTTCTATTTATCGTGAACCTTCTAAATAAGACGACCTCGCTCTCCCTGGAGGGGAGGCGGGTCTCTCACTATGTTCGCTTATTTAGAAGAACCACTATCTAGAGTGTAATTTTTTTTATTGGTATTTACATATATAGTGTATGTATGCTTAATTATGAATTTAAATTACGATTTTGCTCTTCTAATAACCTTAAACTCTAATTAATGAAATAAAGGTATCCTTAGTCTTCAGATTTTGGATACCTAAAGTAAAACTGGATTCTGTATTAGAATTCAATAATTAAATTTAATAAATAATTAAAAATATTTTTATATGACAAATAATAATATGTACAAAGAAAAAATCATCGTACCTAGAGGAATTAGGTATATAGGTGAATGGGAAAACTTTAGATTTTCAAATTTCCCGAATAAATGTATTATAAATAAACAACTTCCTGGTTGTGGGTTTACAGAATATTGTATAGGTGGACCAGAGAATATTATTCTATGTAGCCCCAGAAAAATGCTCCTAGAGAATAAAAAGGATCAACATGAATTTGATGTTTATCTAGTAGTAAATGAAATGGACAAGGAGTCTAATGTAGACAAAGACTTATCTAAAATCGAAAAAAATGTAGTAATAGATAATTCTGGATTAACTGAGTTATCTAGTAATTCAGAGATCTATAAGAGACTATATAGAGAAATAGATGAATATTGTACAGCCAGAACTATAAATGGATTACCCTGTAAAATCCTAGTTACCTACGACTCCTATAGAATAGTAAAGGATATCCTAGAGAAACTAGATAGATTTCGATATTTCTATACAGTAGTAGATGAATTTCAAAGCATTCTACATGATGCAAGATTTAAGAGTGATACTGAACTTAAATTCCTAGAATATCTCAAACAATCTCATTCAGCATACTTTGTTAGTGCAACTCCAATGATGGATGAATACTTAGAAATGCTAGACGAGTTTAGAGATCTGCCTTATTATGAATTAGATTGGAGCAAAGACGACCCTACTAGAGTAATTAGGCCGGCTTTAGATGTATATGTTATGAGAACTGTAGGTGAAAAAGCTTCTGAGATTATTCAGAAGTATCTTTCAGGAGATTTTGAAAGTATAGTAGTTCTTAGAGAAGGAGTACCAGTAAAAATTGTTTCTGATGAAGCTGTATTTTACGTAAACAGTGTTAATCATATTACTAGTATTATAAAGAAAAATAATCTTACTCCAGAACAATGTAATATATTGTGCTCTAGGACAGATGATAATCTTAAGAAAATTCAGAGAAGATTAGGAAAGAAGTTTGTGATCGGAAAAGTACCAAAAAGAGATGTCAAACCTAAAATGTTTACTTTTTGCACTAGAACAGTATACTTAGGTGCAGATTTTTATAGTCTATGTGCTAGAAGTTTTATATTTTCTGACAGTAATATAGACTCACTAGCCGTTGATATATCCGAAGACCTCCCACAAATACTAGGTAGGCAACGTTTATTTGAAAATCCTTGGAGTAATAGTGCAGTATTTTACTATAGGAGTACTGCTAATTACAGAGAAATGAAGGAAGAAGATTTTAAGAGAGTAATAGAATTTAAACAGAGATCCACTGAGAGTTTGTTATCTGTATATCAAAAAGGAACTTCAGAAGAGAAATATACACTGGCAATAAATTATCAAGATCTTGCAAGGTTTAAAAATTATAAAGATAATTATGTAGCTGTAAATAAAATTCATACTCCTGAAGGAAACGTAATCCTTAAACCAGTTATAAATAATCTTGTTTTGGTTAACGAGATAAGGGCTTTCAAGATACAACAAATAGATTATAAGGATAGATTTAGTGTATTTAGTACTGTACATAATACATTAACCCCTGATGATATAGTAAATAGAGAAGTATCAGAATTTTTAAAGGTATATACAGGTTTAAATACTATATATGATAAGCTTAAGTTATTATGTGAGTATGGTTTATCTAGTGATGCAATTGATATAGTTCTTGGACAAATAAATGATTCCGACGAGATTAAGTCATTCTATTTATCACTTGATCCTCAAAAACTGAAAGCTTTATCCTATAACAGTACTAATATTAAAAAATACTTAGGAATTATAACATTTAATAAAGATTTATTAAAAAGAAGTATATATTCTAATTTCAATCTTGGCGAGAAATATAGTTTAGCAAATCTTAAAAATAAATTAGGAGAGCTTTATAGTTCTATTAATTATACAGCTACTCCTAAAGCTAATGATATAGAAAATTATTTTGAAGTAAAAGAATTTACGACAACAGAGATAATTGATGGAGTAAAGAAAAGAGTAAGAAATTATGAATTATTAAAAAGAAAAGAAGTAAAGTTATGATATATTTAATAGAAACGACATACTACGATAAAGAAACTAAAGAAGTACTAGACCTTCTTAAGATAGGATACACAGAAGATTCAAAGAAAGACAAAAGATTTATGGCTTACAGAATGCATAATCCGGGGTATAAATTATTATATGAAGTTCTTGGATACTCTGAAGATATAGAAAAGAGAATACAATATAAGTTTAAGGATTTATTATATTCAGAGTATGGAAGAGAATGGTTTTATTACAGTGAAGATATAATAAATTTCTTTAAGGATATAGACAGTATAGACTTAGAATCTCTCCCAAAAAATCCTATAAGAGGTAGTAAGGATTTTAAGAAGATCAAGAATGAATGTAGAGAGGTACTATCTTACTTTTTCAATTCTAAGGATACAGAGGATTACCTAAAGAATATAATATCTAAGGTAAAGGATCAATTAACTAGGGATTATGTATTAGAGTATCTTAGAGATGACTCCAGTATAGGACCTGAAGGAGTAGATAGATATTTAAATTATTTAAAATGTTTAGAAACAGGTATATATTGTGAGGATGATATAGTAAATAGAGAAGTATCAGAATTTTTAAAGGTATATATAGGGTTAAATACTATATATGATAAGCTTAAGTTATTATGTGAGTATGGTTTATCTAGTGATGCAATTGATATAGTTCTTGGACAGATAGCTGATTCTGATGAAATTAAGTCTTATTATACTACATTGGGCTCTAGTAAGCTTAAATCACTATCTTATAATAGTGCTAAAATAAAAAATCATCTAGGGGTAGTAACATTTAGTCAAGAACTTCTAGAATCTAGTATTTATTCGGAATTTAAAGTAGGGGATAAAATAACACTATCTGATATAAAATCTAGACTTGAGGTGTTATATAAGTCCATTAATTACGACAAAGTAGCCAAAGCAAAGGATTTAGAAAACTATTTTGAAGTTAAGAATTCTAGTATTTATGAAAATGGAAAGAAAGTAAAATGTTATATTATTATTAAAAAGAAAGGATAATTAATTAATGAAATATATAAAAATATTCAATTATTTTTCACTTAAAACTCTAATAAATGAATAAAAAATAAATAATTATGGAGAATATAATAAATAGCTTTTTTATTAAGCAGAGCAGGATTACGGAACTTACTTTTGAATTTACAGAGAGATTATGGATTCAGTCAGTTCAATATGAAGTTAGTACGGTAGAGCATATTCCTTACATAGTAACAACAGGAGGACGAAATAAACTTTACAAACTAGAAGAAAATCCGGATGTTACAAAATATGGAGAGGATTTATATCATATTAGAAGTATTATGAAAGATTCTATAACGGCCGAAGATGTAGAGATAAACGTTATGTACCAGATTGATAAAGCAACGAGAAATGTTTTTAAGGTTTCTCACTTATACGTTGCTTTTGAAGATGGTACAAAGAAAATACTCTACAATGAAACGGCCGAGACTTATATGTGTATCTTGAAAACTCTTCAGACTAAGTTTCCAGAGTTAGTTTCGGGATTATTTGTTAAGATCGGAAATGATTATAAATATTTCTTAGATCTAGAATTATGAAAGTAATATTATCTAGTCATCTTCCTGGAGTAATTAATATCCTAATTCCGATTGCACTACCTTTTAAAAATATAATAGAATTTGCAGGAGATTTACAAACAACTTTGAAATATATAGAGGAAAGGGATTGGTTAGCTCAAGGATATTATCTTAGTTTATCAGATAAGACTTGGAAGTGCTCAGATAGGGATAGAGTATTGTTTGTTCAGAATAATAAACTTCCCGATATAGCTTGTAAGAAGATAGGGATTAAACGGTTATCGGATCTAGTATATGATAAGTTTTTAGATAAATGTGGTCTCGATATTACTACAATTGATGATCCTACGATTGTTGAAAGTCTTTCTAAAAAAGAATATCACATCGGAAAATATAACCTCAAGAATGTAGATATAATGAAAGATTATCGTAATGATATTTCTAGAGCAGAATTCGAAACTAGATCTATAACTGATAAACTTATTATAACTATAATACTAAAGGTTATAGATAAACATGGTGTAGATAAGTTTTTTATAGGGTAAAAAACGATGGGTTTGAAAAGACGTTAAAATCTTATATATGAGAAAATAAATTCTTTAAGATCAAAATTCATACATAAATACAACTATACAAAAACAAAAATAATGAATTTTGATCATTAATTTTTCGCCGTTAAAAATCAAATGGTTTAGAAAACGGTAAAAGCCTTATAAGAGATAAGATAACAAAAATATTAACAAATTATTTTTCTAAAGAACAAGAATTATGGAAAAAGAAGAAACTAAAAAAGAAAAAAAATCTGGTTGGTTTAGTAGAAATAAATACACAATCGGAGGAGTTGCCGTTGGAATGGTAGTTGGTGGATTAGTAGTTAAATACCACAAACAAATAATATCCTTTGGCAAGAATATGGGAAATGCAGCTACAGGTCTCTTAAAGAAAAAGAAACCAGTTGCAACAACAGTTACCAGTATAGGGGATACAATTCCTGAAGTAAAGCCGGAAGTGACATCAGCCCCTACAAATGGAGGCAATGGTTACAAAAACGGTGGTTACAGAAGTTTAAACAGCCACCAAAGAGTAAATAATGTTAACTTATAAGAAGGAGGATAAGAAAATGAAATTGACAAATTTTTTATATCTTGCAGTAGGATTTGGAACCGGAATAGCAGCAGTTAAGCTAGAACAGAAGTACGGTTACTGTGAAAAATTGATTGGAGACGTCAAAAAGAAGATCACTGGTGACGGTATTGAAGAAGTCGAAGAAATTCCCGCTGAGGAAAAGAAATAAATTTTCCTTCTTTTAAGTTTAGAGTATAGAGGTATTGAATTGCTTCTATACTCTTTTTCTTTATTTAGGTTATGAAAAACACAATGATGAAAATAGAAGATGATGAAGAAAAAGAAGTAGAAATAGAACAAAAACATAATTCTTGTTTATTGTTATCTCAGGGGAGGGTTCTGGAGGTCCATCCAGTTCCCTTCTTATAAAGAGATATTAAACAAGACAGATGAGTCAGCATCTATAAATAGCATATTAAGCTGACTGCGTTAAATAAAGAATTATAAACTTAAATATTAACAATAAAACTTAAAAGAAAAATGGACATTAAAAAAAGAGAAAAAATAGCGATGGGGAGTTACTCAGTAGCTAATGTATGTCTCCGTGGTATAAAGATAGGTAGTCAAATTATAGCTCTTATATACGTAATAGGATTCGGAGCTTCACTTATTGGAGACTTTCAAACAAAGAAAATTAGAAAAATTAATTCAAAAAGATAAAAATATGATAAATATTGGTTCGTTACTTGGTGTACAGAAAACAAGTACTACATTTTTAAAAGATAATAATAGTACTAAAACAATAACAGCTGAGTATTCAGAAAAAAGTTCTAAGATAATGATAGGAGTTGCGATGCTTAGCATTTTAGGAGTAACATTATTAGGTGTAGGAAGTGCACTATTTTCTAAAAACGGATCTATTGGTAAACCTCAGGGAGGAGGAAATAATAGACCCCCCAAAAAAGGAGGAATGGTTCGTGGGATTAGCAGTGGACAAAGGGGATAAAAAGAAGAATAAACAAACTTAAAAGAAAAGAAAAAGAAATGAAACCTAAAAAATTAATACTAATTGGTTTAGGATTAGCCCTTGGTGGTTATCTGCTAGCCAGAGAAACAAAAAAAGAAATAAAAAAATTAGAAAAACAGAAAAAACAAGTCGATGATGCACTTGAAGGTCTTGGAATTTCTTCAGATATATTAAGAGAAAAATCTAATGAAATTGTCAATTCCTTCGAAGAATATAGCGAAGTCGACGAAGAAAATGACGAAAGTGATAACTTAGTACTAGCAATGTATAACGTTATCCAATTCGGCGATAGAAAGGGAAAGGTCAGTCCATGGGATCTTGATCTTATTCGTATTCGCAATATAGTAGAAGAAGATAGATGGGGTAAAAAAAGGATAGTTAAGCAGGGATTATTGGATTGCGAGAACATCATTCACGTAAGTCAATCTGACACTAGGTTTGGAAAAAGGAAATTAGAATTTATTTTCGAAATTCCAACAACTGCTTATAATAGAAATCTATCTGGTTATCCAAAGATAAATGATTATAAAGATACGTTTAGTGAATTAGGAGATACCTTAAATCAAGAGTTTATAGGTACAGAAGATGAAAACATTGACCGTTTCTTTGTTGGATATTATATACTTTCTTATAAAATAAAGGGAGTAACGTATACAAAAGTAGTAAATGAAGAGACTGATGAAACTCGTACTTATGAAAAAGTATTTCAGGCAGCAGTGGAGATTCCTAAGAGAGATTATGAATCTTATAATGTTTATTGGCCTGATGGAAGACTTAAATATAATGGTTTTTCAGAGTTTATGCAAGACTTATTCGATTATACAGATGGACGTAAGAGTCTGAGTAAAAAACTTACAGGTCATATTTTCGAGAATATTGCATTTTTCAGTAAGGAACTAAATGATCTTGGAAAAACTCAAGAAGATGTATATGATGTAAAAATAGCATCTACATTTTTAGGGTATAAATTAAGATTTCCGATGAAGGATGAAATTGACGATGAACCTGGAGTAGATTTATATACAGCTCTTGATATGCTTCATTATGTAACTATTCCTGAAAACTTAACAATCTATAAGAGAAGGAGTAATTTGCATGGAACATATTCAACAAAATATAATCACGTAATGTTTCAAGCAAGAGATACAAATCCAGTGTATAAAGATCTTGGGTTTGATATCATGCTTTACTATACTGTGGATATAGAAGATGAGGATAAGAAGGATTTTGTAAATCGAAAGATAGATATCGAATCCATGGAGTATGAACTTGGAGAAGAAAAGTCCCTGGAAGAAAAAGCCGAAGATGAGGAAAAGAAAAAATAAAATAAAAATTAAACTAGATAGAGGTAAAATTCTATCTAGTTTTTTATTCTATAACTGAGAAAATCAATTATCAAAAGAGATCTCATTTATTTTATTATCACTTTCTTCTTTTAGTCTTTCTCCTGGATCCTTTAATTCTTCTTTTATATACTGATTATCTATAAAAGAGAATACATCAAGAGGATATTTTCCAACAGATCCACTATCTTTATATTCTTTGATAGCATTACTTAGAGAATAAAGTGGATCTTCTTTCTTTTTGTTCCTAATATTTTCAAAAAATTTGGATATAATTTTTCTTAGGGTTCTTACTTCTTTATGAAATCTAAAATCTTGTTTCTTTTCTTGAACTATTATTTCTATGATTTTATTAATAATTACTATAACAGAATCCCCTGCAGTTAACTTTTTATTTCTAAGTCTCTTAAATTCTTTTTTAAGAAATGGTTTATAAAGATATAATATTCTTCCATAAATCTCTATATCTTCAGGTCGAACAGATTGATTTATTCTTTCAATAGTTAATTTAACAGTATGAATATAGGATTTAGTAATACCTATATATCGATGTTCATTTTCTAGAAATTGTGTTAACTCACTAAATAAAAATCCAGTTATATCAAGTAATCCTTCTAAGTACATATCCTCAGGAACTTGGATATTCTCAGCTATTCTTTTTTCAATATCTTTCATATTAGTATAATTTTAGTTTTACATAATTAAGATTTAGGACCTTTTATAATGGCAAAATCCTTATTAATGTAAGTAATGTAAAAAAGTAAAACGATTATGGCATTAACTAGAAATCAGAGAGATAAGATAATTAATGAAGTTAAAAAATTGTATATCAAAGAGTTCGATGAGAGTAAGAACCTACGTAATGAACTAGTAGATTTTATTTTTGATGCGATCTTGGAATGTTTAACTCCAGAAGAAAAAGAATTTACAATGAAGTATCAGGATTATTTAAATAGTGTTCAAGTATTTGATTTTACAGGAGATGGAGTATTAAAAAAAGAATTTCCTGAAGAAAATATAAACTGTTTAAATTGGGGGGATAATCTTTATTATTTTTCTAAAGGAATAAGAATTGAAAAACGAATAGATGGGAATTTGATTTCTGCTCCTAGTCTATTTAAAGGTAATGAGTGGAGTAGTTTTAAACATCAAAGTCCTGAATTATATAAAGAAGCTTTGGAAAAACTTAGAGAATATGTAGTAGTTTCTAAAAGAGCATGTAATAAGTTATTCGAGTTAGAAGAAACTTTGGAAAATAAAAACTTAACTCTAACTGCTTTGAAAACTAATTTTATAGAACTTTATAATATATTAAAATCATGATTCTAGATAAAGACAAAAGTAAATTAATTTCGAGAGATATCTTATTATCAACTTATAAAGAACTTTTAGATAACTCAGGTCTTAAGAAAAAATTAGCAAGATTAGAAAAACTAATTAAAGAATTAGTAGTTGAACTTTATAGAAAGTATGTATTTTCCGACGAGTTATTACAGTTATTTGATAAATCTAAGAAAATTGCAAAAACTATGAGATCTATTGATGTAAATTTTCAAGTTCTAGGATTATGTGACTCTCCTCAAGGTTACTATCCTAATAAGATATTAACATTAGATTCTGGAACACCTATTGGATTTGTTGTAAGTATAAACAGGTGGGTAAATATAGAAGATGATTATTTAGAGAGTTTGCCTATGTGTGGTGATGATACTTATAAGTTAATGAATGTTATAGATAAGTTTACACCAGAAGAAGTAGATGTTCTTAAAAATGCTTATATAGATCTCTTTAAAGCAACTTATGCAATAAGAAACTTTAAAGGTGGGCAAGATAAATACCTTCCAGAAAATATAAAAACTTATGGACAACTACATGATTATGATCTAGAAATTTTTGAAATAGCTTATAATAAATTCATACAACAAAGGGATGAATTAAAAGTAAAAAATAATGAATCACACTTAGATAGAAATGATATTCCTGGAAGTTTACAACGACTTAAAAGAATACTTGAACTCTAAGAAGAAAATAAAAAGAGAGAAACCTATTAAGGCCTCTCTTTATTTTTTTTAATCTAGACTATTACTACTAAGTATGACTCTAGTAATCGCTTCATCATCTACATCTCTATCAATTCTTGGATAATGAATTACTTCTACTGCATAAAAGTACATAGTCCCTGAGTTTTTGTCTAATGACATGGATATAATATCTGCATATTCTTCTGCATTCTCCACATCATTTGTCATATTTTCTCTTACATACTCTGCAATGTTTCTGCTGAGTACTACCTTATCCCCTTTTCTTGGGATGTTTTCAAATTCTAGGGTGATGTGGATAAAACATTCTCCACTAATTCCCATAAATGAACAGTCTATTCTTTTCATAATTTCTTGTTTTTCTCAATAATAAGGCTTTGAAGGTAAAACTCTTATAGATGTAATAAAAATTAAAGAATATGAATGAAAACTATGTATTAGTAAGATGGCCAGAATCACAAGAATTTATGGAATGTGATTGGTTTAGAGATGAAGCAATTTTAGCTTTGGGACATGAAGATCAGACTGGAAGTAGTGCATATTTTATTCCAGAATCTAGAATCTTAACTAAAGAGTATGTTCAACAAAGAGTAGCAGAACTTTGTAGAGATTATGAAGTTACACCAGAAGAAGAGGATTATTCTAGTAAACAATGGTGTGATGAGGCTTTCCCATATGAAGGTGGAATGTCTTTAAAAGAATTAATTGTAGAAATTGCTCTATTAGTAAGAAAAAGATCAACTCTTCAAGACGATAAAAAATACGACGGAGAGATGTAAAAAAAATTGAGAGGAACCTATTTGAATGGTATCCTCTCTTTATTTTTATCCTACTTTTCCAGTTCTAAATGCTCTGGACTTTAAAATTTTACAACCTTTCTCTCCATGATAAACAATTAAATCGAATTTATCAAGATCCGGTCCAGTAAAATTTGTATGACTCAGGTTCATCATAGACAAAGTTACTTCACCTGTCTTACAATGTAGGTCATCATCTCCTAAAATTAATGTGTTAAGTACAAATTTATTCATTTCCTGATTCTGATATTAGTAAATCTAGATTTTCTCTAATTGTTTTCTCTGGATGTGAACCTACTAATCGATTCTGAAGTACTCCATCTTTAAAGAATAGTAGTGTTGGAATATTTCTTATACCAAATTCTGATGTAAGTTCTGCACATTCATCAACATCACATCCGTAAATATTAACTTTCCCTTCATATTCGGTTGCTAATTTTTCAACGATTGGTTTAATTACTTGACAACCACCACACCATTCAGCAGAATAATCTACTACTACAAGTCCTTCATTAATCAGGTTTCTTTCACTGTCTTTTAACTCTTTCATAACTCTAGTTTATATAATAATTCTAATTGTAATCTAGTTAATACAAATACTTTAGTTTCGTTCTCTACCTCTCTACATATTAAGTCTTTTTTTGAACCTAATCTGATAAGAGGAGATGTACCTGTGGAATCTATAATCTCTACTCCACCTGTACTAGTATCATGAGTTTCTAATGTTACATTACCAAGACCATCTATAAATGTAACTTTACTCTTATCTGAAATCCAATCAGGCACAGATCCAACTCCATATTCCCAAACTTCTATATATTCTGGATAAGCTGAATTTCTTCCTGATTGTTTATATCTTTTAGTCATAATTTTCCAATATCTAAATCCTCTATATTATAATCTAAACAATCTATTCCATTTTTCTTAACTAATCCAGCAAAAAGATATCTAGGATCCGGATCAGTAAAAGTATCAATAAATTCTTTATCTACTTTTTCCAAGAATATTCCGATTGTTGTGTTTCTGAAATAAAGTACTGAAGAGCTAGATCCCCAAGTACAATACCTGCAATCTATATAATCGGCAGGATCTGGAACCTCTACTCTAGTCCATGGAAAAATAACAGATTTCAGAATATGTCTATGATAAAAATATAAACATTCATCAAAAATACATTTCCATTTCTTTTTCCTTTTTTCTTCAGACGGTGTATAGTAGAAGTTATATAGTTCTGTTGATGATAACCTACGAATCTTAAACACTGGCTTAATAATTCTAGACTGATTTATTTTTTCTAGATTTTCAAAAAGTTTAGGTGTAGATTCTTGTAAGTCTTGACATCTAGATATTGTTATTCCGATGTGCTTCCCAAATATTTCTTTATCATATTGTAGAGCCTTAAATATAGTTCTCGGTAAATTTCCAGAACTATCTATAAAAGCACAAGCCTGATAAAGAGTTGTTATCTTTTCTTTACTAATCTTAGAATTGTCGAAATGGGAATCAGAGAATATGAATACTATATCACTAATCTCAGAAAGTTTACATAATCCAGTATGTATATTATCTGGAAGAGGGTAGTAATCATAATCCATTAATATAATTGATATCATAAGATGACGTGACTGATTAACTACGTACATCTCTTCTTTTGTTGGTTTCTTAATCATAAAATATTTGTCTAACTTTTTCCCAATCTACATAAGGTCTATCACTAAAATCTGGATTATATATAAGAGGACATCCAAGAGCAGCATCATCTATATAAAGATCTGCATGTACTTTTGGAGAACTAGTCCATCTTCTTTGTCCAGGATCTTGATTAACTCCATATAAAGGGATATCATTTTCTTTAAACCATTCAACTGCATCTTCGAGTTCTTTCCCTGATCTCATAGTATTTAAGATCAATTTATGACCTCTTTCTACTAGCTCTTTAAGAACAGGAACTGCACCAATATCCTTTCCAATTCTAGGATAATCATGAGTAACACAGGTTCCATCAAAATCAATTCCAATTTTCATAATTTTTATAATTTTTTAGATAAACTCCAAATCCAATGTTTTCCAGATTCAGTCCATTTCTTTTGATTCTTAATATGTTTATTTCCATGTTTATCAGTTACAACCGCTGAAGTAACTTTTGTATAACCTTCTTTATCGTAGGGGCTTGATAAATACCACCCTTTTATTCCTGGACGACGATAAATATATTTCTTTTCTTCAAGTTTCTTAAGAAGTATCTTTGTCCCATACCCAAGTCCAAGATCTTTACAGAGTTGTTCAGTAGAATACAAGTTTTCTGAATATGCTAAAACTTCATTATAATAATTTACCTGAGGGAGAAGAGAATTATATCTATCTCTTTCCTCTTTTAAGGCAGTAGTAAATCCTATCCTAAGAAGTTCATCAATCTTAGAATCTACCCAAATCGCAAACCTTGGATCTAACCACTGAGCATATCTAATTGCTACCCATCTATGCATCCATGTACCAGGTCTAGTTCCATTTGAATAATGCCCTTCTATAGTTATTACAGGAGTGATGCGCGTCTCCCGCGCAGTACTTTCTTGATACTTTTCAAATGCTTGTAAATAATCTTGAGTATCCTTCTGTCTCAACCATTGATAGGGCCTTTTGTTAGGTCCGAATAATTTACCCATTTCAGTAGCATTAATCATGGTATCAAAATCATCTGATTGTGTAAACTGAATTAATGCTCCATTAAATTCTAAGTTATCAATAATTGTTTTCATAATTTTTCTATTGTTTGTTCTTCAGTATCTAATATAAAACATTCTCTACAATCTAAACATGCAAATGTCTCTTCTATTCCTGGAGATGGTCCAAAAAATTCCTTGGCTAATTGAGTATGACCAAAAATCTGAAATACTCCAAGAAATGTATTCTCAAATTCTCTTACATCAGACCATATACATGATCCATAAAACCCATAACCACCTCTAAGTCTTGACATATACCACAAGTGATTATACATTAGATGTTGTTCCTTAAGAAGTGTATCTAGGTCATCACAACCACAAGTAATTTTCATCCACTCTTCTACAACACCTGCATGAGAAAATAAATACTTTCCTTCTTTGTATAATACTTGAAATAATTCTTAATTATCATTAAATATCTGTTCGATTTTTTGTGCATTCCTAAAGTCATATCTACTACAAGGAAGTATTTCTTTTAATAGATTCATGTAGTGATAATCATGATTCCCTATTAACAAAATAACCTTCTCTAGGAATTCTTTTTTGAAGTCTATTATCTTCTTTAATTCTTCTATTGCCTTCTTTGGTGAAATACCCTCGACTGGATATGGGTCTAGATAATCTCCTAGAAATACAACTTGATCTACTTCATTAATCTTTTCTTTCGCTAGCCTCCAAAACGTCCTACCATGAACGTCTGGAACAATTATTATTTTACTCATCTTGATTAATTATTTTATATTCAATAATAAGGAAAGAAGGTCTGTCAGAGAGTAAAATAAAGACCCTAAGGATTTTTTCCCTAAGGTCTTTTTATTATTTAATCAAGTCTTTCATCATTATACTTACTTTTTACTAATTCACCATTAATATTATGCCATATAGTTTGATTAGAAGATCCTCTAAATCTAAGTTTTCTATCTTTTAATTCATCTATATATCTTCCATCAACTATATAATCACACAAATTAATAACTTTCATTTGTTCTTCAGTTAATTCAGAAATATAAAATCCAGTCCATAACCAAATCTCTTTTTCTGGCCAAGTTTCCTTTATTTCTTTTAATAATTCACTAAGTTCTGTAGCTTGAAGTAAAGGTTCTCCACCTAAAATAGAAACTCTCTTTACTCCTTCTATTAATTCAAAAAATTCTTTTTTTTCTTTCTCAGTAAATTCTTTTCCTCCATCCAAAGGCCAAGCTACTTGATTAAAACAATTCTTACAATGGAATAAACATCCTTGTAAAAATAATGAAACTCCAATGTAAGGTCCATTAGATATATCTATTTTTCTAATAGTTGCGTATCTCATAGTTTTCAGGGATTTTATAATTCATGATCATCTAGATGAGTGTATCTATCTCGTATCTCGGCTGTACGCCCTTGATTCCAAAAATTGGAACCAATATCAATAATTACTATATTATTTATATAGTTTAAGACTATATCTTTTAATAAAATTTTTATTAATTATTATACTTAGTCGTTGAACAAGTTTATTTTTACTTGATGCCGATTTATATTAATATCTTTCCGGCAATTTTAATAATTTAACGTGAGCTAAATTTAACCCACACGTACGTCTAGATACATGAAGTTTGTGTTGATCTTCACAGCCACATTGAGGACACCTCCAAGACAATTTATTATCCTCATCTATAATTTCTATCTCACCATCATATCCACAGTTAGAACAATAATCTGATTTTGTATTTAACTCTGCATAAGAAATATTATCATAGATGAACTTTATAACTTCTAAAACTGCTTCGATGTTAGTACTGATATCTGCAGACTCTATGTAAGATATCATACCACCAGAACTATATGGTTGAAGTTCTGCCTCAAATTTTAACTTATCAAGAGGATTAATTTCTTCTTTTACATTAATATGATAACTGTTAGTAATATAAGATTCATCAGTTATGTTCGGTATAACTCCGAATCTATTCTTAAGACACTTTGCAAATTTATAAGTTGTACTTTCAATTGGAGATCCGTATACACTATATCCAAGACCATTCTCCTCAGATTTCCACTTATTACAAGCATCATTTAATCTTTGCATAATTTGTTTTGCAAGATCGATATGTTTTGTATGAGATTCCCCAGTTAATGCCATAACGCACTCATATAAACCAGCATAACCTAGAGAAATTGTACTATACCCACCAAATAATAATGGATCAATCACTTCTCCTGGTTTTAATCTTGCAAAAGCTCCATGTTGCCATAATATAGGAGCTACATCTGATTTAATTCCAAGTAAACGTTTATGTCTAATTTGTAATGCTTTATGACATAATTCCAAACGTTCATCTAGAATTTCCCAGAACTTATCAATATCTCCTTCTGCAGATAATCCTGCATCAGGAAGTGATACTGTTACAACACCTTGATTTAGACGACCATAGAATTTATAATTTCCATTTTCATCTTTCCAAGGTGATAAGAAACTGCGACATCCCCAAAGTTAATAATTATTAACTTTTAGACTATATCATATTCTTATTGCTATTACCACAAATAAGAACCCTACCATTTCAGAATTTATTATTAATAATAAATTCTTACGATACTCATTTCCATATTAGTATTTCTCTAATATTTATTTTCTCTAGTCGTTAGGCTTTTATATTAAATATAATAAATATCTTTTATTTTATACTTACGAAAACCTTTATTTTTCTTTTGTAACCAGTACTTAACAGTTACTCTAGAAATTCCTAGTAATTTTGATAAGTTTTCTTTAAAATTATAAATTTCTTCAAGTCCATTATCATAAATTATCTTAAAAGGTTTATAATTTTTATGTTTAGATCCACCAACTTTATAAGAATGACGTTCGTTTTGTTTTCTAGTACACCACTCTAAGTTATTTACATTACTATTTAATTTATTTCCATCGATATGATTAACTTCAAGATAATTATTTGGATTAGGTATGAATAATAAAGCTACTAATCTATGTCTAAAGAATCTTTCCTTCTTTATAGAATTATTTTTATTATATAGATAAATTCTTGGATAACCTGCATTATTAGTATCTCCAATGATTAGTTTCTTTGTTATTTTATTTCTAACTTCTCCAAGTTCATTTATTTCATAATAATTTTCCCAATTAGGTATATCTTTCCACATAAAAATATTTTATATTTAATAATTTAGCACGGTAAGTTAGCAATTAATGCCTTCTCCGTTTAAGTAGGTTTTTCGAGTAACATCACTGTTACAAGGCACAGGATACTCTATGCTCGGGAAACAGTTTCCTTCTTTAAGTTCCTTCATTTTCTTTTCAGAAATATAATCAGGAACTAATCGTTTAGCTGAACACTTAGCAGCGAGTTTAGTAAGATACCAATATTTACTATTTTCATGTATATTATCTTCCTCAAGAGCATATATCAATTTAGGAAATGCAGGAGTTACAAATACTCCATCTTCATTAGGCATTCCTTGGATACGTTGTTCTAGGAATTCTTGAATTAACATGGCTAATTCTTCTTTATATTCTGAAGTTTCGCCTAGATACATAAATACTGTTAAAAATGGGGACTGCATTTCCCCCGAATTAGACTATATCATCAACCACTATTAAATGGTTGGAGAGCGCTTCGGAATAAGGAATTTCGCCTTAAACCTACTCCTTTCGGATAGTCGTTTGACCTTCTAGAAACTTATTCATTTTCTAGCTTGGCACAGGATTAGATTTTAATCTTTCCCTGTTAGCAAAATTTTAAACTATCATTTCCTATAGTTCCGTATTATTTACGTAAATTTTACACCTAAGATTTCTTAGTTCACTCTCTACATTGAAAAATATTACTACTTTCCCGGGCCAGTAAAATTCGACCATTTGTGTTTGTCATACTATTAATTTGATAATTAAAAGTTTGAACTGAGTCTTTAACTTCTTTTTTCAAATCAATAGTTGCTAATTTCTCGCTAAGTTCTTCATCTAATCCAGCATCTTTATATTTTTTCAGATAACCATTATAACTATCTCTTACAAAAGGTGCTAGATGTGTTAATGTTATTGTACATCCCAAATATATGAAATTTGTATTTTTCATATAACTAGACTATTTCTTATTGAGTTTATGTTCTCAATCAACCCGTTTCAATAATTAGGAATTTCACCAAATTATTTACGTCAAAATGACTAGTCGTTACAATTAATAAATAAATTTAAATGTATGATCTGAACAATTAGTTTCTCCATTTATGTATCTACTTATTTGAGTTTCAGATTTACCCAAAAATTTCGCTAAGGCAACTATTGTTTTAAATTCATACTTATCATCTAGAATTATTTTTCTCCATTTACCTCTTTTAGTAAATGCTTTGGATTTTGCTTTCCCTTTTTTATAAGCTAATTTATTATTATCTCCCATAGACACCCACATAAGATTTGATGCTTTATTATTAGTTACATCATTATCAATATGCTCTATAGTATTTTTTTCCTCACTATGGCCATCCAGAAAAGCAAAACCAACTAACCTAGACACTTGAAGTCCTTTTTCCTTAATTTTAATATAAACTCTGCCAGTTTTCGAATTTATATTTAAAGATAATAGTACATACTTATCATATGTTTTTATATATCTTTTAACACGTCCCATATTTGAAATATAATAACTGGAGTATCCCAAAATCTCTTTCCATTCTTCATCAGGTAATTCTTCCCAATCATAATTTAATGAGGATTTTTCTACTAACTGATTTTTTCTTTCTTGAGCATTTATTTTCTGTCTATTAATATAATCAATTTTGTGCTCATTTAATTCAGGAACTTTCTTTATTATATTACTCAAATATTCTGAGGTTACTTTTAATTCATTAGCTATTTCTGAAATTGAAATATCATTATCAAGTTTACTAATAATTAGATTTTTATTTTTATTAGCAAATTTTTGATTAGATGGTGTTAAGTAAGATACATTACCTTTTTCTAATTTCCAGTCTTCGTTGATAGCTTTTATTAAAGTTTTCCTATCTACTTCTAGTAATCTAGATATATAACTCTTAGATCTTCCTTCGTTACAATACAATTTAATAATTGTATTTTTTAATAATTCAATTTTTTCTCTTTCAGTCATTTCCAAACTTTTTTATTTATTAATCACGAGATCAGACTTTTCCATTCCTTCCTCGTTAGCCTTGATAAGCAAGACACCCACTTTTGTGGTTAGGGTTGTTTTAATACGGCAGATATATTTTATAAACCGTATTGACTGCTTGATACTGCAGTAATTATCTGCGTTGCAATTGTAGTAGCTGTAATTAATTTATGAGGTTTAAATATTTTTGTCTTATTTATACATGTTCCATTTTGAAGCATGTCCTCAAGATTAATCAAACAGCAATTATTCATCGCAAGTTGGCCTATATAGTCAAGATCGTGTATGTGAATCAGGCCTTCATCATGAGCTTGGATAATTTCAGGAGGGAATATTTTTCGTCTAGCCATATCTATACTAACAATTCCAGCCATATAGTCTCTCTGAACTGTTAAGAGCATAGAATCTTTATTAGAATTTTCAGACTTCCAATATTCACTATCTCCTGCTAATAATTCATTTATTTGTTCATCGATAGTATTAGATTGTCGTTGAAATTCTCTAACACTTCGATATCCTTCATAAGCTTTTGCAGTTAACTTATGTCCTTTCTTTATTAACTTGTCATATACTAAATTTTCAATCTCATCAATAGTACATGAACCTTTTTCTTTTAATTCTTCTTCAATTTCTTTAGAGATATTAAAAGCTACTTTTGGACTTTTAATACCACTAGATTTCATTGCATTAAGAATTGCTTTTTCTATTTTTTCAGAATTAAATTTTTCAGATTTACCATTCCTTTTAGCAACTAGTAAATCTGATACTGTATTTACATCTTCACTCATATGTTTTTATTTTTCTTTATTTGTTATTTCTTACTAGGATCAAATTCAAATCCCAAGTCATTTACATATTTTTCTGCATCTTTAATATTAATAACTTCATCAATTTTATTATACTTTTGTGTAAATTCAACATATGCATCTTGATGTTCCATATATTCTTGAACCCCTCCTGGAAATTCTTTTGCTCGGGTAGGTTCTCTAAGAATAACATCTCTAACAAAATCAAAATCTTTCTGAACTAATAATATTCTCCTTGGTGTATAGTACGAATTTTGCTCACATAAGATATCTTCTTCATGAACTACATCCTTAATCCATTTCGAATTTTCACCGATTTCTCTATTATTCTTGTAGTAATAATAAAGCATATCGGATACTCCCCTTTCTACTAAGAGGTTATTCACTCCAGGAGGCCAGTTATTTTTTATAGCATTCCTCAAGTTACAAAGATGAAGAATAGCATAATTTCGATCATCTTGCTGTGTTCCTAAGATATTTTCCCAACGTTTCCAAGGTTTAATATCAGACCACATAACATTATACAGTCCAGGGCATCTTGTTAATATTGATTCTATGGTTGTTGCTTTAAATGTACCAGAACATCCATAATACATAGTTATAAATCTAAACATAACGTAAATTTTCTTAAAAAATCTTTCTTTTCTCTTACAAATATTTTTCTTTCACTCTCAGGAACTTCTACATAACCTTCAGGAGTACAGTGTTTATACTCTTGATAGATAATACAGTTTTCCCATTCTCTTGTTTCTGGATTTTTCATTATCGCATTTTCTTGAAGTACTATATAATGATTCTTAGTACCTTCATATTCTACTATTTTTTCCATATTTACTATTTGTTTTAGAAATAAATTGGGAACCCACACAACACGAATCCCCTTTGCATAAATAAGGAAGTCACGGGTCGAGAGATCACTTTTCATCGATTTGGAGGAAAGATAAAAAAGAGATTGGATTTTCTCCAATCTCTTAATGTATAGTATATATTAACTTTCATATTTAAGAATATAATAACCTCTTATAGATTTCGCGCCGTACAATTTAGCTCCCGATCTGGATAGCTTTTGTGTTACGTGAAAATATGTGCTACCTCCTCCCGAACTAACTCTTACTTTCTTAGGTTGATTCGGCGCGGGAGTCACAAGGTCTTTTTTCTGATACCCTGGCGCTACTACATTCCAAGGTCCATTCTTAAATACATTATAGTAACCTTTATTATGATTTTCATTTTTGAATTCATAGACACCTGGAACTGGTACATTTAGTTCAGTTCTCTTGCCTTTCATCATATTCCCAACAAATTTACTGTCTGGGAGTGAATTATAAGCTTTATCTCTTCTTCGGTATATTGCATATCCTGCTGCAACACCAAGAGATAATACTGTTATGATTTTTAATCCAAAAATCAATCTATCTTTTGTTTTCTTTTTCATTCATTTATTATTTATTATCATTTATAAGGCTTTCAGGGTTCTCTTTTTCCTTCTCTTCGAGATATTCTATAACTCTCCAAAGAACATAATAAGTCAATACCGCTAAAGAAAATACTATTAAGATAGCAAGAGTAATCTTTATATTTTTTATTTCACTATTTAATGAAAAGAAAGCAACTAAATCAACTGGAATTAAATAAAATAATATTGTTGCTTTTATTTCTTCTCTTACGATTTCTCTAATTTTCTTTTTCATAATTTTCTATTTAAATTTTAGTTTTACATAAATAAGGTTGTCAATCCCTTATATTTGCAATGAAAATTTAATTTTATATATTATGGTAAATAGCGAAAATTTTATTATTCCAAAGAAAATTAACGTCGGATATCAAGAGAGATCTGACTGTTATACTAAAAAACTTGGATTCATTACTTACACAGACTCTTCGACAGGGATTTTGAAAAAAGAAAAATCTTGGAATTCTTGGAGAGATCATAAAATCAAAGATGATGAATTTGAGAATGTTCCGATGGAAGGTTTTATAGTGAATCGTTCTGTTGGTGGTGGAAAAGTAGGTTGGAATTATAGACAAGCTTATTGTAGAATTTGGGATCCAAGGGGGTTTGAGATTGAAATAGGAATTGATAATTTCTTATGGATATTAGATTATTGTGATAGCTTGGCTGGAAAGAAAATAATCGGAAAATGTGTTTATTCTTGGATAGGGACAGAATTAGTTCTCCTTCCGATTAATACAGAGGAATATAGAATTTCTTCTGAGATAATGAAGAAACGAGAAGTAATAACAAAAGATCTTAAACCCGCCGAACTTAAACCTGGATCTTTATACAAACTTAAAAAACTACCTTGGAAATATTCAGGAATTTCTAAAAACTATGAAGAAAGGAAAGCAATATTTATTGGAGAAGCTAAGTTTGGAAAAGAACTAGGGAAGAAATATGAAACTAAACTTTTATTTTATGATCCAGGGAGTATAGAAAAAGAGGATTTTGTATTCACTGAAAGTATTAAAAGTGTAGAATTCGAAGTTTGTCCTAGGGTATTATCAGATGGAGAGATTAAAGAAATCATGGATCGTTTTGAAATGACAGCTTATTCTTGGAAATTCTGGAATAGCCCTATAGGATTTATTGAAGAATTTTATCGTCAAGATTCAGCCTTAGAGAGTCGATTAAAGAATGATCATGAAGCTGCTGAGAAGAAATGTCATGTTTATATAGATGATCTTGGAAAAACTATTAATTTCTATAAATCATATATTCAATACTACAATGATAATTCAGGATATACCTATAGTAGTTATATCAGGACAAAGAATATTTCAGACAAATATTTATCTTATAAGTTTGATTTTTCTGGTGGTAATATAAAAGTTTCTGAAAAAATTTTAGACTTGGGAAAAATCTTTAATGAATATTGGAATTATTATGGATTTAGAACAGTTCCATTGAATAAAACAGTATATCCAGAAGCTACAGAAGAAGATTGGATTAATTTAGGTGAGAATTTAAAAAATTCGGAAGAAATTCCTAAGACTTATATATTTTATAAGACAATATCTGGATATTATTCAGAATCCCTTCAAAAAGTTCTTTCTCAAGAAGCAATAACCTCTGGAAAGTCCTTAGTTAGATCAGATCTTATTATTTATCTTCCTATTAAAAAATGAAAAAACCAAAACTATATTGTTACAGTCATACAGAATTTGATATGATGTGCAGTTCTTGTGGGTGGAATGATGATAATCTTCCGAGTAATAGTTGTTTTATATCTATCATTGGGACTCCTGAATGTCAAAAATATTATTTAGAAGAGGATGAATTACATTGGTTTAAGAAAGATAATTCCTCGGTTGTATTAAATCTAGAGTTTGATGATATACCTTCTCAAGAAATAGAATGGAAAGGTCATAAATTTTTAGGAATAACTCAAGAACAGGCAGCCGAAGTAGTAGATTTTATAGAGTCGAATCTAGGAAAAGACATATATGTTCATTGTAAGGCTGGAAGATCAAGATCTCAGGGAGTAGTTAGATTTATTCTTGATATGTACCCTGAGATTTATGATGAATCTTGTACTCGGCCGGAAAATAAATGTGTCTCTCCTAATATATATGTAGTTGGAGAACTTAAACGGGCTTATTATAAAAAACATGAATTATATGAAACAGATAATTAAAAACGTTAGAGATTGTTATAACCACATCCCCTATACTTGGAAACATTGGATTGCATTTATGAAAACAGAGAAAAAACTTCTTGGATATCATTCACACTGGTTTCATGATTGGGATAAGTTGATACTATTTATATTCTTTCCATTCCTAGGTGAGAAAATAATAAATAATTTTCATCGACAAATTCAATCTCATCATCCAACTTACTATGAAGATGATATTTTATTTGGAAAATGTCCAGCTGAAGTAGATTGGGTAGAAGCTGTAATTGATTGGGAATGTGCAAGGATAACGAAACCTGACAAACCACTCAATGCTAGACAAACTCTCGAGAAATACTACCCACAATATAGAGAATTTGTTGAACCAATTTTAAAAGAGTTTGAATTATGATAGCATTTTATATTGGAATTATAGTATTAATAGTATTATACTATATAATAAAATCTGATATTGATGATACAAAAGGTTTTATAATAGGAACTTCTCAGTATACTCCAGAGAGAATAATAAAAATAGAGAAATATTTTCTCTATGATCCAAGTACTAGTAATAGAAAAACAGAGAGAAATTGGGATAGAAGTATTATTTTAGTAAAACCGATAGATGATAATAAAGAAGGTAAATGGAAGAAAGATGATATTCTAATCTTCAGGAAATATATCGGACAGTCAATAAAAAAGAAATACATTATCCTACAAAATCGAAGAAAAGAAAAGAGAATAGCTTATTGTACAGCGGAATCCTCTGGTTTTCCTCCGATTTTTGATGGTTCAGAGACTTTAATAGAATATGAAATTATTGGAGTTTTAGAATCATCCTATACACCCCAAAAGTCTTATAATTGAAGAAAAATATAGTTTTTTATAAATGGTGTTAATTTTTATGAAAACCCTACCTGTTCGTGATGAATGGGTAGGTTTATTTTTCTTTTAAAAAGAATAATAAAAAAGGAGCGTAAAAGCTCCTTTAATTTTTTTTTAAAACTTACTTAATATTTTTTCATACCAATTCTTTTCCTCTTCGAGTTTAGATGATACATATTTATCAGTTAGCTTGTTTCCGTACTTAATAACAAAATCTCTAAACTCATCAGAATTCATAGATCCATTCTCTCCAAGATATAATGCAACTACTTTTAATAACTCTTTTTCGTCTTTCAAGATATTCACTACATCTTGTCTAAGTTCTGAAAATCTATGAGCTACCATTTCGTTAAGATATCTATTATATTCTTTATAAGGATGTTTGACATATAAACCTTCATTATCTAAGAATCCAGAAGGTATACCACCTGTACTTTCTTCTGTTAAATGATTCGTATATGAATAAGGTTCAAAATACCCACATCTATAAGCCATCTCAGAGAAAAAATCCCATGCGTTTTCAATATCACTTCCAGAACCCATTAAACACTTCTCTGGATATTTTCCATAAACTAGATTCTCAGCTTCATAACCAGCGAGACATATCCTAACCTCTGAATCAACATCTCCTCGACTATCAATTTCTCCTTCTTTTTTTGGATCATAAGTATTACAAAATCCTCCATCTCCGGTAGCGACAGAAACTATATTAACTGGATAAACACCAGTCTCATGTAAGGCTACTATTGCATGTCCAGCTTCATGTACAGAATTTATAAATCTTGTTAATCTTCTCTCTGGATTCCTTAATTCTCCAAGTTGTAATGGAATTTCTATATTTACTGTTTTTCTTGATTCGCCAAAAATAATACTTAGTGACGTTTTATCTATTTTTAATTTCTTTTCTGTAAGATCTGTTTCCTTAGTAAGAGTTATCATCACTTCTTTATCTTCAGCGATACGATTAATTAAAATATCACTTAGAAGAGGAGTTAATAGAGTTCCGATAGTAGTATAAACCGGTCTTACACCTTGTACTGGAAATACTCCCTCTGAATACATAAGATCAATTATATTTTCAGCATAATTAATTTTTATTCCTTCAGTTTCTAAAAATTTATCTGCTATTCTAGATAATTCTTTTTTAATAATCTTAATAAAATGTTCTTTCTTTAGTGTCGGATATTTTATTAAATTATTTCCAAGTCTAGCTATCTGTTCTGCTCTAAATCTTTGTTTGAGAGCTTCCTTAATATCTGAAATTGATACTTTACTTGTTTTATCATAGAAAGTATTAGCATCCATATCTGGATCTAAATCAGATTCTACTTTAAAAGCCTCATCTAAATTTCCAAGAATAAATACTAATGATCTTGAACAATCTAATTCTTTCGGTTTAGATATAATTATAGAAACTTTTTCAAGAATATGACTAAATTCAGATATATTTTTAGAGTTATTTAAATCAGTGATTATTTCATACCCGTATCTAGGTTTATAAGCATTGAGTTTTTTTACAATTGTTCTCATATCTCTATCTTCCAAAAGTCTAAGAGGTCTAAATATATCTTCTTCCTCATCTTCATCATCATTAGTCTTTATGATGGGTTTTGATACTTTTACTTTAGCAGAATCATCACCATTTAGAAGCTCTGTTACATTTCTTCCATAATAGAATAATCCAAGATTTTCTAAAACTGTCTTAACTTCTTCTCTAGAGGTTACTTTTCCAGAATCTAATTTTATTTCTGGATGTTCTTTAGAAAATTGTTTAAAATCTTCTACAAAATTTCCGAAATGTGTTATATCATATCTATACTCTGAAACACTAACTTTTCCATTATCTATAATATTCCAAATTGGTCGAAGAGGAGATTTAAGAAGTTCACAACCATTTTCATCTATGGTTCTTGCATATTGAAACTCATCAAATACAAAAACTGCATCTCCAAGTTTATTTTCCCCTGATGAATTAAGAGAATCAAAATCGTCTTCAATATCAAATACTTCTTCTATTTTATCTGCAATACTTCCTGAAGATGATTCATTTGCTTCAAGACCACAATCAAAGAAAGCTGTTTTCCCAGTAAGACCAAGAAGTTGAACTAATCTCCGAACTACGCTTGTTTTTCCAGTTCCAGTTAATCCCCATAATGAAATAACAACTGGTCTCTCTATTATTTCTGGAGTTATATACCAAGGAATTATAGATTTTTTTATATTATCTATAATATCATCTAATCCTACAAATTCTGATTTCAATATTGCTACAGCTTCATCTAATTTTTCTTGACGAAGCTCTTTTGTTTTTGGAATTGTCAGGTTTTCTAAATTTTTCTTCATATTATAAGTTTTATATAATCTACATGTATAAGGATTAGAGGTTGAAAGAGGAGAAAAATAAAGAAAGGGATTATATTTCCCTTTCTATTGTTGCTTATTAGTATTCAGGTATTACTTTCACTCCTTTTCTATTACTAATTCTTGGAGTGGTAATATTATAGAACATTGTGCTTCTGTTCATCTTTTTGTAATATCTGCCCCAGTATCCATATTCTCTTATTAATATCTCCAATTCTCTTCTATTCTTTGGAGCTTTAGATAACCAATTATAATTTACTACATTAATTATCAATCTCCAAGTAAAAGATTGGAAAAATTCATCTGGCTTTTTAATATCTGGATCTTTTAAACAATCATCCAGAATATCTACAATAATTTCCTTAATAGGCTCAACATCATTCACGATTTTTGTTCTACTTGAATCTAAAGATAACTGGGATCTTTTTTCTTCTCCTTTTCTTTCATTTTCCTTACCAGTTTTCTCACTAGATTTCAAGGGCTCACTTGGACGGATTCCTATTATCCACCCAAGGACTTCTGTTAAACTCTTGAGTCTCATAGTTCAAATCCTTTTTAAGTAGTTAAACAATTTATATATAGAATATAGAAATACTATAATAATTGCTAATAATCTTAATAAAATCTCTACATTATTGATCTCAGGTACATATTTCATAAACAATGCCAATCCAATTAAACTTCCTATGATTGGTAATACATATTTACAAATTAATAATCCTGTATTCAATGATTTAACTACCCAAAGCAAACCTTCATTTTTAATTCCCCATAATTTTCCTAGATTAAACATCGCATATTGACCGTACTTATAAATCCAGAATATTTTTTCTATTCCTAATATAAGTGCTCCAATAAAACATAATGCCATATATATTCCTAGGTGTGTCATATTACCTGGAGAGGTAACTTTGAACACGTAAATTAAGTAGATACATAAAAAGTAATAAGCAATACTTCTTATACTAAATGTTAATTCAAATTTTTCATTTAATTTATTTTTCTTTGTCATAATTCTTTTGTTATTGTCTTAAGGTTTTTCTGACACTATAGATAATAAATCATAGTGGCACCCTACTCCGAGAGAAAGCATAACATATAGGAACGCTCATCTCTCATTGCTACATTTAGTTTCACAACTTTAGTGCTAGTTGTCTTCTACACCGCGAAGAGGTAGTAGTTTCGTAGAAGAAAAATACTAGGGATATATAAAATCAAACTCTAAATTATATATTATATTTAGTTAATAAATATTCTATCATAAATACATATATGCGCACTAACGTATTTAATTAAAAATTTATTAAAGTCTATTTGATTTTATATTCCCTAGTGAACTTTACCTGTTTACCTCGAGAAGATTATACTTTTCGATCTTGATACTCTGGAAATTGTTACAGTGATCAATTAATTTATACTCATAATTATAATTAGAAGTAACTAATAACATAAGCCAGTTATATCCAAATAAAATTCAATTATTTATTATTATATTAATAAGTAGTCTCCGATCAGTACCATATTTTCATCTGATCTTTACTACATATATAAGAATTTGAAGGTTTCTGAGGTATCTTATTTTTTTTTATTCAAGTTTATAATCTCCTGCAGTTCCGTGACCTCGTGATAAAACTAATTCTACAGCTTTTTCTCCATGTAAAAATGAATAACCATTTTTAGATAACTTATTTAATCTATAATTATTCATTGCTTTATATTGAGAAATTCTATATTTTCTGTATAATTCAGTAACTGATACAGATGCATCAATTAATTTTCCATCCAAAAATAAATATATGACTTTTTCCATTTTCTTATGTAGTGTCTCTTTATCTCCTAAATCTATACAAATATATTTCTTAGCTACAATACTAACAGTTAATAAGGAATCTACGCGAGATCTCTCAGTATTTCTCTTTCCTAGAAAATCAAATACCTCCCTTGCAAAGTAATATCCAACATAATTTCCATATAAGTCAGATAATACTACCCTTTTTGCTAATTTCTCATAAGTTAACTCATTAAATACTATATTTCCTTTATTATCAGTTACCCTAAGGTTAGAAAAATTATTATCATGTTTTATAGTACTAATATGATCCACTATTTCATCTTTTTCTAAATCTCTCTTTAGAAGAAATTCCATTATTAATCTATTAACCCTAATTTTTTGACCATGACCTTTTCCAAGATTAACATATACATATCCGTCTCTTGCAACTGTACATAAAATCTTATTATTATACTTAACAAATCCTTCCTTACATACATATAATCCAGGATATTTCCAATGTTCATGCCAAGTATAATCATCTAAATTCCCTGAGTACCCTATTAATTTAAGAGCCTCTTCTTTCTTAGGTAGTCTAGATTTCTTCCAATAATATCCTTTATATCTTATTTTACGACTTATAGAACTAGTAACGCATAAAACATTGTATCCCTTATTATCTAATTTATTAATTTTAAATAATTCATTTCCTTGATCATCTAATGCTATGTAATTTATTAATTTATCTTCAGATATCCCAGAGCATTTACCACTGTTTTTATTACTATTTTCAGCCGAAGTAACCCATTCTAGGTTAGATAGATTATTATTTTCTGGGTTATGATCGATATGATTTACTACTTTATATATACTAGGATTAGGATTTTCTAAGAATGTAGAAGCTACTAATCTGTGTATTATTAATTTCTTTTTAAAATTATTCTTTTGAAATCCAGATAATTTATACCTATCTTTATCAATAGATTGTTCTAAGATTTTTCCAGTTTCATTATTTTTTACAAGTCCTTTTTTATTAATCCAGTATCGATTTCCAAATGCTTTTTGATGTTCAGATTTATAATACCTAATAGGTATAAATTTATCCTCAGGAAGATCTGGATACTTTTCGATACGTCTCAGAAGAGGAACACCTTTAGAATCTGTTTTATCAAGGTATAGGTTACTATTATTCACCTTATCCTGTGATACAGAGGATTCTATAGCTCTGTTTTCTGGGCTTAAATCTTTTTTAATCATTTCAGTTTAAATTTACTTAATCATTATAAAATTTTAAAAAGGATTTCGGAAATAATAAAGTTTGCAACCTTTATTAAATCCTACTTTCCTTGTTTTATAATGATTAAAAAAGAAGAAGAACACTAGATTAACTTATAATTTTACTTATAAATTTTTCTAATGTTCTTCCATATATTAGGTTTTAACCTTTTTAGAAAAGCAAAATATTACTCTAATAAATCATCTTCTTTTATAATTTCTTCTAAGTATCCATAAGTATCTTTATCCCATCTATACAATATTTTAGATATTAATGGATTTCTTACAATATGACTAGCATCAAATTCAAGTATTCCGATTCCAGGTAAATTTGATAAATTTTCTAATGCATGTTTTAATCCAGATTCTTCTCTACCTTTTCTGATATTTTTATTGTCAGTTTGATATTGATCGCCTTCAAAACAAAGCTTGGCTGTTTCTGTAGGTCTAGTAATAATAGTAAGGAATGATTCTTTACTATACTGTTGACATTCTCCACAAATACATACACAGTCCTTAAGATTTATTCCTCTTGCAAATGATACACACATTATCTCAATAAATCCACCCTCAATAAGAGCTTCTACCTTATCCATTCCTCCTATCATATCTGCAAGATTATAAAGATAAGCTTCTGCATGAGGCCTTAGCTTTGAATTTAGCTCACCTTTTAAAAATCCGACCTCAATATCTGTTTGTACAGGAGCTATCATAAGAACTAGTTTTTTATAAGGGGTGTCAGGATTACTTAATAATTCTAATGCAGTAGCTAAAGCAATGTAACTTTTACCAACACCGCTAGGCCCTGTACATATTGTAATATTATTTTCTCGAATTAATTTAGAATATTCCTTCTGTTTAGGATTTTTGCACTTAAGTTTAAATTTTATTTTTTCAAATCCAACAGGTTCTTTTTTATAACTCAGAATATCCTTCAATTCTTCATCCACACTTGATTTAGTAACAGCTTTCTTTTTAGCCATAGAGTTTAATTATTTTTTATTAATACCAACACTAGATATCTCGGATACAACCTGACATCTAGAATATTTAAAGTCTTCTAGGTCATAGGAATTTGTATATGACATTGCTGATCTAAGATAGGAATCCATGTTTTTTGCCCACCCTGCTAATGTATATTCAATTTCTAAGACCACGCTTTTTCCTTCTGAAGTTTTTAATTTTTCTCTGTCTACAGTTTCTATTGATTTTCCTAAGATTTCTGCTTGTGCTCGTTTAGTTGACATTCCATAATACTCTCGATAAAATTTCTCTCCTCTGGTTATATCTATACTTTCTGGAAGGGATTCATAATATTCGCCGTAATATTCTCTTAGCACTGGACCGGCCGCTTCTAATGCTTTTCCAAATGTACTTCCCATCATAACATAATCTGCTCCAAGTGCTAAGCATTTAATTACGGCCGAAAAAGTGCTAATTCCTCCATCGGCGATAATTTTTGTACGCCCTGAACATTCTATCTTAACCTGAAAAGTATCATTAATCAGAGAACCCATAGGATAATGAATACCAGTCTGAGTAGAAGTAATACAACCAGCTCCACCACCTATACCTACTCTAAGATAATCAAATCCAGCTTTATCATACAATTTATAGGTCTTAGGGTTAGCTATATTTCCACCCATGATTTTTATTAATGTTCCATATAATTCTCTAAGAGTTCGACCAAGTTCTATCTGACTCTCCATATGTCCATTAGCTATATCAATTAAGACATATAATCCAGATCCTGTACTTTGTTGATGCTGTTTTATAAAATTTTCTTCAATCTCTTTCATAGAAAAAGCACAAAATACTTCAGAACATAATTTGAGTCTTTCAGAAAGAGGTACATTTCTGGGGATAATACATGAAATTAGATTATCATGAAAAGTTTTATAATTTTTTGGACTAACCACTGATGCCATAGGTGCTGCAATAACTGGAAGGAATTTGCTATCTTCTCTGCCATCTATTCTAGGAACCCATGGAATACATTGAGATCTACTATTTATTCTTGTTACTACTTCTGGAATGATTGTTATCTCTTCAAGTGAATACAAAATAGTTGGTTTATTTTCTAACATAATTTTATATTAATTTTGGTTTCATATATAAAGCAATTAAGGCATGGGGAGAGCAAAAAGTAAATAACCTTAAGGAATTTCTCTTCCCTAAGGTTTATCTTACATTACTTTTTTATCTCAATGTCCCAAGAAATAAATAAATATGTACTATTCTTAAATTCTGGAACTCTTTCTTTGTCAAGATAAAAAGTTTTAAATCCTTTTTCTGTATAGTGAGTTTTTATTAAGTCATAGAGATCTCTTTGATCATCCGGAACAATCAATGCTAATAATCTTTCTTTATGACTAAATTGAAGCTTACTTGTTATTTGTTCTTCAATTTCTTTAATCTTTTTCTTAGCAATTTCTTCTAGGCTAGAATACCCCTGAAGATTAAACCTGCTAATAATATTAGCTTGATCTGCTGTTAATTCTTTCTTTTTTCCGATTGTCATAATTTTTTCTTTAAGTCTTAATAAACTTTTAATCATCCTCACACTATCTTCATCTTGTTTTTCTAGTACTTTACTTACCGTTATTTCTTTCATAACTTTTAAGTTTTTTTATTGTTTACACCTATAAGGAATTCAATGGTTCTTAAGATTCTTATATATGATAATAAAATAAATGATTATGCAAAAATTTATAATTAGTAAAGAAGGAGAATTAATTTTAGGTAATGTAGAGTTTCACTTTGAATTACTTGGAAAGAATTACGCTACAGGATGTTGGGGAGGAGGTTTTTGGAGAGTTGATAAAAAATCTAAAACTTTAATCCTTGCCGGAAAATCAACAGACTTCGGACCTCCTAAGTGGGAATACTTCAAAGAACCTCCTGTAGGGTATGAAGATTATAAAATTACATATGAAGGAAAAGAAGTAATGATCTCTAAAAAAGAAGATCCAGTAGATAATTATACTAAACATGTAGATAATAAAATATTGGAGGAACTTAAGAAACAAAAATCTTATGATCCAACAAAAGGTTTACTTAATAATTTTAAATTTAATGATGGTTATGAAGTCAAAGCAAAAAACAAAAAAGACGCCACTAGAAAACATAACGCTTGGAAAAGAAGAAATAAAAAAGCCGAGAACTAAACAAGAACGTCTAGCAGCAGGAGAAACGTTTGTAACTTCTGAGAAAGGAAATTCAATGACTCCTCTCATCATGTCTGGTCAAAAACATGTCTTAGAACCTGTTCCTGGACTAGATTCAGTAAAAGTTGGAGATATAGTTTACTGTAAAGTTCATGGAAGATTCTTTACACACTTAATTAAAGCAATAGATCCAATTAAAGGTGCTCAGATAGGGAATAATCACGGACATATAAATGGTTGGACTAAGAACATTTATGGAAAAGTAATAAAAGTTTTAAAACCAGATGAGAAATGGGAAAAATAACAAAAGAATCCATTAAAGAGTTTTTAGATTACTTAACCGAAAATTCAGGTTCAGGAGTTAGAATAACAGAAGGTTCAACGAGTGAGATATATACAATTCATTTTCTTGGAGCAGCTATTGAACAGATTATCTTATATGAAAAATTCTATGGAGTAGAGTTAGCATTTATTACTTTAGAAGATAAATCTGTATATACTCAACACAAACAGATTACAAATCAAGAATCCCTAGAGAAAGAGGTATTATGTTGGATTCTAAAAACTACTGAAAAAGTGAAACAAAGAAAACGCTTGAAAACCTTATATGTGAATGTAAAATAGAAACACAACAAATTTTTAAACTCATGAATTATATAGGTTCTGGTCTGTGAAGATCGGAACTTATTTTTTTTATTCACAAGAAAAAAAGAAAGGCCAGGATTAATTTCCTAGTCTTTCTCTTATTTTTATTTATTCAATTCTAATAATGATTTTTGAACAATATAATTATTTCTGGTTAGATCTTTTACATTATATAATAAATCTTCTAAAGAAATATCTATTAATTGTAAAGCTTTTGGATTAGATTCATAAGCATTATGCACTTCATATTTAGATTGTTTTTTATCAACAAAATCATCATAACTTGAATATTCATCAAAATTATTTCTATTAAGTAAGATAAGATTTTTAGTAAGCTTTTTACAAATACTTAATGGAAATTTAGCAAGAATTAATTCAGCGGTTGTAATTACTTTATCATCTCCTACTAGATTATCCCAAGATTTATTATAATCGAATAGATTTACATCTAATGAATTCTCTAGTCTAAAAGCTCCTTTATAGACTTTTATTAGTTTAGATACTTTTAATGAATACTTAGATCGAACTACTTTAAATATCATAAAATAGTAATTAATCTAGAGAACATTTTTTCAATTCCAGCAAGATCAAGGAGCAGTGGGTAAGTTTTATTCACTACTTTTTGTCTTTTCCATTGAATTAGTGGTATCTCTGGAGATTCAGACGTATATAAATCGAGTCTTTTCTGACCTGGAATATATACTAAACATCCAAAAATACTTCTTTTATTTTTTACTAACAAGGCGAGTTTATAAATTGCTTGACCTTGTGCTACACTTAAAAGAATCTGATCTGCTCCAAGTCCCCAAAGAAGTCTTGTATTATTATAAAGAGTTCGTAAAGGTATCATTTCTTTTGGATCCCCTGTTTTAAAAAAGTCTGTAGGATTTTTTACATCTGCAAACTCTAACATATTATATGTTATATCCTGTAACATAAGTATTAGTATTATTGGAATTTATATTAGTTGGTATTTGTGATGATGCAGAAGATACAACATAATCTGAAGAACATGTAGTTGTTGATATCTGAGAATATGGAACAAATGGGTTAGTTGAAGTGCCATCATAATACCACATTCTCCCAGGATCCGTTGTAATTGGATTAGTTGTCCACTTTCTATTTGCATCATTCAGTTCTTCCATAAGTTTTTGTAATACTTCACTGTCTAACTTAATACAGTCCCCAGCACTATAAATATCTTTAATTTTATCTATAATTTCTTCTGGCATCGTAAAATATACCTCAGGACATTCGGGAGAAACCATAACCAAATAATCTTCTACACTATGAATAATACCTATCCTAAATTCTTCTACCCAAGCAATGGATTCAGTTTTAAAAATCTTTATTCCACTAGAAATTAAAGTACCATATTTTGGAGAAAACTGAAATGTTCCTAAAACTCTATATCCAGAAAAATCACTAAACCCATTAAATATTTCCTCTTTTAGAAAATATTCTTTTAATTTTTCTTCACTCATCATATTTTAAATTATTTTATTGTGATATTTGTAACTCCTGAGTCATTTAATTCAAGTCTACAAGTTTTATTATTAAATGAAGTAATAGATTCCATATGACTAGAGATCATAATACATCCAATGTTCATACTACTAATCATATCTATACAGTTATCATGATTTTCTGGATCTAAGTGCTTCAAAAATTCATCCATAATAAGCAGTCCCATTCTAGTTACTATCTTACTAAGAAAGTTGATATCTAAAACTGTTTGTTGACCTGAACTACATGCATCATAAGAGACATAATTTCCATTATTATTAAACCTACTAGTAAGGTCAAGATGATCCTTCTTTCTGAAATTATATGTATCTACTGAATATTTAACTTGATTATCTGTAAACTGTTCAGCGAGTCTTGTCATAATTTCTTCATAAATCTTTCCTGTAGGTCCTGTAAGCTTAATATACTCCTTAAGATCTACTAAAGCATTTTGAATTAATCCTAACTCAGATTGTGCCTTTAAAATATTTGCTTCTTCTACAGCCCTATCTTGGATTAATCTTTCATGATCCGTCCAAGCTTTTATTCCAGAATCGATCGAACTCATGATTTCCATAAAGTTATCAGGAAGTTCTACTTTTTCTGGTGTTCCTAAGTTATTTAATTGAGTCTTATAATTTTCTAAGAGAGACTTTGTATTTTCTATATCTTTAGCTGTCTTAGTAATTTTTTGTTTCTCAGACATCAACATAAATATTTGATTCCCCAAGGTCTTAACTTTTTCAGAGGCAATTGAAATTAATGAATCAGCCTGTTGTTTTTTTCCAGACATTCCTCTAAGTTCATCGCCGATCTTTATAGCCTCGGATCTAAGTTCTTCAAGTTTCCCTAAGATTTCTTGTTTATGACGATCTAGAGATTCTGTATTCTTCAAAGTCTGACCACAACTAGGACATACTTTACTTTTTTCGAGGCGTTCTAATTCGGCGGTTGTTTTCTTTCCTTCTACACACACCTGATTATATCTATCTAACTTTAAAGAATATTCAGACTCTATTGTTCGAAGTTGTGATATTTCTTGATTTTCATTATCTACCTCGGACTGAAGATATGCAATCTCTGAATCTATTTCTTGAAGATGTCTATAGGTAGACTGTTCTTTAATTAATCTCTCCAAAGTTTCAACATAAAGAGAAACTTGTGCTTGAAGTTTTCCAGAATCAGCTAAGTAACTCATCCATTCTTTATTTTTTCTTTGTAATTCTAAGCCTTCCGATCTTAGTTGAGTGAGTTCTGTTTTTGTTTGTCCTGGAAGTTGAATATTAGAAAGATTAGTATCTATATATCTTAAGATTTCTTCTGACTTTTTAATTGCTTCATTCCATACACTTGAGGATTTAGTAACTTGATCTAAAAGAATTCCAGCTTCTTTATTATAAGCATCAATTCTATCCATTTTATAGAACTTACTAATTATCTCTGACTTTCTTTCAGGGGTAATATTTCCAATTAATTTATGATGGTCTGAATCAAATAAGAAAATATCCATATATCCAATAAATGGAAATCTACGATACATATCTTCTTCGAATTCTTTCTTATTATTATACTTAAGAGGTTCATCATCAATCCAGCATCCATATTTTTTATTACCTCTCTGAATCTTACACTTCTTTCCTTGATACATAAATTCTACTGCTAAGATACACTCTTTTTCTCCGAACTGTAAATAATCCTTAATATTTCTACACTCTAAGAAAGCATATTTAAGAGCACTAAGCAAAGAACTTTTTCCAGAACCATTTTTTCCAGTTATCAAGATCTTATCACCATCCTCAAAGTAAATATCAGCTTCGTCTATACTTCTCCAATTTTTACAATATAATCTAAGAAGAGTAAATCCAAAATCAACTTCTTCAGAATCTACATCTTTAAGATTTCGAAGAACTTCAGAATGAATTCCTTGAAGATTGTTTTCTATTATAATATTATCAATCAAGTTTCCAATTTCTTCCCATGCTGGAATTTTAATATCTCTTACTCCTCCAGCAATACTTAAGTTTTCTGGTTTATACACACTCCAAGTTCCAGTTCCTTGATTCCAACCTTCATCTTCTCTGATAGGTGTATAAACAAACTTCATAAGGTTATCGTCTGGATTTAGATCTACCCATTTAAATTGTTTAGATACACAATCATATACAACTCCGGTTGATTTATCATAGTCAGACATTTTACATTTCTGTGGAATACCTATACTAACATATTTTCCAATCTGAGCTGGTCTATGAATATCACCACAAATAGCTAATCCAAATTTAGACTCATCCAGAACTTGAGATTGTATTTTATCTGATCCACCATAATTAATAGTAGCATGTGTAAACAAAACATCTACTTGTCCAGAGATCCATGAAAGATCAAATTCAGGTCTCCAGTTACTAAATGCTATTCTAGAATTATCAATTATTAATTCTTTCTGATCAGCATAATATAGATTAGGAGGTAACATTACAGCAAGACATGAATCAATAAGTTCAGAATCTATCGACTTATTATCTTGATCATGATTCCCCCAAATTATATAACCCTCCTTAAAGAAACTCATTAAAGTGTCAAGGAATAACTTAACTTCTGCTTGAACATAGGGTCGGAGAACTGATTTTTCAATAACATCTCCTGCGATTACAACTCTTTCTGCTCCTTCAATAGTAGCAGCTTTTATAATATTTTGTGCTACTGTTCTTGCTTGAGTTAAACGTTGTTTATCGTAGGAATTTCTTTGTGGATAATCAAAAATATGAATATCCGAAATTGCTAATATTTTACTCATCTCTTCAAAAATAATTAGTCATTATATATTCTACAACAAATTCACTATTTACATAAAACTGATAACTCTTATAACAACCATATTGGTAAATAATATCCCAATAGTCATTATTAATCTTATAACCAATAAAACTTTGAATATTAAATCTATTTTCAAATAATGTTGCTTTGAGTTCATCAGATTCTGAACTATGACACTTGATATCAATCGAAATAACTAAGTGATTTTTTAATCTAGTAAATGTAATATTAGATGGTAACTTAAATGAACCAGTATATTTTGCTAATATTACTTCTGTATCTTTATTATCTATAAACAACAAACTATAATGAGGTTTTAATTCTATCATTAGTTTTATATAGTTTTCATTATATTTTGGTAATTATTCACTAGATATTGTAAAGCTGCCATAGAGTGTTTACAAAGTAGAGTTGTCGGCGTTTTATCTTTGGGCGCTTGAGTTAATGCTGGACCAAGTTTTATTTTTATACGATCCGACAAAAACAGCGTATTATTCTTGCCCAAAAGATACGCCGATCTAAATTGAAAATCTTTACACTCACAATAAACTTTACATTTCGAATTCTTCCATCCACGTATATCATAGTCAGGGGAAGTTTGAATTATGACGTTATAAGTACTACCTGTTTTAGACGTTACTTCAAATTTAAAAACTAAGTAATAAATCTTAAGTACAGTCTTCCCAAAAAATACAGATCTTAGTTTATCCATGATCGACTCTTCTTTGAGAACATGATATACTTTTGTCAATCTCACTACACATTCAGAAGCTCTATCTTTTCTTCCTTGGTCGATGTTCATAATTTCTTGGATTGAGAGTTGTTTTCCAGTCAATTTTCCAAGAATTCCTCCTAATAATCCTGCCATAATTCCTTCTTTTAACTTATTGTATTAGGATCTGTCACTGGAGAAATTTTACCATTAAGAGTTAAGATTGAACCTGTATCTTTGAGTAATATTCCTCCAAAAACCGGCTCCCCTGAACTATCTCCAAGGTAACTATAGACCGGTTCTGCTTGCGATGATGTTAAAACTTGGCCTTCCTTAAATATTCGGCCAGTTCTTTCATCATAGCTATATTTTATTCCACGTAGGGTTACAATGTCTTTCATTTTATTCACAATATAATTTTTGATCTAATCTCCCAATGAACTCTGAATAATAACTATCTGAAATTCCTGGGATATTATGAGTTCTACAAAACATTCTAAATTCAGAAACATCTCCAAGGGAACCACATACTGGAAGATAGTTATTAATCATATCCCTAGCTTCATCAATCCCTGGGTAACTGAATATATCGAAAGTTTTATATTGTTTTTCAAAAAGTTCTAGATCTGTTAAGTTCTCGTAATTTCCTGATAAAACCTCTAAGATTACTTTTTCAGACTTCATTCTAGGTTTTACAGTTTTTCTTAGATCATTATGTCCATACCCTAGACTATCTTTAAGGCTGAGATATTGATATAATCCGATTCCAGCATTTCTAATTGATTCTGGAATTGAATAATACATCTCATCATAGGTTATTATCCTAGGTTCTTCATTTTTTCCTGGGAGACGAAATAATTGAGTAGCTGGTGATAAACAATACATCCAATCTGAGTCTTTAGTAACAAAAAGACTAAGGAGATCTGTTTTTCCATAGAGCTCACAACTTAATAGATAAGCCCAATTATCAGCTTCCCAGCCACTTCTCCCAAGCATTCCGATTCCAAATCTAGGTAACTCAGAGATCATTGTATATTTAGCTGTCTGTTTTACTTGATTTTGATATAATTCCCATGCAGCTTTCTTTAGGTCGTCGGGAGAAACGGCCGGATCATTTTTCATACCCTCAAAAATCGTTTCATCCATATAATGCCTTGTGTCTTTATATTGTCCCCCTAAAAGATAAGATGTATAATAACCTCCTATAGATTCATCCCACTTATCATAAACTAGAATCACTTTCCTAGCACTAATACCATAATCCCTAAGAACTTTATTGATCGTCCATATACAGGTTCTGATTAATTCCCCGGCCGTATATTCTCCGATGTCTTTTCCTTTACTTATCACGAAGAGGGACCTTGTCAAAATTAGTGAAAAATCCAGGAAACAGTAGAAATATTGTTTATTATTCATTATTATTTCCAACTTTAAACAAATAAAGGTAGAGGAAATCTGTTAAAATCTCTTCTACCTTTTAGTTTTATTATTTTATATTATTCCTTTTCAGATCATTAAAAAGGTAAATCATCTCCACCATTATTACCTCCGAAATTTGGTTTCTGGAAAGGTGCTTGTTGATTACCTTGTCCAAATCCTCCCCACTGTGGCTGTTGCCCACCACCAAATGGAGATCCTCCACCATTACCTGGATTTACAGGGCTGGCTGTTACGGGATCACTATGATACACGGGAGGAGTCTGAAAAACCTGATCGTTTTTACTCAGATCAACTTGAGGTGCAGAATTTCCACCTCCAGACAGAGAAGCTAACATCGGATCATTTGTCTGACGAAAACCACTTTTATCTGTCGGAACCTGTTTTGCAAGAACTTCATTATTAACTCTTGTAACAGCTTCTTTAAAATCTACACTTCCCTGAGATTTAGCGAGTCTGATGCTTGCTAAAATTTCTGACATATATTCAATAGACTCTTTAATCAAGGTCGCATTGAATAAACGTTTCTGACCAACAGGAGTATCGTTATCTCTATTAGCCTGCCAAGACATAAATGATTGCAATGGATCTGCAGCCAATTCCATATCTTCTTCTGAAATCTGAATTGACTTAAAGTTCTCATTACCAACTTCATGTGTGGCAGTAATAGCAAATCCGGCTGCTCCGTCTTTCTTCTTTCCGATACTAAACATCAAGAATCCAGAACGTCCTGTAGCATCACGATTATAAACTTCTGAAATCCAGCTATTATCTCCACCTTTCATCAAAGATTTTTCTTGAATATTATCTTCAACTACTGATGTAAACATTTTAGCTGTCGCAACGAACAATGCCGTAAAATTCTGACGACTAGGGTTACGATTTTCATTCGGATCCCATTTATTAAGACAGAATGCATGGAAGATAGTATAATTCTTCAACCGGACTAAGTTTGTTGTTAATTCGTCGCGGTTATTCTTTGCATCCAGTTCTCGATAAAGTTCATCAAAGATCATATGCGCTTGTGATAATAATTCATCATCTGCGGCGGTCAATGAAGAAACTAATCTACCTGTCATATCTTTCATTACATAAGCACTTTTCGGTAGGAGCTTAATCCACGCATTATAAGTGTTTTCAGTTCCATCCGCCGCCATGTTTTTACGAGGGATATTAATTTCACAAGTTCCGAATAAAGTAACAAACGGAAAGTCAGTTACTACACTATCCAACGGAAATACTTGATATCTACCAAAATTTCCTGGAAAGTTAAGATAAATTTTTTCTAATGATCTGTTTTTCTGCTCAAAATTGTTTTCTTTTGCTTTTGGTGCTTGCGCTGCCAATTTACTCAAAAAATCATCTACTCGATTTCCCATAATTTAAATAAAATAATAAATTAAAAATAAATGTTAGTTAAAATATAATATAAAATTTGTATATAATTCCGCGCAACACAATAATACGCGGATCTTTTTTTTGAGATTATTTTATTCCTCTCACATCTATAAGATTCTTAGTGTTTCTGAGAGGAGTATTTTTACTTTCAATTATAAGAACCTCAAGGGGATGGAAGTACCTTTTTTTTATTGATTAGAAAGAAAAAAATAAAAAGAGCAAACCTAATCACTCTTTTTATTAATCTAGTGTTTATTACTTATCTTCAAGTCCAAGAATCATACGATCATGTTTTCTTGCTTTTTCATAATCTACTATATCATTAGGTAATATAAAATCTCCTAGTGTTAATCCGTTTTCATCGATAATAATGGGCTTCACATTCCTCCTAAACCATCTCCTAGCTACTTTATCATCTTTTAATACTCTTTTAAGGATCTCTTCATGGTCCCAAAAAGTAGCAACCAGACTACATCTAGTTATTGGCATATCTTCGTATCTATCATAGCGAATATTACCTTTATCCCAATATACAGATATAATAACTTCATCTACATCTACATACTCGAAAAAAAAATTTTACTTCCCTTCTTATTTCTAAATTTGATTATCTTTCTCATATATATTAAATTATTTATAAAAATTTCCCTATAATAAAATTCTCATATCCTTTTATAGCTACAATACATCTAGCTATTCTATTACACTTTTCAATTTTCGAGAATTAATATAAAGTAGTATTTTATACATTTAGTGCTTCCATAATTGTATATTTTCATTATTTAATTTATTAATTAGTAGCTCATCAGTAATACTAGCCTGATTATATCTAGTTAAAAAGGGAAGTTCATCTAAATCCTCCGGAACATCCCCTAACCAATTATTTTCCAATGAAGGATTATCATTTTTATAATTTATCCCAGGGCAAAAATCATTTATAATATTTTCCCAAGACCTATTCATATAATCACACCAAGTAAAAGATCCAGAGATTATACCTAAAGATAATAAATAACTTTCTAAACTTTTTAATAATTCTGGATCCTTCTCTCGAAATTCCACCCAACAAATAATAAGTCTAAGAGCTATTACTGAATCTATTAAATAATTCTTCGAAAAAGGCATTAAATAAATTCCAGGTGTATATCTCCCTGTTGGATCATTAATAGCTCGAAATATATCAGAAATTTTAGTATATGAAATATAATCTAAATTATTATCATTACAAAATACAAAATCTATAATACTTCTTTTCCCTATTAGTTTTTTCATATAATTACTATTTTTTTTATAATTTCACTATTAAGGTTTATAGTATATGTATTTTTCATCTCTATCAGGTGTAACTCTTTTTATTCTAAATGTTTTGAGATTTTCAGATTTTTCAACACTAGGTCTTATAGGATTTTTACTTTCTGTAGATCTTGGAAATATTTCTGTATAATAATTTTTAACTCCATCAGTACATTCTATATCTAATTTAGTTGCTGTATCTATCTTTTTAGATACTACTGCTTTATAATTCCACCATTTAGAATTTCTTTCTTTGTAAGGCTTAATACTAACTAAATTTTCTTTTAAATTGTATCTATCTCTTTGTGGATAATCAGTTCCCCAATACTCTATATCTCTGAATTTATGATCCCAACAATTTTCAAGAACAACTCTAGATTCATAATAAGTTCTTCCATCTTTCGTTATTTGTTTTGGTTTGTATATAGAATAATTAAATCTTAATTGTCCTGTTATTCTTTTACTATATACTAAATGTGGATAATTTCCTGCATATTCATTAAAATCTTCTAGACAATGAGTTTCTTCTTTAGTAGAATTATCTGGATCATCTTCATAAATATATCCATTCATTAAACTTTCTTCTAAACGATCTACAAGTTTTCTAGCATCTTTTCCGATAAGTTCATATTCTTTCTTAAATCTATTAGTCTTTTCTATTTTAGGATATAATAAAAGACTTGGATTAGGAACAGGCCATCTAATAACCAATCCCTCATTAAAATACTTATATCTTAATATAATCATTATTTATAAAAAATTAAAACCTAGTAATCCTTTCTTCCATGAATTACTAGGTTGTTTTGTTATTTTCCTTTCTTACCTATTCCTCTAATTACTTCTGCAACTCTATCTCCTGCAGCATCTTCTATTTTATCTCTTTGTTTCTTGAGATTATTTCCTAAACCGTAAACAGCTCCTATTCCAGCTCCAATTGCTGCATACTTTCCAACTTTTTTCACTGGTTTATATAATTTCTTTCCAGATTTAACTGTCTCGTTTAATTCCTCTAAGGGTTTATCTAAAAATTTCTTTTTATTATCTAGAAATTTTAAACCTATTTCCTTAGATTGATGTTCATTTCTCTTAGTTTTCTCAATAAGATCTGATTTCTTTCCAGTAACTATATCTTTTACTGCCTGTTTAGCATTACTATATCTATGCTTCATTTTTAATTTATCAGTATCTCGGTTACTTTTCTTTCGATATAATTTCTTTATAGAATCTTCTGTTACCTCTTTTTGAGGATTAAATGCTTTTTCATAGGATAATCTCCCAGAACCTGCTATCAAAGCACCCATTCCTGCTCCAACGGTTACATCAGAAGTTATATCAGATTTGCTTCTTTCTTGTTTCTCTTCTTTAGAAAATAATTTACGTCTTATGATCATAATAAAATTCTATGTTTAATTTTTATATTTTCAAGTTCTTCTGTTTCAGGCCCATGTAAAAAGATATCCAACACTACACAATTACTTATTTTATCTCCTAAAAGAGGATCCTTATAAATCATTGCACAGAGCTCTAAATCATTAAATAACTCATCATATCTTTTCCTATAGTTATCTAGATCTTTCATAAGTTGTTCACCTCTTTTACTAGGATCTGAAACTAATTCCGTCATGATTATAGCATCATTTTTATCTCCCTTAATGAGATTCTTAAAATCTTCAATAATTTGATATTTTTCATATGAAGTAGAATATTTCTGAGTATCATGATTATCTGTAGAAATTAATTTTAAGAATTCATAATTACTTTCATTAAAATCTGATAAATACTCATTAAAGAATTTCTTTTCATATTTTGCCATCTCATTATTCCACTTTACTATCTCTGGATCTTTTCTTGATAAAGTATTCCGAGTAGCTTTAAAAATAGCTGATTTAATTTTATCAAACATAATTAACACACCTCCTTTCTACTTATTATATTATATATCTTTACCACCTTCTTAACCCCATCTATCTCTACTCTGGCTGAAGACTCCTTTACATTAAAGTAATTTTCTAAGTCTTTTGCCTTAGGTGTAGCATCGTAATTAATGGACTTATATAACACTTCAAGTCTAGATTTTATATCAGATAATGTTATTTTATCTCCTACTTTAAATTCTGAATATATATTAGACTCTAGAAGTTCTTGACTAAATGTTACTACTCCTAACTCCTTTTCTATATAATATCTATCATATTTCAATGCTCTAAGTTTTTGAGGACCAAGTGCTAAGTAGTAAGATTTAATATTATCATGTTCTCCAATCTGATCTAATATTATATTAGTCATAGTATCATTAAAACTACATTCACAAAGATACTTAAGTTTAGATTTAAATGTTCCAAACTTTTGATATTGCTCTAAAAATTCTGATACCTCCCGATTATCCTCTGGATTCTCACAATATACACCGGTTTCTCTACACTCTAAAAGATATTTGCATTTATCTAAAATATTCTTATCAATACTTAACTCTAAAAATTCATATACTAAATCTATAGAACGAAGTTTTCTATTGAACACCTCTTTATATAGGTACTTAATATCAATACTTTTATCTATACCATTAAGTATTTCTAAAATTACTTTTACTTCTTTCTTTAATTTAGTTAACTCTCTATGCTCCAGAACAGGACACTTAGGGAGAGATTTTATATTTTCTATTACATTAGAATCACTAAAGAAATCTACTATCTCTTTATTATATTCAAACCACTCCATCCCATACTCTGAGTATAAATACTTTCTAAACTTATACTGAACATTCTTTTCATCTTCCTCTGTTAATCCAGGAACCTCACAAAGAACTCTATAGGTTGGATTGTGAAGCTTATAGGCCGTAAATCTACCATCCCTACAATTATCTTCAGTATAGCCTATTTTTAATAATCTAAAATAATTTATAGTATCTTTATCATCCACACTATATCCTGAACTTTCTATTAAATATATCATAATCTATTATCCTTTCTTTTTTAATAATTCATAACCTTTAATTTGCTTTCTTGACCCATTATCTTTTTTTTCATATATCACAATAGGTCTTACTTCAAAAAATTTCTCGAGATCAGTTGCTTTAGGAACAGCAGTATAATTAATACTAGAATATAAATATCCAAGTCTATCTTTTATTCCAGACAACGTTAACTTATCTCCTACTTTGAATTCATTATAAATAGTGGATTCCAATAACTCATACGAAAATGTAACTATTCCAAGCTCTTTTTCGATTTTATATCTATCATATCCTAGTGCTCTAAGCTTTTCGGGACCAAGTGCTAAGTAATAAGATTTAATATTATCATGTTCTCCTATCTGATCTAATACTATACTAACTACTTCATCATTAAATCCAAATTCACATAAATATCTAAGTTTTGCCTTAAACGTACCAAGTTTCTGATATTGCTCCAAAAATTCTGATACCCTCTGATTTATTATATCATCTGAAGATAGTGAATTATGAATAGTAGAGAACACTGTAAACCTATCTTTGTAATCAATTTGCTGAATCCTGAAAGCTCTAATTTCATTCACAAGGACTAAATTATTGAGAACGGGGATAAGAGTACCCCCTTGATGCTCGTTTACAGCTATATAATCATCTTTATAATTAGAAGCTTTAGCATCCTTCTGATATTTTTCTGCTAAATCAAACTTAGCATCATCAGGGGCAGATTCAAAAGATCTAAGTAAATTATTTGTGGCTCTCTTCTTTCTCTCTATCTCTTTATCAAACTCCTTCTGACTAATCTTTCTATAATCACAAGTAGATCTATAATAGAAGATAGCCTCATTCTTCCATGGATTTGCAAATAATCTCTGTCTACCTAGTATTTGTGGGAGATCTTCAGATATATCAACAGCCAAGGAGTCAATATTAGAATCACTAAAGATAAACGATCTTGCACAGAGACTATAGAAATCTGCTCCGAGGTATACAGTTCTAGTACAAAAGGTAAACATCTTTGGCTTCTCTCCCTCTAACGGTACTTCACCTATCTTAAACTTCTTCCCTAATTTTTTCTGGATTTTCTTAAGATTATCTGGAGTATCTGAACACAATATATTAACCTCTTCCGGTTTAAGTTCACACTTCTTTATGATAGATGTAATATGATTGACTGAATTAACATAGAAAACAGCCTCATCAGAAATAATTTCTCTAGGGTAACCATTAACCATTCGAATTGCTCTCTCGAAATTACCATCCTTATATGATTGTATGATTTCTGGAAGCTTTGTACCAACCGACTTCATTGTAAGTACTTTAAGAGAAGGTCTAAGAACTCGAGTTGAATCTTCCTTACCCCAATCCATATTAATATAGGGAAGACCATCGAATTCATCCAACATATTCAGATATTCTTCAAGCATGGGGGTGGCTGATACAAAATAAGCTGTAGGGGATTGTTGTAGGTGATATAAGAAATCTAACTCAGTACTACTCTTGAATTTTGAATCGTGGAGTATTGTTTGGAACTCGTCGACTATAGTATAAAATCCCTCAAAAACTCCGAGAGAAGTTAGGATATCTTTTACAATTCGGTATGAATCGTATGTAACTAATATCTTCGCCGGTTTTCCTAAGTATTTTCTTTCTCCTAAGTAATCCTTGATCTCATTCATTAATCTATTATAAACCGTATCTTTTCCATGAACCATCTCCTTGAGTGTATCTATAAATGCTTGAGACTTATCTACCTTAGAGAGATCTTTATCTACGGCTACTTCTTTTTCTAGTTCATTCACAACTAAATAAACCTCTCTTCCATGTTGGTCCTTTTTATTCTTCAATAACATCTTTCTGGGACTACATAATATAACATTCTCAGGACCCCTCAAGCAATACTCTGTAAAACCACATCCTGGAAGTTGTTTATTTATAATACATTTTACTGGTAATTTGTAAAATCTAAAATCCGTTCCTAGTTCTGATATAAATCTAATCCCTCTAGGAACTACATAATCATTTAATTTATTAATCATAGATTTTATTTATTTAAGTTTTTATTAATATTTTTCTAGAACTCAATACAGAGTTCAGTTAAATTATAACATAAAAATGAAGACACAGGAGTCTCCCTCTTACATTAATAAAGATCTGAAGCTCTCATACTCGCATTTTGATTACTTTAAATAGAGTAAAATAAACCATATACTATATAATAAATTTATTGAAAAAAAAGTAATCACTTTTATAATGGAGACACCACCCCTGGCCTGAAGGGCCAAAGGGGTGTCAATAATAATATAAAAGTATAATAAAGTTCATGGAGTATATTTTAAAGATCCTGGGATATCTTATTCAGTCTCGAGGCCGAAGGCCCCCGTAACGGAATGTGTAAACATGGAGTGGAGGGACTAGAGGGAAGCTCCTTTGTCTTCATAAATAAGTTACCGAATTTTCATCAATTTTGAAGATAAAAAATAAAAGTGGGTTATTTTGGCTCATTTTAGGGTAAAAAGTAGTAAAAAACATCGAAAATAACCCATCTTTTGAGGGTTGAATTTAATATATGCCTTATACTTGAGATAAGAATTTAACCTTAAAAAAGTTACGTAAAAATGTTGTATTTAATTAAATCTGCTGGGTTTGATCCAGCAAAAGGCTCTTACATGTCGTTATTAAAAATAGGAATCACTTCTGAAAGTAATATGGATAAAAGATTTGAATCTTATAGAATTCATAATCCAACTTGTAAAATATTATATATAGTTCCAGAAGGAAATGAAGTTGATGAGAAAAATTTAAGATTTTTCTTTAAGAAATATTTATGTAGAGAGTGTGGTTTGGAATGGTTTTATTATAACGAAGATATTGTTGATATGTTTAAGAAAGATATTAATGATATTAGAAATATTATTGATAAGTATATTAATCTAGATATGGGTTTTAAAGCTGGAAAGAAGTTTCATTTGCCCAAATATAAATTAGATAGATTATTAGACAAGATAGAGTTAATAAAGAGAAAAATAGATGGATCTATTCTTCAGAAAGATATATGTAATATCAATAAACTTAGAAATTATAGAAAAAGTCTTTTAGATGAAATACTATCAAATAATAAATTTAATTCAGAAATATCATTATTTAAGTATTTAGAAGATTTTTATGGAGAAAATATTATGAATAAATATAGAGAATTAGTTGCACAAAAAACTAATTTATCTTCTAAAATTATTAACATCATTAATGAATATGAAGTAGCAACTTCTTTTCGAGGAGCAGATAGTATTACTAAAAAACTTAAAATCATATATCAAGCTTGTGAAAATCTTAGTTCAGATGATTTTAAAATATTTTTAAATTATATAGGATTTAATGAACCAGTATTTCTTTTTAATTATTTTGGGAAAGATAAGATAAAATCTTTTAATTTTAGTTATGAGAGGATCAATAAAGAAATTGAGATGTTGAATTTTGGTAAAGAATTATTATTTAATTCCGTTCATTCTGAATTTACTATAGGAAAATCTTATTTATTACAAGATATAAAAGAGAAGTTAAAATCAATCTACTTATTAATTGGATTTACAAAAACAGCAACAGCGATAGACATAAAAGATTATTTTGATGTTAAAGAAGTTCGAAATTATATTCGATCTGGAGATGAGGTACATAGAAATAGAGTTTATAAAATTTTGGGAAAAAAGATGCCAAAAATTAATTTGCATTAAAATGAGCGATTTTAGCAGTTAAAAAAATAAGTGGGTTATTTTTAATGTTTTTGACCCTTTTTGACCTTAAAATGAGCCAAAATAACCCACCTTTAGAACAAAAAAAAAAATGAAAGCCTTATACATGAAATATAAGGAGAATCTGTGTCCTTCCCTCCTTTCCAAACGTGGTAATTTTGTTTTTCATATCCATATATTACTAATAGCGATTAGTTTTCTACTAAGTAAGTTCTTTTTCATAGTTGTTAATAATTTGTTTATTTCTCACATATAAATGGACACAGATTCTTCCTTTTATACTAAGAAATCGATATTATATTTTTTAAGATAATAATTGTTTTCAGGGATTAGGTTCGGCGCTAAAGTTGCTGCGGAGATGGGTTAAGTAGGTTACTTAATTTTGTATCCCGGGACTTAGCTCCGACCTCTTCTTTTTAGTTCTTTGTAAAAATACTATGTTCATATGATAATAAAGAGAAAAACAAAAAGTGTCTCCGATCTGTTCTATATATCATCAAGACCAGACTTAGATGGAGAATATATAAAACCGAAAATTAATTTGTACCCAGATGTAGGATCAGCACTTTCAGGAATATCAGCAGTTCCGGGAGAGGATACGAACATAGAAGGAGCTACTTATTATATATACAAGCCGCTAATGGGAAGAGCCGATTCACTAGTAAAACCTGGAATAATAGAATCTCCGAAGGTATTAGTTCTCCCTGATGAATATTGGTATCTACAAGAACTCCGGCTCAGATTTATAGCGGCAGTTAAAGTCTTGGGGAGAGAAAAACTTATTGGAACTTATAGAACTGGAACTAGACAAACTCCATCTAGAGTATATTCTTGGAGTTGGGAAGAAATTTTAGGGAAATATCAGAAGAAAGGTAAGTTAATAGAGACTGATAAAACAAAGAAAACGTGAATAATTTATTTTCTAATATTTTTAAGAAGAGGGAAAAATACTGGGAAACTATAAACAAATTAAATCAATATGAAAATACTACGAAATAAAACATATTCTGATTCTGACAATGAAACTCCAAAGAAAGTCGGAGAAGCTATCGGAACTGCACTAGTCGGAACAGCTGGAACTGTAGGAGCAACAGACTTAATAAAACGTGGGGCTAAGAAGTATATAACCAGTCAGGAATCAAAGAAAGCAAAAAAAGCATTTAAAGAAGGTATTAAGAAACTTGATTCAACCAGGAAAGCTAATAATTTTAAAGCAGAAGTAGCTCGTGGTGAAACTAATTCAGGAAGCGCTTTAGATCTAATTTTCCACAAAAGAAAAGTCAAGAAAGCAGATCAAGTATATAAAGCAGCTACCTCTAAAAATAATGAAGCCTATAAATCAGGTGTTAAAGCTCTTAAGAAAACTTTAATATCTAATAAAGATGCAAATATCGCCAAAAGAACAGGAAGAGTTGGAAAAATAGCTACGACTGCTGGTTTAATTGGAACAGGTATAGCAGCTGGAATGAAACTTAGAAAGAAAGATAAATAATAGGAACGGAGATAGTAACCTATAATGGAATAGGGACTGCCTGCTAAGCAGATCGATCGTGTTTTACGATTAGAGGTCGGAACTCTACATCTCCGCATTATAAAGAATAAAATTATAATCTATAGAGTTATTGGTTTAGCTTTATAGAACAACTTAGTGATTATTAGTTAATTTCCCCTTAGTTCAGCGGATAGAACCTGGGATTTCTAATCCCATAACGTGTGTTCGATTCACACAGGGGAAACAAATAAATATAAATTACAACTAAATTTAACTAATAAAAACTAAATTAATCATGACAACAATTTTTAAGAAAGTAATCTTTAACCCTCTTAAGAGAGCGGTTAAGTGGTATTTTACTCAGTCTGCTAAAACAGGAAATTATATCTGTATGACTGGAACTTTTCCTCAAGAGTACTATGAAATGATGTATGAAAAGAGGAAAGATCAACAAAAGTAAAAAAAAATAATAGAAATTTATGGGATATAGGAAATTCCTATATACCCTTCGTTGACTAGGAAGAAAATAATTAATAAAAAAATATATCGCAGGATGAAAGAAATGGTATCTGACAAGTTTCATAAGCTTGGGTTGTTCGTTCGAATCGAGCTCCTGCTACATACATACTAACGATGTGATATCGTAAGTTCTTTATTGTATTTATAAAAATATAGAAGAGAGATTTAGTAAGACTCTCTTCTATTAATAAAAAAAAAGAACTTTAATTGATATTACGGGAAGTAGTAAATTTAATTATATGAATAAGTACAATAAAGATGAATTAGAGAGATTAATTTTTAAAGAAAATTTATCTTATAAAGAAATTGGCAAAAAATATGGAGTATCTGGAAATACTATTAGAAAGAATGCAAAAAAGTTAGGAATAGTGTTACCTAAGAGAAGAAATATAAATCCTAATGAAACTTTTAATAAAGGAAAACAGATTCATATAGCTAACAAAAAACAAAATTCTAATAATAGTAAATTAGATCTCATATCTGATAATGATTTTATTGAAATTATCAAGACAAAGGATAATTGGAAAGATATATTAGTTTCACTTGGATATAATAAACATGGATCTAAATTTATTAGGGATAAAATAAGAAAAAGATGTTCGAATTTGGGAATAAATTTAAATCTTAAACAAAATCAACTAGATACTGTACCAATTTTATCTGTAACTAAAGGAGATTTATTTAAAAAACGTTCTAATTGGCAGAACGCTAGATCTAATATTCAAAATTCAGCAAGAAAAATATTTTTTAAGAATTGTCTTGATCCTAAATGTATAGTTTGTGGATATACTAATCATGTGGAAGTAGCACATATAAAGGCAGTTAGTAATTTTAGTGAGGATTCATTAATATCAGAAATTAACGATATTTCTAATTTAATAGGTTTATGTCCTAATCATCATTGGGAGTATGATAATGGATTATTAGATATAAGTAAATACATAAATCATGAAAATAATAAGAAATAATATTATTCCTTTTCCAGGCTATAAAGCAGTAAATATCTTTGGAATTTTATTTGTAAGGAAGAATGCTAATATAAAACCAGAAGACTTAAATCATGAAGAAATACATACAGCACAAATGAAGGAAATGGCTTACATCGGGTTTTATGTATGGTATTTCTTGGAGTGGTTATTATGTCTCCTAGTTTCAGGATTTAGCTTTGGTTATGCTTATCATGATATTAGTCTTGAGGAAGAAGCACACTTAAATGATAAAGACCTGGAATACTTAAAAACCAGAAAACATTATTCTTGGTGGTCCTATATAAAACTAGGAAGTTGGAAGAAAAATAAAAATTAACCATATATACATAAAAAGATTATGATTATACTTAGAAATAAGACCTATTCGCATGAAGAAGAAATTGCGAATATTGCGGCAGCTCCTGGAAGTCCAGAGTATAGCCATGAAAGAGCCGAAATAGAAAAGAAACCGGCTCAAGAAGCATCAGCAGTTCAAGAAGGTTATGAAAAAGCATCTCAGGAAATTGATAAAACAGTAGAAGAAGTAGAAATAGTTCCTGAAGCAGCTGAAGAAGCAATCGAAACAGAAGCACGTGAAGCTGGAGATTCTAACCTAGACTCTAGAAATGATGCATTAAAAACTCTTAATGATTTCTTAGGTAATATTCATTAATTATGATTATCCTCAGGCAAAAGAATTATTCCGGCCGAGAAAAAGTACCTCAGGCTATAGCAGAGAAGGCACGAAAATCTGGAGTAGTTCAAAAAGATTCAAATGGTGCCTGGAGAATTATTAGCCTGAAAACTTCTCCGGCCGAATATTGGGATGCACATTATGATACCCGTGAAGATGCTGAAAAAGCTCTAGCCGCTTATCATGCAAATAAACATTAAGAGATTAATTTTAGAAGCGATGAAAATCGGATATTTTGAAAATTTTTACACTAGTACTTTTATCTCAGAATAAAGGAAATTGAGTAGTTATAGTGTTAGGTTTTTAACGCTTTTACGGGAATGTTGGAATCGGTAGACAAGTAACTCTTAGAAAGTTATGCTAATTTAGCATGAGGGTTCGAGACCCTCTTCCCGTACGATAAGTTAACGATGTGAATCGATTCCTTATTAATTCATTTATATAAAATATAGAGAGCTCGACGGGGCTCTCTTTAAGTAGAATTAATAAGATGTTGTTTATGATTCATGGGATGTAACTTAGATTTTATATAAATGAATGAAAGTAAATTAAGTAATGTAACAAAAGAAGAATTAGAAAAACTAATCTTTGGAGAAAAATTATCCTATGAAGAAATAGGTAGGAGATATGAAGTTTCTGGAAGTGCTATTAAAAAGAAGGCTAAAAAATTAGGTATAGAACTTCCTAAGAAAAGAGATATAAATTCTAATGAAACTTTTAATAAAGGATACTCTTTTAAGTATAATAAGAAAGATTTAGAGAAGTATTTAGGTGAAGGAAAGAGTTATAAAGAGATTGGAAATATTTATGGAGTATCTTCATCATCTATATATAGGGCAGTTAAAAGTTTTGGATTATCACCTAAGAAAAAATCTCCTAAGAAAAAAGAGTCAAAAAATTTGAATAAACCTAAAATTATAATAAATTCTGTAGATGATAGTGTTTTTTCAGATTATGTAAAGGATAGTTTATCAATAGCAGAAGTCGCTAGATCAATTGGAATAGATAATAATAAAATTAATACTAGCGTTTATAGAGAAATTCATAAAAGAATCGATTCTTTAAAGTTAGATACATCTCATTTTACAGGAGGTGCATGGAATGTAGGAGATAGATTTAGAAAAATAGATAAAGGATTTCCATTAAGTGAAGTTTTAGTAAAAAACTCATCATATAAATGTACTAATTCTTTAAGGAAAAAGCTATTTAATGAAGGTGTAAAAGAACGAAAGTGTGAATGTTGCGGTATAACTGAATGGAATGGAAAGCCTGCACCATTACAACTTCATCATATAGATGGAGATAATACTAATAATTCTTTAGAAAATCTTCAAATACTTTGTCCTAATTGTCATGCTCAAACAGATAATTATTGTAGTAAAAATAAAAACGTCTAATATCTATACTAACCTCTTTTCCTCTTAATAATTCTCTCTAAACAAGGGGGAGGGGTAAAATAATTAACACTTTAAACAATTATTATGTACATAAGAAGAAAAGTATTCTCACTATTACAAGACGGTGAGACAGGAGAAGAGAAGTATTTTTCTACGACCGATGTAACTTTGGATAATCTTGAAGAAAGAATTTTTAGTATTTCAATTCCAACTGAAGAAGAATTAGAACAAAGAGAATTCGGTGCTAGACAGAGAAAACAGAATAGAAAACTAGCTAGATCTATTCACAATGCCGAGATGCAAGCAAATAAAGCAGCTAAGGCACAAGAAAAAGCAGCTAAAATAGTTTCTAATCCAGCTAATTTAGTTGATGAGAAGAAAATGGAAGAAGCTCAGAAACTTACTAAGAAAGCACAAAAAGCAGTTGAGTCTTCTAATCGTAATGCAGGTCAAGCTTCTCAACAAGTAAAGAATATCTCTAAAACTAGAAAGTCAGTTGCGACAAATCCGGGAGGTCTTGAAATTAAAAATCAAGGTGCAGGAGATATAACTGTTAAGAAAGAAGGTGGTAATGTAACTGCTCATAAAATTGCTTCTAAGAAAAGTGGTCAGACAACAACTACTGTAAGAACAACGTCAACTAAGCCTGATGTTGTAGTTGATAAGATGACATCCAAAGGTTCTAAGAAAGTTTCTACAGAGGCAGTAAAGAAATCCGCTGAGAAAACTCAAAAAGTTGCAGAAGTAGCTCAAAAAACAACAAAAGACTCAAAGAAGATTCTGAATGGGGCTAAAAAATTAATGAACACAAAAGCTGGTAAAATAGCTGGAGGAGTTGCTTTAGCTAGTGGTGCGATGATCGGGGCTAAAAAGTTATATGATCATAAAAAGAAATAAAAAAGATAATCTATAGAGGTAGTGTAATCAATCTCCTCTATAGAACTTAATATAAATATTATAAAATATGAAATTTAATAAAACTCTTGAAGCTGTAAATATTATGGTTATGGCTTCTTATCCGGCCGCTAGATTCTATGAAGCGCAAGGTATACTAATTGAAGAAAATAATAGTTTTATCCCTGAAGTTTCTGGAATGGTAATTGTTTATTCATTACCTCTTGGAAAAACGCTTCTTGTAAATGTTGCGGCCGAGTCGGAAGAAGCCTATGAATTTAAACTAATCAATGAAAACTGGCTTGAAGATAGATCTATAACTCCTTATGTAGGTATGACTCTAGAAGATGCTTTTCAAGAATTAGTTAAAGCAGAAAAGATTATTAAATCTAGAAATGTAGTTCTCAGACATCCATTACATCCATCTTATACTCGTCCTGTTTATATATTTGGTGATGTTCGGCGAGGAGGTAATAGTGTTGATGTAATGACTGGAGAAATAAGAGAAGAATAAAAAGATTTGCTTTAGATGATTTAATAATATTATGATGAAAGTTAAAAGATTTTCTCAAACTCAACCAGATATAGAGTGGCATAAAAACAATATAAATCCAAACTCAGGTAGCAATCTGGAAGATGGAAGTACTCTTTATAAAGCAAAATCTGGAGATTATCTTTATTTGTATAAAGATGGTGAATGGGTTATTATGAATGGTGTTAATAAATTTATGCAGGATTCTAAATTATATCAAATTTCAAAATTCGATAAAAACATTCATAATAAGATTGGAGCCGCAGGAGCAGTTATTGGTGGTTTTGTTGGGAGTTTGCCTGGATTAGCAATGGGTAATTTAAAAACAGCTGCTACAGGGGCTGTGATTGGATCAACTATATCTGGATTATATAATAGAAATAAAGCAAAGAAACGTGCTGAAAATATAGTAAAGGATTACGAGTCTAAGTATGGTAAGAATGCTTATACTACATTTATGAAAAAGAAGTAAACTATCTTTAATTTTAAATTACTTTTACTATAATTGAATACCTATTCCATTTTAAGGATGTAGTAAGGAATGATATTCAGTTTATTATATATTTCTAATAATAAAAAAAATGAGATACACTATTCTCACGAACTATGTATCTCTTGGCAAGTTACTACAAAAATTAATGTAGCAAGTTTAATCCTCATAAAAAATGAGAATTAATTTTTTAAATCATATATAAGGCTTTGAAGTGATAAAAATAATACTGTCTTATTTTCACAAACTGTACTGCCTTTTACGACAAATAATAATAATAAAATTACCTTACATAGGTAATTAGTATAAGTTCCAAGTTTTATTGTAGTAAAAAACTTATACTGATTTATTCTACTACATACCTTAATGATAAAAAATGAGATACACTATTCTCACGAACCATGTATCTCTGCGTAGCAAATTTAATCAACACAGATTGTGAAGATTAAATTCTTATATTAACATATATAAGGCTTTGAAGTCTTATTAAAAATGTGGTCCTATCGTCTATCGGTTAGGACGCGAGATTTTCATTCTCGAAAGAGGAGTTCGATTCTCCTTAGGACTACAAAAGTCAACGATGAGATATCGTAGATCTTTATTTATCATGTTTTTAGTGTAGAAAGGAGTGGAATTAGCTACTCTACTCCTCCTACATCTTATAGAATTAATAAAGATCAGTGGTTGATATCTCGGGAAGTGATAATTAAGAATATGATAGATAAAAATTTATTACCAGTACCACTAGAGTATACTTATCCCACTATAATGAAAATAAAATTAAATCAATTTAAAAATTGGTTAATATACATTCCAGAAATAAATAAATTTGTATCAGAAACTGGATTAAATAAGAAATTAATTAGTTTGGGAATTTTTCCAGATTATTGGAAAATTAGGTGGATAGATAAAACCCCTTCTAATATGTTATCAGGAGAAGATTGGGTAAATTTAGTGTTAGAAAAGGTATATAGCAAAAAATTATTTTATACAAAACTTTATATAGCTTTCCAACTAAAAAGAAATCCATTTTACGTTTGTGATTTTTTCTGTATTAGTGAAGATATAATTGATTTATATTATAAAACTAGAATTGCTAATAATAAAATCATTTATAATTATGATTTTTCTTTAATTCCTAAATTTATTAAGTTTAGAGAAAGCAAATTTGATTTAAATGTATTAGAAAATAACCCAGTTAATAATTCTTTAATAGGAATTTGGACAACAGATTATAATCATTTTATAGGTCAAGAAAACGATAATTATATTTTAGGACGTATAAGGACGTTTAAATATTTAGAGAAAAACAAATATACGAAAAATAAGTTTATAGAAAAAGCTATAGAATTATATGGAGATAAATATGATTACTCTAATATAGAGTTTAAATCGTATTCAGAAGAAGTAAAAAACATATACTGTAAAGATTGTAAATGTTATTTTAATATCTATCCAAATAATTTTTTATCCTCTAAAAGAGGATGTCCTTATTGTGGTAGAAAAAGAGGGCACTTACTAAATTCTCTAAGTAAAGATGAGTTTCTAAATAGGTGTATTAATTTATTTGGAACTGATACGTTTGATTATTCAGAATCTGAATATATAAATTATCATACTCCAATAAAAATAAAAGATCTACGAACGAATGAATATTTTTATCAAACACCAGCTAATCATTTATCTAGAGGACGAGGAAATCAATTAGATAAGGATTCTAGTGGGGAACGTTTAGTAAGGTCTTGGATAATGAAAAACAATATTGATCTAATATCTGTTAGACAAAAAGAAAAAGTTACTATATATGGAATATCTAAAAGCTTTTTCCCAGATTTTCAAATATTATATAAAAATTCTATAATTTGGATAGAATATAATGGAATACAACATTATGAGTACAACTCTAGGTTGCATCATAATGATATAAGACAGTTTAATAATCAATTAATAAGGGATATACTAATAAAAGAGTATTGTAAGGAAAACAATATTATATTTGTAGAGATCCCATATACATATAATACTTATAAAAAAGTAAAACAATTATTAGATCAGATAATTAAAGATGGAAAAGATATAAATACTATAATAGATTATTCAAAATTATACAAATTATGAAAAAGTCAGAAACAATATTTCAAAAATTGTTTTCAGGAATGACATTCGGAAATTCGAGAATCCCTTTACGTTCGAACGTATTTAATAAAGGCGGAGGTAGAGGTTATTCTGTTATAGGTGGAACTGGAAATGGTAGATTCCTTGACAATGAACGTAGTTCGCCCTTATTAGGAAATGCACAGCCATCTTCCAGATTATCTGGATATCTAGATAGAATGGCCGAATTGAAATCTTACTTTCTCTTAGATATAACGAAAATGGCTACTAATTTCTTTTCAGATTATGTAATCAATTTTATATCTAGAGATACTCAACAGGTAGTAACTATCATAAATCCAGAAGATGCTACTAATAACGAAGCTGTATCTGAACGAATAAACGAAATACTTCTTAAAGATCTTAAAATAACTGATTATATCCGAGATCATATAAACGATTATGTATTTTATGGTGGTTATTACAGTATGCTTCAGACCCAAAGAGATGAAAAAGGACATCTTGTATTTAGAGCTGAAGAACTTAATAATCCAAATGCAGTAGTAATCAAACGTAAGAAAAATGAAAATGGAAATATAGAAGAAATATTTTTAGCGATCGGAGATGATGGAAACTTATACGAAGTTCCTAGTACTGAAATAATGTACCTAAGTAATCCAAAACTCAGACTTACGAACGATCTTGAAGAAGGATGGAAAGAAAAATCTAAACCAGAAAAGCCGAAAGACCGAAGAATTAATAAAGGATCAGAGAATAGAAATAAAGTTCTTAAGAAAGAATCATATCTTGCATCGGAACCATTATTCTATTCGAGTATTTTAAAAATAAAAGAACTTGTAATAAAAGAATTACTAATTTCATTAATCTCATTACGAGACTTATCGACCCCACAATTAATGGGATTACAAAGTGATAAGTCCATCCCCCTTGAAACCATAGATTTTGTGGCTTATAATATATATAAGAAAATTTCATATATTGCTGGAATGAATAGATAAAGTCCTAGACTCAAATCAGCATCATCGAGCATAAGTAAGATGTTCAACGACTATAGATGAAACTTGGATAATATAGTCTAAACTTAATAGTATATATTAAAATAAATTGGAATGAGTTATGTGCTAGAATTCAAAAATTAGCGAATAACTACAATGAATTAGGAAGTTTTTTAAGTGCACAATTTGATATTACATCTTTTATTGAATCGGCTCTTACGCAGAATGTTAGAGCTTTCCCAGACTATAACGGAACGATAACATCAAGGACCTCATTATTACCACTCGATAAATTAACAGACAAATTACTAGATCTAATACAAAATCTTGATTATGTAAGAAATAGCGTACTTTCTCCATTAGGTTTACCATCTACAATCTTAGATGGAACTTCTGGGAGTAAATGGCAGGTACTTCAACAGTCAGAAAGAGCCAACTCAAGAGTAACATCTTTTATTGGTGGTATTAAAGATTCATTAATTAGTCTTGTTTGTAGTATTTATAAAGTGATATATAATGATGACCTAGATCCAAGTTTAGTTCAAATTCATATATTCCAGAAAACAACTGTAGAGTATAACAATCAGATAAATGAAGCTGAATCAGTTAGTGGTTTAGTTCAAGGTATCTCTGGAGTTTTATCTAATGCACTCCAAACTTTAGAACAAGCAACTCCATTAATTGAACCAGAATCATATTTAAGTTATATTCAAAACTTACTTAAAGATATTGACCCAAGTACAGAATCTCTAATAAATGAAGATACGATTAAGCAGTATATAGAATTTCTTAATCAAAAACTTCAGGCACAACGAGAACAGCTTGGACTCAGTTAAAATTATTCAAAGAAGATGATAATTAAACGTAAATTATTTGCTTCTAATGATCCCACTCCAGAACAGTCTCCAGAAATTGGTCTAGCTAAACAAGAAATGACTTCTAAGGACTTGCAAATAGAACAAATGAGACTTCAACGTCAAATCCTAGAAACTCAGAGAATGCGACAGAGAATGCAAGCTGAGGAAAGAATGCAAGAAATGAAGCAAGTCAATCAAACTCAGAAACTAGAACAGAAAAAGGATGAAGCTCAAAAAGATAATCAATTAAAAGTAAAGAAAATTGACGCTCAGAATAGTAGGCAGGAAGTAAATAATATAGGATTGTACAAAACAAAATCAAAGCCTACGCCAACAGTATCAATGAAAACAAACTTGTAAGATTATGATTAAAGAAAAGACATTTACAGAAGGAGTGGAAGATTCTAAAGAACAAGAAGAGAAAGGATTTGATCCACTAAGACCGTATATAAAATGAAAATTAAAAGATTTTCCGGTTATTCAGAAGCTGCCCCTGAAGGTGTAACTTATCAAAAATCAAGTCAGGTAATTACAAGATATATTCTTGATCCTCTTGATTCTAGTGTAGATACCTTAGAAGAAACAGATAAACTTGGGGTAACTAAACGAAAGAGTGATAGAATTAAGAAGGTAATAAAACCTCTTAAAAAATATTTTAAATATAAATCAAATAAAAACAGTAATTAAGTATGTATATTAGACGTAAAGTATTCTCATTACTACAAGATGAGACAGGAGAAGAGAGATACTTCTCTACTACTGATGTAACACTGGAAAATGAGGAAGAGAGAACCTTTAGTGTTGCAGAAGATGCAGAAAGTTTGGAAGAAAAGGATTTCTCTGATAAAAAAAAAGAGGAAGATGATGAGCCAAAACTTACAACTAGTGATAAGATTAATATTAAGTTGAATAAAGCTCTGACTACTAAGAAGGATCGCGAAGCATTTGTTGAAGCTTATGAAGATGGAAAATCTCATAAATACGGAAAACAGGCAGCTAAGTATGCAGCAATTGGTAGTGGTATAAGTGGCGGTATATTAGGTGCTGTAGTTGGTGGTAAAAAGAGTGCAGCTATTGGAGCCGGAATTGGCGCTGTTTCAGGTGCAGCAGGATCTTATGCTGGTACTAGAGCAGGTGTTGCACTTAATAAGCTTGCTAGAAAACATAGTGGTAGTCTTGATACTAAAACAAAATTAGCAGTAGATCGAGTAAAAGTAGCAGATGGAAAAATGACAAAAGAAGAATTTGCTAAAAAATGGAGATCTAAGAAGTAAAAGAAATAATCTATAGAGGTAGTGTAATCAATCTCCTCTATAGAACAAACGCGCTAGATTTTTACAACCGAAGATTAATCGCACTAGGTGCAAAAAGTAAACGGTTGATAGTTGTAAAGCGCGAGAACTATAAAATAATAAATGTATGATAGGAACAGTTAACCCATTTAGTGACCCTGAATTTAAGAAACAAATTTTAGGGAAAGAAGGGAGAGCTGTTGATGACCCGGGAGATTATGAGATTTTGCAGCCGGAAGAGGATGTATCTAAAAACCTAAAAAATATTATAGGGTCAGCTCCAGTACTCCCTAAAACGGCTCGCAATATTATTATGGATGCTAGTGCTATTGCGAGTAATCAAAAAGAACAAAAAGCACTAGAATTAACTCATAAATTGAATGAAGTCTTTACTAGTTATAATAAAGAATATAATATAGATCTTCATGTTGATTTCGGAAGCCTCTCAAATACTTTAGTTAATGTGGCAGATCCGAAGTCTAGACATATCTTAGAATTATATGTTTCTGAGGTATTTCAAAGTATAAGACCTATTTTAATTCTCAATATGATTTCTAAACTTTGTCTTTGTATTGATTATATACTCGATCCAATGAGACTCTTTGATAGTTCACAAATGACTTTACAAGATTCATTTATTGCCGTTAATATATCTGCGGCTTAGTTGAAATACTAAGAAAATTATACTAAAATGCTGAAAGATAGTTAAAACATAAATCAGCAAAAAGGATTACTAATATAAATCCTTTCTCAACGACTAAATGTATAACTAAATTTGAAATATAATTTAGATGATATAGTCTAATTTAATAAAATAAATATTAAAAATAGATATGAGAAAAAATTATGCAATTTATTCAACAATTAGAAGATATGAAGAGTCAGATAATTGTTAAAGGTTCTGATCTTGAATTGAAAAAAATTGCAGAAGAATCTGGAAATGAAGAGTTGAATAGTGAAGAGTCTAAGCAAATAGTAGCAGACTTTATGAGATTATTTCAAAAAGAACATGGAATAGAATAAAAAATGAGATACACTATTCTCACGAACTATGTATCTCTACTTTAAATTATGATAATACCTACTACGACATAGGTAATTAGTACTATTTCTATATAAAAAGTGTAGTAAAGAAATAGCACTCGTTTATTCTACTACACATATATAAGGCTTTTAAGTTTTATGATATTTTCTGATTTATATTTCATAATTAAATCAGAATTGCCTCTTTAGCTCAGTTGGCCAGAGCACGTGATTTGTAATCTCGGGGTCGTTGGTTCGAATCCGACAAGAGGCTCAAAAATAATATTCTCCGTTAGCTCAGAGGCAGAGCATTTGACTGTTAATCAAAGGGTCGGTATATCGTAATTACCACGGAGAGCTGTTTTAGGAGAGGTGGCAGAGTGGTCGATTGCGGCGGTCTTGAAAACCGTTGTACTGCGAGGTACCCGGGGTTCGAATCCCTGTCTCTCCGCAATAATTTTAAAGATAAGAAAAATTATAAAAAAAAAACAATTAATTATGGGAAAAGAGAAATATAACAAAGAAGAATTATAATAGATAATTATTAAAAATATATCTCCTTAAGATTGTTGGCTCAGTCTTAAGGAACAAAAAGTCAACGAAGAAAATATCGAAGACTCTTTTTCATATAGTTTATTTAGGGAAGATTTGTTTGGCCGACAATCTTCCCACTATGAAGATAAATAAGAGTTGGATGTTGTGATATTTCAGGATGTGATTAAAATAAATTATATGAAAGATAATAAAAAACTAACAGACGAAGAAATAAAGGAAATTATAGAAAAGAAGTACTCTAAGAAATTACCGCATACTAAAGATTATATTAGAGAGCAGCTTAAAAAAGATCCTAACTATAAGTGTAAATTTAGTATGGTTAAGCAAGATTTTATAGATGAATATTATAGATCTAGGGAAAATTCAGAAATAAAATTATATTATGATTTTTCCCAAGTTCCAGAATTTATTCATACTAAATTAGATAAATTCATATTATCTTATAGGTTAGATAATAAACTTTTGGAATATAATACAAATTTTAAAAGTTTAGTCATTAATAAACAAGATCCGAGTGGGGTTAAAGTTTATTTAAAAGGTAATAAAAGACTATCTAAAGCGGAATTTTTAAAGAGAGCAAAAGAAATTAACGGAAATAAATATGATTATTCAGAAGTTAATTTTAAGTATACTCAAGATAAAATAAAAATAAAGTGTAATAAATGTGGTAAATATTTTTATCAGACAGTTAGTGACCATATCTATAATAAAGCAGGATGTCCGAATAATTGTTATTCTAAATTGAATGATACTATTGAGTTTAGAAAAAAATTGTTTATTGAAAGATCTATTGAAAAATACGGAGAGGATAAATATAATTATTCTGAAATAAATTATAAAAATATCGATACTAAGGTAAAAATATACTGTAATAATTGTAAAAAATATTTTTGGCAAACTCCATATCAACACCTAGTTTCTGTATATGGATGTCCTGACTGTGCAAATAAATTAAAAGACTTCACAAAACATGTAGGGCAATCTTATGGAGAAATATTTGTAATGAAAGCTTTAGAAAATTTAAATATTAATTATATTTCTCAATATAAGATTAAAGGAGAAGATTTAGAAATATCAGATATTAGAAATTATATATTAGTAGACTATTATGTTGAATACAATGGTTTAAAATATTTTATAGAAGTTAATGGACAGCAACATTATATAGATAAACCGTATTTTTATGCTACCACTTCTGAATTTAAGGAAAGATTAAAAAGAGATAAATCTATATCCGATTATAGTATATCCAATAATATTATTTATATTGAAATTCCTTATACTAAATTACAAAATTATGATAAGGTATTTAATATAATAAAAAGAATTTTTATAAATCATGAGGATGTAAATACTGTAATAGGAAAATTACCAGAAATTAAGTATAGAAAGGAGGATCAAGATGGATAATAATTTTATAAATCATACAGATCCTACTTCCCTTATTGATTTATCACAGGTAACTTTAGAACAACAATATGCAAAATTAACTCCAGAAGAAAAAGATTTAGTGGCTTGTAAGTTATTAGGAATGAATCATAAACCTGTAGGAATTCTTACATTTATTTGTGATGATTATTTTCTGGGAAATGAAGGAATTACTAATCATGGTAATGCTGTATTTGACTACTGGAAAGAACAGCTTCCAAAAATATTTCCAAGTCCATTAATAAATAAATATTGTTATATCTCATTTTCAGGTTGCATTGGATCTGGTAAAAGTTTTGCAAGTCGAATAATGGGATTGTATCAATTACATAAACTTGATTGTTGTACGAATGCCTATACTTCTCTCGGATTAGCACCGGGAGCAAAATTAGCATTTGGCTTTTTCCATGCAAATTACGATACGGCGGTTCGTGACTTTGTTCAAGTTTATAAACAAATTATGGGTATTAGTCCATATTTCAAGAATATGTATAATAACCCAGCGATAAGATTTATAGCATCTGGACCTAAATCAACAGGTTCAGTTATAGGTTCGCAGCTAATTTACTGTGTATTATCAGAGCTAGGATTCTGGAGACCCGTAGATGCAAAAGCTAAAATTGATGAAGTTTTAGTACGTTATAATTCACGTTTTGCAGCAGTTAGGAAGACGTTCGGAGCCGTAATCTGCGACTCTTCAGCAAAAGATGAACTAAATGGTGGTTCTCAGAGATTTGAAAGCTCAGTTCCAGAAAAAGAGTTATTTAGAATAGCTCCAAGTCATTGGGAATGTCGTCCTGAAATTTATAGGGAAAGTCAAGGAAAAACATTCGATTTTTATAGGGGAGATTCTAAAAGAATGCCTCAAGTAATAGAAGAAGGAGAGGATATTACAGAACTTGATAAAGATAGGATAATAAAAGTTCCTATTCAATGTAAGTTTATGTTTATAAATAATCCTGAGAGAAGTTTGAATGACCTTGCGGGCTACCCCTATTCTTCAAAAGATATGTTCTTTGGAGGAGATATTTCTCATTTAATGAACTGTGCTAGCATAAAAAATACAGCTCCTGAAGTAATAGAGGTAGATTTTTTTAATAAAGAGGATACCATTTATTCAAAAGTAGATAACATGATATTTAAAATTCCAAGAGGTACTCATCTTTTTGTTCATTACGACATAGGAATAAAGAAAGACTATACAGGAATAGGATTGTGTTATTATACAGGAGAGAAAATATCTCCAGACGGTCTTACTTCTTATCCAACTTTTAGATTTCCTTTGCTTTTAGCTGTATCTAGAAAAAAAGGACAATCGACTAGTTTGGATCACTTATATCAATTTATAAAACATCTTACTAAAAATTATACAATTACTTTTAGTGCTGATACATTTGCTAGTCAAGGTATACTACAATCTTGTCAAAGAGATGGAATAGAGTGTAAAACTATTTCAATTGATAGAACTACTGATGCTGCTTTTATGTTTAAGAATGTAATTAATACAGAGAGAGCAGAACTACCTTATAATCTTAGACTATTCAGAGAGTGTAGTGAATTGAGATTAGTAACTGAAGGGAATCATATAAAAGTGGATCATCCTACAGTTAGTAATTGTACAGATTTCGATTATAAAAATATTGAAAGTGAGATGCCAGGAACTAAGGACGTTTTTGATGCAGCAGCTGGAGCACTTTGGAGTTGTTATCTTAAGTATTCTGAGTATTCCGAAGAAGGTTATTCTGTTGGGGTAAAAAAACAACTTGATTCCCTCAGTAAAATAACAGCGGATCCAAGAGAAGAGTCACAAAAAGAACTTCAAAACATGTTGGAAAATATATTTTAAGATTCTTTTTCCATAATATATAATCAATTCCTAGGATGGCCAGAGGAAAGTGGTCTATTGTTCGATCAAGTCCTAGGAACAGAAAAAAAAGAAAAGAGATATATTTCAATCTCTTTCTTCCATACGTTTTACAAATTCCCATTCTTCTGGAGTAACATAATCCAGAACGCTTTTTGGAATTTCTACTTCTCTATCGTTTAACATTAATTTAACTTTAACAAATAATTTATTAGGAGTAATATCTACATCAGTTACTACTCCATAAAATCCTGTTTTACGAGATTTAACTTTATCTCCTACTTTTAAATTTTTCATAATTTTCTATATTTATTATTACACATATAAGGTTTTTAGAGCTTATGATAATACTACGAAAACAAAAATATAAAGAACTTCCCTGGACCAAAGAAAATATAGAAAAATATAAGTCACAGGAGAATATGTTAAAGCACGCAAGAAATACACCAGGAAAAACGGCTGGAAAATTATTAATAAACCCAGCCAAAGATGAGTTGGTGGGATATATAGCGTGCGAAGAAGATACTATTATTGCTCTAGAAGTTTCTCCGGGGTATAGAGGAAAAGGAATAGCAACTGATTTGATAAATTCTTCTGGGGCTAATAAACTTACAGTATCAAAGAAAAATATAAATGCGATAAATTTATATAAGAAACTTGGATTTGAAATTATATCAGAAACTCCAAAAATATATTTTATGGAGAAATGATTGAACTATAGTATAATTGGCAATACACCAGATTTTGGTTCTGGGATTTCCTGTTCGAGTCAGGATAGTTCAACGAAAGAAAATAATAATAACTAATAAAAACTATGTTGAGAGTTAAAAGATTTAGTAAAGTTACTGATAAAGTTAAAGAAATAGGAAAATCTATTGAACATACAGTAACTCATCCTAAAGAAACTGGTAAGAAGGTGGTGGAGTATGTAAAGAAACACCCAGATGAAGCTATAATTCTTGGAACATCTGATATTGTTCCTGGAGTTGTTGCTGCCAAACTTGCAAAAGCTGGAAAAACAAAACAAGCAGCTATCGCAGGAACTATTGCAGCACTTCCTATTGGTGGTGCATATGTATCAGGGAAAATAGCTATTCGAAAATGGAATGAAAAAAGAAAGAAGAATAAATAGAATAGATTCGAGATGTAGTTCAGTAGATAGAACGCTTGGTTTGGGACCAAGAAGTCGCACGTTTGAGCCGTGTCATCTCGACAGATATCGTGGAATTACTAACATGAATTATAAACCTTTAGGGAGAGTAAAAGTCGCGAGTTACTCTTCCACTACTAAGGATGACATGTTAATAATACAAGGATAGTTTGATATCTCGGGAAGCTATAAAATTTAATTCATGATAGATACTAAATTATTACCAGTACCTTTAGAGTATTCTTGTCCAATAGTAATGAGAGTAAAACTTCCCAGAAGAAATGATAGTGGGAGATTAAACTATTATACGTATGTTCCAGAATAATATAATGTTGGTAGAAATTCCTTACACTATAAGTTCTTTTAAAAGAGTTTCTGAATTTTTAAATAAAGTAGTTTTTGAAAATATTGATCCAAGTACTTTAGTAGATTATAATCTTTTATATGAAACTACAAAAGGAAAATAATATAAAATTTAAATTGAAATATGAAATTTATTGCAAAATTGTTTTCGACAATGCTACCTGCATCTGACAGTAGTATGATACCTCGAGATGTTGCGGAATCTTTCTTTAGTAGCCAAGAGTTTAAACAAGCCTTAGAGGATAGAAAGCTCTTTGGAACATTAACACACTTAGCCAGAAATCTATCATCTGCCAAAAATGGTGGTCCTGCAGTATCTAAGACTATAGGGAAAGATGATCTCCTTTATTGCTAATAATGAGAGGCATAGATAAAAAGTTTATGAAAATGTTTTTAATTGCTGGAAAAAATAATAAATTAAATCAGCAAAAATAGATAATAAAATCTATTTCTCAACGACTAGAGTAAACACTAAGAATACCGATTAATTCTTAGATAATATAGTCTATTATTGATTTTAAAATCAATTAGGTTAAGTTATTAATTGGCGAAAGTTCACCTACACATGTGTTAACTAAAGTTTGGTTCGAAAATGACGGCTGGTGCTATGGGGAGTTTGAGGTTCTCTCCGAAGATGGCCTAGACGATGAAGCTATACAAAGAATCAGAAGAGTAAAGGGCCTTCTTAAAAATGGTTGCAAAATTGGAATTTCCTGTGTCGTTCTTGGATATTGGGAAAATTCTAGCGGAAGTGACTATTTAAAGCGTATGGTTGCGCTAAAAGGGGCTGACCTTACATTAAACCCTTCTTGGAAAAATGCGGGTATAGTTTCAATTGATGGTTCTGAGAGCGAAAAAACATTCTCTGAACTTGATATAGAGTATGATCCTGAAGCTTATAAGGATACAAAAATAAAAGTTAAGCAATTTTCTAACTTCGATTCGGGAGATTTATTAAAGTCTTCTAAGATTAATGGAAAGTTTACGCAATTAAAAGCTAAATCATTTTCATTTAATTCTGAAATAAATTCAATAGAAGATACTATCGTTAGTGAATCTGTAATAGAAGAACCTGTTCAAAAAGATTTCTCAGTAATTGCATTAAGAGATAGAATTCGTGAATCAAAGTATTCAACTCGTCAAAGATTTCGTGTATTGATTCTATCTTACAAACAACTTCTAAAACAGCAAGGCGGCCCAGAGAAAATAGATCCAGAAACACTTAAAATCATGAAGTCTTTGTTTACTACAGATCTTTTGGATATTATGAAGTCGATTACACCAGAAATCATGAATGGAAAAAATCCAGGAACATTACTTGGTGCTTCTAGTTTAGGTAAGAATGTACGTAAATAATATGCGTTTTTTATATGAATTGCTGGAAATATCTAAATGAGATAAATCAGCATCAAATCATACTTAGATAAATCTAAAGAAGTGATTTGTTCAACGACTATGTATATAAACTGTCAAAATAGACAGAAGATATAGTCTAAATTATAAATAAATTTTATAAATACATTGATAAGTGTACAAAAATTGTTCTTACCATATAAGATGGCTATGTCTGAGGTATCTAAAACTAATGCAATATCTAAGGCAAGATATCAAAAAATTCAAGCTGCTTATTCTGACTTTGTTAATGCAATGTTAGAGGAAATATTCGCGCCGAAGAATGGTACGAAGAAAGAAGAGCCAGTAGAAGAAGAAAACCCTGAAGAAAACAGTTAAAAAGATTATGAAAGTAGAAAGACGTAAATTATTCTCTTCTTCGATTTCTCCACGGCGCAAGTTATTTTCAGGTGGAGTAACTCAGGCAGAATATAAGAAAATTCAGTGTAGAGATTGTGGTTATATTATGGATACTTTAGCCACTACAACTAACTTCTTATGTCCTAAATGTGGAGCTGTAAATAGATTTAATGTTTTAGAAGTTACACCAAGTCCTGAAAATACTCCTGAAGCTGTACAAGTCGAAGTATCAAAAATTGAAGAAGTAGAAAAAGGATTCTCAAGACGTTCGTTATTCGGCGGAGATAATAATGCCGCTGTACAAAAAGAATTTTCAGAACCGTCGAACGAATTTGAGGTAAAATTAAAAGAATTTTCTGGCAAAACTTTAAATGAATCAGAAGTTGTTAAGGCATTTGGTATTTCCGCCGAAGATTTAGTTGAAAAAGGTTTTGCTAGTATTGATGAAGATAATAAAGTTACTATTCCTGAAACTGCATTCTTACAATCTAAATTATTCTCTAAGTTAATCGTATCAGTGACTAAGATTTTGGATTTAGACCCAATAGAAGGACCTAAGGAAGACATAATTAATATGTTAGAATCTAAAGGATCTTTAGGACCGAAAGGTATAATGCTAATTAAAAAAGCTCATTCTCTTCCACTTGAAGAAATGAAAGAAGTTGAGTTTTCTAGCACTGAAGAAGTAGAAGATTGGATTGAAGACTCTGGAATTATTGGAGACTTAAAGATAGAATTTGGTAATTCTGCAATGGGAATCAAAGAATTTACAAAAATCCTAGAAGAGAGATATGATGATGCTCCAGATAATATAATAGATATATTAATTGATCGTGGAGTAATCAAAATTCAAGGAAATCAAGTTGATATAATGAAATAAAATATTTATAAAACTCAGTATGAAAAATACAAGATTTATGGAAGTCCTATTCTCAGCTGTAGAGGATAAGGATGAAGAATTAGCAAAGCAAGTAGCCAAAGATATTGAAGATGCTAAGGCTAATGGCTCTGTTGATACTGAAGAAGTAAAATATGAAAATATCGGTGACGGTAAAGTTTCAGTAACAGACAAAGAAAATGGCGAAGTTACTATCGTTGAAAAGGCTTCCGATGAGGACGATACTTATGATATGTATCCAGCTGAACAATCTGAACAAATCGAGGGATATCTTCATCCGGAAGGGGATGGAGTAACTCCGGGTAATCAGGTAGGTGCAGTTGACGAGGAAGTTGAAAGTCATATGGATGGTAGTGCTGTTATTGCACCGAATCTTCCTGATGGTGGTTTAAATCCAGCAGCTGGTCATGAAGAAAGTGTAGAAATTACTGCACAAGAAGGTCCTGAAGCTGTAGAAGAATGCGAAGAAAAAGAATTCTCTGTAAGTACTGATAATAGCGTAGTTCTTAGAATTTTCTCAGATCAAGAATTTTGTGAAAGATTATTCTCAGAAGTTATTGAATCAGAAGAAACAGCTAAAGTAGGTGATCTTAAAGTAGAGAAAACTGGTGAAAATGAAGTAGTTGTTACATCAGAATCTACAGGTGATCAAGCAAAGGTAGAGTTTAATGGTGAAGATATGGATGTTACTGAGCTAGAATCTAAGAATTTTAGTGAAGCAGAACAGTTTGATCCGTTGTTTGTAGTAGGAGTAGATCCAGTAAATCATGTTATTGTAGATGCTCCAGAGTATAACGAAGCATCAGCTCAAGAATTAGTTCAGAGTTTAACAGAAAAAGGAGTAGCAGGAGTTAGAATTTTTGATAACCCCGAAGACGCTCGTGAATATGCTATCGATCTCTTGAATGGTCTTGGTGTAGTTGAAGATGAACAACTTGGAGAACCTGAACAAGCAGAATTTTCAGATCATACTATTTACTTAACTGAATTCCAAGCTGATAATACAGACTTTATGTGTCGTTTCTTCTCTGAATCTGTAGATAGTATTAGTGCAACTCAGGATGCTATTGAAGATGCTATTGGAAATGGTGATGAGATTGAAACAGATTCTGAAGTTATTACACCTATCGATTCTAAGACTGCAGTTATACAGGATAAAAATAAAGATGAATTTACTAAAGTTAGTTTAGAAGGTGAAGAAATGGAGCTTGAAAAGATAAGCGAAGATCAAGCAGAAGAGTTGACAGATCATATCGTTGTTTCTGAAGAAGAGGAAGACGAAGATGAGGAAGAAGAAAAAGAATTCTCTGATGTTTGGTGTGACGAAGCAGAAACTAAATTTTTCTCAGAAAATGAAGAACTTACTCAGTATATGATTCGTTTGTTCTCTGAAGAGGCTGATTCTGCTGAAATTGAAAGCGCAATCCAAACTGGCGAACAAGTAGAAACAGATAAAGAAATTATTACGCCTATCGATTCTAAGACTGCAGTTATACAGGATAAAGAAAATGGCGAATTTACTAAAGCTGAGATGGATGAAGAAGTTCTTGATGTTAATCCTATCTCAGAAGCAGAAGCCGATAATCTAACAAACAGTATTGCAGTAGAAGATAAAGTTGAAAATCATGAAGAAAAAGAATTTTCTGAAGATATCTACTGTAATGAGGCAGAAACTAAATTCTTCTCTGAAGGTGAGGAATTTACTGAATATATGGTTCGTCTATTCTCTGAAGAAGATGGTCATTGTCCAGTAGAAAAAGCTATTGAAACTGGTAAGAAAGTAGAAACAGATAAAGAAATCATTACTCCAATTTCAGCTACAGAAGCAATTATAGAAGATAAGGAAAATGGTGAATTTACTAAGGCTACTATGAGTGAAGATGATATTGAATGTCATCCATTATCAGAAGAAGAAGCTGACAAACTTGAAGAACATTCTATTGATAAAGAAGAAAAGAAATTCTCAGGAGATTATGAAGATCCTATTCTTAATAAATTCTTCTCAGATGTTGTAGGTGCAGTTCCTGTTCCTGCTGGAGAAGTAGATCCTAATACTCCTGTAATTCCTTTAGCTGATCCTAATGCTGTAGCTCCTCAGGAAGTAGCAGTTCCGGCAGGTGTTGCTCCTGCACAAGGTGGTGCTACTAGTGTTGAAGCTATTGAAGATAAAGCACTTCAGGCAGTTCAAAGTATTCAAGCAGTAGCAGAAGAAGCAGCTCAGCAAATTATGGAAGCAAAACAAGCTCCTGCACAGGCTCAAGAACAAGATCTTCAGGAAGCTCAGTTCTCAGAAAAGAAATTCAGTGATACAAATGATACTCTAGTATCATGGTTGACTGGAAATAGTTTTCGTAAGTAATTAAATATAAATAGATAGGTTTATGGTTATCCTCAAAAACCATTTTACATAAACTAAAAATAATAAAAACATTATATACATTATGAATACACAGTATTTGCAAATGATGCAGACTCCTTCAATGATGGAGGCTCTTATTAATAGCTCAGTATCAGCAGAAGATGCTAACCTTCGTTCTCGTGAATATGCTAAGATGTTCTCTCGTAACGATGAAATGAAAGATTTGTTTGGTCTAGGTAATGCAGGTAATTTGCTGCAGAAGACTTTCTCTGGTTATGCAGAAACTCCGTTGCTGTCTACTCAGTATTTCAATGCTTCTGTAGCTTCTTATGTAAGCTCATTCGCAGGTTATATGTCTATCGAACGTGACTTTGATCAGCCTAATGGTTTGTTCTATTGGTTCGACGTTTTGGGTGTAACTGATATGCGTTCTGTTATTCCTAACTTAGGTCCGGATAACTATCAGGATATTCAAGCTATGGGTAACTTTACTTTGAATATTACTCCGACTACTAATGCTGACTACTCTTCTTTGATTGGTCGTAAGATTATCCCTGGTACAGTACGTGTTAAGATTGCTACTGCAACTGAAAAATTCGAATTGATCGATAATGGTCAGGGTGCTTTCATGGCTGTTGCTGGTAAGATTTCTAACGGTACTATCAACTATTTGAATGGTCGTGTAGAATTTACTTTGGCTACTGCTTTGGCTGGTGATGCTGCTACAGAAACTATCACTATTGTAGGTAAGGAAGATGTTACTGGTACTCCTTGTAATACTATTGGTGCTTCTAATGCACATGCTAATGATAAGAGATTTATCGCTAAGATGCAACAGCTTGGTTTGGCTACTGTACCTGATATGTTGGTAGCTGAATATAACATTGCTGCTTTAGGTGCTATGAAGAAAGCAACTGGTTCTGATATGGCTACTTTCTTGTTCACTAAGCTTCGTGAATTGTATACTAAGGTAATTAACTATAAATTGGTTTCTACTTTGGAAGAAGGTTATAATGGTAACGTTATGGCTGACTTGGATTTGACTCAGGGTGCTATGACTGGTCAGTTCATGGATTATCGTTCTAGAGTTGACTTGTTCGATGCTTACTTGATTAATGTTGAAAGTGCATTGGCAACTAAAGCTGTTAAGGGTGTTGATGTTACTGCCTATGTAGCTGGTAATATGGCATCTAATCAATTCCAGAAGGGTGGAATGATTGGTAAATGGGAACGTAATACTAAGATGACTTATATCAATGACCTGTTGGGTTGGTATAATGGTATTCCTGTACTTCGTTCTACTGATATTGCTGAAGCTCCGGGTGAAGGTACTTTCTATGCAATTCACAAAACAAAAGATGGTCAGATGGCTCCGCTTGCACGTGGTATCTATATGCCTTTGACTGATACTCCGACTATTGGTAACTACAATAACCCAACTCAGATGGCTTCTGGTATCTACTATCAGGAAGGTACTAAGTATATGGCTCCTGAATTGGTACAGAAGGTTACTTTCAAATTTGGTATCTAATTAAACCATAAAAATCATTTGGATCGTTAAACTCTCAGATCCCTAAAGAATAAAATGATTTTAAACAAAGAGAGGGATTCCCTAGGTCTTATAGACTTAAGGTTCCTTCTCTTTTTAATTTTTACAATTATGGCAAGTACATTTAGATTAAAGAGAAAATTATATTCTGATGATAAAGGCGGAATGAGTACTGGGAAAAAATTAGCTTTAGGTGGCCTCGCAGCAGGTGCAGCCATTCTTGGGGCTAAAAAAGGTGCATTTGGTGCTAACATAATGGCTAAAACTAATACTGGACTAATGAAAGCTGGTAAAGCTGTTGGAGGAAAAGTTGGAGATAGAATGATGATGTCTGGAGCTAAGGATTTTGGAGTTGCACGAGCTAAACAAATTGATAATGCACTTTTAAAGAAAACAGGATCTCAGATGACAAAACAAGCTTTTAATGCAAAAGCTGATCAAAAAGGTATGCAGGCACTTGGAAAAATTATGAAATAATTATGGCAACTTATAAGCTTAAAAGAAAAAATTTTGGATTATTTTCTCCATTCGCCAAAACAGCGGCAAATTGGACTGCAGCAAAAGGAGCTTTTAAAGCAGGAGAAAATGCCAAAGGTTTTAAGAATTTAGCTTCTACTGTGGGAAGAGGCACTATTGGAATAGGTAAAGGATTAGGTGTTGCTGCCGCCGGAACTGCTGCATTAGGTGCTGGTACATTTTTAGCAGCAGAAAATAAAGCTAATAGTTAAGGAAGAAGTTAATCCCTGAAAATTAATTTTAAAATATTAAAATAAGTTTTATGAGTGATGTAATTTACAGAGGTCTTAAACTCTCTTCTAATAAATGTAGGTATTTTCAAGTAAAAGAAGGACAAATAAGCTCTATAGTAGAGGATACTTCAAGATCTACTCTCACTCTAACTTATTCTCCAGGAAGTACTTCTGGAAGTTTATCAGATCTTTTAGGAATACCGTGTACTGAAAAAAGAATCGACATGCTCCCTACAGGACTTCCTAAATTATTTAAAAATACTTATGTTACATTAAATGGACTTAAGTTAAGAAAATTAACTTATGATCCACATACTATTAATATAGTTATTGTAAATGACTCAGAATCTAGAGTTATCCAAAACTATAATTATACAACAATAGTAGTTTCGGAAGGAGATTATAAAAATCCTGAGTTTATAAATTTCTTGTTTTACTCTGGAAATCTTATATATCTTCAACCTATTGGACCTAGACCAAGCTGTTATGAGATAAGAAATTTTCCTAAAATTATAATTAGTTCAGATGATGTTACACTTGAATCTGAATCTGAAACAATATTTACATTAAGAAGGAAATATAATGATTATGTTATAAGAGCTGTAGATTATCAAGATCAATTTATTCTAGAATTACGTAAAATTTTAGATGATTATGGTTTAGAGTTAGTTAGAATTAATAAAGAAACTACATTAACTAAAACATCACATGTTGTTTATCAATTTCTTCAGACTCCAGTGAAAGATAATCATCCTAAGTATTCTGATGATAAAGTAATGCAGCATAAAATACCAGTTGAATTTTATCTAAGAAGTACTGATATGCCATTATTCTTTGACTTTAAAAATAGATATATGAATGTCACATTACTTACTAATTTCTGTGAATTCAAAACATCAGATAGATATGGACAAAGATGGACAGCTGCAATAAAATGGGGAGGAATAACTGAAGATTTTAACCAGACATATCAACAAGATGATAATTCAAATTTCTCTTATCAATGTCAATTCAGATGTGAACTATTTTTCTATGAAGTAATTGATGATAGATATAAATTCCTAGAAGAAATAGTTCAGAATATAGAGTTTGAACGAAATAATCCAGATTATCATTATGAAGTTCCGGTTGATACTGAAACAACAATTATAAACAAAGGGTTATGATAAATTTTAGAAAGAAGAAATACCTTATCCAAAATTTAATGCCGGACGCTATTGAATATTTAAAGAAACAAGGATTACGGCCTAATATTATAACTCCAGAGCAAGCAGATAGCGTTAGTAGAGTTAATTCTAAGGCTATGGTTTTAGTTTCATTTATAAAAAATGAGTCTGGATATTATCAAATTCAAGTACAGGATAAGGAATTATACAATTATACTCAAAAATTAATCAAAGATATTTTTAGAATGAGAATAACTGATATTAATAAAGAAACCAGAGTAATCACAGCAGAAACTGATCACTTAGGAATAGCTTTTGATATTATAGAAATTCTCGCTACAAAATATAATTTATCAGTTGTGGCATGATTAAATTTAGACAGAAAGAATTTACAGAATATGATGCAATGAGAAGTCTTTATGTAAAACTTATGCGATATTCTGATAGAAATAAATTCGGAGTAATAGATACTAGTGCATTAATTCCTGTTCTTAGAGGAAATAATGTAGTAATCGAAAGATTTGTAATTAGTACTTCTATGTTTGGAAAAGATAAATATAGAATGTATCTAAAAATTGGTGCCAAAGCAAAGTTACCAGATGAGGTTAGACTTCCAGGTAAAACATATGATAAACGTCTTGGAAATATGCAATTAAACGTAAGTCATTCTATATTTGCGCCAAAAGATAGTGATCCAAATTGGAATAATAACAATAATAGAGGAAATAATAATACTTCTTTAGGAGACACTTCTGGACCTAGGAATGATAATCCTGAAGAAAGAAGAGGTGGAAAAAAGAAAGAAAAGAAGTATTCAGAATTTCCAGGATCAATTTTAGAGCAAAGAGAATTTAAGAGTAAAGGCGGTGATAAACAATATCCCTATCTATCTGGTTCATTCTCTCCTTCCTTTGATCTATCTTATGAAGTTTCTGAATTGCTTGGAGAGGCTATCAAATATGATAAAAAATCAAGATCATTGGTCTTAGAATTCAAATCTATCGAAGATGCTATTAATGCATTGAATATATTACCCTTCGGATTAGGTTATAAGATATATTTACTTAATGCATGATGATTGTAAAGAGATTTTCTCAAACCAAGATATTAAATACTAATAACCCAGCTCTTGGTTTCACTAAAGGGAGAAAATATGATACAGATATGGATAGACTGGGTAGAATGAATACTTCTCAACGTGAATTAGCTGGAATCGGTAATTTAGGAAAAGAAATGAGAAAATTAAATCAAGAATTAAATCGTGGAGGAAGAGGTAAATGGCAAGATACAGATTAAAAAGAAAATGTTACAATGCACTAACTGAAGCTGCCGGAAATACACTTGGAGGAGTTACAGAAGGAGTTGGTAAAGCTCTTGATAATAAAGTAGCCGGAATCGCTGGTGGTGTTTTAGGAGCTACTAAATTAGGAGGAACTATTGGAACAATGATAGGGGGACCATTTGGAAGTATTTTAGGTATGGGAGCTGGTTATCTCTTAGGTTCTGCAGCTACTAGAGGTCTTGGAAAAGGTCTTAAAACTGCCGGTCAAGATATGCAGACTTAATTATAGGAGGATTTAGATTATGATTAAGTTTAGACAAAAAGAATTTTTTTGGGGAATGGCTTTAAATGCTGCAGGGGCTATTGGTACAGGTCTTTCTCTAAAACAAGGCTCTGATCAAATGAAACAAGCTGAGGAACAAGCAGCACAGGCAGAGGAGCAAAATAGAAAGATGACCAAAGCTTTAAATAAAATTGCAGAAAACGCAAAAAATAATCCACAAGCAGCACAACAAGCAGCAGATGTAATGGGACAAAAACAGTTTGCTCAAATAAATTTTGCAAAACTTACAGCAACTCTTAAGAATAATAAAACTTTAGGAAATGCTAAAGGTCTCGCTAAAGATGTTGGTAAAATTGTGTGGAAAGGAAAAAATAAGCTGATTGGTGGAACTATGATGGGAGCTACAATGGCAGGAGCTTCATATCTTACTGATAAAGCAATTCAAAAAGATATGAAGAAAAATGGAATGCCTCTTGAAAAAACCTATTCTGCTGGATCTATAATGAAAGCAGTAAAAGGTACTGGAAAAGTTTTAGGAGAAGCTGCAAAAAAAAATAAAGGAACGTTAATAACGATGGCTGCTCTAGGTTCTGCTCCCATGGCTCTCGGATACTCTGCTGAAAAAGCTCAATATAAAGATCAGATGGCATTAACTCAGAGAAACTATGCAGTCCCTGGAGTAATGGCAGTTAAAAGATTACTTACTGGCGCTTCTAAATCTGTAAGAAATTCACAGATATTTAAAACTCCTGGACAAACAATTTTAGGTGGACTTTCTAATTTATCTGGCGGAGGTGGTCGAAAAGGTGTATACAAATTCGGTCATCAGTTAAATAGATATGGAAAACACTCAGGTTCAGTATGGTCTCAAAAAGCAGGTAAATTCATTATGGATAACCCCAAAACAGCCTTAGCAGGTAGTATTCCAGTCGGTGCTGCAGTTTTAGGAGCAACATGGGGAACTGGAGAGAAAATAGTAAATAAAACAGCTCGGGCTCTAGATAAAGATGCTTTCAAATATCAAGATTCTAAAAATCAAGAAATACAATGATTATAAAAAGAAAATTATTCACTAAATACGACGATACTGATAATCTTAAAAGAATGAAGGATTCAGATATTCTTGCTGAAAAACCAAAACAGGCTCCTGGATATGGTTCTGTAGCTGGGGCTGCTCTTGGTGGGGCTGCTCTTGGTGGAACAGTTGGTTCTGTAGCTGGAGCTTTTGGAAAGAATAAGGCAGGTCGTAGTTTACTCGGAAGAATGGGTAAAGGTGGAAAAACTGGATTAGTTGTTGGTGGTCTTCTAGCAGGTGGAATGGCTCTTCGAAATAGAAATAAACAAGCTGAAAATAATGAATGGTATAATAAAAGACTTAATTATGCTCAGAGACAGGCTAGACGAAGAGAAAAACAGGATTGGAAGACAAATATGACTCAAAGAGATGGTTATTCCTATTAAAATTAATAAAAAATTATGGCAAAATTTAAACCAAAGAAAATAATCAGAGATGTAAAGGAGTTTTATAAAAATAACCCTACGGCAAAAATTACTACTGCCACTGCTGGATTTTCTGGAACTAATCTTGCTATTAATGCTACTAGAAAAAATTCTGATAAAAAATATCAAGATGAACAGCTAGAAGCAATGGATAGATTAACTAAAGCACTTGGAGGAGTTAATAAAACTTTAAAAGAGGTAGAAGTAAAAGAACCTAAAAAGACAACCTCTTATAAATTTAAAAAAATCTTTTCCGAGAAAAATGATAATAATATGATTACATTTAGAAGAAAAGACTTTAGTATATTATCTGATACTGTTAAAGGAGCTATAATTGGTGGAAACGTAGCTACTCTAAGTTTACCATTATCCGGAAAAGATGCTAAAAATATTAAATATGAAGGAAGTAACCCTACTTTCCGAAAATTAAATGCTCTAAGTCCATTTGCTAAACGACTTGGAGTAGTAGCCGCCGGAACATTAGTCGGAGCAGCTCTTGGAGCCTTAGTTGGTACTATAAAAAAAGGTGATGAGGCTATTTCCAGAAAGTTAACAGTTGACAATAGATTAATGGATAGAGTAGTAGAGGATCTTAAGAAAACAGGTTTTAAAGAAGGCTCCGATTTTACAAGAGATCCTAAAACGGCGGATTCTCTTAAATCAGCAATAAGTGTAGCTATAACAAGAAATTCTGGTGAACTTAGACTTCTAGTAAATACAATAGCAGATAATAAACTAAAAGATATAACAAAAAACATAATACGAAATCTACCAAACTCAAGTGCAGTAACAGAAGAAAGTAAAAGTAGATATAATGAGATTTCTATAACTACTATATCTGATGGAACCGCTGATGTTGGTTTAATAGCTGGAATATGTGAAAAATTTATAAGAAATAAATATCCAGTATATCTCGTAGAAGTTGGTTAAATAAAACAATTAATTATTATATTTAAATTATGGCACAATGGACTGAAACTCTCGAACCGTATGTAAAAGTTATAGAGAGAGTACATACCGCAGCTCTTAATCCTACTGCAGGTGAAAGTTTAATTATCGGAGTGACTTTAATTTCTGATGCAGGCCCAGCAGTTCCTACACTGATCTCTAGTCAATCTGAATTCTTAAAAACTTATGCTTCAGGGGACTTAACAGAAGATTATATGGCATCCTTGAATAATCTTTATCATGATGCTAATAATACAGGAGATAAAAATGTAGCTGCAACAATGTGGATGAATGCTTATAGATTGGCTGGCTCTAATGTTATGCTGGTTTGTAGAGCATCTAAAGCTAACGATATCTACTACGCTAAACCCATGACTAAAACTGATTATAGTACATATATCCTTAGAGATGGTGCTTTAATGAAGGGATTTAGAGATGCTGATAAAGGTGTCGTTAAGTTTGTTCTTGATATTGATGGTGATGATGCAGAACATGATCAAGATGGATGGTCAATTAATTTGAATGGAGTAGGTATTCTTGGTAATCGTACCACCGATGATGGTCCTCAATATGATTACTATGTAAGAACTCTCCCCGACTTAGTAAATCAAATGAATGAAACTAATAAATTCTTCTCTCCATCTTATAAATTCTTCACAGATCCTAATAATATCATCTCTGAAAATGAAACAACTGATCCCGATAAAGCAAAGGCAGTTGTATTCTATGAACTTTATCTAGGACAGGATATGCTAGATACTTCAGACTCTAGATGTCCACTAGGAAAGCAGTATATCGTGATTTGTGAACCTGATTGGACTAGTGATAATCCTAATCAAAAACTTATAGATATTAATGCTTCCGCTTGGTCTGGTTTCGAAGAACAGAAATATTATGCAGTTAATCAATATAACTCTAATACTGATCTGAGAGTTAGAATTAGACGTTTTAATCATGATGCAGTAGTTACCAAAGAATTAACTAACCCCGCTTTGAACGAAAACTCTGATTCTCCTTATATGGTACTATCGGCCGTTCTAGATACCTATACTAAGAAAGGAACAGTAGAACCGTTAGAAAGTATCCTACAGCGAGATTTTTATGAAGTCGCTGTTCTTGATCCTAATATTTCTGACGAAGTACAGTTCTTTAATATAGGTAAAGTAACCGGCCGTGGAGATATGGAAGTATCAGAACTCAATGAACTCCTAAGTATGATTCAACTTCAACTCCCTGACGATATGAGAGAGCTTGGATTGAACTACTATGGATACGGAGCTGATGATAAAGTATGGGTAGAACTTGATCCTAATGACCCAAATGCAGGTTCTTATAAACAAACAGTTTCTTCAATGACTGATCTTTATAACTCAAAAGGTATGTCAGTTGGAGATGTTTACCGAGTTGGATCTGGAAGTTCATATAAGTACTATGAATATCAAGAAAATGGTGGAGATCAAGTTTATGCAAAATTAGGTGTAGATCCAACTGAAACAGATATTCTTGATGTATCTGAATCGGATCTTAAGAAAGCACTTGACGAAATCAACATTCAGGAAATCTATGTGGTTGAAGGATTATGTGACCTTGGAAATACATCACTAAGTTTCCAGAATTACTTGGCTAATATGGCTATCAATTCTAACTATTTCTATCCAGTATCAACAGTTCAGAGCACAAATTATATGACTATCGCTAATAATGCAACTAAAATAGCACAAGATTCATATAAACTCTATCTATCTGCACCTTGGGATATCGACTCTGGTACGTTCGGCTGGAAATATTACTGTTCTCCTGCCGTTATTTACTGGGAAGCTGTGGCTAGAAACCGTAGAAATAATGCAGAATTTGCTCCTGTACTTGGACAAACTAATGGTATTGTTCAGTATCAGAGACCTATGACAGAGTTTAATAAAAAAACTCGTCAACTTCTATTATCTAAACGAGTAAATACTGTACTCTGGAATTATCAAACTAATGCTTGGAACATGAATGATAAACAAAATTGTCCAATTTATTGAAATTGAATTTTTATGAACTGCTGGGATTTATATAAAAAAAATAAAAATCAGCAAAAAGGATTACTAATATAAATCCTTTCTCAACGACTAAGTATAAAAGATAAATAAATTTTATTATTTTTCAAGATATAGTCTAGCGAAATTACCAAATAATTTTCTAAAACGAATTATACTAAGCAAAGTGTGGATAATATTGTTTCAGATGAAGGTAACTCTCGTTTAGCTATTCGTATCTCAAAAGCTATGCCTGTACTACTTAAACAGTATATAGGCTGGAGAATTGCACCAAAACTATGGGAAAGTGCGATTGGAACTATCGATTACTGGTTTAAATCAACTATTCTCCCAATGTCTTATAATATCGATGATTACCGTATTATCATCGATGAGACAAATAACCCTGTTCAAATTCAGCGTAAATAATTGCGCCTTGGATTTTTATATTACCAAGAAAAATAAGAGAATTGCTGGAAGATAATAAAATAAATCAGCAAAGAAAGTTTACAAAAATTTTCTCTCAACGACTATGTACTTATTAAAATGATATAGTCTGATCTTAAATATTAATCTTATATTTAAGTTTAACAATAATGCAGAATAAAATGGTGGTTAACGTTTTGGTTAGATACCAGAGAGCTTTGAAATATGTCATCGTAAAGTATATGCGATTATTATACCAATTGCTGGAACTTAATAAATCCAAAGAATCAGCAAAAATAGATATAATTCTATTTCTCAACGACTAGATGTATAATTAAAATTTCATGAAGATTTTAAAAGATATAGTCTGAACATGAGTAGATAATACTTAGCAAACATATTGATATCACGACATTTTCGACGTTGGTATGCAACTTGCAGTCTCAGAGTACGAAGATACTAGAGGAGCAGCCCTTGAATAATAAATAACATGATAGTATGCTGGAGAGATCTGGCATACTATCCTTTATAAATAATAGAATATGCAAAAATTTACAAAAGATGAAATAATATATAATATTATTTCAAAATTAACTAAAGATATTGAATTCCTAGGATTAGAAAACTATTCAAAAGATATATCTACAAAAAAATTAAAAATTATTTTAAGATGTAAATTACATAATATAAGTAAAATTATAAAATATTCTAGTTTTATATTAAATGGATGGCATTGTCCTGAATGTTCAAAAATAAAAAGAACACTTCCAGAAAATATAGCAATAGAAAGAATACAAAAATCCATATTAAAGAAAAATAATGAAGGGAGTAATATATCTTTTTTAGGATTTGTAAATTTTTGGAAAGGCTCATCAACAAAATTGATTTTAAAATGTAATATTCATAATATTATTTGGAAAACAACGACCTATAATGGATTTATTTCGAATAATTTAATTGGTTGTCCTGAATGTTCAAAAGAAAGAAAAAAAAGAAAATTAACTAATTTAGAAGCAGAAAATAATATAATCGAATTTCATAAATCATCTTCTACAAATGAATCGTCAATATTTTGTAATATTCATAATAGCTACACAGGTTATAATTCTCCAGTTGAATTAGTTTGTTATAAACATGGAAAATTTTCATGTTATTATAGTTATTTAATGACTGATAAAAGTAGAAATATTATACTATGTCCTAAATGTAGAGAATTATTTGAACGTGAACAGGAAAAGAAAAGATATCATAACTTAATAATAGATAGAGTAAATCATTTAAATAAAAAATATAATATATCTTTAGAATTTTTAGGATTTAAAGAAGAATTTAATTATCAAAATACATATCTAATACTAAAATGTAATATTCATAATCATATTTGGGATACTACTAGACTAGGTATATTTTTAAAACATGAAGGAAAATACTGTATATATTGTTCAAAAACTAGTAGTATTTCGTTTATGGAAAATTCTTTATACTCTATTTTAAATAGTTATTATTTAAACATAATTCGTCAATATAAATTAATAATAAATAATAGAATATTTTATTTAGATTTTTACATACCAAAATTAAATGTAATAATAGAGTATGATGGAAAACAACATTATGAATTTACTTCTTTCTTTCAACCCACATATCAAAATTTCGTAAATCAAGTTAACCGAGATAGATGTTTAGAACAATATTGCAAAGAAAATAATATAAAACTTCTTCGAATTTCTTATAAAGACAATAATAGAATCCCTGAAATCATAAAGATATTTTTCGAAGAAGGAAAAGATATAACAACAAAAGTAGAACCTAAATTATTACCAGTATTATATCATGGATAAAACATTATTAATAGATCTTAAAAAGAAGTTATTTATCAGGAGTGCTCTTATAAGTTTGACGTCTCTTGATGAAATTTTAGCCTTGAACGATTTTTTGAGTCCAGATGAGATATTACTGGAGATAATTAAGGAGTCGTTAAGAGAATTTGAACATACCTTGCCATTGATTCTGGAGATGAAAATGAACCGTTCTCAGATGTGTAGTTGTGAGAACATGGGACTTGAAGGGTATTGTGAGATTAAGAGTAATTTTACATTATTTCTTGATTGTAAAATATCGGAAGATCAGATTATATTAATTCCAAACTCTATTCCTATGTACAGGGTGGGGTCTATATCTTATCCAGCTCCAGGAAACTATACTTACTTCACAGATTATAGACGTCCTTATGTTTTTATGATGGATATGCCCAGTTACGATCAATTCTATATTAGAGGAATATGTAGTCGACCAATAATTCCTGACTTTCTTCCTGATAAAACGTTTAATCCAGGATCATCTAAAGCAGCTATTTATTGGCTGAATGTAGAAGAAGGGTCGAGAGGTACATTTTTTATGGATCTCTGTATGACTCATTTACTAGACTATATTAGGAACCTAAAGGCTTCATTAATGTTACCTAATGTTGGTTTGGAAGTTCTTAATAATATCGATGCTGCATATCAAGAGCTTAGATCTAGGTGTGATAATTATATACTCCAATCTGGATGGTATGGAGATTTACTTGTTTAATATATAAATTTATGATAATAAAAAGAAAGTTGTATTCTCTTGCAGGAACTAGAATATTAGCTGGATTTAATAAAAAAGTTCTTAGAAAGGCTCCAATGGCTGCAAAAAGATCTGCCATAAAAACACAAAATAAAGTTCTTTCTGGAGTAGCAAGAGGTTTAAATAAGGTAGAAGGAGTAAAAATGGCGGCAAATCAAGCAGCCATTAATCCAGGAAGAGTTGTAAATACTAAAGTAATTCAACCATCTATAGAAGCACCTATAACTTCTGTAGCTATGAAAACAGTACCTATTCCTGGAACATCTGCTTTAGTTAGTGTAGTAGGAAAACCAGAGAAAACTATGTGGAAAAAGATTGGAGTTGGTGATAAAATGTCTAAGGCTGCATCTAAGTATGTAGATAGTAAAGGAGGTAGAGTTGTAGAAGATGTAGTAAATAGCTCGACTAATTATTTAAAAAATCTTATGGTATGACAAAATTTAGACAAAAACAATATACAATTCCGGAGGGTCACTATACAGGTCCTAAGGATATGGATAAGGTTCCAGGAGCTATAGAAGTAATCGGAAAATCTGCCTTAGTTGGTGCTGGTATTGGAGGAGTTACAGGTAGTCTCCTAAAAGATGCTAGTATTACCAGTGGTGCTATAACTGGAGGTAAATATGGAACTATAGCAGGTGTAGTATTAAAATTCTTCTTAAACTATTTACACAATCCAATGTCATCTATTAAATTTCAAGAAGTAGATAAATTAATTCGTCGTGAGTTTGGTATTTATAGAGCTTCTGGAGTAACTATAGGAGATTCATTAGATAAAAGAGCAAAAATAGATGAGAAGTTTAGTTTTAATGATCGAAATGTAACAGCTTATAAATTAAATTTTTCAATACAAGATAATTCCATTACCATGTATACTTTTGGAATGACCTCTAAGGAATTGGAAAAGACTTCAGATAGTTTAGACTATTACTGTAAGAAGTATACAGGGATGGAATATAGTAGTTATGCAATCAATTCTAGAAATAATTCTTATTCAGTGGCTATTGTATTTACAAATTATCAAGTTATAGCCAACTTTATAATGGAACTCAGTAATACTCTTGGAGTAAAAATAAATCTTCTTGATAACAAAGCTTTAGTTGAAAATAGAATTAAGGAAGTTGAACAGAAGGATTTTTCGGTTAAGTCTTTAAATAAATATGATTTAAAGAAATTTATTGGGAAAACGGGAAAATTTCTATTTTCCGGTAAATCTGAAGATCTTATCGGTTTAATTTATAGTGCTGCAGTAACTTTTTCTAATGATCCTGATATAATTCCTACATATCGAGGAGACTTTGGAAATAAGTACTTAGAAAATAGCCTTAAAAGACTTCGTTATGTTGAAGGTCTAGATTATACTGTTGGAGAATTTGGTGGAGATATAGGTATTAATATGTCAATGATCTCTGGAATATTCGTAATAACAGTAAATAAAGAGGATACCAACGAACTTAAGAAGATTGATTCTATTTTCTGGAATCACTTAAAAACGATAGTAAATAGGGTAGATACTGGAAAAGTAGTTGTATATAACTACACAATTAAAACAAGAAATGAATTTGATTTTATCTTAAAAAAATTCATGTCAACTGATGTAAAACCTAATATATTTGAAAAATGATAGTACCTAGAATTCGATATTTTTCAGATTTACAAGCTAGAAAGATGATAACGAAATTAACAGAGAAATTGGATAAAGATCGTATCGGGGATTATGAAGTTTCTAGTAAAATTCCCAAAGATGTAATTAGTATATATCCTGATCCATCTTCAATTAAAATATATATTCCAAAAGATCTTGAATATAGTCAGTACGAAATTGATGATTTCATTAGATCTATGGCAGCTCATATTAGAACAATTACGATCCTAGAGAGAGATATATATGTAATGAAACTATCAGGATCTCTTACTTTTGAACAGATATATAAATTAATACGTGAGATAATTGATACAGAAGAATTTTGTACTATTATTGACTGTGATTAATCTTTAAACTAAATATATACTATTATGGCGGATATGATTTCAAAAAACTTAGATAAGGCAAATAGGCTTTATTCTATTGGAATGAAAAATATAAAATTACAATTAAAACTTCTTGGGACTGAATTTGTAGTACTCAGACCAAAGAGTAATTCAAAATGGAAAAATGTTTTTGGAGGTACATATTCATCAAGTAGTACATTAGAGAACGATTATGATCAATTTACTACAATATTGATATTAAATCAGAATGAACTAAGAGATGTATGGAATCGAAACAGAGATAATCTAGAAGTATATACAGATGATGGATCTCTTGAAGTAGGGGATGAATTACAATATACTCGTGGAAAATATACATTCAGATTTAAAATATCTCTTAAAATGGGTTACTCTGAAGTAGCTGAAGTATTCTATGTTTATACATTGAATAGTATTATTGAAACTTTAGATATGTAATTATGAGAGAAAGAAATATAGAAAATGAGATTCTGAAGCAAAATAAAATTCCTGGATGTGATCAACTTACTAGACCTGAGGAAGTAAAAGCTCTTAGTAAATATCTTAAAAGTATTAGAACAACTCAAGAAAATCATACTTCCCTAGAGAAAGATAATCTAGAACTCCCTGGAAGAACAACAGGGAGGATTCCAGAAATTAATTCTCTCGAAGATTATATAGAGGGATTAGATGGGGTTCGTGGTATTAAAAGTCTATATAAAGAATCATCACGAGAACCACTTTCTGATAATAGAAACTCTGACTCGGCGGAAAATCATGGGTTGTATACAGAAAAGACACGTGAAAATCTGTATGATCCTAGGAAAACAGAACTAGAGAAACATCGTGAGGATATAGTAAATAAAAAAAATATCCTTGAACCAACCCTAGAAGACCGCCGAGAAGAATTAACTGAGGAACCAAAAGAATTAAAATCTCTAGGTACAGAAAAGTTAAATCTAGAAGGAGTTAGAGATGTAAGAAATCTTTATATAAATACAAAAGAAAATCTTAAGGTTCCAGAAAAAGATCTAGAGTTAGGAAAAGAAAGAGAATCTCTTATTGATAATCACAACCTAGAATTAGATCTAACAAGAATAGACCTTGAAGGATTTAAAGATTTATCATACAAAGAACAGCTCGAAGTAGATTCTAAAAATGAATTAGATACTACTCGAATATCTTTAGAAAAAACAATTGAAACTTCTGAATTATCTAGTTATAGAGAAGATCTTAAAGAAACGCCGGAGGAATTAGATAAGTTAGAAGATCACAGAGAAAAATTAAATAGTGGAAAAGATAATCTAAAAGAACTTGAAGATACTAAAGTTAAACTCAGAAATCCAGTAGATGATGCTGAACTTTCTAAAACCAAAGTATCTTTAGAGAGAACCGTAGAAGATAAAGAGTTAGAAACTTATAGGGAAAATCTTAGGAAAACGCCGGAGGAGTTAGATGAATTAGAGAATCATAAAGAGTCTCTTAGAAGTGGGGAAGAATTAAAGAGTTTACCTGAAGATAAAATAACTCTTGGAGGTACTGTAAAGGTATTAGAAGAACTTGGAAACACTAAAATAGATTTGGAAGGTACTGAAGAATCTGAGATATCTACTTTAGAGGATTATAGAGAAAACTTAAGTGTAGAAGATAATAATTCTCTTGAAGATACTAAGGTAGATCTGAAAGGTACTGTAGAATACGAAGCTTCTGAGTTAGAAGATGCCAGAATCAACTTAACCGGAACAGAAGAATCCGAACCTAAAAGTCTCGAAGATAAAAGGATAGACCTAGAAGATACAAAGGAGTCTGAACCTAAAGCTCTAGAGAATGAAAGAATTGATCTAGAAAATACTGAAGAGTCTGAGATATCTACTTTAGAGGATTATAGAGAAAACTTAAGTGTAGAAGATAATAATTCTCTTGAAGATACTAGAATAGACTTAACTGGAACTAAAGAAGCTGAGATGTCTGAACTTGAGGATTATCTTGATGATCTAGAAAATACGAAGGATTATGAGGCTTCTGAGTTAGAGGACACTAGAATAGATTTAACCGGAACTAAAGAATTCGAACCTAAATCTTTAGAAGACGAGAGAATAAACTTAGAGGGTACTAAAGAATATGAATCAAGTTCTTTAGAAGATGAAAGGATAGATTTAAAAGGTACAGAGGAAGCTGAACCTGAAAGTCTTGAAGATTTTATAGATAAACTTGAAGATACTAGAGATTTTGAGTTAGAAGATGAAAAACTCGAACTCCCTGAAACTTCTGGAGATGGATATGAAGGTTATACTCCATTAGGTCCGGAAGAATTAGATAGTCTTGGTGGAAATATCAATAATTTCTATGATTCTCTCCTTGAAGTTCCAGAAATAGCTGATGCTCCTAGACAATCTGGAGATTATACTCCTCTTGGCCCAGAAGAGTTAGATAGTCTTGGTGGAGATCTTGGAAATTTTTACGATTCTATTCTAGAAGTTCCAGAAACAGATAATGAAAATTATCTTTCTCCAGAAGAAGTAGAAAAAATCATAGAAAATCCAGAACAACAATATAATTATAAAGATAAGTTACCTGAAGTAGCTAAAGGAAATTCAGCTCCTAGAGTAGAAACAGAAGGATCATATAATTATCTTTCTCCAGAAGAAGTAGAAAAAATCATAGAAAATCCTACTTATTTCTATAACCAACAAAAAGAAATTCCAGAAACAGATAATGAAAATTATCTTTCTCCAGAAGAAGTAGAAAAAATCATAGAAAATCCTACTTATTTCTATAACCAACAAAAAGAAATTCCAGATGCACAAGCTCCTGATGGACAAGAAATTTATAAATATTCAGAAAATCCTGAACTATCTTCTGAACAAGTAGAAGGTCCTCCTATGAAATTACCTAAATTTGGATTAGAATCTCTTAATTTAAGTAATTATCTTAGATGGACTGCTGAAAAAGCCGTGGGCTGGACTGGAGTACATGGAGAGGCAAGACAACTTCTTGTTAATGAAACACTAGCTGGTTTGGTAGTAGCTAGAGACGAGCTTGAAAAAGTAACTAAATCAAATCGATATAGACTCCCTGGAAATGATGGCGGTTTATTGGGTGATTTAGTATCTGGAGGAGTTTCTGGTGCACTTGACAACCTAGGAGACAAGCTCGGAGATGCTGTTAATAGTATCGTTGGAAGCAAATCAGTAGATATATCTAATCCTTTGAATAGACCAGATGAAAATAAATTTAAATATAATGGATTTGAAGAAGCGAATACACGATCAACTAGTAGTAATGCTTCTAATCCTATAAAAAGTCAATCTGTATTTTCTTATGATGAAATCGAACTCTTAAGTAAAATAACTAATGAAGGAGCAAAAAAAAATTCATCATCATCCTTTTGGAAAAAAGCAGGTAGTGCTTTAAAAGATATGGCTTTAGGATCTTCTGGAGGAGAAAGAACATACAGTTTTAAAAATAATTATATTTCAGGTAAAGGTATATTAATTACTCTAGAGGAATTATGTGGGATATCTAGCGATACTGACGATACTAATACTGTAGAAGGTTTATATAATGTATTAAAATCTAGCCCATTTATTACAACTCCAGATAAATTTACCTCAACAGGGTATTCAAATTATAATATTCAAACATTAGATACTAATGCTTTCTGGGAAATTGCTCTTGAACCTTATGCAGGGCCTGAAAATGGAGATCTTAATTATCTTCCTGGAATCCACGAAATAAATATAAGAAATATCGTAATGCATGGAGTAAATACAGCTTATAATAAATGGATTCCATTTACTAGTTTTGATCTTCAAAAATCTAAAATGACATCAAAAACACTGAGCTTGTATGATGGTGAAATTAGTTATCCTGTTTCAATGGAATTTACTAATGAACTTCGAATAACTATCGCCGACGATCAATATAAATCTTGGAGACGATACTTTGAAGAATGTGCTAAAGCTGCAATTTATAATAGCGAAGGACATACATCTGATTATTATATACTGCCCCCGGATGAATATTCACTTACAGCAATAGATACTAATAATGTGTGTATTGCTATGTATAAAAATATATGCTTCAGATGTAGAATATATGTTATGACACCACAATATAGTACAATTCAAAAATTTGATTTGCTTTTAGTAATGAAAGATTTCTCTGAAGAGTATACAGGGGATATTGGAGACGGTGCAGGAGATCTTACGGTATCATTTAGTATCGTAGGAGAGAATCCAAATGAAGGAAAAATTCCAGAAGTTAAGGTAATACAACATAAAGCTCCCGATAATTCTTCAAAAACAGATTACGGTTCTATAGTAGAAAGTGGAGTAAATTCAGTAATGAAACTAATTAAATAATATAAAGCTATGTATTTAAGATTAGGAACAACTAATATAAAGTACTCCACTGAACAAGATGATTTTACAGTATTTTCTGAAGTTGTAGATTCTAAGATGTCATATGAGAAACCAATACTTGTGAGAACTCCTGATGAACTTGATATTTGGTTTGGATCAGATTTTCCAGGGAAAGATTATTATGATGAACTTTTAGAATCTGGAGTTACTTTATTCTTATATAGACCAATTAAGGTTGAACAAAATACTAATGCTCCTGACTATGTTGACCTAAAAGAGTATTCTATAGATCAAAAATTATACTATAACTTAACAGAACTTCCAGAAATCGGAGAAGATAAAGTTTTGTATAAGGTAGTAACAGGAGAAGGCGAATATAAAGAGGGAAATTTGTGGTATACTCTCTATATATATTATCTAGGAGAATATATGAAAATCCTAGAATTACCACAAAATCTTGACACTAATAATACGAGTTCTCTAGAAAATAGGGATGTATTAAACATAAATTATCCAGGTTTTATTGGACCTGAATATTGTTATCCGAAATATATAGAGGAAGGAGATGTTGATTATACTGAAAAAATTAATGAAGAAATATTATTATCTCATCTTCCTGACTTGCTAAGAGTATCAAAAGGGTATGAAACTTTAGCTTATTCTTTAGTATATAACCCTGAGATAGATTTTCACCCGATAGACGAGGGATTAATTTCTAAATATATAATCCTGAAAAAACTTAAAAATGACTCTTATGAAAATATAATGATTTGGTTTAAAGAGGAAATTAATAGTATCCCTAATATTCCAAGTCAGTATTATGATGAAGCAGTCGAGGTCGAAATCAAAGCCAAAGAAAGTAATAAGGAAATTTTCAAGAGGTTAGTAGAAGTTATAATTCCAAGTCAATTAGGTTATACAGTCGAAGGAAATATCTCGGAGGGTTACAAAATATACACATCATATTCTGTTCAGGTTACTTATTTTACTAATATTACTGATCTATTATTCGAACCAGATTTTAACACTACACACAATATACTATCAAAAATCTCGAGCGGAAGTACTAGAGTGAGATTTATATCTAAAACAACTGGTACTGAAGGTGGAGATCCCGAATACTTAGATAGTGATATTAGTGTAAATATTGAGAAACTGAAAGGAGATGATAAGTATAGAGTAACAATCGAGAGGTATAAATATCAAGAAATTTATGAAGGTGGTTTATTTACTATTGGACAGGAAAGACTTGATACTATAATTACTTCAGAGTCTAAGTTAGTTAGATGTATTCTCTCAACATCTTACATAAATCGAGAAACAGGTGAAGAGGTAGAATATAAAAAAGGTACTAAAGAATCTGAATTACCTTCTGGAACATGGTATCTTAAACGAGCCTGGAAAGAAACGGCCGAAGATATAAATGGGGAATATTGGAAAGCGGCAGAGGCTATTTTTGGATCTGACAACGCTGGAATTATCGATTATTTCTTAGTCCCTGATATCTATAAATACTCGGCCGGAATGAAGACAGGCTCAGAGACTAGTTATTATCCAGAATACGAGAGATTTTTAGGGTATGCAAGGAGTTTAGGTTTTCAAGTATTATTCCAAAATTCTGATAATGGATGGACCTACGTAGAAACTCAAGAACTCCCATCGGCCGAAAATATAACCTCAGGAACAATTTATATAGTATCACAACCCACTGGAGGAGTAAAATTCTATAAAGTGGAAAACGGAAACTTAATAGAAACAACTGATCCTGAGGAAACTAATACGGCCGGAAATAACTACGTCTTTAATTATACCTCTGACACTGATAATCGACTCTTATATTTTTATCGAGGGCAAACAATTTTCGGACAAGATAGACCTGGATATTATTTACATATTAGAGGGCTCTTACAAGATATTTACTCAATAACTAGCGATCAGATCTTATATCAAACACCTACAACAGATCCTTACACCTTTGAATCACCAGAAGAAAAACTTGAAGAATACAAAAGTAATTATCTAGTATTTAATAACCAGATATATTATTATAAAAAATATCAAAATGGACAAGACTTCAATACTTCAGGGTGGATGAGATTCTGTATAGGAAAAGTGGCTAGAGAATTGGAAAAGAATAAATGGAAAATTCTTAGTACTAAATCAGCCGGAGATATAAGAGCTAGAATAGAACAGATCTTAAATAGAATATCAGCTGGGTACTCATATATAGATTCATTAGTTATTACTGGATTTTACCTAGACTTACCAAATAACAGACTAGGACTTGAAGTGGAATCTAGAATGAGTGACTTAGTAGATAATGATATGACGATCGATATAACTTTAAATTACGATAAAAAATAATAAAAACTATGGCAAGCGTAGCAAGTTTAGTCCGCGGAAGTGACGGATACATGAAATTTATTGACTATCAAAGTACATATAAAGATAATAATAAAGAATTCCTTCGTGGTGACATGTGGGAACTTCAATTCATTAATGTACCTAAGATAAATAATTGTCTTAGTAAAACTTTGTAAACTGCTGGAAGATCAAGTAAAGATAAATCAGCAAAAATAGATAAAAAATCTATTTCTCAACGACTATTAGCAAAGAAAAGAAATAGCCATAGATTTCTTTTATGATATAGTCTAAACATAGAACAAATGTTTGAGTTTATTTCCCTGGTACTGATATTTTCAATGCTAGATTAAATGCCGTTCAGGTAGGTATTGATTATAGTGTATCAGGTTTTGAAAAGAGAATGCGTGGTAATTATACTATCATTCAGAAGACAGGTCAAAACACAGCTGGAACCCTGTCGTTGGCTTTTGTAGATAAGGAAGATCAGGCAATTACTTACTGGTTTGATAATTTAAAAGTTGTCCATTAAGAGATTAAAAGTTCCTTAATGAATCTTTGTGAACTGCTGGAAATTTTAATCGCTCAAGAATAATAAAAACTAAGAGCGGAAAAATAATCAGCAGAAATAGATATGATTCTATTTTTCAACGACTAAGTACAAAGAAAGAGGGTTAAGCCATAGTTCCTCTTTATGATATAGTCTAGTATGATTTAAAACAAAAACCATAAGGACTATCGCCAGAAAATTGCAGATCGTGATACTAAATATTCTTTCAGAAAGGATGACTTAGTATGCGACCTTAGATTAATCTTAACTAACTCAAGCCGTATCAAAGTTCGTACTCTTAATTTCTATAACTGTATTCTTCAGGATGCTCCAATTGATGAACACTCGTCCAGATTTTTATAATAAAATCTGAATCTTTATGAATTGCTGGAAAATGTAAAACATAAATCAGCAAAAATAGATAATAAAATCTATTTCTCAACGACTAAGGATAAAGAAAGAGAAAGCCATAGTTCTCTTTATGATATAGTCTGAAGTGATATATAAAAATAACACATCAACCGGAAAATGGTTTGTAAATAATTACTGGCCGTTTAGAGAAGTAATTCCCTAAATTATTAGTAAGTAAATTCGGTGAAAGGATAATTCCCGATACCGAGCTAAGAATTATATTTCAATTCTTAGTGTAACGAATAAAGACTTACCAACTTTAGAAAACCCTAAGTTGAATTTGTATTCTGGGCTATAATAATATGATTTATTATAGTTAACATAACCACAGACAGAAGATGGTACAGATAGAGCTGATAAAATTTAATTGTCAGTTTAGGAATAAAATCCTAATAGAATTTTGTGAATTGCTGGGAAATTTATAAATTTGTATAAATAATCAGCAAAGTATCAATAATGATACTCTCAACGACTATGTACAAAGAGGGATTTTCCTTAAGATATAGTCTAGTTTGATAATAAAATATCAATATATTACGATTCAAGTAAGTTTTCAATTTGAACACTACGAAAGAACTTTTGATAATATTTAAAAAAAAAATAACTTAATAAACTAGAAGTATCTAATTTATTATTTCTTATGATTGCAAGGAAGGGTGGATCTGATCAATCTGCCCTTCTTCATAAGAAACATATTAGATATTTCCTTAAAAAATTGCAATCAATATGAAACTTAAGGTAAAAGATACAAAAAGTTTTATTCAAAAAAGTAAAGAAATTTATGGTGATTTATTCGAATATGATAAAACCGAATATGTTACCTGGAAAACCCCATTAATATTAAAATGTAAACTCTGTGGACAATACTTCGAAATGACTCCAGCAAAACATTTAGGAACTTTAAAAAAGAGACCAAAGCACGGAATAGTTGGTTGTCCTGAATGTAATATGAAGAATGGAAACGATTGGAGAAGAGAACAGGCCGCTAAAAAATGGTTTGAAAAAGCAAAGAAAAAATTTGGAGATGATTTTGATTATTCAGAATCTATTTATATATCTAATGAAACTCCAATGAAAATACTTTGTAAAAAATGCAATAAATATTTCTGGCAAACTCCATTAGATAATTTAAGATCTCCTCATCATTGCTGTCCTAAATGCACATTAAAAAGAACTTCCCTTGAACAAAGTATGGGATTAAATAATTTTATTAAAAGATCTATAGAAGTATATGGGTCAGAAAGATATGATTTTAGTAATTCTAAATACATAAATTATAATACTCATGTTAGAATTTATGATAGATTAAATAATGTAGATTTTTTAATACTTCCAAGAGATTTTTTAAATGGATACAATTATGAAACTAATAGAAAAAGTAGTGGAGAAAAATTAGTATTACAATGGTTTGAAGATAAAAAATTTAATCTATCTGATGAAGTTACTATAAAACTAAATAACGAATTTAAAGTTAGAGCAGATTTTATTATATATTCATCCACAAAAGAAATAACATTTTGGATAGAATATAATGGAGCACAACATTATGAATTCGTAGATTACTTTTATAGAGATAAGCGATCCTTTCAAAAACAGTTAAAAAGGGATGAAAACGTTAGAAAATATTGTAAGGAAAATAATATAATTCTTATAGAAATTCCATATACTTACAATACCTATGAGAAAATATCTGAAGTTTTAAAAAGAATTCTCATAGAAGGTGAATCCCCTGATATAATAACTCAGCCAAAAATAATACAACCAACATAAAAACTAAAGAAGAGTGGCTTTGATCGGCTACTTTTCTACTAAACACTAAAACAAATTATTATGAATTTATTAGATATATTATTCCCTAAAAGAAAGCAAGAAAAAGAAGAATTAAAAAATCTAGAGCCAGAGATAAAAAATCTAGAAATTACTTTAGGATTATATGGAAGAACTAATACTGAAGTTTATTACGATCCATTATATGAACGAAATAGAGGAAGAAAATATGATCTCAAAGGCCGAAGGGAATACCTAGAAGACCTTAGAAAACGATTAAACGATGGATATAAGAGCTTAAATGTAATACGAGCTAGTGGATATTTTAATCCAGATAATTCTAATGAAAAAGATACTTTTAATCCCATCATAAAAGAATTACCTAAACCAAGTAAGATTGTGTATGTAGTATTAATAAGAAAAACTATTAATATTCCAAAAACAATAAAAATAGAGAACAGTACTAAATATAAAATAAAAAGTACAAACTCTGAATGTGATAATATAGAGGATTACTATATTATAAGAGAGTTGGATGAAAATACTAAGAAATTTATTAAATCTCTAATATGATCATATTAAGAAAATACCCAGAGGAACAGAAAGAATTTAGTATACTTTCAGAAATATCTCAATTGGGTTTAAGGAAAGGAACGAAAAATTATATCAGGAAACAAAAAAGAGATGTGGTGAACAAATTAATTCAAAATAAACGAGATTTTCTTGCAAAAACGAAGAAGACAGAAAGAAAATTGACTAATCTTCGAAAAGAAACAAAAGAGAATGAATTAATAGCCAATAATCTGAAAAAAGAAGCTAATAGAGTAAACACTGATATAATACCCGATAATAAATTTTCTAAACTAGTACATCAGCCTGAAGGAGATAAATCCTATATTCTCGATAAAGAAAAGAGAAATCTACTTAAGCAAATGTCTAATGATAAAAATTTGGATAAAGCTAGTAGAGAGTTAGCCAGATCAAATTCGGCCAAAGATGCAATTATAAATCTTAACTCTGATGCAATAGGAAAAGACACCCCGTTTGTTGCCCATGAACTAGTTCATGTTAAAAATAGTAAAAAATCTATTAATTCTGCAATTCAAAAACTAGCTGATAAATCTAATAATAGTAAAGGAATATTAGCTGATATTGGGAAAAGAACTATTGGAATTCAAGAAGAAAATAATGCCTGGAAGAATGGAATAAAGGATTTAAAAAAGGCTGGTGCAACGAAAGAAGAGATTAAACATGCCAAAAGTCTAGAAAATGCTGCGGTAGATACATATAGAAAAGGAAATAGTTTAAGAAATAACTTAAATGAAAAGCTATTAAATAAATTACATCCAAAAGAAATAGATAACTATAAAGTATTTCCTGGATCTCATAAAGAAGAAAAAGATTTAATGGAACTTTTTGGAGATGAAGGAAGAACTGAAAGACAGAAATATAATTTAAGAAGAAAAATAATAAATAAAAGGAAATCTAAATAATTATATACTATTATAAAAAAAAACAATAAAGAAGAGTAACTTTGATCGGTTACTCTTCTACTAAAACAATTACTATGAGCCTACTAAATATATTACTTCCTAGATAAAGGATGATAAATCAAGAAATAAAAAGTCTTAAAGAAAAACTTGGATTAACCGAAAGAGATACAAAAACTCTTTTCTATGATCCACATTATATTAGAAATAAATCATTTCAAACAAGAAAAGATTACCTAAAGGAATTAAAAACTATAACTAGAAAAAAATGATAGGGCGCTAAAATGCTTCTCTAAAAGTAAGAAAAAACATTAGAAGGATAAAAAAGAAGATCAACTTTTCGTCAATCTTCTTTGTAGGGACTATTTAAGTGATTCTTTATATTCTTTTATCTCTTTACCACATTGATAGATCAATTCAGAAATACCTTCTGCACTTTCTAATGTATCTGTATTATCTAATACATTAGATACAACTTTACACCAATGTCTATCTTTTTCAGAAAGAGAATCTGGATTTTTCTTATATTTATACATCATTTCTGCACCTAAATTATACCCTGCACCTTTTACCAATTTAAAAGCTGCTATAATTGATATAGTAGCTAATCCAATTTTTAATAATGTTTTCATATCTTTTATATATTTTATTTATTACATATATAAGGCTTTTACTCCTTCCAAAAATTAATATCGGGGGGGGGGTAAAAGTATAAACAATTCCTCCTTGATACAAATATTAAATGATTATAAAACGTAAACTATTTTCTAAAGATTCAAAAGTTCTCGTCCCTTATTTTGAACCTGGCATTACTGAAACTGGTAGACGATATGTAACACTAATCACTAACGATGGAAGAAAGAAGCGGCAATATATAGATCCGTATAGAAAGAGAACTAAAAAAGAATTAGAAAACTAACTTAACTTATTAATTAAAATTATGATAATCAAAAGAAAACTGTTTAGTAAAAAAGAGGAGAATAAAAACTCCAATGACACTAGTTCAAAAGCAAAAGGAACTGCTTTATATCTTGGAGGTGTAGCGGGTCAAGGTATCGCTTCACCTATAATAATGAAACATATGCAAGACGAACCCTCAGAAGAATCTGCAAAAATAGCTGAAAAACTAAAAAGATTAGCTTCTAGACGAGGACATAAAGTAGATAATATTACATATACTGGAATGGGACCTGCATATCAAAATAATAAAATTTATACAAGTGGAACAAAAGCAGCTGATGTTCTTTCACATGAAATGGGACATGCTCACTATGATAAAAGAAAAGTAAAATCAGTAAGTGATGCTATTGGTAAAGTTGCTCATAAAGCTTATCTAAAAACTGGTGGAATGTTGAATCATACAGTTCTAGCTCCTACAGCAGGAATAATAGCAGGTGTTAGATCAGGTAAAAAAGCAGCAGAAAAAGAAGCAGCCGGAGAAAAAGAATCAAAACTCTCCAGACATAGTGGATGGGCATCTGGTTTAGCTGTTCAATCTCCAGGGCTAGTATCAGAGGCTATGGCAAGTAAACATGGTCTAGATTTAATGAAAAAAGCTAGTGCCTCTAAGAAATTAATGAAAGCTAGTCGAAAAAACCTAGGTGTAGCTTTAGGAACTTATGCTGGAGTTGCTGTAACTAATGCAGGAATGTCAGAATTAGCTAGAGGAATTGCATATAGAAAGAAAAAGAAAAAATTAGAGAAGGAAAAAGATAAAAAGAAAGATGATAAATAATTAATACCATCTTTCTTATAAATCGTAACTAAAATATCTTTCCAAAATGACGAAAGTATTTAAAAAAGTTACGATAACCAATAAATAATCCTAATCCTTTCATAATCTTATATATTTTATTTATTACATATATAAGACTTTTAAGGAATATAGAGTGTAAAACTATAAATCCTGGGAAAGTTTGGGATATAACTGCCCAGGAACTAATTAAATAAAAATAAAGAGCTATATGATATTCCAAAAGAAGTACAAAAATCTGGAAAGAAACATTTAAGTAATGCATTTAGAATCCATGAAATTAATGAAGTTAAGAAAATAATCTCAGATAATACTAATAGACTTCTTGGAAAAATAGAAATAAATAAAGAGATTTGGAAACTAATCCAAATCTCTAATCTCAATAGCATAATAACCTTCAGGAATATTCCATACCCCTGGATCTAATGCATTTGTGGGTATTTCTGTATTTTCATTGATAGGATACAAGTCTACTCTTTTATGATCAAGCCAATCTGAACAAGGAGTTTTTGATGTATTATGATAATCCTTTAAAAAGATTAATTCATTTCTTTTTACTCTCATACTTTTATTAGATTTATTAAGATTTTCTACTATTTTTTCAAATCTTAGCATAGGATTTTCTATAGAGCTAATATCTTTATCATCCATAATTTTATAATATTTAAATGTTAATTTCAATAGTGTAGTAACCTTCTGGAATATTCCATATCTCAGAAGATAATGCATTTTTAGGTACTTCTGTATTTTCGTTAATAGGATATAACATTACTATTTTATAATTACATTCTAAATGAGATCTTATTATATCTTTCTCTTCATCAGTAAGTTTTTTCTCAATTACCGCTTCTTTGACTATTCTTTTCATAATTCTACGTATTTAAAATTTATATTACATATACGAGGCTTTCAAATTGATAAAAAGGAGGTTTTATATAGGTTTGTCCCTTATTTATGAGGACAAAGGAGTTTCCCTTATCCTACACCTCTAACCGCTACCGCTAGAGGTGTCTTAGAAAAGAAACATTGAATAAGATATATAGGAAATTTTAATATAATATCATTTTAATTAAGTTGACACCCCTTTGGCCTCTGGGGGCCAGGGGTGGTGTTTCTAGATTAAAAGCTCATAGAAATCCTAAACATAAATATTCCATGTCTCCGACATAATCTTATGTTCTTTATCTATATGAGCAAGTGTCGCAAATTCTTTAGATAATATCTTTTATAGTGGAGAGTCAAAAATAATAAATTAAATCGACAAAATGCGTATAATATCCTTTCAATCCCTTATGATTGAAAAGGGAATCCTCCTATGTCTTCAATTTAAAGAGACATAGAAATTCTTTTAACTGGATTCTCTATTAGATTATAATAAATTTAATAAAAAATTATACGTATATGTCAATACTAAAATTACCTAATATCGTAGTACCAAGAGGTATTAGATATATTTCAGAAATGGATAGTTTATTTAGATTTTATAAACTACCTGTAAAGTGTATAATAAATAAGCAACTACCTGGATGTGGTTTTACAGAATACTGTATTAATGGACCAGAAAATGTTATTCTGTGTAGTCCTAGAAAAATGCTCTTAAAGAATAAGAAGGATCAACATGGTAGAGATGTTTATTTGGTTGTAAATGAACTTGAGAAGGAAATAGAGGTTGATAAAGATCTCTCCAAGATAGATAAAATTAGATCTCAAGTATTTATGGATACTCTTAAAGAAGTAGTTCATGGAAAGGATACAGTTTATAATAAATTAATGAATGAAATTAAAGATTATCTAAATGAGAGGAAGTACTTAGGGGATAAGCCCGCTAAGATCTTAGTTACATATGATTCATATAGAATAGTAAAAGATATTCTAAAAAGTCTTGGAATATTTCAGAGTTTCTATACAGTAATAGATGAATTTCAAACTATCCTACATGATTCTAAATTTAAATCTAATACTGAATTAGAATTCTTAGATATTCTTAAGCAATCTCATAGTGCATTATTTGTATCAGCTACTCCTATGTTAGAGGAATATCTTAATATGTTAGATGAGTTTGATGGTTTACCTTATATTAATATGGATTGGGGTAAGGAGGATTCAACACGAATTATTAAACCAAATCTTAAGGTTTTATCTATGAAATCTACTGGATCTAAAGCAGAAGAGATCATAAAAACATATAAAGAGGGTAACTTTGAAAAATTTATCAAAATGGTTAATGGATATCCTAGGGAAATAATATCAGATGAAGCAGTGCTTTATGTAAACAGTGTGAATCATATTATATCTATCATCAAGAAATGTGATTTACAACCTGAAGAAGTAAATATCCTCTGTTCTAATACTCCTGAGAATCTAAAAAGAATACAAAAGAAATTAGGAAAGAAGTTTGTAATAGGGGAAGTTCCATTGAAAGGAGTAAAATCTAAAATGTTTACATTTTGTACAAGAACGGTTTACCTAGGCGCGGATTTCTATAGTTTATGTGCTAGATCTTTTATCTTTAGTGATAGTAATATAGATAGTCTAGCCGTAGATATCTCAGAAGACTTGCCTCAGATATTAGGACGTCAGAGATTGTTTGATAATCCTTGGAAAAATAATGCAATATTTTATTATAGACCTACATGTGACTATAGGAAGGTTAGTCAAGAGGAATTTGATAGAGAGATTGAGAGAAAGAAAAAAGCTACTAATGATTTACTACTGTCATATAGTTCAACTCCTGATGAGGCAAAATTAACGTTGGCTGAGAGATATCAAAAAATGGCAAAGTCATTTAATTATAAAGATGACTATGTAGCAGTAAATGAACACTCCAGGTCTACTCTAATTCCTGTTATTAATAACCTAGTTCTGGTAAATGAAATTAGAGCCTTCAGGATACAACAATATGACTATAAGGATAGATTTACAGTATTTAGTTCAGTACATAATACACTAGATACAAATGATCTAATAAATCGAGAGGTTTCTGAATTTTTAAGTATGTATCAAGAATTAAAAACATACTATGATAAAATAAAATTACTATGTGAATATAACTTATCTGAGCAGGGGGTTAGAATAATATTAGATCAGTTAGGAGGAGATGAGATAGCATCTCACTATATAGCATTGGGTCCTGATAGATTAAGGAAACTTTATTATAATAAAACTAACATTAAGAAGGAACTAGGTATAGTAACCTTCAGTAGGGAACTCTTAGTTAATACAGTTCTCTCCAAGTTTTCTATTGGAGATAGAATAGGTCAAGCAAGGATAAAAGAAATTCTTAAAAGTCTATATAATTCTATTGGATATTCTGCTATTCCAAAGGCTACTGATTTGGAAGAATTCTTTAATATAAAAAGAGCAAAAGTTAGTGAAGTTCTTTTAGATGGTACAAAAAAAAGAATAGATGCATTAGAGATAATAGGAGTTAAGCCAGAGTATCAAGGAATATATAATAACCTGAAAAAAACAATAAAACAATATTTTATGAGGTAAGTGTTCGATCTTACCTAGGACATAATAATTCTCATTCGCCAGTAAAGGTGAGTGGGAATTTTATTTTGAATAAAATAAAGAAGAAAAATAAAAGAATGAGTTTTTCTCTCATCCTTCTTGTGTAGTAAATAGCTTTAAAATTTTATCTAGATTTTCTTGTTCAATTATTTCATTAGTTTCTGTATTTATTCTCCAAGTCCCAGGAAGTTTTATAACTGTATCTGTTCTTGAATTATCTGTATCAAGTAGTATAGATTCTACTTCAGAGGGTAATACAATTTCTGCAGGCTCGGAGGTAAAGATAGATTGCTGATTTATTATATTGAGCAATTCTTCTAGGTTAGTGAATTTGTTATGATCTATTATTACATATATTTTACAATCTTTTATTCTTAGATCAGCTGTAGGACCTGTAAGTCTAATAAATTCATCTATTACGTTTGTTGTTTTTATTCCTATCTTCATATTCTTTGGTTTTAATTTAACATATATAAGGCTTTGGTATAAAAAATAAGGTAAAAGATAATAAATTTCTTAAGTGATGATAATAAAACGTAAATTAATTTTTGATAATCCTGAACAAAGAGAATTTGGAGTTCCGTGGAAAAAATATATAAAATATGGAGCAAAGTCTATTAAAGATCGAGGCTTAAAAAGAGGAATAAGAAAGCTCAGATTTAAGATTTCCGATGATATAGATAAGTCGATTAAGGCAAATGATAAAGCTCAGATGGCTCTTGATGCATACACTGAAAATACAAAATTTCCTAAAAGACCTGAAGTAATGAAAGCTTTAGGTCAAGAAGCAAAGAAAAGAGGAATAGTTGTAGTTAAAGGGAAGAAAGAGTATAAACCAGTAACAGAAAAGGGAGTAAAGTTATCTCCTGATAGAAGTGAAACTTGGACATTACCTAAAAAATATACCAATAGAAGAGATAGAATTAGATATACTAAGTCAGATTTTCCAGAAGACAGGGAACTTGGAAAAGCTTTATCTCGAGGTAAGCGAGCAGTAATAAATCAAAAGGGAAGTCAGGCCGTGTTTGCTCATGAAATTGCTCATGTTATGAATCAAAGTAAGTTAGGTACAGGAGTTGTATCTAAATTAAATGGTGTGACAAAGCCGATTTATCATAAAAGTAGAAATAAAAATGGATTAGGAAATTATCTTTTAACTTCTGCAACAGGAAAGGTTTTAATAAAAGAAGAAAAGAATGCTACCAAGACTGCAATGAAACTTTTAAGATCAGCTAATGCAAATCCTAGTGAAATGATTGAAGCTAGGAAAGAATTAGGAGCGGATCTTGGAACTTATATGCATGGTTATAAATTTAGTAAAGGAAAAATTTTAAAAGGGATAATAAAACCTAATAGAATAAAGAAGAAAAATAAAAAGAGACCTTAAGCCTCTTTTTCACGAATCTTAGAAATTAGATCATCTACATATTTTTCCGCTAGTTCTTTTGTTTTAAACTTATTATCTATAGATCCGATTGTATAATATCTCTCAGGATCTTTTAGAATTATATCGTAGAATGATTTAAAAGTTTCTAAGTCTTTCTCTTTGATATTTAATATTTTAATACCATTAGGAATATTATACTTTTCCTTAGGTACTTGAATCAATGTAATAAACGAAATTCCTTGTTCAAATACTTTAGCTGTAGTTGATATTTTTGAATTTTGTTTATTAGGTTTTACAATTTTAATAATATCTTTTTTCATAGTTTTATATATTTTGATTTTCTTCATATATAAGGCTTTTAAGTAATAATAATTGTAAAGTTCTATATACCTTTAATGGGGAGGGTGGTGTATAGACTTGTTCTTCTCCTCCCGTGTAATAATATTTTTTTATGATTATTAAGAGAAAATTATTTAATGATAATTCTCATGTTCCTTACTTTATTGATGGTGAAACGAGTGCTAGTAGGAGATATAAGGTATTAGTGGTTGATGGAAAGAAGAAGAAGAGGAGACGATACCTAGATAATTACCGAAAACGCACGAAAAATGAGTTAATAGAGGAAAGATATTATGATGAACTGTAATATAAATAGAAAAGAAGATGATAATAAAACGTAAATTATTCTCCAAGACAAGTAAGGAGAAAAGAGAAATGGCTGCAGATAACCTTGACAGAACTAGAAAAGGTGTAGCAACAATCTATGGAGGTTTGGCTGGTGCTGCTATAGCTACGGCTGGACATCTACATCATAAGTCTGAAGCAAGAAAGGCTCGTGAAGAATTGAAGCGTAGGGGAAAAGAATAAGTGATATAAAATGAGAGTTTAATGTAAAATTTGATAAAATTATGAATATATTAACAGCACAATTGCCATCAGGAGGATATGGTTATAAGTTTCCGAGTGTTAAAGTTAGTCCTATGACATTCTTAGAGATAACTAGATACCTTGAAAATCTACCCTCTGATGATCCGTTAGAAAAATACTTATATGATATTAACTTACTTATTCAGGAAGATGAAACTATCTTAGATTGTTACTTAATGGATGTAGATTTCCTGATATTCTATAAGAAGCTATGTACTGTATCAGGGGAATTATCTTATGAAATAGAAGTAACATGTCCTGAATGTGGTAAGAAGATGAAGAAAACTATATCCTTCGAAAAAGATATTCACTTTAAACAGATCGATCAAAAGATTATGAATGGTGCTTTTATTGAACTTGGAGGGCATAGATACGAGACTATAGTTCCGACAGTTAGAGAGTTTATGAAGGTATTTCAGACTTACCTTAGATATCGAACTGTAACTGACTTGAAGATGATTAAAACTATAGCCTTGATTAAAGATTTTGATTATCAGGGAACACAGATCGAGAAAGATGTCTTAGGGGCTACTCATGGTGATGTTACTCTTTTGCTTGCTCTTCGTGACTTATATTACGATAGACTTGAACCTATTCAACTATATTGTCCTGAATGTAATAAAGGAAAGAAAGCGAAAGAAAGGAGGAGTGTGGCAGTAAGTGTAGAATCTCTTACTGTCGACTTCTTTCGAGACATCTGTAACAATTCCCCAATTGATGGATCTAAAATTTTATTTAAATAAGTTTCTCAAGGCAGATGGGATAGAAGGTTATACTCTGAGTTCTCTTAAGGCGCTTCGAGAGTGTTATGAGAATTTCCTTGATACTACTGAAGGAACTGATCCAGATTTCCCACTTCTTAATTTTGGTGGAAAGAAGGGGCAGAGGCTTAAGGGTATATCAGCAGCACAACGTCAAGCCTACTATGAATCTGAAGCTGAGAGAAAAGAAATGATGGGTGAGGGAGGAATAATAAATGTAAACCTCCTAGACCTATAAAATATAACTCCCCTCTATTAAAAGTTGATCTAGTGGGGGGGGGTTATATTAGTAAAAATTCCCCTAGATCTTTATTATAAAATTATGATCATTAAGAGAAAATTATTTAATATTTCGGATCGAGAAGAGTTAGAGAGATTAAAGAGTATAAAGCCAACACTAGGAAAAAGATTGGCTGCTACTGGAGCTTTAGGAGGAACTGGTGCTCTTCTAGGTCTTGCTGGAGGAAGAGGTGGTGCTTTATTAGGTGGAACTATAGGAGCTGCTACAGGTGCTTATGTAACATCTAACTACTTCAGAAAAAAGCAAATAAATAAATTACAGAAGAGAATTGATAGTGATAATATAAGACGTAATTCTTTAATAGATAACAGAAGAATTAATTGGGAAAATCAACGCCCTATGACATATGATCAATTCTACAAGAAATATCCGAAAGTAAAATCTGATATGAATAGAGTTAAATTTAATGAAAATTATAGATTCACAGATAATTCTATTCCAGATTATAATCAAATAAAGAATATATGGGGTGAATTTGATCCTAAACGTTATATTCCTCTTGGAGTTCAGGATGCTTATGAAAGTTCTTATATGTTTTATGATACAAAAACAGGTGATTATGTAAATGTATGGAGTGATATTGAGGAGCCAGAAAGAATAAAGCGTTTAGATGATTATAAGGAGTTCTACTCTTAAAAACATACAATCCTGGGAAAGTTTGGGATATAACTGCCCAGGAACTAAATTAAAAATAAAGAGCTATGATTATACTATTGAAAAATAAATCATTAACAGGGAGAGAAAAATCTATAGTAGAACAGAAAGAATTTAGCTTGCCAAGTAGTATAATGAAATCTATAAGAAATTTTATTGCTCCTATTAATAAAAGAGATGGATCTAATAAAATAAAGAATCCATTAGTATTATACGCTAGAGATCAGAAAGCTAGAAGAATTAGAGCAAATAGAAAACTAGGAATTGATTTAAAAACAAATGTTCCCAAGAATCCTAAGTTAAATCAGAGTCTAACAAAAGAGATAACAAAGGATGGAGAAAATTGGGTATTGGATAATAATGGCTGGTATAAATTTCAAAATAACGTTGCGAGAGAATCAGCTGCTCCAGTAAATAGAGTTACATTAGGGATAAATAATCTTAAATATACAAAAATTTCTCCAAAAGACTGTATAGATCTTTCAGAATCAAAAGCACTACTAGCTGCTAAAACAAAGAAAAATATAATAAACCTTGAAGGAAGTTTGTTAGATTCTACAACTCCTATGTCTCATGAATATGGACATATATTAAATTCTAAAAATCCAAGAACTAGAAAGGTAGGGATGAGAATTAGAAGATTACAGAATCAAGAAAACAAAACGACCTCTAATAGATTCTTTGGAAAAGCAAAATCTACATGGAATATTGCTAGATTAAATAACTCTATTGTTTCTGAAGAGAAGAATGCTTGGAAGAACGGAATAAATGCATTGAAAAGAAATGGTGCTACTTCAGAAGATCTAAAGTATACTAATAAATATAAAAATGCAGCTTTAGATACATATAAGAGTAGTAGAAATTTAAAAATTGTATCGAAAGTATATGACATGTTTAAATCAAAAAATTCGGTTAATCCAATAGAATCATTAATGAAAGATAGAAAATATAAATGGAATGCAGTAGATCTAGGGTCTAATTTGTAAAAAAAAATAAAAAGTAGAAATCTTTGTTAATCTCTACTTTTTACAAATCATACTTACTTAAATAATCCTTTATTATTTTTAGATCCCCATTATCAAATTCAATTATATTATTAGGTATATCGAATTGCCATTCTCCTGGCGCAGTATAAACGTAATTACACTCTTTACCATCATCTTCTATAATTTGAATATCTGAGGTATTACCTTTATACTCTACCATTGGTCTAAGTCTAATTATTCTTTTATCATTACTAATAGGATTTTTAGTAAATATGAATAGTTCTACTGATTTAGGTTTATCTTCTTCATCCCTAAATGTTAATTCAGCGTCTTCGGTAAATTCAAATTGACATGAAGACACATCTAATTCACTTTTTTTAATAAATCTTATTCCTATTTTCATATTTCTTTGGTTTTATATTACATATATAAGGCTTTGAAGTTATATGAAGATTAAAGAGAGATAAAAAAATAAGGAGGCTATATTATGTTTGGATTTATCAGGAGATATGTAAAGAGAAAGAAGTTTAGGTCTAAGGTAGAAGTAGAACTACATGATATATTAAGAAACTTTTTTGATTTTAACGGAAATATATATATATATTTATTTAGATGAGTATAGTACGGAGAGATTATTGGATTGTGTAGAAGGTCTAAAAAGTCTTCATAACAAGTATTTAGGGAAAGATATCCAATTTTTCCATAATTGCGAAGATATTCAATATATCTTATATTCTAATATTGATCAATTAAGTAATATTATAGAAACCGATTTGGAGTCTCGAGAGTATTTATATAATTTTCTGAAAGATTATATATCTAAAAGAGTTTCTCTTAATGAATTAGATCTAAGTAGGGAATATAATAAAGAATTTTTTAATATTTTCTCAACTATCGTAAATATAATAGATGATGGCGGTATAGGTATTAATTATAAAAATTTTATTAATTCTTATCTATATTCATCTAGTATATTATTTAATGAAATGAATGATATATTGAATGAGTATATAAAATTATATCCACTAAGTAATAAGGATATAGTTCGGGAAAAAGTGACTGTACATGAACCAAAAATGATAAAAGTTTCGGGTGATTATATACCAACAAGTGAATTCGTAGATTATTCAGTATTATATGTAAAAACTCCAAAAGATAGATATGAATTATTATCTCCTTATTCTTTAGAGGATGAAAAATATTATATCAATGAGTTTCGCAAAGAAGATGATACTAAGAAAGATTTTAACTTGGATAATATACTTTCTATAGAACACTTTATAAGAAACTATATAAAACAAAAATAAACAATGGCTGCAGAAGATATAGAAAATAAAGTAAGAAAAATGTCTTCCCAGAAACCAGAGGATGGGAAAGACTTACAACAACTCCAAGAAGCACAAAACCAGATTGTTCAGATAAATGCAGAACGTCAGGGAAACTTACAAACAGCTAGACTCGAAAATAATGCTGATGCGGCTAATAATGAAACTATGAGTCAAGCTGTAGAGATGGCTGCACTTGGAGGATTAGGTGGAGCAGCAGTACAACAACAAGTACAGGCAATGAATCCACAAACTCAGGCTGTCTTAGGAAAATATGGACTTGGACAACCTAAAGTACAGCGAACATCTTCAAGGAGTGTACAAGTAACTCCACAGAAGATAACAATAAATAATAACACTACGAACACAACGACTAATAACGTTGCTGTTCCCGCTGCTAATATTGGTGGTCCTGTCCAAGGGAGAACATTAGCAGTAAAACAAAATCCAGATGAAGGACAGGCTCGATTTAAAACTTGGATATCTAATGCCTTTGCTAAACAGAATCAACAAGCAGCGGCCAGAGAAAAAGAATATCAACGTCGTGAGTGGTCCTTGACAAGAAGTACTAATAAATTAATGAAACACTTATCTGACTTAGGAAAGAGTGTTTCAGAGAGATTAGACCCTAGGAAATTAGCATCTTCGGTAGGTGGACAATTTAAAACTATTCTCTTCCTCTTTGGTACTATGTTCTTAGCAAAAAATTGGAAAAGAATTATTAAATTTGCTGCTAATGTAGAGACTTTCTTTTTTGGAGAACCTGATCCAAATGATCCCAAAGCTCCAAGAGGCAGATCTGGATTTTCTAAAATGTTAATTAGTTTATTTGGAGGAGATCCTAATAGCAATAAATCTACTATACTAGGTTCATTAAAAGACTTGCTTTATACAGGTGATGAAAAGCGTCCTGGAGCATTCGACTACTTATTTTTAAAGATAAAGAATTATTTTTCAGAAGGTGCAGAGGCGATAAAAAATTTAGAGTTGCCAAAAATAGATACAGATGATCTTTTAGGTTCTTTAAAAAATATAGTTGGATATTTTGGAAACGTTATATCTACGCTATTTACTGGAGCAGATGGATTAAAAAAAGGAATTGATAATCAGATAAAAGAGGTTTCTAAAAATTCTAAATATGGATTAACTAGTGATGGTAAGAAAGATTTATCGTGGATAGATGATCGTGCGGATGTTAATGAAAAATTATCAAATTTTTATACACAACATTTTAGAGAATCTTATGGAAATTTAAAAGGTTATGAAGACTTAATAGATTCTAAAGGTAGGTTAACTGATATTGCTAGAGGAGATATAATTCATACAAGGGATAAAGATGCTAATAATTATGTAAGATATTCAGATGTTACTGAATCAGGAGAATTGACTGGTACTGTAGGTTCTACATTTAGAGCTTCTAATGCTGTATCAAGTATGTTAGGTGATAAAAAAACTGTCAATACTGTTGGAGTTACTAGTTTACTTGGAGATATTGAAAAGGCAGTAGATAAAAATGAAGAATCAGGAGATAAGAAGGGTATAGCTATCGAATCTTCAGAATTTTTAACAAGAACAGGACTAACTTTAGATGATATTGATGAATTGAAAAAACGTGGAGATATCACTGAAGGTAGTTTTAAATATGTTTTAGAACCAAAAACTTTAGAGGAATTAGCTTTTGAGTATAAAAATCAACCCCCAGGACCAGAAGAGGCTGCATTAAAAGCTGGATTACAAACTCATTTAGAAAATGTTACTGGTATAGGGGATTTAAAGAAATGGGGTTTTAGATTGGCAGGGTTAGCTGGAGGTATTGCACTTTGTTTTGTTCCAGGAGGACAAGCATTAGCAATTCCTTTGATAGCTGGTGGATTAACTGCTGGTGAGTTAACTGCGCAGGCATCTCAATCACCATGGGTTAGAGGTGGATTAGCTGCTTTAAATACAAAAAAAGCAAGAGTACTTCCTAGATATACTATGAGATTAGTTGATGTAAATGACCCTAGACCAGGAGTAGATTTAGGTCGTATGGGAGATATGTCAACAATTACTGTACCTAAAAATCAGAAAGATGCTACTATAGTTAATGGTTATAGAATTAAAAAAGGGGTAATAAATAGGATTAAAGACAGAATTGGTGGTTTTAAAACGAAAGATAAAGATGGAAATGTATCTTATAAATCATTTGATATAACTGATTCTGAAATAAGAACTAATATGGATAAGCATGTTAGAGGCATACAAACAGCTCTTCATGGAAAAGTGGCTGAAAATGTAGATTATGATTTGAATAATTACAAAGGCATCCAAAATGTACTGGATCTTAAAGCCAAAAATCGTGCTTATGAACAAGAAGTATGGAATAATTCTCCTATGAAAAAAAGTGGCGAATATATAGGTGATGCAGTAGATGGTGTGAAAGGGTATATTACAGGAAATAGACCACCTGAAAAGATAACTGATGAGGTGAGAAAGGCTAGAATACTAAAAGCCATGGATTTTGCTATGAAGGAACTTGGGATGACTAAAGAACAAGCTGCCGGGTTAGTTGGTAATTTTTTAAGAGAGTCTCAATTAGTTACTACTGCTAAGAATCCAGACTCTCCAGCAACTGGAATAGCTCAGTGGTTAGGAGTTAGAAGAAGAGCTTTTGAACATGGTAAACTTAGTGAGAAAGAAAAAAAAGCTGGATGGAAACATTATGATGGACCAGGTTCAGGTAAATCTTTGGGAGATGCATCCTTTGAAGAACAACTTCAATTTGTTAAGTGGGAAATGGAAAATATTCCGGCTTATAGAGAAGGTTTGAAGAAAATAAAAGCTTCAAAAGATCATCTTGAAGCAGCTCGAAATGTTTTTGGATATTATGAATTTTCAGCAGGTCCAGAAAAATCAGCTCAACATATGGAAGATAAAGGGCAAGATGGTTGGGGATCCTTGAAAAAAGGAGAAAATTTTGCAGGAGATGCTTTATTAACTTACAACTCTTTTAAAGGTGATACTCTAGAAAATACCAATACTAATTCCACAAATTCTGAAGAGTCTATTTATATGGCTGATGCTTCATCTACAACTCCAGATAATTATGTAGAACAGAGAACAGATAAAGGATCTAGTATATCTACTTATGATTGGAGTACTGCAGGTGTTAATTCTTTTGGAAGTGATTCTGGATTGATAATGGCTCAGAGTAGTATTTTAGCTCCAGAAAAAGTTACACCAACTACACCAACTTCAGAAAAATCTATTCCAGGTAATACTTCAGAATCTGCTGGACGAGAATTAATAGCTGATGCAGAAAAAGATAAGACGGAAGATCTTTATACAAAAGTTTCTGATATTAATGAAAATATAAAACTTCTTTCAAAAACATCTATAGCACAAGCAGAAGCAATTAATAATGTTTCTACAGCCATAGCATCTCTTAAGTTTGGAGGAAATATAAATATGGGTGGTGGAGATGGAAGAACTAAAGTACAGAGTATTACTACTCCCCCTTATAGAGGATAAATTATTTAAACAATCATAATTATGGCTGGTATTACTGATGAAGAACTAGATAGGGAACTAGCAAGATGTGGATTTAACCCTAAGGATGATAATAGTGGGGCAGTTGTTTCTAGACATCATGCATTTTATTATGATAGACAAATAGATAAAGTTCTTACTCATATAACTCTTCATGCTAATTCTTATTTAGATGGAAAAGGGGAATGGCAAAAAATGGGTTCATCCTATTCTTTAGATGAAGAAGGTTATAATACAGTACCTCTTTATAAAGGAATTCTAAATGAAGATTTTATTGTTCAAGCTGGTAATTCCTGGACTGATTTTGGAGATGATCCTATAGGTGGTATGTGGAATAATCTAAAACCTTATGCTCCATATGCGAAAGAACTTACGAAAACAGCTGAATCAATGTTGAGAGATACAACTGGAGACAGTACTGTTGAAAAACTAGCAAAAAAAGTATTATCTGGTATAGCTACTGCAACTGGTACAGCATCTAAACTCCTTAATAGATCTCTTGTAACTCAGGGGTGTAGATTTTCTTACTATTCTGGAACTAGTACTAGTTTTGGAAATTTAGCTATGAAATTTACAGTACTTCCTGATTATTCTGGTGGAGTATTTAAAACGGTTTCAGAACAGCTTCAAGAGTTATATCCATATATAATGGGTAAATATACTCAAGGAGTTGTTGATGAAAATGGAACAGTACTAGGATCAAAAATTGAATCTAATAAAGAAGGCGTTAATACTGGAATTACTGGAGAAGATGGAAAATTGCTTAATACATTTTTTAGTTGGCAAATGCCTCCTGCTGGATATGAGCCGGATCTTTTAAATATGGATACTATCTTAACTGGTACACTCAAGCTAAAATTTGGGGCTTTTTATGCACTAAATTCTCTTGTATGTACTAATGCTCAATTTAGTTTTTCAAAGCAAGTAGTAAAATATTGGGATGCATCAAAGAAAATGAATACTTTAAGTCCATTATACTGTGATGTTATTCTTAATTTCCAACCATCTACTAAATACTCTGATATATCACTTCAGAAATTTATTAGTGGACAGTCTACAAAAGATTTTATTACTGCTGCGAAAAATAATATGAGAGATGGTCTGAAAAGAGAAAAAGATAAAATAGATAACTTATTAAAATAATAATATGCCATTAAATACAGCAGAAAAACCGGGAAAAATAAAAACTCCTAATCCTCCATCATTAGGAAGTATGGTTAAATCATCTCCTTCTGCCCCAAGAATTGAAGTTCCACAACAAAAACATTATGGAGAAGGAATGAGTAGTGGAACCAAAGTTAGTGGATTTTACTATGATACTAATCGTGGTAATGATTTAATGTCAGTTTCTCTTCATTATAACTCCGTTCTTTATGATGATGGATCTTGGGGTGAATATCACGGTGCAAAAGACGATGATGGGTATTCTTATGAACCATTATGTAGAGCTATTATGTCTGAAGATTATCAAGCTGCTATTTCTAATTCTTGGTCTGAATTTGGAGATGAAAAGATTAATGATGTATTTAATCAATTTAAACCTTATGCACCATATCTATCATTTTTCTCTAAAGAACTTGAAAAAATGAATAGTGCAGAAGAGGAAATGAAGACTGGATCAGAAGAGGATAGGATGGCTATATTTAGTACTATTGGACAAATATTTGATAAAACAACTGATGTTCTAGAAAAATTAGCAAAAGCAGGAACTGATTATTTAAATAGAGCTTTAGTAACTAAGACTGGAAGATTTTCTTACTATTCTGGTACTGGAGTTGGATTTGGTAATCTAACGATAAAATTTACTATATTTTCTGATTATGTAGATGGGAAATTCAAATCTGTATATGATCAGATTATGGAATTATATCCATATTGTTTTGGAAAATTAGTTAAGTTTTTAAATGATAGTGGAGAGCCAGCAAGTAAAGATGATACTGAAGTAGCGTTGATAAAAGAATTAGTTGATAGATATTTTGGTTGGCAGATCCCTCCTGGTGGATTTAAAGCTGAGTTGGATAATATAGATAAAATACAATTTGGAACTCTTAAACTTAAATTCGGCTCACTTTATGCTATTGATAATCTTGTTTGTGAGAGTGCTACTTTCCAAATGTCTAAACAAATGATGAAGAGATGGGATACTGGATCTAAAGAAAATGATCTATGTCCTTTATCTTGTGATATTACAATGACTTTCAAACCAGCATCTAAATTTACTGATGTTAGACTTAAGAGATTAATAGGAGGAGATGCTACACAAAAAGAAAGACAAGCGATGGAGTTAATATTACAAGATAATATAAATAAAAAAATAGAAGAAAATAAAAAATTATTAGGAGGATAAAATGTATACTAAAAAAGATGAGATAATTAGCAATAAGGAAAATCTTTCAAACTATATAGATGGAATAGATGTATATAACTCTAGTATATTAGTATACTTAAATAATCCAATTATAGAAAGAGAATCTTATGAAATAACAGCATATGAATATAGACCAGATCTTATTGCAGAGGATTATTATGGTTCTACTTCATATGCTGGCCTCCTAATGTTACAGGCTGCTAGAGGGCTTGAAACTTATAAAAGAGGCGCAATTTTAAAATTAATTCCAAAAAGAGTATTAGATAACATATTAGGAAGTTTATGAAATATATTAATTCTTATAAGGTTTCTATTAATTTCACTCCATGGTTTGACTCTGGGTATAAATTTGATAATATCCATATGTACGAAGAACTTGGCGGAAAAATAGCTAGTGGGGAAATTAGTATGTCACATGACGGTTCTGGGGAAGCTCTTAAATTAATTACAGATCAATATACTGGACAGATAACTTTGGAGAAGGAAGGTGGAAATATTTATATTATTGATGTTTTCATAATTAATAAAAAATATTTTAAAAACTTTTTAACTCTAAACTTTATCTGTATAAAAGATAAGAAATTTTATACAGAACTTATACAAGCTGAGTGGGATGATATCACTTCAGCTATTGAATCTTTATATCCAGGAAAAAAGGATATAAGATGTAAATGTGATATTAATAATAAACTTACAATTTTTCAAAACTCAGAAACAAATCAATCATTATGTTCTAAATTATCATATGGATTTAAGAAAAAGTCTATATTTGCTTATGGATGGGAAGGGTATTTAATGAAGGAGATTATAGGTATTGATCATGGAGGAAATCAAGAACCATATTATAGTATAGAGGGTTCTTCTGAATTCTTACAATTAGATTCTTATAACCTAAATTATAATCCTTTAATTTATTATACTCCAACTAATCCATGGGAACCGGTTAAAGGAGATGAGAATAATGGGGAGCAAGCAAATAATAGTACAGATGATTATACAGATCTTCAACCTAAAAATTCTAGAACTCTCCAATTTTATGAAGATTATACAATTGTTGGAAAAGATTTTGAACAACTTATGCATAACTATTGGAGAAACTTAGGATATATGAATTCTGATTTCTTCACTGCATTTAGAATAAAAGATTTTGATATGCCTAAATATAAACTTGGTGATATCTTGAAGTATAAACGTGGTGAGCAAAAAACAGAATTACCATTTAAATTATTCTTAGTTCGATCTAATGAATTATTTATGGCTATTGAAGATTCCAGTTCTGTAGGCCCTGATGGAGAGAGTTTTTCTTGGACTTCATTGTTATCAGGTGTAGAGGAAAAAGAAGAAATATTACCAATTGTAGATCCAACAAATTAAATAGAAAAATATGAAAGAAGCAGATTTATACTATACTGGAACAATTGTAGAAGTTTTAGATAAAGTATTGTATGAAATAAAGGTGGATATCCCAGGAATAAAATCGGGAGTTAAGGCATTTCCATTTAGAGGAGAAGTAGATGAGCCAAGAGTAGGTGATTTCGTATTTCTTAAGTGTCTTGATCCAGTATTTCAGAGTTATTACTTATATCAAAAAATAAAAGAAAATGATTATATAGGTTTTAGAAGTAATGGAAAAATGGTAGATATTACACCTGATTATATAAGGGTTGCTATTTTTGATCCAGGAACTGAGTATAATGATCCAAATAATAATCCTAGACCTGAACCAACCGATTGGGTGACTATAGATAAAGATGGAAACATGGATATTAATATGAGATCTAATGTAACTATCAATATAGGAAAAAATTGTGATGTTACTATAAATGGGAAAACAAATGTAGAATTAGTTGGATCTGCAGTAGTTAAAGGATCTGATATTACACTTAAAGGTCCTGGAACATTAACAGTAAAGGGTAAAGTAGTAGCGGGAGGACATACAGCTCTCGGACCTTTTGTATTATCACCTACTTTCTTAACTCCAGGATCTCCTATACCTACATCAGATACTATATTATTAGAGAGTTGATATATTATGAAAAATTTATTAAGTGCATTGTCTGCTAAAGCAGCTCAATCAATATCATTAAAGAAATATCAAGATTCTCTTCCTGAGTTTAAGGATGAATCTAATGAAATAAAAGATCCTGAAGCAAAAAAGAAATATAAAGAAACTCTAGATAATGCTAAGGAGGATATGAAGAAAAGAGGAGAGGAAATGTTGGATAAAGCTAATGAAAAACTTGGTCAGATGTATAATCAAATGATAGAAGATTTCAATGAGCTTGGACAAGATTTAGGTCATCTTTCAGTAGGAACAGCTCAATTTGCTGCGAGAATTGCAATGGTTCCTCCAGCATTGATTTCTGTAACTCCTATGGGTCCTGGCGTTTCTGCTCAATTAGCTCCTCCATTACTTCAACAACTTAAAGCTGAAGGAGATAATCTTAGTGCAGTTTATGATAGAGTTGATGCTAAGGTAAGTAAACTAGGATTAAAATCTCTTATGGGAACTATACCGGTCGTTGGATCTGTAATGAGTATTGTAGAAACTACACAGGCAGTTGCTAAACCATTAATTGCACTAGTTGGAGCTAATGTTGGTGATATCATTGATGATCTTCCTATTCCTGAAATAGAAATACCAATACCTATTCCTGACTTAAGTGCAGCAAATTGTTCTGCTTTTTCTCCAAAAGATTTAGATCTTACGAATATATCAGCATCTAACTGTAGTAAATTTGTAGCTCTCAATGATGATGATCCTACAGTTAAATGTAATAATTGTAAAAATTATAAATCAAGATTATGAATTACCTACTTTCAACAGGTCAAATAACAAATCAAGTGGAGTATTATATTATAGATCTTTTCAAACTCTACTTAAATATCTGGCCAAAGGATATTCCAGGAGCATCTAAAATTGGATTTAACTTTATTTTTACTAATACCAAGAAAAAAGATTTAGCATCTGAAATTACTGGTAGGGTAGAACAGTTAATAACAAAAATAAAAGAGAAATTTACAAAAACACTTGATATAAAAATTGTTTCACTCGACTTAATAGATGAAACAAAAGTAAAACTAGTAATAAGTGTTAATCAGGTAGAGTCTGATGATATACTAGTTGATATAAATGAAACAACAGGATAATTATTATGAAATCATTACAAGATTATATAGATATTTATAGAGGAATAGCTAATAAACTTAATATTACCGGAGATTCTGTAGAGATTTTATCTCAGATGTTAGCTAATGCATCTTTTATTAGTGAAGTAGAAAACATAGCCTATGCACAAGAAGCATCTCTTGAGAAATCTACACTTATCAATTCAAAGATTCAACATTGTGTAGATGATATGTATTCGGTGTTTCGTGGTAGTTGTCCTCGCGTAATTCTTAATATAAAACCCACTAAGTATTTAAGTTTTAATATCTATGATGAAATTATAAGTTCTAATAGTTTTAAGGCTTATTACTTAGGGTATTATGATAAAAATTATACACGGCCGGGAGGTTATGGAAATGATAAAGATATAGCTGGAGACGAAGGTTTTGTATATTCTCCAATTACAATGTCTCCGGCCGTGAATGATACTGATACTTATACTATTATATGTCTAATTGCAAAAGAAACTGTTTCTAGAAAGTGGGTCTTAAATCAAAACAATACTTATTATGTTAATTGTCTAGAAAATGATCTCTCTGATGATTTTTGGGTTAAAGTTAATGATAATTTCTTCTCAACAACTAGATTATTTTCAGGACATATATTAGATGGTAGTATTTTTGATCTTACTCTCCCTGGATTTGGTTCTAGACTTTATGTAGCAGATATCTTTAGAACAGTGATGGAAAGAGAAGAAACACAGACTCCAGCAAATACAGTAGTAGAAGCTCTTTATTATAAATTTTCAACACTCTTGGGGTATAATACTTCAGAATTAAAAAAGCTTAATATTCGTGGAGCTGAGATGGTAGAATTTGATCCTTCTTGGTTGAGTGGACGAAATTATGAAATCTTAGGAACTGGTCTTGCTAGTATGTCTGAAGTTGATAGAGATAACTTAATTACTATCCATTACAAAGCTAATCGTGATAGATATGTGAATTCAATTTTACGTAGTAATTCTGATATTGGTACTGTACTTGAAGAGACTTATCCAAATAAAATCATTTCAGGTGGAACAACTTATAGATTTAGTAGTTCAGCACAAAGTAATTCTATCACTATCTACTATGTTCCATACTCTAATTCTACAATCCTAACAGAAGATGAAAAAACTAATTTTATTGAAACTAAAGGAGCTTACTATATAACTGATAAAATTACTATAGAAAGAGGATCTCAATATACAGCTATTTTTAACTTAGATGTAGAGATATATCAAAATAGTAGTATAGATTCAGAAGTTGGTGATATCTTGGATAATTATAGTAATAAGTTCAATATTAAATTTCCAGAGTTAACAGAAGAAATAAAATCTCTTATAAGTAAAATATCTAACGTAAAGAGAATAATTGACATGGAAATAACTTATACTAATGAAGATGGTTCTGTAGTTTCTCCTGAGATTGTATATGGAGAAGGGAATGTTGTATATTTCTCAATTAACTACATTATTAATTCAGTTATAGAATCATGAAAATATATATACCTAAACACTTAAGAAATATAGAAATCATAGATCAGCTTTATAGAATGATTGAAGATTACGAGGAACAATATTCTTCAGTAGTTTCAACTCAACAAGGTTCATTTGATGATTATTATATTTATTCTGGAAGTGATCCGGTGAAAAATTTCTTGAGATTATGTATTCCAAAATCAAGTCTCCCAGATAATCAAGATTACGAAGAGGTTATAAACTATCTTAGTAAATTATTTTATAGTGTAAAAGGAACTATTCAAGTATTTAATTATATGATACAGTATCTTCCTTTAGATTTCGATGGAGAGATTATATATGACTCAGGAGAAATAACAGTAAACTTTGAGAACTTAAGTGTAGAAAATGAAAGCTTATTTTACGAACTTCTTAAGAAATTTTTAGATGCACTTATATATTATACCAGACTTAATACTAATATAGGTTCTGGAAGTATAGATCTAACTATTCAAAGTAAGTTTCAGAATTATATTGGAGCAAACTTAAGAAGCTATAACAAAATGACAGTAACGCCCTATGAAATTGATTATCAATAATAACAATTTTACGGATATCGGAACAGTAGTGTTTTACAGTCAAGATGACCTAGATAACCGTGAATACAGTAAAGTTCAGTACAGATCTAACAGTTCTTTACTTTACAATAGAGACTTTAGTGAGTATGACTTTTCGTATAACATCACTAAAGATAAGTTTAATGATAAATTTTTAGTAAATTATCTAGGAGAAAAAACCCTGAAAGAAATCGGAGAAACATCAAATTCCCTAGAAAAAATAGAATCAATAATATTCCCAACATCCTCTAGAGAAAATTTAACAGAGGAAAATGATAGATATTTCGGAACTACTATAATATCCAATCAGGTATTCGCTCTTTTTAAAGCCGCCGCTGGAATTAAACGTCTGGAGTTATATGAGGGAATAATCGATAAAAATAATAACAACTCTAGAGGTAGTGACTTTATAGATACTGATTCAATGGCCGCCGCTGGAATTAAACCTACTTCTATTCCTAACTTTATATTAATTTTAGGACAATCAGACGAGACTACAAGCGGCGAGGATTTAGTAAGCGAGAAAGAACTCCTTGATGAAGTTACTGGAGAGAAGATGATTTGGATGCTAATTTCTAATAACTCTGAGGTGGAGAGTGTAAATCTATCTTATAAATCATGGGTAGATAGTACAAATCCTAACAGAAATATGAATAAGTATCTTCTTAGAAATGATGAATACTGGTCTACAATAGATTCAGTTGGGATAATAGAGACTGTTGAAGATGTTCCAGAGATTCTAATTGATGCGAATTCTAGTACTCTCTTAGGAAATGAGAAAATAGAAGATAATAGATTATTAATTCTAGGAAATAAACGAGGATTAATTGAGATGTATAAAGGAGCCGGAGATTATCCTAAGTACTTTCCTTTTACTACGTATAAAATTGGAGATAAAGTAATTCTAGGTGGAAAAGTTTGGGAATCAGTATCAGATAATAACTTTAATAATAATCCGGCGCTCTCATCTAAGTGGATTCTTTCAGAGTTTCTAAATATAAATAAACCAATTAGAATAGTTGTATCAGTAACCCCAGAAATCGGAGGAACTTGCAACCCTATTGGAATAATATCTATCCCTTCTGTCAAAACTCCTATTGATTTTAAAATATATCCTAATCCTGGATATGTTTTGAATGAAGATATACCATGTCTACTTGATGTGAAAGATTTAATTCCATTTCCGCCAAGTAATAATTTTAATTATAATATTCCAAATAACCTAATAACAGTAACTAATTGGGAAGAGGTTCTAAAAACGAATCATCTAATCTTCAACCTAAAATATACAGGATCTTATATAATCTTGAAAGCTATGATATCTGGAGAAAGTGATGTATATGATTATGGTGAATGGAAAAGAAAATTTGGAGAAAATAACTTTATAGTATCTGAATTAATTATAGGTGATGAAACTAAATATGATCCTTATATACAAGAAGATGGTAAAGTAGATGTCCTAATTAATCAGAGAGCAGAAATTAGAATACCAGAACTTTCAGGGTATATTATTTCAAGAGTCTTAGCAAAATATGAAAATGGAGATCCAGATGCACCAGAAATATATTATCCGGAACAAATCAATACCGTTAATAGTATTGTGATTCCTGAAGTTAATTTCTCGGCTGCTACTCTTACATTAGAACTTAGTAGTAAACGAGTAACTATTAGTATTATAGAGTTCTCTGGGTTTGAAGTATCTAATAATTCATTAAAGATAAATTCTGGAGGTAATGCTGTATTTAAGTTTATTTCTGAAGATTATCCAAATAGTAACTTGGAAAAAGTTATTATAGAAGACTCTCAAGGAAATTCATTAACTATTAATAAATTTACAGCAAATGGAAGTATTCAGAGTTTCGGTCCATCTCAGGTATCACTCAGGTCTGCAAATATAAATACTCCAGAAGAAGGAGAATATACCTTGAAGTTAATGAATATATATTATAATACAACCATAAAACTTATAAAGAGATAATATGATACTAAATAATACACACGTTCAAGGACTGTTTTTGTATTCAGAAGAAACTGAATATGAGAAAGGGGATTTTGTTGTCTATGGAAATACTATCTATATCTGTACAGCTAAAAATCCAACTAATAAAACAAATAATACTGTTTCTGGTGTTATTCCTGAAGAGAGTTCTGATAATTATTCACCATATTTAGGAGATAAATTAAATAACATAGAAGAGTATTTTAATTATATAAATCATTCAGAAGAAGAACAAGGCAAAGAAGATAAATTAATTACTGCACATCTTCTATCTCAAATTTTATCCACATACATGATAGGATTTGATGAAAAAGGTATAATTTCTGAATATGTTTATCTTAATTCTGGAGATGATTCATTATCTATTTCTTCTGAGTTATCTGATTTTCTGAACGGAACTGGAATTGACTCTAAAAATATCTTATCAATGATCTTAATCTCTCCAGAAATTAATAATGCTGTATTTAAGATATCGAGAAATCTTCCAGAAATAAGTGAGGTTATATTTAATGATGCTTCTGATATTTATCCAGAAGACGCTAATTATGTAATTCTACGACAATACACTTATACTAATGAACCTAACTCAGATTCTATTTATAGACTTCAAGAATTAATAGATCCTATGGGTTCAGTTGTTAGATATAGATACGGAAAAGGTTATAATAATGGAGATCAGAATACTTTTGATAGCGTTACTTCTTGGTTACCTAGTAGTATTGATAAAGATTGGATGGAAAATATAAAAAAACTTGAAAAACTTTACCTAGATAAAATCGAAGAATTAAATAACTTAGAAAAATCATTAGTAAATAATTTCCGTTTTAAAGAATATCCAATTCCAGAAACAGCTAATGTAATAGAATTTCAATGTACTGATAATACAAAAGATAACTACCTTCCTGTATCTGGATTTGATAAGGAGTCATTTATTCTTACAGTAATTACACAGGAAAATAATACAAATACAACAATTTCTGTAGATCTTCTTGACGCCTATATGAGTCATGATGCAATTTCTAGTTATTACTTAACAGATAGTAGCGCTCTTGTTATAGTTCCTGGAAAAACAGAGGGAAATAAAGGAGAAATTGTCAGACTTTATGTGACTAGTGGAAACATAGTGAATATATTTTATAGAGATAAGTACAAGAAATGAAAAAGATAGAATTAATAACCACTACTTCCGATAATATTTCTATATCACAAGTAACAGGACAAGAAAATGAGAAAGAATTTTACTTAACTGGAAATAATCGAGCATTAGTATGTAATGATTCAAATTATAGAATGACCAGAATATCTGAGTTAAGTAATAAATTAAAACTCAGAGATTGGAATGTAACTAATCGGAGGTTTGTTATCCCAGGTGAAGATGGCTCAGAAGGGAATCTACGAGTATGTATTGATGATTATTCTAAAGGTTCTGGAATAATAAATGAGGTTGATGAAGATACAAGAAGTATTGAAATTGATAAATATGAATTAACTGAAGAAGAAAAAACTCAATTTAATTCATATCTAGATTACCTCAAGAATAATAAAAATAATTACTTAAAAGAAATATATAACTTATATAATAGTATGAATAATAACGAAATTTATTTGTATAGTATTTCAAAAAATGTGGTTGATATTCTAAACAATTCTATTACTATCGATGTTATACCATTCAATTCTGATATCTATACCAATACAGTAGATTTAACAGAACTAATAAATTATTCCGTTAGTCCTGGAGTTTCTACCAAAATTGATCTTGGAATTCAATATTCTAAGTATGAAACTAAGTATGTCGAGGATCCTGAAGATAAAGAAAAATTAATTTTAGTAGGTAACGAAAAGTTATATTCCAAAGAAACAACATTCTCAGGACCTAGATATAATAAACAAGGAGAATTAGTTTCTAAAGACTACATAGAAGAAATTGGATCTGATATTGTAATTGAATGTATTAATAATATTATTAGAGTTGTATCTAAATCAACTGACATAGATGAATGTATTATTAGTAATTGTACAATAACTTATGGAAAATTATAACACAGGATATAGTACTTATGTTATTGGAAATTCTAGTAATATATCCAATAGCTTAGAAGTAATACTATATAATAAAAATGATGATTGGGATCCTAAGTTACCAAAAATATCTCTCTATAATATTAAACAAGTTTACTCTAGCCTGCTTACTTCCTCTGGTGGTAATTATATTAGATTAAGTCGAACTACTTCTAAAGAACCGTTTAAATACAAAAATAATCTTCCTTCTGGATTTACTGTAATAATTTATATGAGTGTAATAGATAATACTCCTATTGGTTATACAGAATTTTTAAATCCTCAAGGAAAGGGTAGTAATATAAATATTTATGTATCTTTAGATTCTAGTATATCTAGTCAAATCCAGATAAATCTTAGTAATTCTTTGGATCAACTAAAGAATAATTCAACAACTGGAAAAAACTTCTTAGATGATATAAATTTATATAACTACCCTGGAGCGAAAACTATAAAGCAGGACCTAGGAACTGATAATTACCCTAGATATACTTCTCATGTATACCATATTCAAGATAATGAACAAATGAATCTTCTCTTGGATTATGGTATTGGAAATAGTACTGGTTTTCATAAAATCAATTTGAATCATGATGTTAATATAGATCCTTACTCACATAATTATGAAAATCATCAAATTGGATTTTATGGAAAAGATATTGTATTATATTCTTGGACAGGTAATAAATATTCTATTAAATCTTTGGTAAAAAAGACAAGATTTGGTAATCCTGAAGTATATACGACTTCATCAGGAGCAGACTATTCTATTTTCGAGGATATGAAAAGTAATCAAGAAATATTCTATTTTTCTGGGAGATTTATAATTACTGTTGGAACTAATTATCCTAGTATTCTTGAATTATATGATACAGAGAAAAGTCAATGGATCTCAACAGATTATCAAAATTTCTTTTTAGATACTCTTGATCCTAGAAGTAGAATTATATCTATTCCTGGAAATATTTCTAATAAAAGTATTACTAACTACATTCCTAGCATTAATAGCACTTTTTTAAATTTAACTGATTATACTAAATACACAAATATCAATATTATCAAAAAAGTTGGAGATTGGTATGTTTTTAAAAATAAACAATCCTCACAAAAAGATTTTCATATCTATAGTTGTATTGATAGATTAGTATATACAGTAAATACAGATGAAAGTCCGATACTAATTAATAATAGTCTTTTAATGATTCATACAGTAGATGAAGATCTGGGGTTAGATTATTATACTATCTACTATGAACCAGGAATTAGTTATTATACAGAAAGAGCTAGAGCAACATCAAGAAATTCAGAATTAGAGTACTCAGAGGAACTTGGAATATTAGTTAGTAAGGATGAAGAGTTTGAAAAATATAAGGGATATTATAATGAGGGAAAAATATTAGTAATTCATCGAAATAACCCAACAGGTATATTTGGAACTATTCTTACAGGATTTAGAAGAAGCTATTTTAAAGCATCTCTCAAAACAGAAGTACCAAAAATTATAGCATCTATCTCTGGACTACTATATTACATTGATGAAGATGGATACTTAAATTATATATAAAATTATGAGAGTTATTTTTGAAAAGGAATTCTTAGAGAGTATAAGAAGGATAGATAACACATTAAAGATAACCAAATATGTAATAGGAACAATTTATAATTCATATACAGTTGGAGAAGAATTCATGGAGAAATTATTTTCAGGTTCTTATCTGTATAATGATGTTAGAAAAACCTCAGAATATCCTCTAAATTCAATCTGGGATAGCAATAAAAAACTCTTAAAAATTAACATTGATATCCCAAAAGAAGAAAAAGCAGCTTTAGTTGAACCTAGTTCAGAATATTGTTTTATTTATTGCTATGGTATATATCCAGATCGAACAGAAAGAATAGCATTTATAATAACAGAACTAGAGGCTGCTGAAAGAAAAATAATTAAGTTCAATAAATTAGATTTAAATATATCGTCTAATCTTTTTGAATTATCTTTTCCAGAATATACAGAAGCAAACATTGAAACAATAGCTGATAGTGATACTGTATTCTTGGAAGGTATAGGTATTGATTATGGAGTTAATATTTTTACCTCTCCTGAAGAAAAAATAGTAACAAAAAAATCTTACTATAAATATATAAGAAATAAGAAAACGAGTGGACATAGTAGCTCATTCTTATATAATAATGTATCCGGTGAGAAGATATACAATAACTCTGTGATTAGGCAAATTACATCTATTCTATCGTTTTCAGCATTAGAAGATACTAGTAGTCTTAAGAAATCTGGAGGGTATATAAATCTATTAGGGACATTAGAATGTGATATGTATAGATTGATAAATGATTATAATATTTCAAAAATAAAAGAAAAAGTTAAAATAGATATAACATCTCTGCCTGTAATTGAAATTTTGGTAAAAGAAAGTAATGGACTAGAATTTAGGGTAGATCAACTAAATAAAAGATTAATATATTCTGCTAATACTACTGGAAAAGAGTTAAGTTCGGTAATAGTCTTAAAAATTACTAATCTAAATCCAATAACAAAAAAGACAAGTATTATAGAATCAGGAGAGATTAGGTTAACTCAATTTGCAATATAATAAATCATGAAACTATCTTTAAAAGAATTTGTTGAGGCTATAACAGAGATAGATAAAAATATAGGATTTTCAAAGTTCGTGAAGTATATTTTTATCTTCTGTTTGGTCTTAGCTATATTTAATTATAAAACTATAATAAAGGATACTATAGAAATATATTCTGAGATTTCTGATAAGATACATTCTGAGAAGATGGAACTTAGAGATCAGTTATTAGTAGAATTAAAACCTCTCCTTACAGAGTTCAGAAGCAATTCTAGAGCTGATAGAATACTATACTTCGAATATCATAATTCTAAAGAAAATCTAGTATCTATTCCCTTCAAATACGTAGAACTTCTCCAACAAGATAACGGTTTTGCTGTACCTTCCATAGATCCAGAACAGTATAAAAGTATAAATACTGGATTGATTACTAGTATCTATGAAGATATTAAGTTTGGAGAAATTGTATACTGTGATGGTCCAAGGGATAGCGTATTTATGGAAAAATACCCTGGGATATACGAATTAGTAAATAGTAGAGATGGTTCTAAAAGACAAATATTTATTAGTATTCCTGGAATAAATCAACCTATTGGATTAATCATTCTGGAGTGGATAAATGAATCTAATATAGAGTTGAATGTAGAAGAAATTAAGAAAACTGCTACTTATAATTATATACCACGAATAAATGCCTTAATTCTATCAAAGTCGCCCGATAGAAACAGGTGGTTATAATTATGAATAAAATAAATAACAATAAAAACAAAAATTTATGAACGAAGAAGTTAAAATTTATGAAGATGCTACTTGGGGTAAGTATGGAAAAGATATTATTCCTAGTAGATTTTATCAGGTCTATAAAATTGAAGGTCCTTGGTTAGGAGATGATGAAAGTACTTGGTATGAATTCGATAGCGAAAATAAGAGTGCTGCAGTTTTAGAACCTGTATATCCTAATTACGAAGTCAATAAATATGGTTTGACTGGTGATAAAGAAGTGGTTAAAGTTACTATTACTCCTAGTGAAGAACTTAAATCACAATATCCAGATGCTTTAGTAAGTATTGATGGTAAATTCTATGATCTAGGTATTCTTAATAATCCTATTGAATTTTATATGGATAAAGATCATAAAGTTTCTATTATTTGGTCTACTGCAGAATTAGTTGAATCTTTCCGAATTATCAAAATTAAATAACAGAAATTCTCTTCTGAAAGCTTCAAAACCTAAATTATGAGAATAGACTTAGAAAAATTATAAAACTAAGTCTATTCTTTTATTATTTTATTCAATTATAAATAAATAATTATGAGTAGTTTAAATTCTTTTCAAATACAAATTTCCAGAAGCAAATACATAGAACGAGATAGAAGTATAGCAAGATTAAGGTTAAATCAACATGAATTCTTAGTCGGAGAGCCTGTTATGGTTAGATATTATTCTAACTCCGAACAAACAGAAACAGATACTATATTCGCTCTAGGTATTAAAAATGGAATAGGAGAAGACTGTTATCAAGTTGTTACACTTGGCGGATTAGATTTAGTTCGAGATGTAGTAACTGAGCTCCCAGACGTATCTCTTCTTGTACATGGAGAACTATATCTTTACAAGGATGAAGATGGGATTTGGAATTATGTATACGAAACTGGTGGGGTTAGACAAATAGAACCTATAACTGGTGGTCCTTTCATTTTTAGTAATATAGAAGATAAATACAGATGGTTTTATCGTGATGGAGTATTAAAACGGGAAGACGATTTCTATACTAAGTCAGAAATTAATGAAATGATCTCTGATTGGGATGTTAATATTCAAGATGCTCTTAAAAGTCTAGAAGAAATTAAGAAGTTAACTTATAAAAACCATTCAGCTACATTTCCATTAAGAGTTAGTTTTTATGACTCTAACAGACAAGATGATGGTACTACTCCTCTTTATCAAACAGGAATTAGAACCGCTGTTAACTTCTTAATCAGAGTAACTATTCCTGATATAGATACAAAAACTGGAGAAACAAATACATACGAAGTTACTAATGATTGTATCTTAGAGCTAAATGGCACACAAATAACTCTCCCTGAAAGTAATAGATATACAGTTTTAGGTCTTACAGATACAACAGAGTATAGATTATCTGTTAGGTATACAGATCCAGATACAGGAATCATAAGAACTGCAACTTCATACTACACAGTTAAGTTTGGTTATAATTTCTACTATGGACAAATTCCTGAAAGTGGATGGAATATAACAGAGGCTGCTTTAAATTCTCTTGAAAATACTGTAGTCGGAAATGAAAATTCAATTGTTACTTTCCAAGGAGATCTTAATTCACAAAAAATAGCATTTGCATATCCAAAACTATATGGAAATCTTATGAGTATTTATGATACAACTTCTGGGATGAATCATATAACTGATTATTCGATAGAATCTTGTAAAGTAAATGATATTGATTATAATGTTTATATAAAAGATGTTGCATTGAATTATAATAATTTTCAGCAAGTTTTCTCATTCTCATTACCAACAGTCTTCGAAGGAACATCTACAGAAGATTCTAGCGTAACCGTAACTGACCTAGAAAATTTAAGACAAGAGATTTTAGGTGGAGCTAGTATAAATTACAATACTCTTGGAAAACTTGAACAAATTATTAAAGGATTGTCAATACGTGAAGGCTTTGTTGGTGGTCCTGGAATTAATTTAGTACAGCTTGAAGATGGTAGTACAGAAATTAGAGTCAATGTTGATAATTCTAGTATTGTAACTGATTCTAATATGTCTATAGCTGCTAAGAATATAAGCGGTGGAAAATATTAATAAATAAAATAAATTATGGCAAATAAAATAGGTTCAAATTTTTTATTACCCGCTAAAGTATTCCTAGATAAAAGACAAGGTATAGTTAGTGGAATAGGAGAATTAGGAACATGGGATTATGATAAATACCCTATTCCTGATGGATTTGAGGTATTTGTAGATGGAAAATGGTATACCTATTACAAGGATATAGAAAAAGATTCAATTACAGGTTTTTTTCGAATTCGAGGTGGTATTAATGTACTTCAAACCACAGGTTCATCTGAGGACGATGTTATGTCTCAAAATGCTGTAACTAATGCATTAAATGGATTAAATGAAAGAATTCAAGATATTATACATAGCCTTGGAACAGTTCTAGAGATACGATTACTTCCAGATTATACAATTTCAGGTAACCCAACAATAAGTGGCGGTCTTTATGAAAATGGAACTAGAATACAACCTTCTTTTGCTTGGGAAGTTTGGTATAATGGGATGAAATTAAAAAGAGAAGACGTTAGTGTAAGCATATATATAAATGGAAGTCTTTTTTCCGGAGGAATGAATAATCCTAGTGAAGATGAATACACTTGGGTATGGGTTTATAATCAAAATATTTCAAGAGATACTGTAATTACTTTATCTGTCTTGTATGGTAATGATAGTTCATCAGATTCTATTGGATCTGTTAGTATCTCTAAAGATATTACTTATGAATTTATTAATTCTAGAATTTGGGGTAAATCTAAGACAAATGATATTAGTAAAATAGTAATTAATGGAAAAACTTACGGAAATAGAAGTTTATCCAAAGAACGTTCAATTGTTTTAGATAATGTAGATTGTAGTATAGATGATGAAGGTAATAATTATACTTCAGGATTATATGTATATTACATGATCCCTACCGAAATTTATGGAGAAGTTAATGAAAATGAAAATCCTATAAGACTTTTAACTGGAAGTATGGAAAATAACGCTTTCTCTTGTAAATTCGGTGAAGAAGATTATTCTGTAATAGTATTTGATTATCCTCAAACAGGAGTTTTAAATATAGAATTTAAATAATATGGAAAAAAATAAAAAAGGTATAAATGTTTCAGCTCCTATAGTTCCTTATACTGATCAAGATACATATCCTACCCACGAAGCAATTTATGGAAAAGGTGGTTGGAAAAGTGTTAGAACAATAGAAGATCTTAAAGCTATTCCAAAAGGAAGACTTGAAGATGGCTGTATAGTAAGAGTTGTGGAATCAAGTAGCTCTTCAGGATCTGCAGTTGAATTTTATTATGATAGTAGCATAAAAGATGGAGCTTCGATACCTAGTTCTATTACTGATCCAATTGAAAGGGAAGTTTATCCTTATAAGTTTAGAAAATGGGCTCCTGGATATCTTCCTACAAAATTAAGTGATCTCGAAAATGATATGGCTTTTATTGCAGAAGTTCATGATACTGAAGAAAATGGAGATTACACATACTTAGATCCGAATAATGCAGATGATAAAAATGCTATTGAAAAAATTCTTGTAGGTAGAGCTAGAGGTATCTATCAAGAATTAGCATTAGCATTCTTAAATAAGAACTCATCTACTACAGTTAAAGTAGATACTAATGAAGATGGTGTAGTAGATGGAAATGATAATAGTATTCCAATCCATGGTTTAGTTACTGTAGATGATACTGGGAAAATACCAAATGATCTTCTAGAATATCCTGGAAAATATGTAGAATCTCTTGTAGCCATGTTTCCTGATGACTTCTGTGAAGATCCTTTAGACCCAGCAGCATACTTTGTATATTTAAATGGAAAACCTAGTAAAATCGATAGTGAAGGTAAACCAGTAACTGCTGACACTCCAAACTCATTTCAATCTGAAGCTTTAAAATGGGATCATCCACAGGTAACTGAAAAGGATCAAAAGTATTATATATCTGAATATTATAAATATAAAGAAAATAATACAGTATACAATGCTTATCGAAACAAAGTAGCTGTTGTAACTTCTAGTGATCCTAATGATTTTTCTTGGACAGCATCAGATCCAATTTGGAATGATATTATTTATGTAGATGAATTTAGAAGAACTGCATTTATTGTTAAGAATGATGGTATTATTGTAGAGAAAAGTATTGGACGTGATTTGATTCGAACTATAGAAGAATTAATGAGACCAGCTACAATCTTAGAAGTACCTACTGAATGGGATAACTGGGGAATATCTGCAAAAGTAGCTTATCAAATTCTTCTTGAAATCGATAAAATAGTTGCTTGGGGTGAAGATATATCCGAAGAGAGAAATAAAAGAAAAGAAGCAGATGAAGCAATAAATAAGAGAATTGACGATCTTTGGGATAAACTTAATGCTCATATCCAAGACAAAAATAATCCTCATAATGTAACTCGTGAACAGCTTGGTGTTGGAGAAAGTGATGAAGTTACATTCTCTAAAGTTACAGCTAATGGATTCTTTATGTCTGTTGGATCTGCAGGAAGAATGGCCTCGGAAGGAATAATGATGAGTGATATTTCTGCTGATGAAGAAACTCACGAGGAAGAAGTTATTAGTGCCGTTAGCGAAAAAACATCTTCGGCACAACTATTAACTTCTCGTGTAAGAATTTCCAGCAGTAGTAACCCATCACTTAGAGTAGGCCCGAGTGATGGAACATACGATTGGCAGGAAGAGCTTGAAAATGAAAGAGAAGAACGTGAAGCCGCTGATGCTGAATTAAATAAGAGAATTGATGAAGTAGAGGCAGCTATGAACGCTCACATTGCTAGAAGAGATAATCCTCACGAAACTAATCGAGGACATCTTAAGATTGATACTACTGATGCTGTTGTATTTAGTAAAGTTAATGCTCCTAACGGTTTCTTCCAAGCTAATGGAACTCCAGCAGTATTTAAAGTAGCAACTCTCGATCCAAAAGAAGAAAAACTTAATGAACTTGAGTCTAAGATAAAAGAACTTGAGGCTGAAATTGCAAAACTTAGAAAGGTATGATTTCAAAATTAATAAAAAACGGAGAAGATATATTTCTGCAAACAACAACTAATGCAGTAATTGATTCTAGTAATAAAACTCTAACTACTATCATTCAAGACCTAGAGAATAATATTTCAGCACTTGAAGCAGAAAATGAAAAACTCAAGGAGACGATAGAGACATTAGAGAAAACACTTACTGATAAAATAACTGAACTAGGAACTAATCTAACTACAAAAATAGAAGAGGTAAATACTAACCTAACTACTGAAATAGGTAAGATTAATACTAGTATCACACAGATTAATGGTAAGATTACAACTCTTGAAAATAATGGAACTGACTACGAAGAAAGATTACAGATGCTTGAAAAGAAAACTCAGAGATTGGGTGAATCTGGAAACTTTAATCAACAAGTTAGCGCTCCAGGATTTTTCGAAAGATAATATAATGGGGAAGAACGATTATAAGTTCTTCCCTTTATTTTCCTTATATATGTTATGAAAGAAATTTATATAAACTCGCCATATTCGATTTGGAACGAACAAGAAATAATAATTCCCATAAAATTTCCATTCAGATCTAAAAAACATATGATGGATACTATAGGATCTCATTGGGAGGATCCAGAAAAAGTACTTAATATTCTAGATAACAGAATTAAAAAGGGAATACTCTTCGATATGGTCTTAAAAGTTAGTAATCGAGGAGGACAATATAAGAGATTTGGAATTAAACAATTTAGGTACTGGATATCTTTTCGACCATATATATTAAAACTTGAGGAACTTAGACTTCATGAGAAAAAGATTAAGAAAGGTAAGTATATCAAGTACCTAATTCCTAATCCTAAACAAATTTCACCATATAAGATGGATCGAAAGACTTTCTTGGAAGATTACAAATATATGAATAAATATTATGATTCTGTTTTATTTAAGTATTCTCTTCACTATGTCTTATATAACTTAAAAGCCTTATAAGTGTATTATAAACTTAAAAGAAAACAGATATGGAAAAAGAAGAAATTTGTTTACGTCTCATGGAATTAATGAGGGTAGAGACAATAAATCACAACTTGTTTTTAGCTAAGCAAGGAGATTATGAAGAAAAATCGGGGAAAATTAAAAGAGAATATTTCTTCGAGAAATACAAAGAGTACAAAAATGGAACTTTCAATTCATTAGAGAAAACGAGGAATGACTTCAAAAAGGAGTATTTTGATAGGATAGAGGAAGTAAGAAAAAAGTACAGTGAAGATTGCATAAATTTTCAAAGAAATCACGAGATGCTTATTTGGAAAATTAAAGATCTGTTACACACTGCAAGATTTAAATGTCCTGATGAAAATGTTATAAAGGATGTTGAAAATTTCTTAAAAACCTGTGAATTACTTAGAAAAGTAGCAGAAGAAATTAGCCTTGATCAAATTGATAGTGAAATGAAAATGGAAAAACTTAGGGAGCTTTTATAAGCTTCCTTTTTTATTCTCCTCAAAGCCTTATTAATGATAGTTTTGTTTAAATCAAAAAATTCCCTGGTCTGTGAAGATCGGGGTTTTTGTTTCATTCCTTGAAAGCCTTATATATGTAAAAAGAATTTAAAAGAATATGGAAAAAGAAAACAAAAAGAAAGAGAAAAATTATTGGAAATTAGCATTTATAGGAATAGGTCTAACATGTGCGGTTGTCAGTATAATTAATTCACATAGAACCCAAAAAAAGTTAGACATTGTCCGTGGAGAAAATCAAAATCTCCAAACAACAAATAAATCCCTTCTGAGACAAATTCAAAATTTAGCCTATCAGAATGGGAAATTGACACAAAAAAGAACTTAAAAATAAGAATATGGAAGAAAGTGTTAAAAAAGAACAACGTCAGTATTGGGCGGTTAATAGAACTTTTCACAGTTCTATGTTCGAAGAAGTATTTAAAGTAGGAGGGAAAGTAATATTTTATACTATCTCTCTTGAAGAACTAAAAAAAATTAGTGAAAATACTCCAATTAACATGAGATTTTTAGGGAATGGAGTCCCTTATAAGAACGCATTAGATAAAGTTGGAGTTAAGTACAAAACAATAACAGATGATGTAGTGTTATCTCCTAGTCGTAAGGATGTACTTTACACTATTATTGGTAACACAACTGTTAAAGAAGATCAAACGGAATTTCCTGACTATACGATCATAGAAGTATATGTTTGTGAAATATGCCGTTAATTAAAGTAAAACAATAAAAATAAAAAAAAATGGAAAGACTAGAAAAAAATGCTTACCAGGAAAAATTGGTAAGAGGTCTGTTAAATTCACTTAGAGAAAATAAAACTATCTCAGACGTACATGTAAAAAACTTAATTAGCGAAGTTCATAGTGAAATTGGAAGAAGCTTGGATAAAGCTTTAATCAAGAGAAAAGCTGATGAGTTGTTATTCACATGGATGAACAGTGAATTAAATATAGTGAAGAAAGAAATGAAAGGAAAAAGAACTCCACTTGTTATTAAGCTGAAAAATGAAGAAGCTATGAATGACGAGGAGTTTGAAATCTTCACTGAAAAAATACTTGAAAAGGTATTAGTAAAAGAATCGGGAAGAGTAAGAAAAGAGCCGGAAATAAAAGAAGAACCGGAAGAAATAACTACTCCCTCGAAGAAAAGGAATAAAGAAGAAAGAATTAGAATAAACACCTTAGACAATATCATGGAAGCGCTAAGTTATTCTATTACATATAACAGAGGTGACGGAGTAACTGGAAATAATGTTGCCAAGGTATTAGGTGTGAAAAGAATAAATCAAATCCAAATAAAAACTTGGGTAAATGGTTTATCAAAACATTCAGTAACGCTAAATGTATATTATGACGGAAGAAATGATAAGTTGGTATTCAGAGAAGCGGAAAAAGACTTATCTATCTGTTGTGAATTATACAGAAAGATTACAGGAAAAGAACCAAAAAGAGAATATTTAAAACTCTTAAGTGGTAAAGAAAAACCGAAAGTATTAGTAAGTAAGACTAGTTCTGCAATAGTAATGAAGGAATCAGTCATTGATAAGAAAATGATTAAAGAAGATTCCTATGAAGATTTATATTATTACGCTGCAGGAATAATTGTTGAACATAGCTATAAAGCGGTAGATATTGATTCATTGTGTACTAATTTGAGAAAATTAGGATATGATGTATCAAAAACTGAACTTCAAGGAATCCTAAGAAAAAGAGCTGAATTTTCTGTAGTAAGATATGGAGCAGCAGTAGGATTAAATGAAGGAGGATGGAAAACTTGGGATGAAATCAAAGAAAAATTCAATCCCAAGAATAACATAAAATGGGTAGATTGTAGACTATCACTAACTCTGGAAGAAATAAAAAATATCTTTCCAGAAACTGAAACATTGTCTATGATAACCGAAAGAGATGGATTTTATAGAGTATATTATAATGGATCGCTCACTGAATTAACGAAGTGGATCCAATTAGCGACAATATCCATCGGAGCAGAAAACTTAAGCAGTTATATATTTGATCAAGATTTAGTTAAGAGAATCAAGACAAGAATAAATCTGCTTAATGAATTTATGCTGAAAGAGGAATTAGGATGTAAATTAGAAACATTATAATCCCACTAATAATTGATGAAAACCGAAAGTCTGTGAAGATGAGTAGGTTTTTATTTTTGTCCCTTCAAAGCCTTATTAATGTATGGAATAATCTATAGAACTTGATATATAGTAGAGTTTTATAGATTTTCTTTTTACAACCCTAGAAACAATAACTTAAAAAATTAAAATATTATGGATTTATTTGGAAGAAATAAAAAGAAAGAAGAAACTGCCGAACTAAAAAGACAGTGTGAAAAAATCGAAGATAATATCATAAGATTATCAATGGCAATATCAGATAATCGACAAGATATTTGGGAGATTTCAGAATTGGTTAAACAAGGAGACGCGTTAACCGAGAAAATAATTGAAAAAATTAATGAACAAGAAAAGAAAGGAGGAAAGTGGTATGAAAGAATTTTTAGAAAATTCTGGTAAGGTTATAAATAAACTTACAAGAGATCAGTCCTTTAATAATCAACAACTAATAAATCTAAGGAAATCTGCAGAACAAAGAGTAGCATTTCTAGAAAATGTTTTGATTTCTAAAGGTTATCATGAAGACGTTATGGAGATAAGAGAAAAATTTGCTCTCGAAGAATTAAACAATAAGATGATGGTTCGAGAGGAAAAATTACTAATTCTCCCTAAGTTTGAACACCTAGTATTAGCAGCGCAACAAGAAATAAACCCAGAACCAAATTTTAGTGGTATATATCCTTGGGCAGAATCTTATAAAACATTAGATCAGAGATTCAAGGATACAATAGACTTAAACCAGACTGAACACTTAATTTGTATAGGTTCAGCAATGGTAGGTTTTGCGGTAGATATGGTATTTAGAGGTGGTCCGGAAAAAGTTTCAGGAATTTCGGGAATGATTCAGAGTCTCTTCGATAATAAACTTTCAGAGGAGACAGTGAAAGAACTTGAAAAACAGGCTAAAGTAACATTTGATCAATCAGTTAATTCTCAGAAATTTGTGGAGAGAGCCGGACATAAGATCAAAGGACTATCACCTAATCTTCATCATATTACTGGAGTAGGTCATGATCCTAGTCCCGCCGGTATAATAACAGGTGTAAAAGACGTGATGAAAAATACGGCGACTTTTATGGACTCTGGAGAAATTCGAACAATAGACATGGAAGGATTTTTTAAAGATGGAAATAAAAGAGTTGCTAAAAAATTAGTAGAAGCATTTAATCTAGTAGTAAAACATCAACTCTCGGATATAAATGGAACCAGAGGATTACCAGCGCCGTTTACTTTCGTGATTGGATACCTGGAAAATTTCGGCGACTATGGACAATTAATTTTTGGAATAGTTGAGAAAATGTACCTGGAAGGATATGATTTTAGATATCACCTTTCAACATATCCAGCTGCATTAATAACAGATATCCTAGTAAGAGTATGTTGGGCAATAAAGCTAATAAATGAATCTGAAGGTAAATTAACAATAAAGAAAGTAATCCCTATGGTAAATTTAAATACTATAGAAGGATCAAAACTCGGAAGAATGTTATTTTATACTCACTTAGAAGCTGTAGCACTTAATACTGGATTTATAGCTGTTACTTTTAAATGTACGGCTGGAAAAAGTTTACTCAAATTTAATTATGGAGAATGGGTTATGTTAGCAAGATATGGCATAACACAATCTAGATGGTTAATCATAAAGAAATCAAAACTGAGAGATAAATTTAGAGAAGGAAAATTCGAAGAAGCAATGAAGGATTTTGAAGAAACTTATAAAGATTTATTTGGAGGTTATATTATTAAAGTAGAAGAGGAGGGTTAAAATTTCCCTCCTTTTTATTCTCCCCTCAAAGCCTTATTAATGTATAAATAATTAAATAAAAATTAAAAGATTATGAAAGAAGAACAAGACGAAAAAAAGAAGAAAGGATTAAGTAAGAAAACAGTTAAATTACTGATCTTTGGCGGAATTGCAGTATTGGTGATCGGAGGAATTGTGTATAGGTTAAAGACTTCGAAAGGAAAGACGAAGTTGATCAATGAAGGAAAACCGCTAGATTACTATTACAGACAATCAGGAAAATATAAACTGGCTCCTCTTACAATGGATACAGGAGTCGGAACATTAAATCTTTCAAACCTAGAGAATACAAACGGAGACTGTTTTTCTTTAGGTTATATAAAAGATGTAAAACCTCTTGGAGATGCAACAATTGAAGGAGGTGATGTAATTAACGTAGAATCTGGAAAAACTACAAAAGTGAATCTAACAACAAAAGTAGTATCACTTGCCAGATTATTATGTGGAGCAGAGTTCGTTAAAACAAGTTTTGAAGTAAGAGGACTCTAATAAAATATAGAAGATAGGACATTCAAAAATCCTGTCTTCTTTTTTCTCCTCCCCGAACAAACAAAAAAGAAGAAGATATTTTGATTTATCTTCTTCTTAATTTTATTCTATATTACAGTTCCTTAAGAGCAGCTTTTATTGAACCTTTAATCATCTCTTGAATTCCTTTTTCAGTTGTCATTGCTCCTGATAACGAGAATTTCCAAGAGTTTCCTTCTCCAGTTCTAACAAAAGTACCAAGAACTAATGCTTTCTTACCAATAAAGTCTGGATTATTGTCGATCTGGAAGTCGGCGAAAGTCTTAAGTTGATTAATCTTATTACTATCTGTTACTTTCATATCCGAACTATAGATCTTCATAGTCGCCGAAGGAATATGATCGAATACAAGCGCTTTAGGATCTCTTCCCATGTGCTGATAAATATTCAAAATCACAGCCATATATTTTACTTCCGGCGCAACTTTTCCAAGCTCCATTCGAATTAACTCATTATCACCTTTTGAGTTATTCTTTCCAGTTAAGTCATCACCAAGTAAACTAGCAACTGAACCATCTTTAGAAATTTGATGTCCGTAATAAACAATATCATACTGTTTCTTAGACTTATCAAACATTACAACGCTAGCATCAAGATCAATATCAAGTTGTTTATCAGGTCGGAATGTTCCAGGATTATCTACTACTTCAGTTTCGATTATCTCTGATGGACCTGTACCAAATAGTTTTTGAAAGAAGTTACCTGTCTTAACTGTCTTTCTTTCAACATGAGTCTTTCTTCCAGTTACTCCACCTTTGATTACTGCCGGAGCCCATCTAAGCCCTACATAAACATAATCAAAGTTTTCACCTTCTGTTTCTTGATTTTTTCTTAGGCTAATTGTTCTTGTACCATTTTTTCTTAAGCTAATTACTCTTTCTTCCATAATTGTTTATATTAAATTAAACTGTTTTAATAATTTCATTTCTAAGTATATCCCGAAATTAGGAGTTGTTTCTGGGTTTATTAAGATTTCTAGAAGTGTTTCCGGAGTTTCTTTTAAAAAATCTACTTCATCTTTTGAAATAATACTTTTAAAGAAACTATCATCATTGATATAATCAGAACTTATCCATTCCGCATAAGAATTTCTAAGTAAACGACCTAAATTATTTCCTAAAGCTTTGTGTGAATGAATCACAAACATAATCCTTTTAGAATAATCATTATACCATCGTAACGGACCTGCATTTTTATAAACATTCACAATACTATCACTATATATTCCAGGACGTTTTAAAGATTCTACCGGAAATCGTAAAGAAATCTTATCTAGATCGATATTCTCTAAAAGATCATTATATCTAGCTTCAAACAAATCTCGATGATACTTAATTCCTGAGTTATCGGTATTATAGTCCATACTCCACTCAATCTCAAACTCTGGAAAAATCAAATATTGATATATACCTCTAGTACTCCCTAAAAAACATGTATAATGAATCGCCTTCATTAAATATCTGACTCTTTGAACTTAAGGCCATATTTTACCAAACTCTTAAATAAAGTTTGATTAGACCCTTCTCCGAGTGCTGTAAAAGTGAATTTATTACCTTCAATTCTTGTCATTTTTCCAAAGACTAAGATTGTATCATCCTTATAATCTTCATCAAGTCGATATACAAGTTTAGCAATATCTTTTCCATCCTCATAAGCTCTAACTTCCGCACCCTTAATCATCTTAAAGGTTTGTTTTCTAGAAGTTGAATCATAGATATTAATTAAGAATACAATATCTTTTACTCTTGAATTGAGCTTTCCAGGATAAATAATACACTCCTCTCCATCTCCAGAGCCGTCTCTATCATCACCTGAATGCACCACACTTCTTTCAGGATCTGTAAATTTATAATCCTCTGTTTGTTCAAGACTACCATAGAAAACTAGATGATCTGGAGATAATGCACGACCTCGCTCATCTAATTCTACTATGATTAGGTCAATATCAAAATCTTCATCACTACTAACAGATCTCTTGTTTTCTTCCCAAACAACTTCTACTTTAAGCTGTTTAAGTCCTTTTGTTAATGAAATTTGTCTTCCCTTAACCAAAGAAATTTCTCTTTCTTCCATAATTGTTTTATTTTTAATTACATTTATAAGAATTTCAAGGATTTATTAACCTAAACCAAATATTTAACTAATTTACCTGCTGGATCTGGATAACCTTTAAGTTGATATAAACAATTTGAGATTATTTTAAATAGATAATCAGCGTTCATATTCATTATCATCTTCGAAAAATTTATTGTAGTTCTAGATATAAGATGTAAATCCTCCCAAAAATTATTATAAGAATAGTCCATTTGTCCTGTTAAACAAAGAGCGATATACTTGAAAAATGATCTGTAGGTTTCTGAGTCATAAGTAAATCCTCCTCTTGCTTTTATAGCACCTACATATTTTAATTCTCCAGAATTTTTCATCTTAAGTATATCATTCTTTAGACTATTTATATAATCTATTGCAGAATCTTCAACATATTTTTCCACAAAATCAGATCCTAATTTACTTTCTATTACACCTTTATCTTCAATTTTAATAAATCCGTATTGAGGTGAATTAGATGGAACAGCTAGTTTTCCTTGAGTTTTAATCCTATCAATAAATCCATCTATTTGCTCCATCCAGTGTTCTAAATTACTATTCCTTTCATCATAGAATTCTGCCATTTTGATTAACTCATATCCTATTTCATCATTATATTTGGACACGCAGTATAATGAATCTGTTCTAGTTTCTGCAAATTCCTTTTGAATTAAATTTCGTTTAATTATCATATTAGTTATATAAAAATAATAAATTGAAGAGAGTAAAATTAATTACTCTCTTTTCTCCAAATTTCTTCTTGATCTCTCTCAGCTTTCTCTATATCTAAAAATCCTGTCTCCTGATCTATGTACTCTCCTACAATATGACCCGTTCCTCTAAATGGATAACTTGATAATACTTTCAATAACCACCTCTTAGCTCTCTTACACTTATGTTGCAAAAGAACTCTCATTAACCCATTTAAATCTTCTGAACAAGATATAATTGAATGATCTATTAAGCACATACTACGTTCAGCTACATAATCAGTATAATTTAGATACTTATTTCTCAATAACTCTATATTGATGTAGTAAGTGATATGAGATTCTGAAAAACTTTTTTTTGTAATCTCTATTAATACTTTTCGATCCTTATAATAATCTGTAAGTTCATGATCTTCAAATATTCTTCTCTTCTTTTTCATATTTTATTAATTTATAATATCATATATAAGGCTTTTAATGTTATTTTCTTTTTAATAATTCATAACTACGAATTCGTTTCTTTACTCCATCTACTAACATAGTATTTTGAACCTCTTTTACTTCGAAATAATTAAGAATATCATTAGCCTTTGGAGTTGCTGTATAATTAATATTGGAGTATAAATTTCCTAGTTTTGTCTTAAGATCTGATAAACTATACTTTTCTCCTGGATTAAAATTTTGATGAATTGTGTTATTAAGTAATTCTGGACTAAATGTTACTATCCCAAGTTCTTTCTTTATTCTGGATGAATTATAGGACAAAGCTTTTAACTTTTGTGGACTTAGAGCTAAATAGTAAGATTTAACTTCATCAGAATCTATTATTTGTTGTAAAACTAAATCTATTACTTCTCTAGAAACAGGGTATTCACATAACATTTTAAGTTTATCATAAATAGTTGTTAATGTATCATAAATGCATAAAAATCTTGTTACATCTCTATTTAATATATCATCTTTTGTTAAACTAGAATGAATTGAACTAAATACACTAAATCTATCTCTATAATCTACTTGTTGAATCTGAAAAGCTCTAATTTCATTTACTAGTACAAGTTTATTAATAACAGGTTTTAAGATAATATCTCCATTAGAGTTAATTATGTGATTGACTGCTATATAATCGTTAAGATAATTTTTAATTTGTACTGCTTCTTCGAATTTCTTAACTAATGAAAATTTTGCAGTATCAGGTGTAGATTTATAAGATAATAGTAAATCATTTGTTGCTTTATTTTTTCTATCTAGAATTGCTTGAAAATCTTCTTTTTTCATTTCTCTATAATCTGCAGTAGTACGATAATAGAAAGTAGCACTATTTTTCCAAGGATTATTGAATAGTCTTTGTCTCCCCAAAATTTGTGGTAAATCTTCACTAATATCAACTGCTAAACAATCTGAATTAGAATCACTAAAGATAAATGATTTAGCGCATAAGCTATAAAAATCTGCACCTAAATAAACGGTACGTGTACAGAAGGTAAACATCTTTGGCTTCTCTGTTTTCTTAGGTACCTTCCCTATTGTAAAAGATTTTCCTAATTTTCTTTTTATTCTTTTAGCATTATCATCAGTTCTAGAACAAAGAATATTTACCTGTTCTGGAGTTAATTCATTTTTCTTGATAATAGATATAATATGATTCACGCTGTTTACATAAAATACTGCTTCATCTGATACTACTTTTACAGGTTGACCATCTCTCATTACTACTACTTCATCAAAGTCTTTTGAAAGATACTTTTGAATAATTTCTGAAGCTTTTTCACCAACTGATCTCATTAGATAAATATCTAATTTTGGTTTGATTACTCTACTAGAGTCTGAACTATACCAATCTAAATCAAAATAAGGAAGATCTTTAAATTCATCTAACATTTCTAGGTACTCATCCATCATAGGAGTTGCACTAACAAAGTATGCTGTTGGAGATTGTTTAAGATATTCCATAAATCTCATTTCAGTATTACTTTTAAAGCGAGCATCATGTAAGATACTTTGAAATTCATCTACTACTGTCACAAATCTTTCAAAAATCCTTAATTTTTCAAGAATATCTTTAACAATCCTATATGAGTCATAGGTTACAAGGATTTTGGCTGGTAAACCTGATAAATATCTTTGATAGGTATAAGTATCGATCTCTCTATATAGTCTTTCATAGATTTCAGAATTATCTTTTTTCTCTTCTACTAATACAAATTCTTTTGGTTTAGTATCTTTACTAATATCCTTATCAGAATCTGGATCCTTATCCATTTCATTTACTACTAGATATACATCATTTTCATGCTGTCCTTTCTTATTTTCTAATAACATTTTTCTGGGAGAACAAAGTATTACATTCTCAGGACCATTAATACAGTATTCAGTAAAACCACAACCTGGAAGTTGTTTGTTAATTATACATTTTCTTGGAAAATTAGAAAAACAGAAATCTTTCCATTCTCCTATATACCTAATTCCTCTAGGTACAATAATCTTTTCTCTGTTCATAATTTATAAAGTTTTTTAAATTATTTTTTAACTTATTATAGATTCTTTTTAATACAGAATCCAGTTACATAAAATTGAAGACTAGGGATACCCTCTATTATCTTCATTCAATTGTAAGGATTTAAGGTTAGTAGAAGAGCAAAACTACACTTTAAAATAAACATTTAACCTACGTACTCTATATATTCTTCTAATTAAAAAAAAAGTGCATCAATATATTCGATCTCCTCCTGAAGGGAGATCGAATTCTTATAATCTATTTATTCCCTATATAGTTTATTCAATCTAGAGCCCGTAGGGCCCTGGAGTGAACCCTTTAGTGGTGAACGGAAGGTATGATAAAGGGTTCCTTTGTCCTCATAAATAAGTTACAATAGAATAAAAACCTTATAAGTGCTATGAAGTTACCAATAAAATTTTACAAGTTTATCTCTAATATAGATTATTTTTCAGAGATACACAAATATCATAAACATGAGAATAATGAAGATATGATTATTGATTATATGATAAGTAATCTAGCTTTTCTTCTAACTCCTTCCAATTTTAACCAAAGAGCGTCTTATTGTTTTAATAATTGGTTTTCTATTCTCTTAGAAATAGATCCGATTAAGTATGGTTGGGTAAAGAAAGTTGACCTACAATTCTTAAATAATACATCTGTAACTAAACAACAGATTATAGATTGGGAAGTACTCAATTTTACAGGGAAGAATAGGATTTTCACAGTAAAGAGAGAAAAATGAAGTTTTGCTACTTTAAACTTCTAATTTCCTTATATGTGGAAAAAAGAGCCCCAGACTTAATTGTCCAGGGCGTATTTGATTATTTACATAACCAAATTGAAATTGCTTTCAAAGTCTTTAATAATTTAAAGCTATGAGAAGATATCACTAAGATTCTCTCAAAAGTCATGAACACTGTAATGAGTATGACTGATGAATAAAACTCAGGTGTTTGCATTTTAATTGAGTTTTTTAAATTAAAAATATAAAAGATAGATCGTCATTATATCCAATTTCTTTCAATACTTTAGGATTTTATGACCTCATGATCTATCTTCATATATAAGGCTTTGAAGCATTTCTAGAAGGAAGGGTAGTTTTAATACTATTCTTCCTTTGATTTCCTTATAAGTAATTAAAAAATATAAGACTATGGAAGAAAAGATCAATTTACCAGAGAAAGGAATAGTAGTTGGCTTTGAACTTGAGAACTTAGAGGATTACTTGAATTGTACGGAGCATTTAGTACAGGTTCATGGAAAGTTTGAGGTCCTAGCAGAGATCGAGAAAAAAGTAAAGTACGAAAAGATTAGACACCTCGCCAAATTTCTCATGACGGAATATAATCCAGAGTTAAAAAGGAATGTGGTTTTTAGGTTGTCTAAGTTTAAAGAACGTCATGAACACAACGGCGAGACGGTTTATATAGCTTATTATAGGTTTGATGGATTTGTATCACTTTAGGAAATATAGGGAGAGACTTTTAAGGTTTCTCTCTTTTTTCTTTCAGGTACAACAAAAAGAAACTACACTTATCCATCTCGGACCAGTGTAGTTTGATTAGAATTATAGTATTTTAAGAAGTTTATCTGAGACATTATCGATCTTTATAGTTTCGTATGTTCCATCTCCTTTAAGCCAAATTAATCTTCTCCCCAGGATCTTTAAGCCAATTGATTCTAACATTAATTGATACATGCTAAATTGTAGGGTATAATGTCCTAGGGGTTCATCTATTAAATTATCAAAAGGAGGATACATTGTGATTCCCTTCGACCTCTGATAATCTTTCGTAAGTTCTTCATTTGTTTTCCAGTCTCCTATAATAAATCCAGGGTTATCAGGGGAATCATAGTAGAATAGAAGGTCGGTAGTTCCACAAAATTTAGTATTAATTTCTGGGATATACTTTGATGACATCCTGAATTCTGCACCGACCGGAATTATCGAAGGCGGTAACTCAGAATAAAATTTGAGGATACTTTCTTCTTTAGGTGCGAAGGGAATTAACCAACCCTCCTCTGGAATATATTGCCTTCGGATATTGGTCGGAATTAATTCAGGATAACCACATTTTATCCATGTCATTGCTTCTCCAAATTCATGATACTTCGTTCCTTGTGTTACTGATTTTACATTTTTATATTTCCATTCTCTGAGGACATCTTCTTGAGTTCTTCCATTCTTTTTTGCATATCGTTCTGAGATTGTATGTTTATCGAAGGGTCTAACAAAGTTTTCGATTATATTAGAAACTGGTGTATATTCTTCAGTTCCTATAAAATACTTATGTCCTTCTTCTATAAATGTTATATCAGAAAAATGTTCAGATATTAAGTTTCTTGTTGTTTGTATAATTTCTTCTGTAGTCATATTCTTTTATTTTATTATCATATATAAGATTCATCTGGGCAGAGAAGAGCAAAATCCTTACTTATGATATGAAAAAGATGATAAGTTTTGCAGATTTTGAGTATATACTAGAAAATCGAGTAGAGTTTAATCTGCTAAGTAAATTTAATCGTACTAAAGATCCAGAATTAAAAGCTATAATTTCTTTAATTCTTCTTGCTGAATCAATATCTAATGGAGCAATAATAACTTTAAAGAAATTAACATTTGCTACTGCTTTAGAGGGTATAGATTTATGGAGAGGGAAAGTTAATACTAGAAGTTATGCGAAGATTAAAACAATAGGGGATTTGAAAGAATGGTTAAGATGTAATTTAGTTGGAAAATTGATAACAATAAAAAGACATGGAAAAAACGAGGTTAGAGTTATTGATTTATTGTTATCAAGAGAAGAAAATTAAGATCCGACTTTCACAAGCCAGATCTTATCAGAATGATTTATATAATTATTTTTTATTTTTTATGCATATATAAGAGTTTGGAGGATTGAGAGATGATATCAATAATAGATGTTTTAAATAATGGAGAAGAAATTGCAAAGTATTTAGAAGTAAGATTTCATACAATTAAATATGCTGATGACTATTACCATAAGTTTATCTTAATTCATTCTTTGTGTAAATATGCGAATAGTTTAGATCCAGTTTATCACACTCTTATAGTATATCATACAGAGTTGATTGGGTGGTCTAGTGAAATCGATCTTAATAGTATAGGAAGTATAAAAACTAAGGAAGATTTAGCAATATGGCTTAAAGATAATTTAGTGGGAAAAATAATAACACTTAAGAAATATGGAAAGAATAATGATTTCGTATCCTGAATTCTTAGAAAATCTAGAAGAGTATAAAAATAAATACTCTGATTCTAGGGGTTCACTTCAATATAGAGATAAAACAGAAATTATGTTGATTCAAAATTTAATATATCGTTTGGCAGATATTCATCTTTATATTCTTAGTTTAAAAATTCAAGGAGCTGGAGGAAGTTTTATTAGATTAGTATTCCTAGCATTAATAGGATTATAGATGAATTAATAAAATTATATCCAGAAAAATATAGTAAGTGGGGATATATAGACTTAGACTCATTTAATCTACTTTATGGAAGTGATGAAGTTATCTTAAAGGAAGTAGTTAAATTTTTTATTGGGAAGATTTTTACAATTAAGAAAATAAATGAAAAGAAGTCTTATACCGTTTTTAGAATTTCTTAAGATATTAGATGATCCAGAAGTAAATTCAGCAGGACGTTTAAATCGATACTTTTCTTGGGGAGAAGATACAAAACCAGTCGAACGAGGAATGTTAATTGGGATAGGGCTACAATTAATAAACTCCTATATATTTTTTGATGAGTCTCATAAATTTTCTAAGAACTCACTTCAAAAAGTTGATAATATTATAGGTCATCTTATATCAACATTTCCGAAAAAATATTCAAAGTGGAGGAAGATGAGCCCTGAGATATCAAGAGTTTCTGAAAATCTCTCTGAATATTCATCAAAAGAGGAATTTATATCCGAGATAGCTTGGATATTTGCTGGAAAACTTTTTAAATTAAAAAAGACAAGAGTTTAATTCTCTTGCCTTTATTTTTCTTTTTGAAAAAAACAATAGAAGAATTTCAAGACCTTTTCATTTTACTTGATTATGTACTCTTGTAAAATTACTTATCTATTATTCTTCCATCTACTTGTAGGACTTTAGCATGAAATTAACTACTTAATCCTCCTACACTGTTAACCATATACAACAAGGTAGCTTATAAGAAAATGTTAACTATCATAAGCATATAGTTAATTTAGGTTAGGCTACCCGTGACTTCCGCCCGGACCGAACACCTAATTCTTTCATATATAAGAATTTCAGGGGTTTAGAAATTTCTTCTGAAAAAAAATGGTAATGGACCAAACTTATTTCGCAATCCACTACCTGACCTGATAAATATTCCAAAAAGTCGTACTTACTTTAAGTTCAATTTATCTTAGCTAACCTTTATCGCTACAAGGGTATATCTTTTTGAAGTTCTAATAGTTAATTTCTTAACTATCATGAGTATTTCCCAAAGATAATAATTACAAATACCTTTATAGAATTTTACAGTGACCTTAGAGGTATATAAAATTTCTATCTTCTACCATATATAAGAATTTCAGGGGTTTAGAAATACCCAAATTTTTGTAGATTATTTATTAATTCTTGTATATTATCATCTATCTTTTCTTTTTCCATGTTGTTCCGATTAACTCTATCATTTTGTTCTGGATTACCAAATATTCGAGTTATCCAATAGGGGATTTTAGTTCCTCTTATATTATCCCATCTAGATGTGTTTGTTTTTTCAGAAAGTGCCCATAATACTTCTTCTATTGTATATAACATAGATTGGTGAATATGTAATGATACTTTAAAAACAGATCTCATTATTCCTATTATATTATCTAGGAACATATTTAATTGATCTTTATTAGTAAATACTCCAAAATTTCTCGAATCTATATTATAAATATCTCTCAAAGTTAGTATTATTCCTTTTCTAAACTTAAAATTATTATAACCTCCGATATATCTATAAAGTTTATCTATGAATTCTAAGGCTCCTTTATTACTAATGATAAAGTTATTAACAATTATATCAGAAAAATCAAACATATAGTTATTATATACATTTAATCCAGATAAACTACTATAACTATTTTTAATATTTTTCTTGATAGATTTATAGAATTTACCTCTTACTATAGTACTTTTTCCATATTCATAAAAACGATATGTAGGAAGACCATATTTGAAGTACATATAAGTATCTCTAACTCTATCATCAATAGCTTTTTCATCATGAAAACTAGAATCAATTTCTACAATGAATTTCGCTTTATAAAAGAAATAATCAGAAAGTATATAATGTTTCTCCCAAAGTTCTGTTCGAGTTTTTGGAACTTTCTCTTTAGTTAATATTTCTTTCCAGAGCTCTCTATCCATTATTGGAACGGGAAATTCTTTTATATACTTTGTAAAATCTTTTTCTTGCGTTAATTCATTTTTTATTTTTTCTATATCTTCTTCAAACTTTTTTGAAAAACTACTTTCATTAGCGATAAGAGCATCTCTTCTATTTTTAATAATAGAGATGTGAGTGTTATCTTCTTTTAAAAGATACGTTGGAATGATATATCCTTGTTCAATCTCTTCTGCATAATATTTGCATCCCATAGCAAATATCTTAATTAGGTCTGTATTCATAAGTTATATTAATTTTATTTCTATTTATAAGGTTTAGACCTTAAGAGCTTTATATGTGTAGTTTATTACATGAAAAACAAACTTAAAAGAAATGAAAATTGAACAAGAATTAATCGATGAATCTTATAGAGGATTCGTAAGAAAAGACCTAGTAGATCATCTATACCAAAGATTTATAGGTGAAAGAAGTGGAGGAAAAGTACATAATTCATCATTATCTAATGAGATAACTCCTGGTAATGATGTAAATGTTAGTGAAAGATTTTTAAATAGACAGAAAAGGAGGGGGATTAAATTACTAAGATTTCCGAAAACTATTCATATAATTAAAAGATGTTATGAAGAAAGGTTTGGTGGTTTTATTGAATCTGTCTATACTATTGAATATGGAATTTTGCATTTAATGTACTTTGATGAGAATGTATTAATTGAATTCTCTAAAACATTTCGATCTCTTGAGAATGATAATATAGATGTATTGAGAGAAAAACTCAGAACTGTATTATCTGGAAAAATTATAGGAGATAATAAATTCATTTCTGTAGATAGAATAGAAAACCTAAGAACCAGAAAATAAAAAAATTGAAGGAGACTTTTTACAGTTCTCCTTCTTTTATTTTTCTTCTTAGGACATAAAATCTAGCTTTTTCGTTTTTACTAGATCTAAGTCATTAAATGGAGTACCTTCGATAAGATTTACTCCTGTTTGTTGTAAAATCCATCCAAGTCCGGTCAAGTTTCCATATTCATCTACTACAATCTTTTTATCCCATATTGTTAGTTTAGGGAAATATAATTTGTAGTCCGGGAAAATCATACTCCATTCATCTTCATTTCCTTCTAAAAATTTATCTAGTTCAGGGTGAGTATTTATTTTTTTTGTTCTCCCATTCCATATCACATCAAAACACGGCCGAAGAATATATGGACAAACTTCGACTCCCTGACACTCTCCTGGTTCTGATGTTCTAGAAATAACTTTACATTTATTTCTTACCAGAGTCATTATTTTGTCCATTGAGTAGTCGGCCGTATTAATTATCACTATCTTTCCGGTTATATATGTTGGATTCTTTGGGTTAACGTGAATTAGACTACCTACCGAAGGATCTATCTCTTCTTGTAAGTAAATAGCCTCGATAAAAGCATCTAATCCATTCCCATAATATACGGAATTCATTTTTTTATCTCCTTCCCTAGTAATATCCCAGCAAATTCAGTAAGATCTACATCCCTAACAAATACATCAACTGGCTTAATGAATATAACAGTCCTTTCTACTATTGTCCCATCTTCTCTTACTGCTGATACATTATATAGGTTTTTTGATATTTTAGGGAGAAATGATTCAGGTACATATTTCCAATCAATTGCCATAGCTTCATCATCAAACATCTCTGATACTAGGTATTTTTCTTGTTTCATATCTTATATTTTTTAAAGTTGATTAATAATTTGTTCAGTATATGCTACCGGATCGAATTTCTTAAGCTCTTTCAATCTTGTCTTGAGCTCTTTTATACGATCCGAAGTATCTTTATTTTTTCTAAGGTAACTGATAGGCTTTGACATAACAGAACTAACTATTTCCTGAGGCATTCCAAATACTTTCATAATCTCTTCGTCAGTTGCTTTTGGATTTTTGTTTAATATATAATCCGAAATTAATGGAATAGCCTCTAAAACCGCAATATCAAAAGTAGTTTTTTCTATCTTCTTCTGATTTACTTTTACAATTAGATCTATGTAATTTTTATAAGTATAATCTAACCAATCATATAAACCAATTCGAAACATTGTGGATCCAGTAGTTACGTTTGTTGTGTAGTTTGTAGCACTATAGCAACACTTTCTTGCTAGATCTTCAATTTCTTCAATAGATATTCCTCTTGCTCCTGGAACTTTAGATATTACCATTTTAGGACCATTAATATCAGTAAGATCTTCCATATATACTTTTCCTTCTTCTGCAAGTTTTTTAAACTTTTTAAAATTAGGTGTAAATAAGAAAGTATCTCCTTCAAATAATATTCCTGGATTACCAAAATCATCAGTTACTCTTGTTAATTTGTATGAATATATTACTCTACCTTTACCTGTTTTCCATAATCTATCAAGTTCTGAATTTTCTTTGTCAATTATTAAGTTTGCATTCGGTTCTAGGAGTAACGGGTTATTATTTATATAGGCTTGGTATAATGATTTCGGACTAAAATTCGGATAATCATTCTTAACACCTATGCACAGACCAGTTACCGATGTTTTCATGTAAAGACAAAGAGGTATAGGAAGTGGAAGATAAGATATTTCCATTGGTCCTACTGGCGATTCTACCATAGGAACCTCTTTCCATAATTCTCCAAGTACTCTATTGTATACATCTGAAACCATTTGTTTTGTATATCGAGGAGCGGCATACTGATTGTATACACCATTTATTTCCGTATATCCCCATGAACCGTGACCTTCAAAAACTCCAGTATGTACGAGATTAGCATTAAGTTCTTCAATACCGGAAAGACTATGAGGATGATAGTTTGCTACACTTGAAATTACTGTAGTACTAGGTATCATCTTCCCTTTTGGAAATTGAAGAGCTGAATATATTAATCTTCTATAACTAGGTTTACAACCATCTTGTATAAATGCTGTATGTCTTTGATTATTAATATAATTACCAAAATCTAAAAAAGCATCTCTTGCTATTTCTCCAATAGCTTTTTGTTGAATTAATTCTTCTTGTGTAATTTGTGGTAATTCTATTTCTTTCTTTTTTCTAGCCATATTATTCAATTATTCTAAATTCGTCTAAATTATACCAAAAATCTTCAGATACTCCTGCTTTTACTGAAATCGATTCTTCTGAATTAAGATTTGTTATTTTTATTGAGAAAGACATAATTCCTCCTCCAATTCCACTTTTAGATATAACTACTGGTGGATATTCTAGAAGAATTAGGTCTCCTTGTTTAATATCTCTTATAAATTTTTCAAAAGTTTTACTCGTACTGTAGCTCATTTCAATACATTTCATTGAAATTACCTGAACTGTATATTTTACTGTAGGTAATTCTTGTATATTGAAATTTCCCATTTTAAATGTTTCCATGATCTATTACTTGTATTTCTTTCATAGCATCCCAAAACTCATTAATTACACTTCCAGGAACTATTATTGATTTATTACTTCTAAGATTTGTTATCTTAGTTCTTACAGATTTCATTCCTGACTGTGAATTTCTATTAAGAATAGGAGGAATTTCTAGAAGAATTATATCTTCTGGGTTAATTCCATCTAAAAATATTTCCCTTTTCTTATTATTTATGTAGTAAGTATTTTTATCCATCTTAGAAATTACTTTAATAAAATATTTCATTGTTGGTAATACATCCCTACTATTTTCAATACCATTAATTTTATAAATCTGTAAATCCATTATCAATTATTTTGAATTTCCCGAAATAATAATATAAGATATTTAATTCCAGAGTGCTAAATTTCATACTCTTTTTATTCTCTAAATTAGTAACTGTGACATATCCTTGAAGTAATAATGAATATGAAATCATTACTAAATCTCCTTCATTCAGATATAAGTTTATGAATTCTTTTTTCTCCTTATTCATTAACCTATAAATTTCAGAATTTTTATTAGTTAATATTTTCTTAGCTCTATCACAACATATATTTTGTGGTTCACCAAGTAATATTACTATTTTAACTTCTGGAATATTTGGATATTTATAAGTCTGTGAATCCATATGGATTAGTTATAATTCCGGCATCAAATAATAGTTTTTTTCTTTCTTCAATATCTTCTGTCAGTTTCATACTATAGTCGAAACCATCCGGAGTTACTTGAATTAATTTTCTAGTTGCCGGATTATAAAAGATATCATAAATATCTTCAGAATTAAAAGCTCCTAGACCTTTTCTGCGAAAAAATGGTTTACTCGGATCTAATCCTATCGGAAATATTCCATTATCTTGTAATGGATCTCCAGGATAGAACTTTTTATCACCTTGTTCAAATATTGGTGACATTATTTGATAAACCATTCCAAAATCTATCAAAAATCTTCCGAATTTTCCAAATAAATATAGAATTAATTTTTTTATCTGTTCGCCATCAGGGTCCGCATCAACTGCGATAACAATTTTACCATAACGGCTGTATTTTTTTATCAATTCATAAGCTTCTTCAAAAGATTTTGCATCCTTTGTTACGTTATTTACATCCATACCAAGTCCAATTACTTTGAATATAGTATGAATTTCTTTATTATCTAGTGCCTGATCTACAGTCTTATCTAGCACCGAAAGTATCTTACCTCTTAACGGGAGTACTGCGTGGAACTGAGTGTTATGTCTTCCACTTTTTAGTGATCCTGCTGGACTTAGCAATATGTTAATAATTCTATCAATTGATTCTTGATAGTTCAGCATATATTTTTATCTATTTTATTATAGATAGTGAATACAGTATGCGTTACATCAAAGAATTTATCTTTGACTCGGTATTAGATTTACTTAGGATATTTTTTCTCTAAGGTCTTTCACCGAATTTACTCACTTATAATTTAAGACATTTCTGATTTAAACGGCCTAATTTGACCTTCACAGAGGAATAATTCACAATCCCATCTGTTTTTTCCAGTTGCGTCACTAAAACCCTCTATTAATTCAACCCTTGACTTAAACATATTTCTTCCCTGAGCGTCATCAATCATTTTCTGCGCTTTTTCGGATGCACTAAGAGATTTCATTGAATCAGCTAAGTAGTTTAACCTAGCTACATGTTCTTGCCAATATTCTGGATTATTTCTGAATATCTTTTGAAATTCTTTAGTAATATCTCCAAAATCAGACTGTTTTACTTTAGATATCGATTTTAATCTCTCTTTGTTTTGAGAATTAAATACAACATCTTCACAAATAACGATTACACATAATTTTAATCCATTTGTGAGATATTTATGTTTTATTTTAAATTCATTTTTTAAAGCATCTTCATAGCATTTTTCTATATAATTTATATGAATTCCTTCTGCATCAAGACCCATTACACTACCGAATTCTTGTTTTTGTCCAAGTTCTGGATCTGTTTCAAAAGTAGTATATACAGTTACATATTTATTTTTACTAGTATCTGCTGGAATTATTGTTTTAAATATTTCAAATTTGAATGGTTTAAATATACCATTTAAACGTTCTCTATTTACTATTAATTCAATTTTTCTTTTATATAATTTTTCTTGAATTAGTAAGAAATATTGTAAACTCCTTAATGGTAATTTTGATGAAGTATTCTCGAAAATTTCTGGATCACCTCTAAATAATACTATTGTATTAAATCCTCTTGGTAACGGTTCATACTGAGGATTTTCAGAACTAAATATTAATTTTTCTAAGTTATCCAACTTATCTACTCCTTCATATACTTTATATCCTTTTTCAAAAAATAAAGCATAATATATATCTTTTTTAGATCTTGGTCCATAAGAATTCCATACTTCTTCTACAATTGGCAAAGATTTATTATAATTATCTTGAGTAACTTTTGACATCATAATAAATCTTTCGGAACAAGCTACACAGGCCTTAAGACCGCAACCGTTCATTCCTACTCGTACATCAGAGGTCGATCCAAATTTCGAACCTGCATGAATATTTGTAAGAGCTACCTCCATTGCTGTTTGATTAGGTTTATCAACAGACATGAAAATTGGCATTCCCCGTCCTGAGTCTTGACAAAGTTGATATCCATTCCAATTTTGATCAATAATCGCACTATTACAAGTACTACATGCAGAAACTTCGTCTTGAATATTTCCAATAACTTCTACTAAAAGCTGAGTAGTATCAGATACATCTCCTAAATACATGCCTGGTCTAGTACGAATTGCTTCTGGAAATCCTAAAACTCTAATTTCGTTACTATTATTCTCCATAAATAAATTTAGTTTTTATTAAAAATTTCAATATTAAATATGTTTTCATTTATAAATAGTGGGAAGATAACACAATAATATCTTCTCATCTATAAGGTTTATATGTCTAATAATTGGTTGTTTTTAATTATTTCCTGATAATCTACTTTTCTTATCCATTTATAACCTTTATAAATTATTATCTTCTTTCCTAGATTATGACTATAAGTAAATACTTTACTTAATCCCGCATCCTTTATTGATTTAAATTCACAAATATAATTATTATTTAAATCTAGCTTAACAATCGGAGTGTTACGTCTATTTTCAGGTTTGTTTGATAATTTCGTAATTTTTGTAGATTCATAATTATTTTTATACATCCACCTAAATCCTCCATAATAATTATTATCTACATCATTTTTACATGCATTAGAAATTCCATGCCTATCTATTTTAAGAGATTCTCCTGCTATTGTTGCAGTTTCCCATTCTTTTATAAAATTTCCATCTATATTTAATTGTACTATAGAAGAATATATTTTTCTCTCTTTTTTGATAGAAGGAAGTTTATTTATTGATAATGTATTAAAATCTTCTTCATACATCCATCTAAACCCATTAGAAGTTTTTGTAGAGTTTGATAAATCAGCAGCTTTTCTTATGGACTCATCATCTGTTTTATAATATTCTGCGGCCTCTTTGATACTATTCCATATCTTTATAATATCACCAGATATATTAAATTGAACTACTTTTCTAGAAATGTTTTTATATTCTAAATTTTTATCATAATTCCCAGATTCATAATCAGTTTTAAATACCCATCTATAGCCTCCCGCTGTTCGATGACCTGGAGAATTTCTACATACAGCAGTAATAGACCCACATAAAATACCTGTTTCTTTTTCCGCTTCCATAGAAGTGGAAAATTCTTTTATGAATTTTCCATTTAAATCTAACTGAACAACTCCATAAATATTTCTTTTAAACTTGTTATTAAAGTTAGATGATATTAATTCATAATCTGATTTAAACATCCATACATAATTATAAGCTGTCATAACTCTATTATTACAACAATTTATAATATTTATAGACTGTTTATCTATAGATGTAGATGCTTCATAAACATCCTTCCAAGTATTGATATAGTTTCCTCCAACTGAAAGTTGTACTATCTCTATATCTTTGTATGCATAATAATTGTTTTTAATATAATCTTTATTAGTAATATAACCACCTTTTCCACCCAAAGAAATATTATATCCATAGTCGGGATTCGTACTATCATACTTTTCTATAAAATATATTTCTTTCTCATCAATAATTTTGATAACCTCATCCTTATCTGCTAATTCTACCTCAAATAATATCTCATATTGAAAATTTTCTGGTCCGTATTTATTTCTTGCATTATTTATCAATCCACCAGAATAATCTCTGTTTAAATTCATCCAATCTTTTTGTCTTCTTTCTTCATTACATGTTTGTCCTACATAATATTTTCCAGAGGGACTAGTTCTAAGATATATTATTCCTCTTATTAAATTTTCATTCATTATAGTTTAAGTTTTTTAATTAATTCTGTTTTTTCTTTTGCTGTAAGTCCTGAAGAGAGATTAGTTACTTCTATTTTTCGGCCGGCAGATTCAAGTAACTTAGATATTAGACCGAAAGAACTCAGGCTTATTCGGTCCTTTCCTTCAGTTACTATAATATCAATGGCCGAAGATAATAGTAATTTTTCTAATTCAGGTGTATCTTCTGAATCTAGTCCAATATTCTCTTCGACTACTTGACTTACTATATATCCTTTAGCTGAACAATATAGTAATAATCTCTCTTTTTGTTTTTCTAATTCTTCTTTTTCTTCAGAGCGTATATATATAGCTACAGTCGGATTAGGTTTTTTAGGATCTTCTTCAATAACCCAGACTCTACCTTGTTTGTCTGTTTCCATTGAGATTATACCTTTCTCCTTCCAACTATATACTGTACCTCTTGAAATTTTTTGAACTTTACAATATTCACTAATTCTATATTTCATAACACAATAAAATTAAAGATTAAACAACTTTATACATATATAAGGCATACATTAGAAAAAGGTAGCGAAATGTGGGTTATTTTTGATGTTTTTAACCATCTTAACCTGTAAAATGAGCCAAAATAACCCACTATCCTAAGAGAGGTTGATTTTGCTCTTACAGATGGTTGAGTTCCTTAATAATGAAGTTAAAGAAAAAATAAAATCCCTAGAACCGTTTAAGTCCTAGGGTAAAAGAATTAATCTACTCTTTTATTTTTTAATTTATCACACTCTATTTTTGTTCTTGCCAAAGCAATAGCGTGATTGAATATATCTATGAGAATGTTATCATCCTCTAGAAATATCATCATTAGTGTCATGATAATTGCAATGATGATATGTTGAATAATTTCTTTATTATTCATAGAAATAATCATTTTAATTACACCTTTTTCTACGGATTAAATTTATTCTATGAATTTTTCTTTAACTTTAAAAAATTAATGCTAGCTTCTTTTGTATATCTGCAATATATACTTTAGGAGCTAGCTCATTTATTTTCTCTTCATATATAAGGCTTTGAAACATTTTTAGGCGGAACTAGTTTTTAATCGAATTCTATATCACTGTGCAGAAAGAAAAAACATACTCCTTAAGCAATAATAAAAAGCTTAGGGAGTTTTAAATTTTTATAGTATGAAAAAGACAAATAGAGAAAAAATCAGAAGAGAATTTCAAGAGTTAAAAGTTAAGTTTGAAAAGATTAATTTCAAACAGGTAAAACTTGAATTTGAAAAAGGAACAATTACTGAAGACGAATTTATTGAGAAATCAAGAGTGGTCTTTGCATTAAAAGCGAGGTTTAAAAAATTATTAGAAAAAACTAAGTACCTAAAATATCAAAGCAAGGCGATTAAGGAACTTTATGGGTCAATGAGAAAATATTGCATTAAGAGTGATATTATCGATCCTTGGTATAAAGAGATAATAAAAAATTTACAAGTTCCATTTATTTTAGGATTAGCCTTAGTAGCTAGAGATCGAGAACTAGTAAAGTTTAGTAAATCATTTATTAATGGAATTAAGAAAGTAGTTGTTTAGAAGAGGGATTAATTTCCCTCTTTTTATTTTGTACGTTGAAAAAAAAAGATAGATATAGTCTTACTATATCTATCCTTAATAATTTATTTATTCTTTCTATAAGAAAGAGTTTCCGGATTATTCATATTTTCTTTTTGAGTTACTTCTCTTAGATTAGAGTATTCATTATTAATTGTCTCTACAGATCGAACAGGTTGAATATGATCTATTACATTATTTTCTTCTATCTTTTTCCCAGAAATAGTTTCATAAACTAATCTATGAACTAAAATTGATTTTCCTCCGATTTTTATTCTATACCTTTGTTCTTTTTCTTCTAAAGTACCTATATTTTCTACTCCATTAATCTTTAGAATTCCACAAAGATTGGCTTCAACTTTATGAGAGGTAATAAATGGGTTAAGATACCATCCATTTTCTATAACTGGATGACGAGATTTATAATCTTCGAGTGTTAAGTCTATTCTTTTCCATTCATAACCTTTGTAAGTAATTCTAATTCCACATAACACTTTTCTATAGCCTGGAAAATATTTCTTTAGTTCACTAGCATTATACCATTCTTTAATAACTTTTTTATCTTTTGGATCGATTTGAAGATACTTGTATTTATGACAAAAATTATTTAATCTATTCTCTGCCTTATTGTTTTCGCTATAAGTAATCCACTCCAGATTTTCTTTGCAAAAATTTAAGGGATTTAAATCTTTATGGTTTATTATATTATTTACTTCTGGATATAAATTAGGAATAAATAGATAAGCGATTAAAGAGTGATTATAAACATGAATACTAATATCAAATAAAGAAAAGCTTCTTTCGGGATATATTCTTCTATTTGAAATTTTATTTTTAAGATTAGATTTTCTTACTTTTCCTTTATAATTACATTGAATTGCGCCATACTTATTAATAAAGTATATATTAGATAAATCATAATCTAATAATTTCTTAAAATTTTCATTTCGATCAATTAATTCAAATTTAAAAAATTTTTCAAGATCTATCCATTGATTATCTGGAATATCATCATAATAGTACTCCATAAGATCATCCGTTTCACGATTTAAAACTAAAATTTTCTTTTCTCCAGAGTTTAATTCTACTTCTGCGACATCATAGTAGTCTTCGGGGTAAGATTCGTGATGTTTAAATAGGTTTCTCCATTCTGATGGAAGTTCTGTTTTTAAATGATTCTGTAACATAATTTTAATAAATTTTAAGGTTATATAAATTATATATCGAGTAACACAATAACAATTAAAGAAGGGTTTTCTTATAAGTAGCTAATTTATAATACTCACCCTTTTATTATGTTACTAGATCAAAACAAAAAGAACAACTACAAAATTTCTTTTATAATTGTTCTATGTCATGTATTAGGGTTTGAATTCCTCAGGCCCGCAAATTCTTATATATGATATGAAAACTTATATAAACAAAATTAATAACAGTTATGATTAAAAGTATTTTAGAACAAGATCTTTATTGTTTTAGTGTATCACATTTCTTCTCTAGAAAATTTCCAGATAGTATTGGAGAGTTAGTATTTTTTGACCGAAACAACACAGAGTACACTGAGGAATTTGTAGAAGAATTTAAAAGAAATCTTTACACAATTAAAAATCTTAAACTTCTTCCAGAGGAGTTTGAATGGGTAAAGAATAGAATTAAATACATTCCAGAATTTTATTGGGAATGGTTAAGACAGTGGAGATTCGATCCAGAGAAAGTTAACATTTCTTTAGACGAAAAACATCATCTTAAAATCAGTGTTATCGACAAAATGTATAGAATGGCACTTTATGAAATACCAATTCTTGCAACATTGTCAGAGATGATGCATAAAGAAGACAAGGTTGATATGTCTGAAGTCTTAGGAAAACTTGAAAAGAAAATAGAACTTTCAAATAGAGAAAAGCTTTGGTTCTGTGAATTTGGCTTACGTCGAAGATATTCATTCAATGTTCATGAAGAGGTAATTAGAATGTTGAAAGAGAAATCAACTTATTGTACTGGAACTAGTAATGTTTATTTTGCTATGAAGTATAATATGATTCCTCAAGGAACTATGAATCATCAGCTTTGTAGTTTTATGAATAGTATGTATGGATATCGTCAAGGATCGTACGTAATGATGGAAAATTGGGAAGATGTATATGATTCTCAGCTTGGTTGCGTACTTACAGATACGATAACTTCTAAAGCATTTTTCGATCAGCTTTCTAGAAAACATGCATTCTTATTTCCAAGTTTTAGACAAGATTCTGGAGATGAATATATGTTTGTGAATCTTATGATTAATCGTTTGAAAGAGCTAGGAGTTGATCCTAAAGATAAAACAGTGGTATTCTCTAATGCACTTGATATGGAAAAATTCAAAGACATTTCTGAATATTGTGCAGGAAGAATCAAAAAAGCTGTCGCAGGAATAGGAACTAATCTTACTTGTGATATTCCAGGAATTAAACCTGCTAATATAGTAATGAAATTAGTAAGATGTAGGATGAATGAAAATAAACCTTGGATTCCTTGCATAAAACTTTCAGACGACTTAGGAAAACATACTGGTGATCCGGCCGAAATTCAGTTATGCAAAGATACGTTAGGAATAGAGTAAAAATAATGAGCCTGGGGATAATTTCCTTGGGCTCTTTTTATATCAATGACTTATGTTAATAATATTAGATCCAGCAAAAATTAATCTTAGGGATGCAAAAATTTATACAACACAAGAAGAATTAGAAGAAACATGGAAAACGCCTTTAGATTCCATTCTTCCTTCTCTAGGTTATACTAGGACTTATTTTGAATTGATGAAGTCGAGTTTAGGAGGCGTTACAATAGGATCTGTTTATTATCGAACTGTGGAGGATCAAAATACGGCCGGTGATATTATTGAAAGAAATACATATATAAAAGTTCAAAATATAACTTATACATATTCGAGGTATTATGCTTTTTTAACAATTATAGAAGACGCGGCCGGAATAATATCTGTTTGTCAAGGTTATGTAGAGGCAGAAAAATTATTATCTGATCCTTGTATTGTTGAGATTGATAGAATTCCTATATCTATACGTGAAAGAATTATAAAACTTATTAATGTATGACAAAAAAGCGTGAAGTATATAATGAAATAAAATATGGTCTATGTGAGCTATTTCCGACAGAACATGGAAATTTCATGATTAATAATTCAGATTGTTCATTTACATATTCTAAGTTTTCTGATTCTGGAAAAATTTTATTTTATGGAGAGATGTCGATAGGTGATAAGATAGAATTTTCAGTATTTAGAACTAGGGAGGATTATCCAGATTGTATTGTTCTCTATTTTTCTTGGATGAATGTTTCCGAGATGAAGAGAGATGTACAAAAAACAGAAGAATGGTTGGGAATATTAAATAATGGATTTGAGCATGAAAAAACTAATAGAGTCTCCTAAAGAATGGCTTGAGTTTTATAAAAAACTAAATGAACTATACAATTTTCATCTTGAATACTATGGTCCAGAAAATGATTGTATTGAGGGATATACAAATCCTTATTTCTTACCAATCAAGTATCCTGTTATTATATCTGGATATAGTACTATTAGTGGTATAGATAATTGGACTACACTTACATTTACATTTATTTATTTAACTGACTTTTTTAAAGATGAAGACTGCTAAAGATTATATAGATTTCTTAGTACAGCGAGGATATAGTTCTGCAGGAAATCAATTTATATGTGGTTACTTAGAGTATACCGATTTAGAAAAGAAAGATACTTTAGGGCATGTTACATTATTTACAAGATATACAGAAGAATATACCAAAGAACTAGAATCTCTTCCTGAAGGGACTGAATTTGAGATTGATTTTTCGAGAGTAGAAGTCACAGGAGCATGGTTTAAGACTTTGATTACTTATCCAGAAAAGACTAATTCTTTTTGTGATGAAGGAACTGGAATAATAGTAGAAGGTAAAGAGTTCGAAGATAATTTTGAGAAAGTATTATGGATATCAGAGAACCCAACCGAACATGAATTAGGAACTATTAGAGCACATTATAGAAACTTAGAATACTTTATGAAAAATTTTAAACCAATTCTTATGAAGTATGATTTTTATGAGTGTTATGATTCATTTTGGGATATCACCGAAAGACATTCCTCGGCGCCTAGATTTGATTATAGGCATGTAAATACTAGATCTGATTTTGATATAGATTTTATATTTACAACTAATCCTATAACTGGAACTCTTGAATGTAATGCGCCGAGTAAATTATTCGGTGATAAGTCTAAGGATTTATGTAGTTTATCTCCTGAAGAATTTGAAAAATATTTAATCGAGAATTATTTTAAGGATAATTTAAAATTTGAATATATTCTCAGTTCTGATCCTAGATATACAAAAGATAGTTACATTGAGATTATGAAATTAATGTTTTCTTTGAGATATATGGAAGATGGAATAGGTCAAGTATATAAAGATATAGATTTTGGGAAAATACCAGAAAAGTATAACGATTTAATTAAAGATTATAATGAAAAGAGGTGATATAGGATTATTATCTATTGGAATTAAAAGAAGATTTAATCCAATTATAGGAATAGGATCAAGTCAAAAAAATATAGTAGAAGTAGAAAGTTTATTAAAAATTCTAGCCGAAGAAAAGAAAGTACAGAAGTTTATAGATTCTTTACAACCAGGAGATATTATATACTGGAAAGATCTTGATGTGATAGAACTTGCATGGTTTGAAGTTAAATTCCTAGAGGTATTTGACATAGAAAGACGAGAACTTCGAATACAAGAGATTCATTCTTTTAAACAATCTGTTAAATTAATCAGTGCTTATGATTATCTTTCAGGAAGTTTATTAACTAAAGAAGAATATGATAATCAGACTATATAATAGATAGAAGAAAGAAAAAGAGAAGAACAATTAAAGTTTCTTCTCTATTCTTTTTTTTTACTTCAAGATAAATTTTGAAGTTGGATCATCTCCGATCTTATATTGTAACTTTCTGAGAGATCTGATAAATGCTTTTTTAGAACCGTATGTTGATCCTCTTTCTAGTATCATTGTATCTTCTGTTTCTCCTTTCCATTCTAAAATTTCAGGATCATCTTGAGATATAGATTTTTGTGTTCTTGCTATCACTACATTCTTCTTCCATGCATTCCTTCCATTCTTTAAGTTGATTCTTTTTAGTGAATTTACTGGAACTATACACCTAGGATTAAGTACTAATAAGCATTCTACATCCCAACCATAAAGATTAAAACTTTTTCCGTTATAGTATAATCCATTAAACTCAGGCATTCTAGTTTCATTTTGACCATTCTCTGTAAGTAATATTCCATCATAACCTTCGGATACCATCTTTTCAAAATCAATTAAATAATCTGAAAGAGCAGGTTGAAGTTTTAATATTCTTTTAAACGGTACTTGATATAAATCTTCTAATGTATCAATGATATAAATTTTAGCTGTAGAAGAAAGTTTGAATTTAAAATATGTTTGTAGATCTTTCTTCCAGGATTCCATTACAGATATTATAAAATCTCTCCATCCCCATTTAGAGTCTATCGGAGAAGCCCATAATCCAGCTTTAGGTTTACACCATCCTTTTCTGTTTTTAATTTTTCTGAATTTCTCTGGGTTAAATTTCTTTTTCCCATATACAACAAATTCTTTTTCCATACTTCTCTTTTATTTTGTACACTAATAAGGTTTTGAAGCGAAAAATAAAAACCATAGGATAATTTCCTATGGCATAACAAGTTCTTTCATAAGTACGTTGTATAATAAATTTATTATTTTCGGAAGGCATTTTTATACAACGTACATATATATTTCTTCTTTATTAGGTGGTGTAGCAATTAATTAATCTTTAGTCCTTCCTTTCCTTAAGATTTTATAATCGACCATAATATCTTGGATCTGGTGTTGACGAAGCTTCAATGATGTATGGAGATATTCTATTCCAATAAACGCCATTTCCCATATCAATAGGCTGTCGATATCCCCAAGGGTCACCATAGTAAGGTTGACTTAGATAACTATTTCCATCATTTCTAAATATTCTGCTAAAATTATCTACTACCATTGTCAATGATTGAACGAAAGTAAATAATCTTCCACAAGTATCCTGAACATTTTTCATTTTCTCGACAATATTACTATCATTCCTATCTCTCTTTACTTGTTGGATCTGAGTATTGTTATTTGATTGAAACTCTGATCCTGAAGAGAAACTTGGATCGTCAGGAATACTTTTTTGTCTAAAACCACCATTTTGATTGCCATTATTAGTATTGATTTTATCTACACCAATAAATACAGCTACGCCTGCAACTGCTGCAACTAATACTTTGAAGCCAACGCTTAAGATTTTACCGTAATTCATAAAGCTACTAATTTTTTTATTAAAATGTTATACTACCTCTCAGTAGCTTTACTCGTGGCTTCTCGTTTACACTCACCCGAATTCATACTAAATTTTTAGCATCAATTTTACTTGTTTTTTAATCACTAAATTGTTAATTTTTCTATTTGTTTTAAGACAGAAACTTTAGCGCTTATTTTTTGTCCATATATAAGAATTTCAAGGTTTATGCTCTTTTTGCTTTATTTTTTAAGTGAAAGCCTAATTATTGATAAGAAACTCTGTTTGAAGAGTTGATTAATAACTAAAAAATAAACTATCTAATGATTTATGGTTATATACGAGTATCTACAGAAAAACAAACAGTAGAAGTACAGAGGTACGAAATAAACAGGTATTGTAGGGAAAATGGAATTGAAGTAGATGCATGGATAGAAGAGAGCATCTCAGGGGCTATAAAACCTAGTGCTAGACTTCTTGGAAAATTAATATTAGATCGAATAAAGAAAGGGGATTTAATATTAGTTACTGAAATTTCTAGACTTGGAAGAAATGTATATATGGTGATGTCAATTATAAATCATTGTATGTTAACTGGAGCTGCTATCTTACCTATCTGGAAAGGGGAGATAATAAAAGAAGATTCTATGTCCGTATATGAAACCTTCTTTGATATAATTAGTGCTCAGAAAGAAAGAGAGCTAATAAGTCGAAGAACAAAATGTGCATTAGCTATGATGAAATCTAATGGCGTTAGATTAGGTAGGCCTGTTGGAATCCCTAGGAAGCGTAAATTAGATGGAAAAGATAGTGAGATTACGAAATTACTTGAAAGAGGATTGAGTAAAGCAGAAGTAGCTAGAAGGTTAGGAGTTAGTCAAACAACATTATCAGAGTTTATGAAAATAAAACATTTATAAATTAAAAAAGTTATGAATAATAAGTTTATTTTAAATTTGGAGAATCAATTTCATGGAATACACACGAGATTGAAAGAACTGCATTTCTCAGCACCCACTATGAGCATCCATAAATTAATTGATGATTTTGATGGTGAATTTCAAGATTTTGATGATGCTCTTATGGAAAATGCTCAAGCTCTCTGGGGATTTATTCAACCAGGAACATTAAGCCCTATTCTTCCAGAAGCATTAGAATTTGAAAATCTCTTAGTAGATATTAGAGGATTACTAACTGGAATAAAAAGAGAAGCTGGAGATGATTTAATGTGGTCAGGTATTATTAACAGAACAGATGATTTTTTCGAAACTGTTAATAAATATATTTACTTGATCAAAATTTGTAAACATGACGCTGCAAAAAGCGAATAAAAAAAAGAACTAACCTTGGAAATAAAATCCTTGGTTAGTTTTTTCTCTTCTAAATTAAACCTTTTTCTCTAGATAGTTTAAGAATAGAATAATTGTAATTGCTCATATAATAAGCAGCATTATCTATGTTTATTAATCCCTTTTCGCAGTTCTCTATTATTGCTAAAGAATTATACAAGATAATTTTAATAAATTCTTCTTCAGGAATACTCGGTTTTTCAATAGTAATAATATCCGAATTATGTTTTTTAAAATACCTAAAACTTTCTTTTGTTATTAAATCCAGTCTGTATACATATTTTGTCATATTTTTTGCTGTCCAGATTTTTCGGAACGGTTTTTCAAAATTATTTAAGGTAATTGAAATATAGTATTTACTTTTTCCTAGGTGATCATTACCTTTCAAAAAACTTACAATCTTTGAAACTTCTTGAAGATTATTTCTATTTCCTAGAAATGAAAATACACTAAAACTATTTGATATTATTTTATATTCCTTAGAAGTTAGATAATTTTGAGCATTGTGTATATCTACTAGTTTAAGAGGAGTTTCTATTACGTATATTCTAAAGTTTGGTGGAAAAGTTATCATAATATTTTTTATAATTATAATATATTTCATTAAATTGAGTTATGGATTTTTTAAGATTAAAAAGTCCAGTAGTAGTGTTTATTACTTTAATTAAAGCTTTTCTAATATCTTCTGAATTAATTCCAGATATAATTTCTTCCTTTATTTTTGTAGCGTCTCTATAAAAATTAAAACAAATATCTTTATACTCTATGTGGTGTAATAAATAATTAGATGAAACTCTCTTTAATTGATTTTTTAATAAGAGAATAATTCTATTATCTATTATTACATAAGTGTACTTATTAGTCTCAACACTACGATAATAGTATTCAATCTTTATCATTTTCTTTTTCTTCATAACAATTATAAGAGTTTAAATCCTTAATAATGTAATAAAATAAAAAAGAAAATGTTAAAAGATGTATTAGATTTATTAGAAAGAGCAGAATTTTTTAATAAAAAGTGTTACCAAGAAAACTTAAGAAGGGAGGTTGGTTCTAAATATGCATATTATGATATTTCTATATTTAATACAAGACTAACTACTATTCAATGTTCTCTTGAAGCTTTTAAAGGTTTATATGGAATTATACCAAGGTCAGAAGGATACGAATTAGCTGTTAATAATCGTAGAAGTTATTTGATCACTATCTTGTCAAATCTAACTACAAAAGAAAAAGTAAAGTGGATATTTAGAAAAACTAGTAAATTTGTTAATATAATTACATCCTCACGAGGGATAGTTGATAGTGAAACAGAAGCTTATATCTTTGGATATTTAGTTTCTCAACAGCTTTTAGATTTTATATACATAGATGATCTTCTTTTAGAGGTAGAGAAGAAAAAAGAAATCTCTGGAAAACTATCTAAGGGTGATGTAAGTTATGTAATGTCCACTTCTGGAATCTATTATGATAAGACAGATAAGGATATCATTAGAATAGGACCTCCTCCAGTAAATGGTATGGTTTATTCAAGAGCTGGTAAGAAAAAATTTATAATGATGATTCCAAAAAGCAGAAAAGTGACCAAATCTGAACTTTTAAGTACTTGGTCTCATGAATTACATCATATGGCTAGAGATTCTTTTGGAGTAATGAATCGAGAATATTTTCTCTTTGAAGATATTTTAGTTGAATATATGGAGAAATCTTTGCCAATTTTAAAAGAACTTATATGGAAACGGAAGAATATGTAAAAGTAGCTGGATACGTATTTTTGTATGATCTAGAAGAAGATTTACAAGTTGTTACCGCAATAAGATTAAAAGATGGATTGCCTCGTTTAGTGCTTTCTCCATGGGATAGTGCTGATCCTGAAGAAGTATTTTTTGGATGGACTGATGATCTCAATGCATGTTATATTAGTATTTCAAGTTTTGGCGATGTTATAATATTAGATACATTTTTAGACAGTGTTAAAGATCGTTTAATGTCAGTTCCTGGAAAATTAGTAGTAATGAAAGATAAAACTTATAAAATAGAAATATGATGAAGGTTATAGTTTATTTAGTATTATTAATTGTATTTTTCCTGTATTTAGGACATACAGAGATATCATTTTCACCATTCAGAATTAAAATAATTGAGTGGTATAAGCCTTTAGGAATAATTATTATGACTGTTGGATTTTTTATTTATACAGTCGGAAATGAAAGAAAATCATTTAAAGATGGTTGGACTAAGGCAAAAAATGAAATAATTAATAAGATAACAGATGAGAGTAGATAGTTGGACGCAACCAAGAGTCAAAAATAAAGATACTGGAGATATAGGAGTTGTTTATAGTAATGGTTTTGATTCGAAGGGATCTTATTATAAAGTATGTTGGGGATCATCTATATTTCCAGAAAGAATGAGTACAGATGATTTTGATAAAAAATGTGAAATCATAGAGCATGATTATACATCAATTATCCCTCAAATAATGGAACATCTTAAGGAGAAAAGCTTAGCCAGAATTCCTCAAGTAGTAGCAAGAAGGTTAGATCCAGATTATTATAAAGTAGGTGATATTGTTTATTTTCAGTCTCCTGGATATTTATGGGGTAGTGGTGAATATGCAGCATTTGGACCAGAACACCCTTTAATAATTGTAGAAATAAGGCAAGATTGGAGTAATGAATTTAGATTTAATATTATCCTAGATAGATATCATCCAGAGTCACCTTTAAATCCTAAAGGAGAGTTCTCGACTTTTTTCGATCTAACTAGTTTTTATAGTACGGATGCATATAATAATTTAGCACGTTATGACAAAGAATACTAAAAGAAAGTTATACTATCAAAAATATCTTCCAGGAGATATAATTACTTGGTCTTATGATAGTATTGATGAAATTATTCTTATTAAATTAGTAACTGGTGTAGTAGGATTATTTGGAAGTTTTAGATATGAAACTGTAGATTTAGAATTAGGATGTTCCCTAGATCATAGATATTATGGAGACAGAACAAATATATTAGTATCTAATACTGATATAATAAATAGCAGATTGATTTTTCGATCTTTCCCGGGAATTTCTGATATAATATGTAAGAAGGTATGTAAATTTTCTGGAGAATGTGATTTATGTAATTTTAAACCTTCTACCAGACCTAATGAATTCTTTTTCTCTGGAGATAAAATAAATAGCACTCTACTTACTTCTTATCCAGTAAATAATCGTAAAGGAATAGTTAAACGTGTGAGAATAAATGAAAGTATTCTTATAGACTTTGTAGAGGAATTATATGAAAAAAGCATTATTACTCTGGATTTCATAAAAAAGAAAGTAAAAGAACTTGTAACTCTTGAAAGTCTTGAATATGGAGTTTTTATGGAATATTCATCAAAGGAAGTAAGTCATTTTTCGAAAGACCTTAGATTATTTCAAAGAAGAGTATATACAATAGATTCAGGGAATTTAAATTATTGTGATCAATGTGTTCTCTCTAAGGATAATTGTAGTGAATGTGGAGTTATGACATATAATTTATTAGATAGTTTAAAATTATTAATGATATGAAAACAAAAGAACAATTAATTAAAGTTTTTAAAGAAGTAATAGAAGATATTATTTCTAGAGAGTATGAATGTAAGGATAATTATATAGAATTTCCAGAAACAGATAGATTAATATATGAATCAAAAATGTATAAGTTTATTCAAAAAGGAAGTAATAAATCTAAATTTCAAACTCCTCCTAAAATATATGTACAGAACATAGATACCTTTGAAAAAGCAAAGGAATTAGGTTCAGGATGTGCAGTCCTTAATATGGCTTCATCTAAAAGACCTGGTGGAGGAGTTGAAACAGGCTCTAGAGCTCAGGAAGAAGAATTATGTAGAAGAAGTAATTTGCTATTATCCCTATATTTATACTCTCCTGAAAAATGGGATGAATACTTTGGAGATTATTATTCAGGAAAAGTTCTTAATGACTTCTCCTACCCTATTCCAGTTTATGGAGGAATATATAGTCCAGGGGTATGCGTTTATAGAAAACCAGGAACTTATGAAACTGTAGGTAATTATTTTAAATGTAATGTAATTTCAGTGGCAGGAGTAGTAAGACCTGATATTGATAAGAATACTGGAGAAATGATGAAAAAATATGTTCCTGTTGTAAAAGGAAAAATAAGAACAATCCTTAGAATAGCTTTAGATAATAATCATACTAAACTTGTTCTAGGGGCACTTGGATGTGGAGCATTTAAAAATCCACCTTCTCATGTAGCAAGATTATTTAAGGAAGTTTTGGAAGAACCAGAATTTATTGGAGCATTTGAAGAAATATGTTTTGCTATTCTTGATGATGGAAATTCAGGGAGAGATCATAACCCGAATGGAAATTTAAAACCTTTCGCAGATGTGTTTGGAGAAAAGATCTAATTTATTAAAAGAAATTTGTAGAAGATTAAGATATAAACCTATTATAAAAACAAGTGATGGAAATTATACTAGAGTTACAGGAGTTTATTTTGATGATTCTGGTAGTCCTTGGTTTAAGTTGATAGGTTCTGATAATTGGTATACTTTCTCAGTAATAGATAAGATTGTTCTTTATTCTAAAAATCTCATTAACAAAGAAATTCGTATATCCGGAGAAACAATAAATCCACTTGTAAGATTTGCAGAAGAACATGCGAAAAAGAATTTTACAGATGAGGGAATAAAAGCATCATTGGATTCTAAAAATGAGAATTATGTAAAAGTAGTAAATGGTAAAGGAGAATCTATTGCATCATATGATAAAGATAAACCTTATTTTTATAATTATGGTGTAGACTTACTTTTAAAGTATATGATAAATTTAAAAGATTGTTCTGGATCTGATTTTGAGATAATTGAAGAAGATTCAGAAGATAATCCATTTTTATATTTTGGATGAATTATGGAAGTAGGAAAGATTTATGTAGATTATAAAGATGGACCTGATGGTTGGTTCGGTTTATTTAGTGGATGTGAAAGAGGAGTATTTAATTTTCCAAATAATCTTTGGAGATGGTATGTAATAGATTCAAGGATTGTTATTAATCATCCAAGAGTTGATAATTATTATGGTCGAAGAGTAGCAACTGTTAAAGAACTTGAGAAGATTGAGTCTATTCTTGAACATCTAGGGTATACTTTGATACCAGGAACTTTAGAGATTTCAAATAATATTTCAAAAATTATAGAAAAATTAGAAAGAGGTGAGTGGAGTCTTCTCAAAGAAACTGAAAAAATAAAAATAATAGAAACACTTAAAGGCTATGTTAACAACTGAAGAATTATTTAGAGAATATATTAAACTATTCACATTAATAGTAGAAACCGCCGGACAAACGGAAGGTAATAAGAGTTACAAGGAAGTTACTAGAGTTCTTAAAGAAAATGAACATATAGTGAAAAAGATAATTGAAGAAGAAATGTCTTTTACTCCATTTGTAGCTTCTCTTATATTCTTTATAATCAAAGATATTCATGGGACAGAAAAACTTAGTGGAGAGAATTCTATGGAAACTATAAAACCACTAGTAGATGATTTCTATGTGAGATATATAAAGAAACCTACTAGAAAATTTACAGCAAAGTATGGATTACCAGCTGTAGAAGATTTAAATACTTATATCAAATTATATCTTGTTTAATTAAGAAGTGGATATTTTTAATTTTGATATAGTTAATCAAGAAATGATTGGTGGATTAGTAGTTGTATCATATTCTTTTCATTACAATATGCTAGATTTCTCATATACTTCTCCAAAAACTAAGAATATAAACTTATGGCCATTTTATAAGAAGAGTTATAGTATTCCAGGAAAAATAAGTGATAGTACTGGTAAAATAGTAATAAATGATGTTCTTAATCCTATAGAAGATGGAAGTATCTTAGAAATTAATGATACACCTCCTGGAAATGGATATAATAGTAGTTATAAAGTAGTATTTTATAATAAAAAATGTTTTCTGCTACCCTTCATAGAACTAGTTTTTGGAGCTAAGAAGGAATTAGATGAGAAAGCATATACTCTTATACCTACTGTAAAAAGATATGAATTTAACTTTTCTACTATAAAAGATTGGTCATCAATTAAAGATGATAGTGTTTTATGTAAAAAGAACATCATACAAATTCTAAAGAAGGTGAAAAAGACAATCGGTAATAACCTTATAATTGATAAACAAACATTGACAACTGTTAATAATTTTTATTTATGAAAAATTTTAAAGTAACATCAAAAGAAAATGGAAAAGAGTATTGGATCTCTAGAGCAAATGCAGTAGTAGGAATTGTATATACTAGAGATAGCAATGGTCGAGTAATGTTTTTAGTATCTAAACGAGGTTCAGGATGTCCAGATCATGTTGGAAAATGGTCAGTTACTTGTGGTTATCTTGATTGGGGTGAAACAAGAAAAGAAGCGGTAAAACGAGAACTTTATGAAGAACTTGGACTTAATCTTGAAATTTATCCCAATGAAGCAATTGATCATTTTTGTACTATAGATGATCCGTCTCGAGATGTTAGAGAAAACATAGTTTCTAGATATCTTATTCATGTAGATTACATAGCTACTCGGAAAAAATTAGCTGATAAGGAAATTAACTGTGATACCGTATCAAGAGGTGGAGAACCTAATGAAGTAGATGATATTAAGTTTGTCCCAGCAGAAGATATTGATAGTTATGATTGGGCGTTTAATCATGATCAGGTACTTAAAGAGATTTTAGAATACTTAGAAACAGGTCGAAAACCTAAATATTGTGAAGAGTAAAGAAACTAGGGATAAGCTCTTCTTATGTTTAATAAAGATTAATAATCAGAAAAAATCCTAGTTAGTAATCAAACCCGAGGAGATAATTCTTCGGGTTTATTTTCCTTATATGTGATAAATATAAATATAAATAAATATAGAATTATGAACAGATTTATTAATTGTGATTGTATTAAAAATAAGAAAGGTGAATTAATACCTTTATGGAAAATAGATTGGAAATTAGATAGTGAGTATCTTGATAAGGATGATCTAGAAAATAGTTTTATTGTTCCAGAAGATAGGAATATTGGTGATTTTATAGCAGAAACTGATATTGTAAAAGCTTTATGGGATTTGATAGATAAAAAAGTAGTTCCATGTAAAAGAGTTATTAAAATTTATTCTGACTCGACAGGAAGGGTTGGATTGAAAGAGGGTGATGAAATTTATGTTAAACATAAATTTAGCTCTAATGAAATTTACCCAACTAAAATAAAAACAATAACTCAAGGAATACAAGAAAATGTTTATTATACTACAGAAAATCATCTAAAAGAGAACTGGTTAGGATCAGATACTGAAATTATAGAAGATGCTATATTAAATGATATTCCTGGAAATAATGTTGTTCAGATAATAATATATAGGAAACATTATGTTCTAGAAGACGGAACTGAAACTGATTACGATTATGATTTTTTTAAATTAAGAGAAAAATGAGAGAATTTATTTATGCTAGTTACCTTCGAATTACACCAGAAGAGTTTTTTGATTTAGCAGCTAAAGAGATGAGTAAAGCTTATGAATCTTATAAATCTAGTTCAGAAGCTTATAAAGATCCTTTCCTTCAATTTTGGGTCTATATAAATCCTAATCTAATTCCAGATAGTTATATTGATACTTTAAAGAGGGTGTTAATTGATGAATATGGATGGAGGATTGTTGATATAGAAAAACAATTTGAAGAGAGGAAAATCTATATAAAAACTGAAGTATAATGGTAGATGATGAAGTCCTAGAAAAATTAGTAAAACTTGGATATAAACAGCCAATAAAAGAAAAGAGAATTGAGGTAGAAATAGTAGAATGAATAAGATTACATAAGGATATTATCATTCTCGTATATCCATTTACTAATAAGGAAGGAGAGAAAAGATTTATATTTGCTATCCCAATGGAGAATGGTTCATTGAGTAGTAATAATCTAAACTATCCTTCTTATGAACAAGCTAGATTAGAAGGAATAAAGAGCGTATGTAATGAATTATTAAGAAAGTAATTATGAAAAAGTTATTAATCATTATCAGTCTTATTATAGGATTAGTGAGTTGTGATAGTAAAGGAAAAGATTTACCACAATATAAAGTAGAATATAGTAAGGAATTAGTTATAAAATCTATTGATAGAGGATTAAATTCTTACGGCGTTAGTACTATTTATTACATCGCTGGGGACGAAATTGGTTCTAATGGAGATATTAGATTAAGTGAAAGAATTCCTAGTAGTAATAATCCAACATATAAAATAGGAGATAAAGTATTATTTTCAATTAAAAAGATAGAGAAAAATAAATGAATTTTTTACTAGTTTTAATAGCATTATTATTAGTAATTGCAGTAATTTTTAAAATAATAGTTATTATAGGAGCTCTCACCAGAAATAAAGAATCTGTTTCTGGATGGGTTTCTAGATTATATACACCAAATTATAAACCGTATAAGAAAATGGAAAAAGATAAAAAAGATCAACTTCTTGAAGAGTTGTTTATGCAAAAACTAGAAATAGATCTCGGAAAAGCAGATGGAACAAAAGATGAGGTTTATCTTGCTGATGTAGTTGAAGATGCTTTGGTTGATATCGAACTAGCCATAGAGGAAGAAGTTTCAGAGCAGAGATTTTTCATATGGCCAAAGGAAAGGGAGCGTCTAATTAAAACATGGGCTAAATTTATTCCTAATCCAGCTAATGGAGGAGATGATGATTTTATTGTATTTGATTCTTTCCGAGGTGAGTATACATTTGGGGAGAATGGATTTACTCCTTTATGTAGCTCAAAGGAATTAAACGGTTACTATAAAGACAATAACTTAGAATATATAATTAAACAACCTAGATATTAAATGAAGAGGAAAGATTATTTATATAGTATTATCTTAGATCAAAATACACCAGAACTTAGGAAAGAGTTTGAAGATCTAGGATATTCTGAAATGGTTGGAACTGGTTTAGCCTTTAATCCAGATAAAGGAAATTGTATTATTACTTGTGCAGAGACTGGAGAATATGCAGCTATAACTCGAGAAGCTATTAAATTTTCTTCATCTGGAAAAGTATCTCTTGTAAAAAGAATTCAATGTGGAGTAACTAAAGAACTAGCTCTTGGGATAGCTGCTCTTAGAGGAGATACAGATTTCGGACAATGGTTTACTAATGGAGAAGATTGGATAAAAGATAATCAAAAGAAAGGTTATCATAAAGCAACCATAAATGAACTTCAAGATAAATTTCCTAGAGAAGGTATTCAATTTCTTAATTCAGCTTATATCGGAAAAGTTAGTAAGGATATAATTGAACTTCTAGAAGATGTTGGTTATTATGATAGTAAAATAATTGATGGAGCACGTGATATTAAAGATTGGAAGGATTTTTCAGATTGTGGAATATGTACCTCTAATCATGGAAGCTACACAATTATTCATAAATCATGTTGGGAAACAGCAAATCCTCATGTAACTTGGAACTGTGCAGGAAGAATTGATTGTGGGATTGATGAAGTTAGATTTTATCAAGTTATTACACCTAGATTATAATGGTTAAGGAGTTAGGTATAATTCGAAGTGGTTCTGGTGGAATAATTGGATGTAAATCAGCGGCAGATCAAGTATACTATTATAATTTAACTATAGAAATCTTAAAATATTTCTCAGCATTTCAGATAGATAATAAAATTATAGTTACTTATGAAGATGTAGAACATATAGATAGAGTAGAATTATCAAGAATTAGCTCTGGTTTTTACTTAGATATTTATTATGATTTATTTATTCATACTAGATTAATGATCTTAGATGATGAAATTCCAAACTCTCTTAAGTATAATTGGAATGTGAGAACTGAAAGAAATTTACATGAAACGATATTTATTTTTAATTAAAGAAAGATGTTAGAATTAAAAGCTGTAGAATTTTTAAAAGAACTGTTGGGATCGTATAGTCCTAGCGGTTTTGAACAGGAAGCAACTAGGGTATTTAAAGATTATTGTTCTAAGTTTGCGATAGAAGAGTTTACTGATAAAATGGGAAATGTAGCATTTAAGGTAGGTTCAGGGAGTAAGAAAGTAATGATTTCTGCACATATTGATGAACTTGGAATGATGATACAAAATGTTACAGACCAAGGAATGCTAAATATTATTAATCTTGGGGGAATAGATAAAAAAGTTCTCCCAGGAAGTATAGTTAAAATTTCTAAAATTGGTCACCCAGGAGAATATGTAACAGGTATTATTGGGAAAAAGCCAATTCATGTAGAGTATGATGATAATAGCAAAAATGAATTAATTCCTATTGAAGATCTTCTTGTTGATATCGGCGCTGAATCTAAAGAAGAAGCTATGAAGTTAGTAGAGATAGGTAGTAGAGTTGTTTTTGAAGCAAATTTTATAGAACATCTTGGGAAGAATCGATTTGCATCTAAAGGACTAGATGATAAGATTGGAGTATTTATTGTTGCTGAAGTCTTAAGGAACGTGGTGAATTATGAAGCCTTTAAGGAACTTTTTGATGAATATACTTTTTATGGCGTGGCGAATACTCAGGAGGAAGTAGGTCTAAGAGGTGCAATGGTAACAAGTAAAAGAGTAAATCCTGATATTTCGATTGATATAGATGTTACTTTCGCCACGGATGAAGGTAGAGGAATAAAACCTGAGTCCTATGGAGATATAGAACTTGGGAAAGGACCTGTTATCATGAATGGACCTGATAAATCTTGGAATCTTCGCTGTAAAATGATCGGAGTTGCTGAGATTAATGAAATTCCATATCAACTTGCAGCTTCATATGCAGGAGGAACAAATACTTCAGCAATTCAAGAAGGTGCTTTTGATTGTGAAACTATGTTAGTATCTATTCCTCAACGAAATATGCATACTCAAGTTGAAGTATGTGATTATCGAGATGTGGAAGGTGCTATAAATCTAATCTCCAAGACATTATTAGAGATTACAAAATAAAGAAAAATAATTAGAGGACTTTTTACAGTCCTCTTTTTTTTTATATTTCTATTTTCCCTAGATTAATAGGTTTTTCATAATTTCCATTTACTTTAGAATTCCATATATTATAAAATAATTCTCTATAATTTTCTCTAACTTGATATACATCTCCATAAATAATTCCTAGTACATTATAGTTATTTTCACCAAACATTCCAATCACTTTAACAAGTTTAGAACGCATTTTATTTTCAGAGAAAATGGATTCTTCATAATTCACAGGATAAAAATTAAGAATCCTTCTCTTATAAAACCCTAATTGTTTTTCTTTTATTGAGTTAAGAAAGTAAATAACATGTCTTCCTAATAATCTTTCTGAAAAATTATTATCTACTAGTATATTATCTCCAAACACTTTTTGATCTTTTATATAAAGTCCTAATACTGGATGTTGATCTACTGATGAAGAATCTATAATATATTTCTTCAATTCAATTCCATAAGTATTTCTCTTCTCCATCCATTCTTTCATGATAAAACTTCTAACTCTAGGGTTTAAATTTTTTGATAACTTAGCTTCATAACATCTAATCATAATTCTTTTATTTATTTTCACATATAAGGAACTTGGATTTCCTTATAAATGTAATAAAATAATCATATGAAAAAGAAGAAAAAGAAATTAATCTCCCTAGCCGAAAAAGTTAGGAGAGATAATGAAATTAAAGAAACAGGAAAGTTAGTATCCTTAAGACCTAGTATCACTCATAAAAGTAAAAAAGATTATTCACGTAAGTGGAAACTCGAAGATTATGAATAATAGGAAAGAATTAATAGAGTTAAATAAACTTTATAGGAAACGTTTAGTAGATTCAGTAATAACTAAATTACTTAAAGTCCTTGAATTTACTGGATTAGATACACTTGAAGATCTTGTGTTTGATTATAAGAGTTTAGAATCTAAATCTATATCAGGAAATATTCAAAAATTATATTATGTAAACAAAACATTTAATTATATTAAAGTTGATATGGATTATGGAGAGTACTCTAAACATAATTTGGATATAGAGGATTTAGATACTACAGATTTAGAGATTATTGTATTTAATAATATTATCGGATATTATAAAGAGAATAAATTAATAAAAATAGCAAAAGATTATGAAGATTAAAAAACCCTTTACAACTGCTGGATCTGGGAAGATCTATTTTATTTCAGATCTTCATTATGGTCATGAAAATGTAATAAAATATGATTCTCGACCTTTTAAAGATGTAACTGAAATGAATAATTATATCTTAGAGGAACTTAAAAAAACTAAAGAAGAAGATATTATATTCGATTTAGGTGATATGTTTTGGAAAATGCCTGTTGACGATATAAAAGATGTCTTAAATCAGATTCCTTGTAAAAATATTTATAAAATTGTTGGGAATCATGATAACTATGGACTTTATTTTGATCAGGCACCACTTAAAGGGTATTTCAAAATAATCTCTGATATTCTTGATGTTCATATAGAGCATTTAGGAAAAGATTATATGGTAACTATGTGTCATTATCCCTTTGTATCTTGGAATCATAAACCTCATGGATCTATTCACTTATTTGGTCACGTTCATGGTCACCTTACTGAATATATTAATAGTATTTATGATCTTAAAGTTGATGTAGGTTTTAATTCTGAGTTAGCAAAATCTCTTGGAACCTTCTTAATACCATTCGAGGAAATTATCAAGCATTTCGATACTAAAACAGGAGGAATGAATTATAAAGAGTGGACTCTAATTAAATGTAAAGAATTATGAGAACAGTTTGGATTTATTCATTACAAATATCAGATACTGGAAGAGTTTATAGAGATATTCCACCATCTGAAGCTGAAGTTGTTGATGAATTTGGCGGTGCTCCTAGAATAGTAAAGATATTAGATACTGGAAAAGTATTAAAAAATTATCAACTTCATTATCATTTCTTTAATACTCCAAGTGAGTGTATTGAACATAGAAATAAGTATATCGAGGGTAAATTGAAATTCTTTGAAGATCAATGGAAAGCCACCGAAAGAAATCTTAAAAAACGGATAATAAAATGATAACACAATTAACAGCGAAAGAAATAATGAATCTCCCTAAGGATAAAACATTTTGGTATAGTTGTATTAGTTTTAGGGAGAAAACTTTTAGATGCTCTAGTATCATAAAACCAGCAGAAATTATTTTAAAAATTGATATAGATAATTTATTATATCTTCGAAAAGTTTCTGATAATTCTGTAATTGGATCTTTTCAGGGTTATAAAGAAAGAAAAGATTCAGAATGTAAATTTTTTGTGAAAATATTCGATACTGAAGAAGAATGTAAAGAATATTATAATGCTCAGATTCATAATACTGTAGATCGACTTCAACATTTTTATGAAGAAAAGCTTAAATATATAAAATCCAAATTAATATGATAACAAAAGAATTATTGTTAGAATATAAAGAAAATTCCAAGTCACTTTGGTATTTTATGTTAGAATTTTCTAGTAAATCTTATAAATGTACAAGGTTAGTAAAACCCATCGAAGTCTTAGTAACTAATTGGGATGAAAAAAGTGATTATTCTCTTATTTTAAAAAGTAAAAATAAAAATCTAGTTTTCAAAAATTATCACATAAGATTTTTTCTACCATATCTTTTTGAAACGAGAGAAGAGTGTGTAGAAGCTTATAATGCAGTTGTTCAGGATCAAAAAGATAAACTTCAACATGATTATGAAGAAAGATTGAGATATTTAAATTCTAAAATAGAAAAATTATGAAACAGCCAGAAACATATGAAGAACTTGATAAACTTATAGGACAAATATTCTGGACTTTTGGATTTTATATTGGTCCATACAGTTATAAATTTGAAAATATAAACTCCCCACAAGAAGTAGTTTTAGGGAAAGAGGAAAGATCTGGATATATAGGAAACACTACCTGGTATCCTTTAAGAAACAAAACTACTAATATGATAGTTGGTTACTTTCAATTAATTCCTAATAGATATAATCTAGATAATTATAAATTATATGAATCAGAAGAGGAAGCCATTGAAAGTTGGAATTCTATTATTCAAAATCAACTAGATCGATTAGAATTTGATTATGAGAAGAAAAAGAAATATTTAAATAAAAAGATTATTAAAAAATGAATAAGATAATAATTGATGGATATTATAAAGAAAAGGAACACTTAGGAAAAATTTCAGGTATTATTTTTAAAAACTGGGAAGATAGTGAACCTATAGATAAAATTTCAATTATTATTAACAATTTCGATTCTTATATTCCTGGAGAATTTTATAAAAGAGAACTTCCTGGGATTGTAAAATTATTAGAAAATATAGATCTTGATAAATTCGATACAATCATATTAGATTCTCATGTTTGGTTGTGGAATGATGAAGAATCTTTTGAAAAACCTAAACCAGGACTAGGAGCACATCTATATGAAAAACTTGGAAGAAAGAATCTTAATATTATTGGAATTGCAAAAAGTTATTACTGTGATAATAATATGCATACTTTTTCATGTTTTCGAGGAAATAGTAAAAATCCTTTATATGTAGATTCAATTAATCAAGATAAAGATTATTCTGAAGTTATTAAAAGTATGTATGGAAATTTTAGAATACCATACCTTATAAAATTAGCAGATACAGAATCAAAAATAAATTTCAAATGAAAATGATTTATGCAATAGAACAATTACCCAAGAAAGAAGATACTTGGGTATTTTTGGGAGGACCTATTCAAGGAGCTCCAGAGTGGCAAGAAACAGTTCCAGATATTCAGGGAGTAACTTGGATAAACCCTAGAAGAAAAGAGAAAATTTCTGGAGGTTTATCTGATGCTGAATATAAAAAACAGGTAGATTGGGAAACAATTGGACTTAGAGTATCAGATTTTATATTATTTTGGATCCCTGAAGCTGTTGAAGATATACCAGGAAGAGATTATGCACAAACTACTAAAATCGAACTTACCGAAAATTTAGTTAGAAAGAAAAATATAATCTTAGGAATTGCGCCGAAAATACACGGAAGAAGGTACTTGATCGAAAAAGCTAAAGCATATGGAATAAAAAATGTATATAGCTCTTTAGACGAATGTATATCTGAGTTAAAGAAAGAAATATCTAATAGAGAGTCCAGTTCAAGAGAGTTTTTTACTTCCGATACACATTTCGGCGCAGAAAGAACTTTGGAATTATCTAAACGTCCTTTCATGAATGTTGAAGATATGGATTGGACTATGGTAGAGAGATGGAATACTAAAGTTCCTCCTAAAGCTATCGTATGGCATCTTGGAGATTTTGGTGATAGAAGTTACTTGAAATATTTAAATGGAGATATTCGATTAGTTTGTGGAAATTATGAGATTAAAGAAAAATCTGAAAGAAATCTAGATATACCTGATTTTATAGGAGAGCTTATAGATTCTGGTTTTTCAAAAGTATTCCTAACTGAAGCAGAAACAAAACTCCTAGGAAAAGAGATAGCACTTGTACATGAACCTATGAATTCTACAAAAAAGTATAATCTTTTTGGACATATTCATGGAAGACAAATGATTAAGAGATTTGGATTAGATGTAGGTGTTGATGTTCATGGTTTTGCTCCTATGTCTGCAGAAGAGGTTGAATTTTTCTTAAATGCACTAGAAAAAGGCTATTACGACGCTGAAGTATTTTGCTAGTCTGATATTCCTTGAAAGCCTTATAAGTGAGAATAAAAACAAACTTAAAAGAAAAGGAATATGATAGAAAAACTTAACACACTAATGACAATATTAAGTGCATTAGGATTATTAAGAGACGGAGTAAAAAATTACATAGATGTCTCAGTTGAAAATAGTTTATCCAATGGAATAGTAGATAAACTAAAAGATAGTTATGACAACTATACAGCTATCTTAAACAAGTATGCGATTGAAGGAAAGGATTTTGATGTTCCTTCGATTAATAGAGATTACGTAATAAGAAAACTGCGATTAATAAAAACAATAGTAAACAGATTAGTCGAATATTATATCAATGAGCCAGAAACATTGAGAGATTATAAACAATCCCTCTATTTGATTGGCGCTGACATAGATAGTATATATCGAAAGTCTGTTGTTGATTATAAAACGTTTTTGCTTGCAGTTAAGTAAGAAAAGGGTGGGTAATTCCACCCTTTATTTTTCCACCGTCTAGAAAAGACTAAAAACCTTATATATGAAAGGAAAATAGAGTTCCTAAGAGGTTAAAATAATACCGTCTAAGAAACCCTATTAGCCTTATATATGTAATAAAAGATAGAAATATCTGATATTACCTAAAGACATAGTATATCTAATTTAAAAGATATATTATGTCTTTTATACTTTAGCGTTATACATAGATATAACTAGAACTTATAATACATACGAAAGGTGTGATGACGGAGTATTATAAGGAGAGACTAGGAGTTGCTAACCTAGAAGTCGTCAGAACGACTTTATAAAATTCATCACCTTGATCTAACTTATAATTATGAAATATAATATAAGGACAGGTGGAAGTTGTTATACCACTTGAGTAGATATTTAAATAGTATTAAAATATCTTTTACAAGGATAAGTTCTGAGCGTAATTAAATAAGTATATTAAGTTACTATATTGAATTATACTATTTATCAAAATAGAGAAAATACTTAATATAACTTAATAATTGATAAAGGTTGGACACATAACTTGGCAAGCACTAACAAATTTTATAACGTGCATTTAGCCGAGTTTAACAAAATAAATAAAAAATTAAATAAATTCCTTATAGTAGATAATATTATAAGGCCACGATATATTGAGATAAACCTGATAAAGGATTATCAAGAGGAATATATCAAAGACATGTAGCCAAATATATATGGTGAACTATGAAAATAACAAAGGACCTGTATAGTCTAGAGTTATTAGTAATAGGATGTGAATTTAGAGGGATTTAATATACAGTTAAATTATTATATATAACCTATGATAAATACCGATGAGGAAATTATAAAGATTATATATAATTCTAAGTTAGAAATCTTTAAGAGAGAAGCTTAGAGTAAAAACAACCATTTCTAAGTAATTTACTTAGAAAATAGAGACAAAAGAATATTAACAACAAAAAAATTATAGAATTATGAAAGCAGTTGTAAAAAACGTTGGAATTTTTGTAGCAGGAATAGCAGCAAAAGTAGTATTTGATTATGGTTATAAGAAAACTAAAAAATGTTTAAATAACCGGAAAAACAAAAAAGCTGAATAAGCTAAAACAACCAGCCCGAGTTATGGATTAACTTGGGTTTAGAGACAATAATTAACAAAATTAATAACTTAAATAATAGGAGGAAAAATTATGAAACTAATTAACTCAGCAGTAACGAAATTTGGTGCAACAAAAGTTGTAGCAGTAGCAGCTGGAGCAGGAATGGCATTAGGAGTAGCAACTACCTTAGGATGTCAAAAAGCCTATAAAAAACTCAAACCGAAAGGTCTTAGAGATGAGGATTTGGAAAAATTGGTAGAAGAAACCGTCAACCTAAAACCGGATGCAGAAAAAGAAAAACCTGCTGAAGAAGTAAAAGCTGAATAAGCTAAAACAACCAGCCCGAGTTATGGATTAACTTGGGTTTAGAGACAATAATTAACAAAATTAATATATTATGAAAAAGATAACAGAAGTCATTATTTTTATGACAATGATATTAGCAGGAATTGCTTGGATATTAGGATTTGATATAATTTATTCAATATCAGCAATAATTATGGGAACTACCGGAATTTATTATTGGTTTAGATATATGATTCCGGAACTATTTAACAGCAATGAAGAAGAATTCATTGATGACTAACCGGAGGGATAACAAAATTTCCCTCCATTTTCATTTTTGTAGTTAGGTGAATTCCTAACCTGATGAGATCACGAGGTTAAACTCAAGATCGAAACAGAAATGGAAACTAAAGATTTCCTTTTGATTTTATATATCAAGAGACTATAACTAAACAAAAGGAAATTTACAAAGAAAAAAAGAGGTCTTGACTTTAATTAGTCAAGTTGATCCTCTTTTTATTTTTTTTTCTTCAGAATGCTAAGGAATTTGATTTTGTAGCATATAAAATTCATTTTTTAACATATCAATTCTACATTTGATATCAGCTATTTCACTTGCTATATCACGTAGTGGAGAATTACAGAAAAATTCTTGATTACTATTCCAATAAATATTATTTCCTGTAATAACACTATTAATATTAGTTATAGCTGTTTCTATATTATGTAATCTTTGCATTAAATAAAAATCTCCAAAGATTCTTTTATCTATAGTAGATACTAATCTCTCTTCATTATTTACTATTATCTCAGGATTATCCATTATTTTCTCTAGATAACCTCGAAGATAATTAATAACTATATCTAAAATCTCATCCGATTGTGCAGAGGATAGAATTTTTTCAACTACAGCTTTTACTACAGAATCAGAAATTTTGATATCATTACTTAATTCAATATTTGTATTACTCGTTTTCATTGCCATTTTTCAGTTCTTTTAAACAAGTTTTCTTAGATTCTAATTGAGCTTCAAGTAACTCTATTTCTCTTTTTAATGAAGCGATTCTTGTACTCTTAAGGGATTTATCTAGCGCCTCTATAAAAGAATCTTCAAATTGAGAAAATTTTAATTCCATATAGCAATGACAACTACCACCATAACCCCAATGATCTGTATACTCTAAACAAATACTTTTATCATTAATAGCATCCTCATTGTAATCATCATCTAACCAAAGACTTCCTCGAGTAGGATCATATTCATCATACCATGAATTAGTTAATCCATATTTTCTATAAACTTCATAGATCTTATCAAATCTTTCCTTACATATCTCAACAATCTTAGGTTTAACTTCTTCTGATTGTTTCTTTGAATCTCCTAGAAAAATACCTAAGAGATTAATTAATTCTTCTTTTCTATCCATAATTCATATATTTTATTTTACGGTAGCAGAACACAACTATCTACTACATCATTAAGAGTTTTAAGGGAAGAAAAATAAAAACTATACCTATTATTTTAAGTATAGTTTTATATAATAACTCTATTTATTATTCTCTGTAACTATTATATCCATTTTCCCAAAGAATATCAGCTTCTTTAGGTATACCACAATCATCTGCAAATGAATAATATACTTTTCCGATAACCCCGTCTATTAATGGCCAAATAAAATCAATAATCTCTCTATCGGTTTTACCTGCATCGTTAAGTTCTTTCCATTTATCTCCTTTACCATATTCAGTATACATATCATACCACTCATAAACGAAATTAATAAGATTGAATATCTCACTATTTCCGTATCCCCCACTATCCTCTTCTTTCTGATAAAATTCAACAGCACGAATTACATCTTCTTTAGAATTTATAATAATCACTTTATCAGTTATATTATTTTCATTTAGAAGATTTATTAATTTTTCTTCAATATCTAAGAAGAAAACTTGTGTACTCGAATTAGTAATTACATCTGAATAACTAACAATTAAACGTTTTTTGCTCATATTTTTCTAAGATATTTAATATATTTTCTGATAATTTTACTTTACTTCCTAGGTTACGAATAAGTGTTGTCTTACTTATAGGATTTTTTGTTATTATCTCAGAGTTATATATAAAATTTCCTTTTATAGTTTTGATATTACCTCCTTTAAATCTCTCTGGGGTAATTGCTTCAATATCATATGTATTTTTCAAAACTGTATGAAGAGTTAAGCGTTTTAAGATTGGATATTTTATATTAGTTCTAATGAGAATAATGTAATCTGTAGTATAAGTATTTTCATCAGCACTTCCTCCAAAAAACTTTAATAATTGTTTTGGTATAGTATTTTCGATAGAAGCTCCTAATTTAAAACAACATACAACAGCATCTTTATTATATCCTGTTAAATAAGTATAAAACCTATCCGTCATTAATCCAGAAATATCAGTCAAGACTCCATCCATATCTAAATCCTTTTGTTTCTAAGTTATCTAACTCATAAGAATAGTCTTTATCATCAGGATACAGTTCATAAAGTCTATTCATAATTTTTTGATTATGTTTAATATCAATATATACAATAGTTCCCTTTAATCTCTCCATAATCTTTGGTTTAAACATTTCCCAAATATCATCTTCTTTATCAGGGAATTCATTGTTCATATCAAGGTATAAGTTAAATAGATTTCCTAGTAGAGGTTTTAAATCCCATATTGAATAATTATGATTAAATCCTTTCTTTCCTTGAAATCTAAAGAAATATTCAACATCTTCCTCAGTTTTTAGAACAAGGAAATCTTTTTGATATTTTTTATATATTCCAGTACCAATCATCTGTCTTAATGCATCTGGTCCTTGAATTAAAAATACTTCAGTGCTTGAATTTGTAATAACATCTGAAAAACTAGTTATTATTCTTTTCTTTTTTCCCATAATTTACATAAATAAGAAAATGAGGGCAGCCATAATCTCACGACTTGCCACCCTCTGTCTTCAAATACTCTATATCTTTATTATCAGAACATTAATCCACCTCGATATAAACTTGGATTACCTTTCTGTCTAATTATCTTAACTAATGTTTCGCCATCCCCATATATATCCTTAACTAGAATAAATCCGTCTTCATCAGGATCTTCAAGAATGGTTCCAATACTAAGTTCTTGATTTTTCCAGAGACTTGAGAATTGAGATGTCATTTTAGTTTTCCAACCATCTAGGATATTACTACAATAATCCTCATTTGTCTTAGTATCTGAATCTTTATCTTCCATCTCACAATCTTTTCCAAGCCATTCTGGGAAATTAGCTCTTCCTGGACGAAGAATTTCCTTAATCCTTGTTACATCTTCCTCTGTTTCAACAGGGAATTTCATGATATCGAAAACATATTTAGCCAAAGGAATATTAAGGCAAGTATCTTCAGAAAGTTTTTCATGAATATTTACTTCATCAACAATCGAACCAAGAATATCAATAGTAGATATCTCAAGAAGATCGATTTTTTGAAGAATATTCTCTCTCTCTTCTGGAATTTTTAAATTATCGTCCAAATATTCGTTTATTGCTTTTTCTGACAAATTTCCGAATTGTTTGATATATCTAATTCTTCCAGGACGTCCAAGTAAATTCTCATTTACGTTAAGTGTATTTGTTGTTAGAATATATAATTTTCTTGATCTATTATATACCCCATCAATTAATTTTAGTAATACTTCATCACTCTCTCCTCGCTTAAATGTTTTCTCTGCTTCATCAATCAAAACAATACATTCAAAGTCGAGTTGTTGAATAAAACTTACCATTCCCTCTATTTCATTATCAGGAATGATTATGACAGGAATGTCTAATCTATTACATAATAGTTTAGCACCAACACTTTTTCCTGTTCCTTTATATCCTGTGAAAATAACACCAAGATTCTTATTCCCTTCAACAAATTTATCTGATTCCCAAGTTTTTTGAATTATATCAAATAAATTATCACAACCTACATCATATATTTTGTGATTAAATTCAAACTTTTCTGAGAGTTTTTTTAAACCGATTCTCTTATCTTGACCTTTTCCTTGATATAATTCAAAAATTCCTGAACCTGGAGTTGGATAAAGTACTGTATTTCCATCAATCGGAAATAAAGTTCCACATTCATCAATCCATTTTTGTGCTACTAAATTTTTCATTTTTCTATTTGTTATATTTTATACATTTATAAGAATTTCAAGCTTTCAGAAGAATTTAGAATATTTATTACAGTTTTTGAATCTCCTACAATTAAATATGTATCTTTCTTTTTAATTATATCGACTATCGTTTTTAAAGATATTTCTAATGAATTAATCTTTTTCCAATTTTTATCACAAATAATAGGATCATAAGAAGTATTTCCTCGATGTTTATCTTCGAGGTTAATAATTCCTAAACTTTCCATACGCTTCATAAGACATTTTAACCCTGTTTTCTTAAAATAATATTCAGGCTCAACTCCTAATTCTATAACCAATTTATTTTTCTTTCCAGGAACTATACTTGGATTCCTAGTATATTTCTTCGGAGTTAATTCTATTGTAGCAGAATATATAAGAACATGGTCGATATCAAAGAAATATACGCCCCATTCTCCTTTCTGTTCTAGGTTAATCATTAGAAATATATGTTAAGAAGTTGTCCAAGATCTATATAATCAATTCCTACTTTTTCTGCTGCTAATATATCTCTATTACTTTGACCATATAAACCAGATTCAAGTCCAATTTGTATGGCTGAATTCTTATCAAATCCACGAGTCTTAGAAATTACAGCATCCATCATTCTATCTTTAGATTGTCCAAAATCATTCTGTACTAAGATTTGACAATGATCATACGGAACTCTTAGATATTCTGATAAAGCACAAACAATATATTCTAACATTATTTTCCAAGAATCTGAACCATTACTACTTAAGATTAGATTTCTTGGAACCATAGCATAAACTTTATTTGGGTTAAAACATAAAATCTTATCCCAAACTTCAAAACGGAGTCTAATATCATAAATTCCACGTGGAAGAAGACCTGGTTTTCCATTACTCTGAAAAGTTTCTACTAGACAATCTAAGACATCACAAAATATTACTTGTTTCTGTCGATCAATTTCTTTTCTTCCATTATTTGTATTACTACTTCCCCAGGATCCTCCAGTATTACCACTACTACCCCAGCCAGAAGATCCACTCCAAGATCCTCCTGAGTTTCCCCAAGAATTTCCTCCTGCCGGTTTTGTTTGCCATGGATACTGTTGATTATTACTTCCTCCCCACGAAGATCCTCCTCCGTTATTGTTCCAAGATGGAGTTGATGGTTGACCCCAATTACCTCCACCTACACTTTGTCCAAATGGTGTCTGTTGCATAATTTTTTCATTCAATTCTTTTTGACCTTTAACTACTTTTTCTATTCTCTCATCCTCCTCTGCTTCATCGATTTCATTGATATCATCATCGTCATCATCTCCTGAATCATATGGAGGTTCTTCCGAAGAGTAGTCAGGCTTTAGATATTCTTTAAATTTATTATCTTCTTCCATAAGTTTTATAGTTTATGTTTATCACTTATAAGGATTTCCGGATTTAATAAAAGCTCATCAAGTTTAGCTAAATGAGACTTCTCCATATAAAGTCTCCATAATTCTGTTTTACGAGCTTCCTTAAAACATTCTATAACTTTTTGAGCATCTAATTCTACGCTTCCGATAATCATATATCTATTATCATTTGTACATTTCGGTTCTATACCAAAACATCCTTCTCTAATAAAAGCGTAGATAGTTTCATAAGATGGTCGTTTTAATATAACAGGAACAGTTATATTAATAGAAAGACCTGTACTTGTTGAAAGAATTAAAAATGTATCTCTAGTAGAATGTAATTTAAAATAATAATTCGATATAACAATATCTGCTATCATAGGAAATATTCTTTTGAATTATTTATCATATCTTTTAATATAGTCAATTGAGTGTCATCACCACCCCAAAATTTATCATTAAAAGCTTTCTTCATACCCTGAATTATCTTTTTATAATCTATTCCTTCTACTGTCCCTAAAACTTTAACAATTGATCTATTTGACATTTTTTCCGGTAACTCAAAATAAAACCTACCAAAACCAATAGATTCATATATATCTTTTCGTCTAGGTCTTTTAAGATAATTATAGTGTTGATCATCAATACATATGTAAATATCTAAATTTTTCATAGTTCGAATTATTACTTCTCTTAATTCAATCATATCGTTTGTATCAACTATTATCCCTGTCATGTAAATTTTATATTATCTAAGTTTTTTACTAAATGTTTCAAATCATTCGCATAAGGACAATTTTTAGATCCTTGGATAAATGATTTTTTGAGTTCTTCTAGGTCAACACTAACTTCCTGAATGATTAAGCAATCGATCATATTTCTATATCGAAGATGTTCTAATAAAGAAGTATCATCACAAAATCGAAATATACAAAATTTTCCAAGACAAGTTTTTACATAAATTTGTTTAGGAGTTATTCTCTTAGTCGCTAACCCATCTAAATTATATTCTAAAATAAAGTTCTCTCCAAGAATATTTCCACTAACAATTCCAATATCAGTTGATAATTCTTTTTGAAGTCTTCTGTAAAAACTAATCTTCACCATCTCCAGTTCCTGCTTTAATAGATAAAATAGGTTTAATAATTTCCAAAATTTTCACTGTATCTTGTATTCCAGTTATTATTTCAGAAGGATCTTTATATACCTCGGGCGCTTCATCAATACAGGCGAGACATACAGAACTAGAATATACATTGCCCATACTTTCTTTAAATTCTTGGAGACTTAATCGTTCTCTTGCTTCTCGCCTAGACATTAAGCGCCCAGCACCATGAGGAGCACTATAATTTCTATCAGGATTACCAAGACCTTCACAAATTAAGGTTCCAAAAGCCATGTTCATAGGGATAATTACTTTCTGTCCGGCGTAAGCTTGAATAGATCCTTTTCTAATTATTCTATCTCTTGGATCTATATAATTATGAATAGACTCAATCCTCTCAAGCTCTTTTCCGAGTCCAAGAGCTTTTTTAATTCTCTCTGATATCACCATTCGATTATATTCTGCATAAGCTTGAGCAAAAAACATATCCCCGAGATAACCAGATATATCTTCATGTGTTACTAAGAATCTACTAGGCGGAATTGTATATCGGCCGGAAGCATGAAGTTTTTCTATTTCTTCTTTGATTTTCTTCCCTTGACCTTTATACTTCTCCTTAATTCCTCTCTCGGCCGCTTTCATATCCGCCTCAATTATCCTAGTTTTCCCAATTTGTTTTTTCCAATAAGCAAGTATTTTTATTCCTAAGTTTCTCGATCCTGTATGAATAGTAACCCAAACAGACTCTTTATCTTCTTCTACCTGTCCAAGTTCTATAAAATGATTCAATTTTGTTACTAATACCTTTTCAAGTATTGGATAGGTCATTTCTGCCTATCTCTAGTAGTTCTTTTTCCTACTAGTTCGGAGCACACCTTCTGACTTTTATGCCAGGCCAAGTCCCTCTGCTCTCTACGGGGGTATAAGTTTTAACACTATAACCTTCCCTCGGTGATTAGCATCTCAGCTTCTCCCGATATGGACGACTTTTACAACGAATGACTATTAATCATTCTGGAGGCAATCAATTTTTCTCACCTCCACCAAGAGTTCCAAGAGATTTATAGAAAATTCCCTCAGACATACCAATTCTTTTAAGGGTTTTTGATATAAATTTCTCTATCTCTCCAAGACCCTCATAACATACAAATTCAGGCCATAAACTTCTTGCTCTTTCAAGTTTTGTTTTAAAAAATTTCTTGAATTCTTTTTCTTGGATAACAGTTTTCTCATTTACTTCCATACCCATTGGAATATCTCTACGAATTCTAGCATCCCAAAGAGCTAATTCTGGATCTCCCGAAGGCATTTTATATTTTACACTTAACATACCACACGATATGTCACAACCAACCACATCAGGATCGAGAGGACCACCAGAGTAGGTTTGAGTATACCCTACTACACATCCATTACCACAATGAGTATCTTCCATGATTCTAACCTTTTCTTCTTCTACCATTTTAGTATTTAGTAGATCATATATCTGAGTGATTGCAGCTTCTTCTATATTCTCAGTAAAAACTATTGCTTTACCGTATTTTCCTATTATTTCCATATCCCTATAATTTCTTTGATAAACTATAAATCCAATGACGTCCTTCTTCAGTCCACCTCTTTACATTTCTTGGTTTTCCTGCCTTGTCAAATATAGTAACTATTTTTGTATATCCAAATTTATCAAATGGTTCCTTTAAGTACCATTTCTTTTTATCATGAGATCTAAAAATTAAATTATTCTTCTCTAATAATCTTAATAATTCTATATTAGATATTCCAAGACCCAAATCTTTCACTATATCTCTTGTTGAATATAGATTTTCTGAAGTAGTTAGGACTCGATTACAATAATCTACTTGAGGCTGTTGATTTTGAATAGTAATCTGTAGGTTAGTAATTTCAGAGGTTAATCTTCCAATTTCAGCGTCTCTCAGAGCAAATCCATTATTTATAATTTCGTCTAATTTTCTTAGACACCATACTCCAAATTTAGGACTACACCACATAGCAAAATGAATAGCTATTAATCTATGCATCCAAGTACCTTGATTCTGAGGAATACCTCCTTTAATAACTACTATTAATTCCGATATCGGAATTCCGATATCGATCGAGACCTCATTGATTAATTCTTTTGTCTGTTGATTACTAAGATAATGACCTAACTGCTTCTTACAAACTTTTGCTATCTCAGTAGCATTAATCATGACATCATTACTAGTCAATGCAAATGGAATAATACATCCATTATACTCAAAATTTAATAATTCATTCATACTTATATAAAATAAAGGGAGTATTTTCTCATACTCCCCTAAAACTTATTTCTTTTCTTCAACAGCTTCCTGTCCCTGCGTTTCTTCTTTAGAAGGTTTGTCTTCTTTAACTGGACCTACAAACAATCCGCGAAGAATACACATCTTATTTTCTAAGGTACACTCTGAATGTTCCTTATTATAATATTCACAGATATCAGGGCAACATTTATCGATTACTTCGTCGAGATAAACCAATTTTTTATTTCCGGCGATTTTTTGTAATATATCAGGCTGATCTTTGAAAATTTCCTCAAGAGTGCCTTCTTTTGGAACCATTGAAGTTAAATCTGAATCTTCTCCTTCATTAGCTCCAAGATCATTACAAAAATCGATAAATGATAGTTCTTCATTTCCGGGATCTCTAGGATCAGGGATAAAAGAACAACATTTTCCATAAGGACATTCTTTATCACAAATTAAATGTGATGTTGGAATTTCCTCAATGGGTCTAAAGACTACCACTTTTTCTCCGTTAGATGTGGGAACTTTTACTGTTTTTAACTTTTTCATAATTTAATTCATTAATGTTATTTAATTCTTTACGCATTTATTTTCGAAGCGGATTCTGTATTAATTTCCGCTTCATATATAAGAATTTCAGGGGAGAAGAAAATAAAAAGAAGGAAGTATTTCATTCCTTCTTCTTAAATGTTCTAGTTTAGTTAGTTACTGCATAAAGAATTGTGTTCCCTTCTCTTCTAAGAGTAAATAGTCTCTCAACCTCATTATCACTTATTATTTTATAGTCCTCTCGTTTTTTAGAAACTAGATAATCTTTAATAAGTCCATAATTAAATGACTCTATCACAAGATGACAACCATTTGGAGTATTAATTTTTCCTAGAATATTAGTATATCCTGAGATAAATTTTTCTATATCATGTTGATAGAATTTATCTTCAGAATCAATATCTAAAATCCACCTAGGTTTATCTACAACTCCTTTTGATTGAACCGTTTCATTACTTAAGGCTACTTTCTTTGGAAGATTATGTATATTTGTATAATCATTGTTTGCTACTCTCTTAGAATATTCAAACATACATTGCTTTCCAAATTTTTCCAAAGATCTTGGTGTAATAGATATGTAAGCTCTTGCTTTATAATGTTCACACATCTCCGTTAATCGATTCCAGGATTTTTCAAGAACTCCTAAATCTGTCACCCACCAAGCATATCTCTGTATTTCTTGAAGAGGTAAATCAGGATTCTCTTTTCTTCTTTGTATAACTTGCACAAAATAATATATCTCCGGTTTACCTTTAGAAGATATCTTAAATTTTAGAAGACTTTTTACTGTCTCTAAATTATTTATTACTCTCATGATTTTATAGTATTTAGTAAAAATTTCCAAGAAACCGTTGCTGTATGATCTGAAGAAAAGATATCAACCGTCTTACTAGTACTCTCAATCAATGGAAAATGTTTATCATTAAATCTCGTTGTTTTTGACATAATGATCTGAAACTTTCTTCTTCTAAGCTCTTCATTATATTTAGTGAGATTAGTTTTCCATTCTTTTCGAATCTCTTCGATTGGCCTTTTTCCAAAACCAATAGAGTCTAAGAATACTTTGATTACACTACTTTTTGGTAATGCTCCTCTTTGATATTCTTTATACATAAGTTGTCTTTTTTGTTTTTCTCCAGGGATACCAGAAATAAAACTAACCAATTCCATTATCATTTCTGATTTTCTTGTAGCTTCTTTATCAGTTTCCTTCTTAGGGAAGTAATAATCTCCAACTATTCCAAGAGATTTAAGAAACTCTATTTTTGGATCTAAAGTTACCTTCTCAGGATAGTACTCTTGAATATATTCATTAGCTATTGCTGCAAGTTTATACTTAACTTCTAATCGAGAAAGGTAATAACTACTAATATCTCTAATTGCACACTTAGTTACCACTGGAAGAGATGAGATATCTATTAGATACTCTCCAGAAAACACTAATTCTGATTTTATTATCCCCAGTCGTTTAAATTTCCCGGCGAGTTTATTGGAAATCATAACTCCTATTAAAGACTGATTAAGAAGACCATCCTTTACTAAACATATAGATTGTCTTGTTTTATATGTTTTTTCGCCGGGTTCTATTCCGACTGTATTTTCTGGGATATTAACTACCACATTAGTATCAAAGCAGATTCCTAAGTTAGCTCGTCTTTTATTTCCAATCGTTCCTGTCACTTTCGCCCATTTATCTTTTTGGTAAGTAACAGCAGTATTACTATCCACTTTTTTAGGAGAAAGTCTTTTATATTCTCCGATCAACTCTGGATTAATAAGAATACTTGCATTATCCTCAATTAAATCAGTTATTAACCTACTAATTGAATATTTATTATAATCTGAATAAATTTTTGGATACTTAGTTTTTCTTTCAATAGGTTTGGGTGTATATTCGGAACGTTTAATAATATCATTAAGATCTTCAATATAATTAGTCATCCCTACACGACCGTACATCTCGTAAAAACCTTCGATAACTATTTCATCTTTTGTTGCTTGCGCTAAAAGTTCAGCAGTATCTAGATATTCAAGTTTAATTGTACTTCCTAGAAAAGATAATATAATTCTAAGATCCTGGGTTGAATAAGTTTCCCCAGAGTATCTTTCAACTCTTTTTTCTCTTACTATTCCCCATGCAGATGCGTAATTATGAACACTAGGACTAACTCTTATTTTATTTTTTCCATAAGAATCCATTATTAACCAAGGATTACCAGAAGAACTAAGTTTATCTGCTAAAAGTACATATTGATACTTTAGATTTTTCTTATTTCTCAGGATAATCTCAGTACTTTTCCCATACTCATAATCACAGTACTTTACTAATTTTAATCTTGAACCATTAATTTTAATTTCTTTTTCCATAATTCTTATGTTTATTGTTATTTATTATTCATTAGTAAGAGTTTCAAGAGCTTCTAAAAAATCCAAGATATTCATTATAAAATTACGATAACTTTTATCTGGTTTATCTGGAAGTCTAAGAGAATACTCAATAAAACCTCGTAATTCTATATCAGAAGGACAAATATTCATTATAATATCTTTGTAAAGATTATTATGAACTGTTTCTGAGATTATAAGATTATTCTTAAGCTTTCTAAATAAACTTCGTTTTGTTAATTTTTTATAATTATCCTCAGAATGTAAATAAACAGGTAATACCATTACTAAATCTCTAACTTCAGAAGGACTAATCCAGTTCCCTATTGGAGATCTAGCTGCATTTAATTCTTCATAGTTCTTTAGAATATGATAATTCAAAAGTTTATTTCGAAGAATAGATATATTTTTATCATAAATAAATTTTATAAATTCTTCTCTATTAAATAACTGATTAAATCTGATATAACCAACTATAATATTTTTGTTATATCGTAATCTATAAAATTCAATACTTTCTATTTTTATTTTCTTCATAACACATATAAGGAAAATAAACCCCGACCTATCACAGGCAGGGGCTCACACTATAATATGCAATTCAAAGGATTTTCTCTTTTCCATTTATAAGGATTTAAAGCCTTAAAATTGATAAACAATAAGAATCATGGAAAATATTAATGAAGAAAAAATTAAAAAATTTAAAAAGATTACAGAATTAATTTTGAATGGACTAAAAGAAAGAGGAATAAATCCCATCTTATCTGAGGACGACACTTCCCCTAATGAAGAGTGGGGAAATAGTATGACAATGTCTTTCAGTTTTTCTAATGGAGGACTTAAATATTGGTATCTCGGAATTTGGGGATGTGGGAGATGGTCTGAAACTTACGATTGTGATAATTCTGAGGACTATATATCAGTCTTTCTAATTCACAAATGGACGTATGATAAATTTAGACCTAGTAGTTCAGATATAGAATACAGAATTACATTAAACGATAAACCTGTAGAAATATATCATGTAATTCAAGGGTTAGAAGAAATTCATAAAAATCCTATTCAAGAATATTATAAAACTTTTTGGGAACATAAAAGTGATCATGATATGCCTTGTCTTGAATATTTTAGAGATTGGTGGTTTCATGAAGTTACTTATCCGATTCAAGAAAAATTGAGATATAAATGGAGTGTAAAAATATTATATAATTTTCTTAAAGTATTATCATGGATTGACCCTAGAGTCTCACGAAGGAAGTTATTTAAAGAAGAAGGGTGTATTCCAATCTATACTTCCGGATTTTTAGCGACGGAATGGGCATCAAGTCGTGATTGGGCTTTTAATAGCTTTGCATGGTTATATGAAAAATTTCCATGGTGGTTATGTAAAATCTGTAAACATAAATTATTTGATGCACACTGGAACGTCGCTGATTTTCCGGAAGAAGTAACAAATACTTTAGAAAAAAGAATGTGGAAAGGAGTAGTAATATGAAAAAGTTTAAATTTGAGGAATGGTTAGATGAGAAAGGTGGAGGTTGTGAACTCATTTTAATATGTCTTTTTTGGAAATTTATATTTGATCCTATTATATACCTAACTACCAAAGATATGGATTGGGTAGTAGCATCACAAACTCCATTCATAATATTTATTCTAACTCCATACATATTATTTAGAACAAGAAAAAGATGGAAAAAGAAAGATTAGATTTATTATTAGTTTATGCAAATGATCTATATAGATATATTGCTAAGAAACTTGGAGAAGATTATGAGCCAAAAAATTTAATTGGTCTTTTAGGATGGTTAGACGAACATAACGTAATAATACATATCCAACCAGAATTTTATAGTCAAGGTATAAATTGGAATTGGCAAATTTCATTTTATAATCCAGAAACTTTTGATGATCCAGATCTTATGGATGGAACTGGATTATATGGAGATAATGGAGAATATCCTACTAGAGGAAAAGCTATGTGTTGTAGTATTGTTAGAGCACTAGAATTATATATCCTTGAGATGATAGATTCTGAAGAAATTCTAGGCGATTACAAACTTCCAATGCCTTCTGGAACAACAGTACAAGATCTCTTAATTTACATGATAAGAAATCAATATTCTGTAACAGTAGATGAAAAATGGTCGGAAATGAAAAGAAAATCTATTAATGAATACTTTAATTACTTAAAAGAAAGGATAATAGAATGTTGGGAAAAAGTTGTCTAGGATGTTTTATGTTCTTGGTAATAATGTTCTTAGGATGTTTATTCCTAGGATTTATAACTAAGATTGTATTCGCGCTATCAGTAGGAGTATTTATTCTTACAGCATATATCATTGGAATAATTTTTATGGCTTTCGTGATTTATAATGCAATTAAATTTTTACTTACATCATGAAATGGAGAAATTTTATACAAGATTTAGTTCTGATAATTATTGGAGTTATTCTTTCAATAATTCCAGAAAAATCAGAATTTACAGAGATGCTAACTACATTCTTCATAACAGGAGGAGTTGTTAAATTAGTTTGGGATTTTATAGTAAATAGTGATGAGGATTGATTATGGAAACTATAGAAATAAATTATAAATATAAACCAGGAACAAGATTATATCGAGTTATTTATGGAGAGCTTAAGTATTATGATGTTGAATGCGTAAATATAAACTTATCATTAAATCGAGATGAACCGCTTATAACATATCAACTCAGAGTTAATAATTCATCAGGAAACAGAGATACAACTTGGGATTTTGAAATTGATAAATATTATTCATTAACCCCAGAAGAAGCTTTAAAGAAACATTCAGCGGAGTTATTAGAAAAATTTAATTCTAAAGATAAATGACGATTATAGTAATTATATTCTCAATAATAATATGTCTAATAGGAGTTTATTTTCTCTTAATTGAGACTAGAAGAATAAGAAAATGGCTAGGAATTGGACTAATTCTTATCACAGCGTGTATTGTATCTACTATTTATACTGAATGGGTAAATAATAGAGTATTTCAGTATTATACACTTAAGATTACTCTCAAAGATAATACCGAAAAAGTCATAGAGTACGTTAAAGCCTCTGAGTTATCTATACGATTTGCTGAGGATTCAACTATTATAGTTTGTGATACTATTCCTAGTGTAGTAAAAATAGAATTAATTGAAGTAAAACAAAAACGTTATGGAGAAGTACATAAGAACGCTAATTTCTAAAGGAATGTCCAGAATAGAGGCTGAAATGTTTATAGACGGATTAACAAAAGTTATTCTAGAAAAAAGAGAACCAGAACCAATTAAAGCAATATTTCCTACATACTATAAAATTAAAACAATAGATTCAAATACTAATGAAGATCTTGGTTTCATAAAGTTTGATGTAGGATTTGATGCTAAATTTTTTGATTATGATACTGCCAAAAAAATTTGTACATATTTAAATGAACATGATATATACAGACAATTAGATTCAATCGATGCTGTAAATTATAATAAAAAACCATGGTTAACTATAACTCGCGATTGGAGATCTTATGTGAAATATATTACAAATGAAGGTAATGTTTTTTATATAGAAGTGAATTGGAAGATAGGACAAGCAAGTTGGAAAATAGTACCATTTTATGATTAGAATATTACTCTGTGGGTTAGCAATCCTATTTGTAATTGGAATTTGGACTATAGAATTTATACAAAGATTATATGGAAAAATACTTGGAAAAATTAAAAGCGCTTGGAGTAAAAGATGAAGAAGCTGCCAAGAATCTACTTAAAGAAATAATCAATGATATTCAAGAAAAAGACATCATACATTTGATCATTTATTACCAAACAGGAAGTTCTTTTGAAACGCATAATGATGTAGATATTATTGATTATCCTTGGAATAATATATCTATCGCAAAAGAAAATGAAGAAGCAATTCGACAGCATTATAAATTTGCAATGGATTTAGAATATATATGTACTTCTGAATCAAGAGAAAAACTTAAAAAAGAAGCTGCTAAGAATTGGTGGTATGTAGAAGGACAATACAGTAGATATTCTCTGAAGTTAAAGAAAAATGATGGAACTTTCTTTACTTATAGTACTCCATGGATTGGCTACTTTGAACGTTTAAATGACATAGAAATAAAAATTTGTAACAGTTAATAATATTAACTACACTAGTCTATTATGGATTGGTGTAGTTATTTATTTTGCTCCTTTAATAGGATGAGAATCTTATATGTGAAAGAAAATATTTTTTTATTAACTAAAACAATAAAATCATGTTAGAATTTAAACCAGAAAAAGAATTAACAACATTAGACAAGTACAAAAAGTTATATGGTTTCTATGAAGGAAATCTAAATTATGTCCCTAGAGGGGGAGATCTAACAAAACATATTGGATCTTCTTTAGCATTAATTGATTATTCTAGAGATGAAACTGGAAGATGGGACTATTCTCTTAAAGAAGTAAAAGTTGAGGATATAACTGATTATGATCCTATGACTACAACTTCGATTATTAAATATAAAATAATTGGAGAAGAGGAAGTCAAAGAAGCTAGAATTATTCCGGAAGGTTTTAGTTTTGAAAGTCCAGAAGAAACGGGTAAATCATTAAGATTTCTTCCGTTATCAATGCATTTTAAAGTTCAGGAAGAGAAAGCTTTTTATGATAGACTTTTAGCGAAGTTTGATAATGCTAAAACACTATCTATCGAAGCTCTTGAAAATCTATCAAACTCTAAAGAACAACCAGAACTTCTAGGACGTAATTATAATATTGCAGCAGTAATTAAAACTGATGAAGAGACTCCAGAAATTCTATACTTTAGAATTGATAAACTAAAATTAAAACACAATAAACAAGATAATTATGCGATTACTTTAACTAATGAAGATAAAGATAAAACGTATACATTCTTGATTGATTCTAAAGCAGAATATTATGAATTCTCTTATGGAAAAGAAAAAATAGGAGATCTTAAAATTTTAGATCTCCAAAAATTATAAAAAATAAACCCAGGCCCTATGTAAAATAAGGCTTGGGATTTTTATTTCTTTACACAAATAACGCTGGTTTACATCTACTTCTCCAATCTAGAAGATAACCAGGCTCAATCTCTTCTAAAAGTATTGAAGTTTCTTTTAATTGAATAATACAATCTAGACATAAATTTATACCAGAATTCTTACTTCCAAAAGCAAGATATTCTTTTTTCTCTTTTTCTAGCTGATTATATTCAAATCTAGAACATAGATCAAACCATGCTCCTTCTTCATACATATTCTTTCCACAAATTGCACACTCACATTGTCCTAAACCAGCAATAGGGAAGAGTTGTTCAGGATCTGTAAAAGAGTGGAATAAATGTTTCATAAATCTTTTATACTGTTCCGTACGATAAGCCTCCACAAGTAATCCAATTTCTCCGAGATCTGGTTGAAGAGATCCTTGTGGGTTCTTATTTTTTCTGTAAGCTATAATTCTTTCTGGAAGTTGTCGGTCTAAGAGTGGTCTAGGGAAAAGATATAAATAAATTAAATTTTTCTCTTCCACACTTAATACTGGATTTACTCTCAAAGAATTAATAACTTCATGTGCATCACAATCTTTTAGTTTGTCAATGTAAAATTTTAAAGAATTCATGGTTTTATTGTTTAATGTTAATGATAATACATTAATAAGAGTTTGTGGGGAACAAAAAAGAGAACTTAAGATCTTCTCCTAAGTTCTCCCAACAAAACCATTTTCTTTATATTAAACTACCCAAGAAAGTATTCAGATTTTTCATAATCCTCTTTTCTTTTAGGCTGTGGTGTAGTTTCTTCCAAAATCGTACTCGTAAAGATGACTTTATCTCTCTTCTTTTCACGATATTCATCTTTATGGTGTACATGTTGTTCACTTACAATGTCTTCTCTAACAAAGTAGTTTTCATTCTTTTCCATGTCTTTTAAGTTTTTCATTTTTGTTTAATTTTATTTTACATATATAAGGAAATTGGGGATTCTGAAAATACCTTAATTTCTAGTATTCTTTTAAATCCACTCTTCGGACATGGAAGTCTTGATTCTAGAATATCAAAACTTTCCCTAAATCTAGTTCCATAAAATTCTTCAGGACTTGGATCAGGATACACCAAGAAATCTCCGGTTGGATAATATCCTTGATTTTCTCTTATGTCTAAAAGAAGAGGATTTACTTGATTTAATTCATCTAAAGATATCTCAGTAATTGATATATTCTCCTCACCTTCATCACAATCTACTTCTATGATAAACGTATAGTTATTATTTCTCTCAGGAACCATAATCTACTTCAATAATATGCTCTGGACTAACTTTTTTCACTAGAATAACCCCATTTCCAGATATAAATACTTCATCTTCTAATCCTTCTAAATCTACTTTAAGTATTGCTATCTCAGGACCTCTTCGAAGAGCTACATTTCTTGCTGTCAAAGGATCTGAACTTAAGTGTACGTATTCTCTACTCCCCGGGACTAACCCATCTCTAAATATACTTTCTAAAAACTTCCTTTGCGTTCCATGATAGACAATATTACATCCTGTATACTTCTTAAAATTAGCATTAATACCTTTAACACTATGACCTTGAAGAGCACGAATCTTTCTTAAATCGGCCGATAATTCATAGCGCTTTTTATTATCAGTATCTACTATTTCTTTTAGTTCAGACATAGTCCAGCCATGATCAATTAACTTCTTTGTTTCTAACCAACCTTCTGAATCAAGCGCTCCTTCTACTTCGGCCGGATTATGTCTTAGAATATATGCTAACTCTTTTCCTCTATTCTTCTTCATATAATCTTCCTATTTTTATAAATTCTCCTATTAAATTTACAGTTTCAGTTATAAAGTTTTCATCATTATATGTTGATGTTGATACTAAAATCTGTTCAGAATACCCAAAATATCCAATATTATTTATCACTCTATCTCGAATATACTGAAAATTTATTTCACATTTATCTAGAATTGAATTTATGTAGTTACTTTCTGGATTAATTTTAATAAGATCTTCTAAAAACCTCATAAATCTACATTGCGTTCTACTAGTAAATTTCATTATTTTATCCAAAGGTTCTAAGTAATCTCGAAAAAGTTTTTCTAAGAAGTAGAATGAAAGCTCATCTATCTTCAGAAAATTTCCATTACCAGTATAATATTCTACTAAATAGTTAGAGCTATCACTGAGATCTAAGCAAACTTTGAAAGGTTCCATGAGATTTACAAAAGATTCATCCTCCTGAAGAAGTTTTCTGTGAAAATACGTATCTATATCTCTACATAAACTCAGATATTCTTTATATGTTTCTTTACATATTCTTCTTAGTCTATTCACATGATCTTCCATACCACCAGATTAAAAATTTTCTTAACTTTTCATCTTTCCAATTAGGTGTAAAACAATTAACAATTCTCCTTCTTATTTCTGTTCCAGAATAAGTTACATGCACATCATCTTTTTGATCAGGATAAATTTTTATATTATAGAATCCTCCATTTTCTTTATATCTCTCAGCTACAGAATCTCTAGAACCACATATATAAATTTCAGAATCTTGTGGTATTTCCTCAAGACTTTTTAAATAATTAATTCTATGATCTAGCGTTTCAACCCATTTAGGATAATTACCTAGATCACTAATTTTAAATATTTTCATCTTTGGATAGGACTCAAGTACCATTTCTTTTCTTGCTTCAAAAGGGAGAGGATCATGTGCAGTTCTTTCTGAGTTTTTTGTTTCTCCTATAAAAATAACTACATTATTATTTCCAAAATCTCCTCTAACTTTATCTAATAAATAGTTATGTCCTCTTGTTAGATTATCTACTTGAAATCTACCAACAATTACTCCAATCTTAGTGCTCATTTCTTTTTTCTTTTATTATATGTTCTTTTTAATACATTTGTTTTAAGATATTCTTCACAACCTGTAAAAATTCTTCCTAATTCTGCTTTATTATCATAAGGCATAACAAATTTCCTATTCACTAAAGCAGTCGGAACCTGGTGAAGAGTATACAGAGCAGTTCCTTTAAAGAATCTAGATCTTTCAAGTTGATATCCTACGAACCCTTTAGCCTCTCCTGATGTAGTAATTGATAAGACAAATGATATCTCTCCAACTACTTTAAAAACAATACAATAGTGAAGTATAGGTCCAATAGGAAGAAATGCTACATCACCTCTTTCAATAGTTTCAGGTCTAAGTCTTTCTATATACATCGGAAGATATTTCTCCCTAAGATCGGCTGGAATTTTCTCTTCTAACTCCTTTGATCTAGTTACTATCTCTTCTTCCCTTTGTGATATAGATTTTTCTTCAGAGTCTCCAGCCGTAAGTGAGGGAGTTATAAACTTCCGCTTAATATCTAAAATTTTTTCAATGCAATCCCTATCTTCAGGCTTTTTATACCAAATCTTAATCAAATCCATAACTTTATTACATCTAGTTCTTGTTGCCTCTGGACTAACTACTCCTGGACCAACCATGAGAAATCTAATCATCTCATCCAAACCTTCAGTAATTGTCTTCTTAATACTGTTTTTGATATTCTTATAGTTATTTATTGATTTTCTAATATCACCTAATTCTGTAACAGCTTCTTTAATAGTTTCCATAGAGTTAATTTTTCATTACTTTATCTATTACTAATTGTTTTATATCATCTTCAGTTAAACCAAAATAATTACTAAGATTTTTAAGAATAAATACTCCTTTATAATGCTGAGTAAGATTAAGAATACTATCTAGAGAGGTATCACTATAAATACTTTTATATTGTAAGATTCGTTTATATTCAACATTATCCTTTTCAAGTAATTTCTCTATATAGAATTCTTTTAATTTCGGATAATTTCCTAAGAAAAATTTAAGATCAATCTCAAGAATACTAAGATAATACCCATCTGTTACGTTTAAATCAACTAATGGTTTACTAGATAATGCAGAGAAATCTATAGAATCTACATGAGAAAGAGATTCAATAACATCCACAATTACATCTCTTGGGTTATAAGTATCATCTACACCTACCAAAAGTTGCTCAATCTCTGTTCCTTTCATAGCAGTTTTCTTAATATCTAAAACTCCTCCAGTTATACCATCCCTTATATTATCTACATTTTCAAGATTTTCGGAGAAATATCCTTGAATAAAATCCTTTATATTATTATTTTTTCCTGATAATTTTTCTAAAATATTATTTCTCTTATTTATCGGAATACATAAATGTATTTCTCGATCTGATTCAATATCTAACCAATATGAATCAAAGAAATTTAAAAATATACTTGATACCTTTTCACGTCTTCCACAATAACTGAACTGTTTGAGCGAAAAAGGTTCAATATAACTTCCTAGATAAAGAACTAATTCCATCGGAGATAATGCATATACATATCCAGGTTTCCATTTTGTCGTTTTAGGTTTTGTTGCAATCAATTTCCCAATCTCCGTAGAACATATAAATGATTTATTTGTTGAATCTTCTTTTACTAATTTTAAACTAGGAAAACATCCAATACCTAAAGAGAAAGTTCCGTGTAGATTTCCATCAGAAACATATCTAGTATCTTGAAGAATCTTAAAAAATCCTTCAATAGCTACATAAATATAAACGTTTCGCCCTGGGAGTTTTGAATCTAATTCATCATTTTGAATCCTTACAGCTACTCTAGGTCCACCCTCTCCATATTTAACATTATACCTTTCATATGAAGAGAAAAGTGAATTCTCTGCTAAAGATATATGAAATCCAGAGTTAAGTACAACAACCTCAGAAATATCTTTCTCTTCCACTGTTTTGTTACCATTCAAATTGAAATTAGCTGACTTAACACTATTATATACTTTCTTACGCAATGGTTTTGTTAAGTCCTTTTTATTTACAACTTCTGGAAACAAATCTGTTCCATGGTCAAAATAAACTAATGTTATTTCATACGGAATATTCAAATTTTTCATATTTTTTTTATTTTATTTTACATTTATAAGGGACTTAAAGCTTTATTTATGTAATAAAATTTTAATAAAGAATAATAATGAAAAAGAAAATTTATTTTATTTCAGGACATAGAGATATTACTGAAAAAGAATTTAAAGAATGGTATGTTCCTCGTCTTGTAGAAGCAGCGGCCGAAGATTCAGAATTCGTAGTAGCTGAATGTATCGGAGTTGATAGATTAGCTCAAGATTGGTTAAGAGATAATCTTAAGAATCATTCAAGAGTTACAGTTTATCATATGCTTGAAAAACCTAGATATTTAGCTTCTATGTTATTTAAAACGGCCGGAGGTTATCAAGACGATGTTCAAAGAGATTCAGCAATGACAACTATATCAACAGAAGATATCGCATTTATTCGAAAAGGTAGATGGACTTCTGGAACCGCACAAAATATATTAAGACGTTATGAAAAAACTAATTAATTGCTTCTTTAAGGGTATATTTGCAACTGTTATGATTGCAATAACTGGGCAACTTTACTGGAATTTTTATATAGTAGAGAAGTTTGGAATAGGAAAAGTAGTAGAAGATAGTTCTGTATTTATAATTGGAGCAGCTGTATTATACTCTATCTTTGCTCTCTTAACAGGAAGAAAAGATGAAGAAGTATATGAAAAATTTGATTGGATAGAATTAATATGTCTATTTATAGGAAATATATTTTTAATATATCTATTCAAATAAGATAATTAAAGAGGGAGGAGACAACTTCCTCTTTTTATTCCTTAAAAGCCTTATTAATGAGATAATAAAATATTAATGAAAAACAATAAACAAAAGTATTATGAATTCAAAACAATTTATAGCAATTACAACCGGAACGGCAATAGTATCTGGTATAGTAGGAAAACTTATAGGTAATAAAACCTGTAAGGAAAAAATGAATTATTACAAAGAAACATCTATTAAGCTTTTTCACTCTTTAGAAATCAAAGAAGAGGAGCTTAATAGATTAAAACAAGCTAATAAAGATCAAACTGAGATTATCAGAGATCTCACAGCAAAAAATGAAGAATTAAAACAAACTTACGAGATCCAAACTAAAACTATTAAGGATCTTGTAGAAGAAAACAAAAAACTCGAAAAGAAATTAAAGGTATCAATTTCAGTAAGAGGGAAATTATTGAATAAACTTAGTAGTCTTCACAGGTTAGTTAAAAACTTAGAACCTACAGGAGACTTAATGAAACAATATCAAGAATTTATCCTTACACCGAAAAGAGAACATGATGCCATAAAAGACGAGGAAATGATGAAGGAAGGAGTTTGATCTCCTTTCTTTTTTTCTTCTCATCCTTTAAAAGCCTTATTAATGTAATTAAAACTTAAAAGAAAAGAAAAATGGAAAAGAATTATGAAAAACAAATATTTCCAGAAGAAGGAAATATCTTAGGGACAGTAAAATTTAAATTCCCGGGAGAAGGAGAATACAGTCTTGCTTTTAATGGCAGGAGTAGTGTTAAAATTCAAGACATAGTAAATAAAGTATGTCTAGGAAAGAGAATAAAAATAAAATTACAAAAACTCATTAAAGATAAATTGATGAGTAGAGTAATAACTATAAAAGATACTTACGAAATGACAAATAACCTATTCGTAAGAGTATTTAATAGTGAAAAGCAATTTATCGGATTTATTCATATTAAAAAAGAATTATAATCATGAAAAAGAATGAAAAAGTTTTAATTAAAGTATCTCCTAAGAATATATTTAAAGCAGGAATAGGGTTACTAGCTATTGATGAATACCGCAAGGGTGGATTTCAGGCGGGTCTATCTGTTTTAATTGGAGGAGCAATTTTAGGATGGTTATTTTTTGATGAATAAAACCCATTAAGAAGGAGTGAGAAAGTTCATTCCTTCTTTCTTTATTTCCTTATAAGTGTATAAATAAAAATAAATAATTATGCTAGAATACTTAAAGAAAACATATAAAGAAAATCATGAACTTGGATATGAAAAAATCTATATTGCAGTAGATATTCATGGTACCATTCTTGAACCTTCATGGAATAAAACTGAGAACTTTACATACTTAGGATCCTCAAAAGAAGCACTTCAGGAATTATCAGCTAGAGAAGATACTATATTATTAATATGGTCATCCAGTTATCCTGAAAAATTAGAAATGTACCAAGAGAAATTCAGGGAAGATGGAATAAATTTTAAATACCTCAATCAAAATCCAGAAGTAAGATCAGGAAGAATTTCTTGTTTTGAAACTAAACCTTACTATGATATTCTTTTAGATGATAAAGCTGGATTCGAATGGACTGAATGGAAAGATATATTAAATTGGTTAGAAAATGAAAGAAGGTGATATTGTAAAAATTAATCCACAGAATAATGGATTTATAGGTTGGGCTGAATTTCTAGAGATCATTAGAGATTTTGGAAAAAGAGACCCTGAAGAATATTACGTCATCGATATTCTAGGGCCGATTTATTCAATTGTTCATTCTGCTCAAGATTCAGGATTTTCGGAGAAGACTATTAATACTTCTAGTCTTCGGCCCATCCCTATTGATGAAGAATTATTTATAAAATACTGTGCAGAAAGATGTACCCTAAGAAAGAATTGTATAAAAGGATGTGCATTAATAAAATACTCACCTAAAAGCCTTATTAATGTAAACAATAAAAATATAAACAATAATGAAGAGTGAAACATTAATTACTGCTTTAGTTACAGCAGGAACACTATTTCTAACAAAAATAATGTTAGATGATGTGATATTAAGAACTAAAAAAGATGAACTAGAAAGAAGACTCGAAAACGCTATGAGAAATTATGAAGGTGATTCGAGAAAGCTTACAGAAAAAGAAAAAGATGAGGTTAATAAAGAGTACGATTCTTTATGTGCTAAACTAGTGAAGAGTTCATATAGTAGTCTCTTCTTAAATAAAAAACTAGAACAAGAAATCGATACTTTCTATTATAAATCTCGTAAACTTAAAAGTAGGGTATAAAATCCCTACTTCTTTTTTATCCTTGAGAACCTTATTAATGTTAAATAATAAAAAAAATAAATTATGATAGTACTTAGAATGAGCTGTGCAGATATGATAAAAGAGCACAAAAAAGACGAAGAAATAATTGATGAAAAATTAATGGAGATCTTAAATAATAACAAATATAAGATCAAGAAAATTTATGATAGAACAAAAAAGCCTGTACCTATAATAGATCGAAAGTTGAAAATTAGAGGTACAAATTATAATATCGCAGTAAATGATATAAGTTCTCCAAAAGAAGAAATAAAGAGATCATTAATACAATATCATCCATTTATAATAACTAATGATATTTGGTCTGGAAATAAAGTAGCAATGTTCTTTATAGAGTCATGTGCGAGATACGAATCAAAAACACTGGTAATGTTACTGGAGCCACATCTTATAAAAAGATATCGTGAAAGATACTTAGAATCAGTGCAACCAGAAAAAGTGACATTTGAAGACTTAGTTTCAACCTTTCTGAAAAGAAATCGGATATACTTCAACTTAGAGTATTTTCCCATTTTTGATAAGAAAGATCCGAGTAGGTTAATAGATATCAGAACAATAAGTAGAATGAAAGATGGAGTAGTATTTGGAAGAGTTGAACCTACTGGAATTGTTAGATTTATTACATTTATAAATAATAGTCAAGTTAGAAAATCAGATCAAGGAAAATATGTAGAGAATGGATACTATGACAAAATGGTAAAATTATTTCAAGATCCGGAACTTAGAAGAGAAGATATAATTAAATATTTTTAAAAGGGAGTAAATACAAAACTCCCTTCTTTTTTTTATTTCCGGCCAGTAGATAAAGAAGCCTAAAAACCTTATATATGATGAAATAAATATTAAATTGTACTTTGACTTATAAGCTCTTGGTTCGTGATGAATAAAGGGCTTTTTAATTTTGGCCGGATGATATAACTTGAAGGCCTTATATATGAGAAAAATAAATAAATGATAATACACTCTCCTTAAGCAATAATAAAAAGCTTAGGGAGTTTTAAATTTTTATAATATGAAACTAGAAAAATTAATAGAAAAAATTGATCGGTGTTTAGGTACTGTATTAGTTATCGTAGGAATTATATTAGTAATTTCAATAGTAATATCACCTGCACCAAAGCCGAAAGAAATAATTTGGCAATCAGATGAGGAGTATGAATATGAACAATTCCTCGACTCAATAATGAAAGAGGAAGAAGAACTGAAAGACGAAAAGACAATAAAGGTAACTGCAACTGTCTATAATCCAGTCGAAAGTCAATGTGATTCTGATCCTCTAGTAACAGCAGATAATTCAAAAATTGACCTTGAAAAACTAAATCAAGGAAAACTTAAATGGATTGCTGTATCTAGAGATCTTAGAAAACAATTTAAATATGGATCAAAAGTAAGAATTAGATGTAAATCAGATCCAAGTATCGATGGAATATATGAAGTTAGAGATACCATGAATGAAAGATATAAATTTTGTATAGATATCTTAAAACCCGTCGGAGAAAGTAAGGGGAAATGGCATGACGTCGAAGTAAGTTCAATATAAGAAAGGGATTAATTTTCCCTTTCTTTTTTTATTCCTTAAAAGCCTTATATATGTAAAAAAAATAAATGAGCTAGCTCCTAAAGTATATGTGCGAAATATACAAAAGGAGCTAGCATTAATTTTTAAGATTAAGAAAAATTCATAGAAAAATACTGGCATTAGAAAAATAACCCAAAATAAACTAGACCAGTATTATGAATAAAAATGAAATTATTCAATATGCTATCATTGCTATAATTATAATCGCAGTGATAGTATTTCTAGAGGATTCTGAATTAAAAGATACCCCCATAGATATATTCAATGATTCTCTGGCACAAATGAATGTAGACAGAGAAAGACGGAGGTTTAGACGAATGTTTGACGACTGACTCTAAACCCACTAACTAAAATCCTGAGATAGAAAATATCTTTGGGTTTATTTTTCTTAATCTTCATATATTAGAATCTAAAGGATCCTAAAGAGCAAAATGTAACTTATTTATGAGGACAAAGGAGCTTCCCTTATATTACACCCCTTTTCGCTACCGCTAGGGGTGTCTAAGGAAGAAACTTTGAATAGATATATAGAAAATAAACCCAGAAAATGAAGATGTTATAAAGATTTATATTATTGATTTTCGCCTCCTCAAAGAGGCGAATCTAATCTAAATACTAAATGTATACTTTTTTAATCATATCTTATTATATTAGTATATGGTTAAATTTACTTTATTTAAATCTACATTTTGCTCTTCTAATAACTTTAAACTCTAATTAATGAAGAAGGGAGACTCCTATGTCTTCGATTTTATGTAACCGGATTCTGTATTAGAATTCATACCAACTAATTAAAAAATTAAAATATAATTAATATGATAAAAAGATTAAACGATTATGTGGTTCCTAGAGGAATAAGATTTATATCAGAATTAGGAACTGACTTTAGATTTTACAAGTTACCTGTAAAATGCATTATAAATAAACAATTACCTGGATGTGGTTTTACTGAATACTGCTTAAGAGGTCCTGAAAATGTAATACTTTGTTCTCCTAGAAAGATGTTGTTAAAAAATAAGAAGGATCAGCATGGTAGAGATGTTTATCTAGTTATAAATGAGCTTGAAAAGGAGGTAGCTATTGATAAAGATTTAAATAAAATTGATAAATCTCAAGTATTTTTGGAAAAATTAGATGAAATGGTTAACGGAAAAGATATTGTCTACAACCGATTAATGAATGAAATAAAAGACTATCTAAATGAAAGAAAGTACTTAGGAGATAAACCTGCTAAGATACTAGTAACTTATGATTCTTATAGAATTGTAAAAGATATATTAACATCTTTAGGTATATTTCAAAGTTTTTATACTATTATAGACGAATTTCAAACTATCTTACATGATTCTAAATTTAAGTCAGATACTGAGTTAGATTTTTTATACCACCTACATCAATCTCATTCAGCATTATTTGTATCTGCTACACCTATGTTAGAAGAGTATCTTAATATGTTAGATGAATTTGATGGCTTACCTTATATTAATATGGATTGGGGTAAGGAGGATCCTACTAGAGTATTAAAACCTTCTCTTAAGGTATTAACAATGAAATCAGTAGGTACTAAATTACCTGAGATAATAGATTCTTATAAATCTGGAAATTTTGAAAGTGCTATTAGAATGGTTAATGGATATCCTACTAAAATAGTTAGTGATGAAGCTGTATTTTATGTAAACTCTGTTAATCATATTATATCTATAATAAAGAAGTGCGATCTCCAGCCAGAAGAGGTAAATATCCTTTGTTCTAATACTCCTGAAAATCTTAAAAGGATACAAAAGAAATTAGGAAAGAGATTTACTATAGGAGAAGTTCCATTAGAAGGAGATTCTCATAAAATGTTTACGTTTTGTACTAGAACGGTTTACTTAGGAGCTGATTTTTATTCTACATGTGCACGTAGTTTTATATTTAGTGATAGTAATATAGACAGTTTGGCTGTAGATATTAGTGAAGACCTACCTCAAATTCTCGGAAGACAAAGACTATTTAAGAATCCATGGAAAAATGAAGCCACTTTTTATTATAGATCTACTTGTGACTACAGAAAAATTAGTCAAGATGAATTTGATAAAGAACTTGAAAGAAAGAAAAGATCTACTAATAATTTATTAAGATCATTTGATTCTGCTCCAGATGATGCTAAATATGATCTAGCTAAAACTTATCAGAAAAATACTAAATCTTATAATTATAAAGATGACTATATAGCAGTAAACGAACATCGAGGCGGAACTTTAATACCTGTACTTAATAATCTAGTATTAGTAAATGAGATTAGAGCTTTCAGGATTCAACAAATAGATTATAAAGATAGATTTACAGTATTCTCTACTATTCACAATACATTATCTCCTGATGATATAATAAATCAAAAGGTATCAGAATTTTTAGGAGAATATCAAAAATTAGGTACCTTTAGGAGTAAATTGAAATATTTATGTGAATATGGGTTTTCAGATCAAGTAATAGGAGTAGTATTAGATCAGATAGGGGAACATGATAATATTAAATCTTACTACTTAGCACTTGGACCTCAAAAACTTAGAGCTTGTGGTTATAATAGGTATGATATAGAGAAGGAGTTAGGGGTAGTAACATTCAGTCAAGAACTCCTAGAATCTATTATATATTCAGAATTTAAGGTCGGGGATAAAATAACTTTAGCTGATATAAAAGATAGGTTAGGTTATTTATATTCCAGTATTAATTATGATGCTACTCCTAAGGCAAAGGACTTAGAAAATTATTTTAATGTAAAGGAGTCATCAGCTAGAGTAGAAATAGATGGTGTTAAGAAGGTAGTAAAAATATATAATATAATAAGTAGAAAATAAATATAAAAAAAAGAGGGATTTGTTATTTCCCTCTTTATTTTTCTTCTTCTAAACCTCTAAAACACGTATCCCAGAAGGTGTTACCCTAATAATTGAGAGGAAATTTCAGGTCCTCTCAAGGTTTATACTAATTAATTAAAAATAATAATGCTAATAAAGAATGGAAGACGATTATTTGTTAGATGAAGAAGAAGACCTGGAAAATCAAGGATATCTAGGTCCAGACGAAACAGGAGATGATTCTGACGACGATGACTCTGAAGGTTCTGATGAGAGTATTATTGGAGATGACGAGGATGAGAAGAAAATTAAAGTAGATGAGTCTCAGTATGAAGGTAAGATGACTAAGGACGAACTTTGGTTATCTACAGCATACGATGACATAATAGCAGCAGGAAAATTGGATAAAGATAATGCAATTGAAGATGCTGTTACTACTATAGTTTGGGCTAATCCTAAACATACTTCAGTTAATACAGTCGGAAATATTATTAAAGATTTGTTTCATAAGCAAGGTCACTCTCGTATGGTTAATAGCCTCTATACACCTGATACTCCTTTACGCGGAGAAGATGTTGATATAGACTTTAAAGATGAGGATGACTCTGGATTTAATAAGAGATATGCTGAAGAAGCGAGAAACCAAATAGCAAGATTCATAGAATTTTTGGCTACTCGTGATATTAGCAAAGACTCTATTATATCAAAGCGAAGAAAACAAAGACAAATTCCAGCTTTTATTATTTTCTTATTCTCTTCTGGTATGTATGACTTAATTGTTGAATGTCCTACTATGCCCGAAGAATATGCAACTCAGATAAAAGAAGCAATGAGAAAAATCCTAAAAGCTAAGTATGATATCGTCGAAGAATTAGCAAAGAAGTACGAAGAAATGGGTAGACAGGCTGTGGCAGATCGAGTTAGAAAGTTACAGTTATCATGGTTTAATAAAGAACCAGCCGAAATTAGATCATCAGCCGAATACTCTGATCTCGAACTTACTTATGACGACGTATTGGTTTATCGTGAATATAGATCCAGATTTACTAATACATCAAGAGCTATTACTCAAGATATTATTTCAGATATGATTGAGGTAGTTATAGATAAAGAAGCAGGAGTTTATGAAAGATTAAAAGACAAGACCAGATCAGATGCAATATCAGATGTAAAACAAGTATATAAAGATTGGTCAAAAAATAATCCTGACGATTCTGAACTAGCTACTAAGATAATTTGGAAAGATGTCGAAGGAATGGTTAAACAGTAAAAATATTAAAATTTTATGTCAGTATCTCTTGAGTTACTAACCGATGAAGCTATCATCGATTATACTAAAAGTGATGGAAAAGATCAAGTCCTATTTAATCATAGAGACTTGGACCTGAAGTACAATGGAATACAACCTATCGCCGGTGGAGTCTATGATGTCGATATTTTTGGCTCACCCATGGAAGATAGATGTATTTGTGGAAAAATTCGACAACCCTCTGCTGAACCTTGTCCTCATTGCGGGGCAAGAGTATTTACAAGAGAAGAGGGATTGAGAAGATTTGCTAGAATTGAACTTCCTTTCTATTACTTGAATGATTTACGTTTTGATATCTTTAAAGAACTTTTCGAAGATATTTTTAAAGATAGTAAAATTGTATTAGATTTCTTTGGAGACGATCTTCGAAGAAATGGTTATAGTGCAAGAGGAGCGAAGAAATTAGGTATTAAAGTTTTTGATACCTGCCAGTTCGAATATAATCCAACAACAAAAGAACTAAAAATATCAGAATTTATTACTGATGAAGCTCTATGTTCTTACGAAGGATTAATTAAAATTATTGAAGAACATTTTCCCGCTCGTCTTACAGAATTTAAAAAATTAATTAATCGGTATTACCTAGTACAACCTGCTATGATGAGACCTTTTACTCTCGGAATTAAAAACGGGAAAAAAGTAATGGGATCTCATAAACTTAGTATTTGGTACTCTATTATTATCAGACTTTGTTGCGTAGAAGATAAAAAATCTAATGACTTGAACTATGAGGAAGTTACATCTAAATTTAATACCCCTGGAGAAAGAGTTAGATATACAGCCCTTTTACGTGCTCTCCTAAATGCTGGGAAAAAAGAAGCTACAGCACTACTTAATACATCTAAAGAAAATCTAGCACGTGACTTGTATTCTGTCCGTACTAAAAATTCTGCTAGATGCCCAATTATACCTAGTACTACATTAGCTATCGATGAAATCTCTGTTCCAATACATATCGCTTATGAAATGTGTCGGGAAGGTTTCTTAGATTACTTAATGAAAGAGCTGAATTTTACCAAAAACGAAGCACTCAAAGCAACAAAAGAAGAATATAATAATCCGGAAACTCTGAAAATGTTTAAAGAGTATGCGGAAAAACAAATCGTACTAATGGTTTCCTAATTGGTACGTTAGGTGTGAATCCTAGAATATATAATGTGAATTATGTATTAAATTTTGTGTATTGCTGGGAGGATCTAAATATCTAATCAGCAGTTGAAGATAATTTATTTATACGAATTTATAATAATTAAAATACTAGAATATTATGAAGGTACTTAGAATTAAACACTTCTCTTCTCTAGTATCTACACAACCAATTTTTAATAGATCTGAACATATGAAGCAACTACATGCTCAAGGAAGATATCAAGGTACTTCTAAAATTGGTATATGGAATTCTAGTGAAGAGAAGAGACAAAGAATGGCATTACTTGGAGCTAAAAATGCTTTAGATAAAAATTCTAAAGGTTATGGATCTGAGTATGCAATGAGAGTAAATAATAGAATATTACTTGGAAATAAATTTCAAGGAGAAACTGGTTATTTATATTTTGTAAGATATCCGAAATCAATAAAAATTGGATTTTCAAAGAATTGGGAACGTAGAATTAATACCCAATTGATGAATCAATTTCAAATACTTGGTGGAAAAGTTGTAGCAATTATATCAGGACCTACCAATGAACTAGCTGATCTCGAGTTTGATACTTTTATTAAATTTCAAAAATATACTAAACTGTCTAAAGACGAAACAAGGTATACTGAATTTTTAGATGATAAAATTAGAAAAGACGTATATAACTTTTTGGATGATAAAGTAAAAAATAATAGTAATTTGAAATTTATTATACAAAATAAAATAAACCTTTGAAATTTATGACACAAGAAGAAATTAAATACCATAATCAACTATGGTATTATAAAACATATAATCAACTTATAGATAAATGTATACAATTGGAGTCTGATGGTTATCCAGAAGATATGTATACAGAGGTTCACCATATATTACCTAAATGTATGGGTGGAACAAATAAGGAAGATAATTTAGTAAGAATGCCTGTTAGATATCATATAATGGCTCATTTATTACTTGTAAAAATATATCCAAATATAGGAAAAATAATATATGCAGCTAATATAATGATTGTCGGAAATAAAAATACAAGAGCTGAACGAAATCTAGCTTTAAATCAATTCTCTACAAAAACTATTAGTCAATTAAGGGAAACTATGGCAAATTATCAGAAAGGAAAACCTTTATCAGAAGAACATAAGCAGAAAATTTCTTTTGCATTAAAAGGAAAAGTACATTCTGAGGATCATAATAGAAAAGTTTCTGAATCTAAAAAAGGAAAACATTTATCAAAAGAAACGAAAGATAAGTTAAAGTTGTCCCATTTAGGTAAAAGTCTTTCTGAAAGTCATAAAAAAGCTATTGGAAACGCTCTTCGTGGAAGAAAAGGAAAACCTCTCTCTGAGGAAGTAAGAGAGAAAATTTCTAAAAATAATAAAATGTCAAAAGCTGTTCAGGATTATAATGGTGTAATTTATAATAGTATCTCTGATTGTTCTAGAAAATTAAATATTCCAGATAGTACTATTAGTTATTGGATCAAAAAACATCCTGAAAAAGGTTTTAAATTCGTATAAATAAATTAATCACAATTCAACGACTATGGACAAAACCAGGCTAGTGTTGTGATAACCTAGTTTTAACCATGGAAAATATAGTCTTTGCAAGATAGAATTATATCTTGGGTAATCAATATAAGTTGGCTAAAGTATTGATTATCACAGAGTTAATCGCCAACCCTCTTTGCACGAGTACAGTATGTTTAGCATGAAGCTCAAGCTTAATGATTCATATGCAATTGAATTTCCCATCGCTGTTTGTGAGCCTTTAAATGCTGACTTCGATGGCGATACGTGCTCCATACAACTCGTCCCTCCAGAGGCAGCAGAAGAAACATATCTTAGGATGTCGCCAAGATATGTGAATGTTTATAAGAAAAATAATGAACCTATATTTAAATTTAACCACGAAACTTTGAATGGTCTTGCAGTTGCATCAGAATACGTATTTGATGATCAGGATGAATTAGAAAATCCTAGACACTTTTATACGGATTATGTGCAACTTCTTAAAGATGTTGAAGTAGAGAAAAAAATTAAAGTAGGTACTCCAATTACATTCACTGGAAAAATTGGAAATGTTGAATATACCGCTAAAACAACAAGTTATGGTAGACTTCGAATTTCTAAGATTCTAGACGCAGATATGGATGAAATTGGGATTTTATCTAATAAATATGAACGTATCAGTGCTAAAGCTGCTTCGAAATTATCTTTATATCTTAATCAATTTCCTGATGGAGTTGAGAAAAGAAAAGCATTACAGAAGCTTGCCCTCAGAATTGTTACATTAGCAGGAGTAGTTACGTTTGACTATAAAATTGTAGCTTAAGAAATAAATTATCTTGAGAAAATTCTATTAAAATGCTAGAACTATTAGAATAAAGTAGAATTAGCATCTCTATCTCTTAGATAAAATAGAGTTCAACGACTAAATATAGAACTGTATGAAGTTATATACAGATGATATAGTCTATCTAAATTAAGAAGATTTAGAATTAATGAAAACGTTATATGCTGATTGTGATACTGAGACGTATAAAAGAATATGTAATGTTGCAGATTCAAAAGATCTTACTGATAAACAAAAACTTCTTATAATGACTGAAGAATTTCGTTAATTATTTTTAGCGACTTAATAATTTTAATTATTAAGAAAAATAAGAGAATTGCTAGAACTATATATAAAATACTGAACTAGCATCAAGTAGTATTAACTATTTGTTCAACGACTATGTACTTATTATAAAATGATATAGTCTACCTTTATTGATTGAATAAAGAGTTAGTGAAATATGAAAAAGAAGTTTCTGAAAGTTTTAGTACAGATCTTAAAAATGAATTAGCACGTGCAAATCGTGTAAAACTAAACTCGATTGTAGCAATGTCAATGCCTAAAGAAAAAATTGGGCAATATAATGAAAATTAACTCATTATATTAAAATTATGTTAATTGCTGGAACTGTAAGAATTATAGAATTAGCATCAAGTAAAAGCTTAAATTATTTGTTCAACGACTATATACATAATATTAAAGATATAGTCTAAACTTATATAAAGTAATATAAGTATCATTGCAATTTATTGTTAGTGGAGTTGATGAAAAACCTGTTATTACACGAGGAACACTTTTGTCAGGATATACAGAAAAAGACTATCAGCTTCATTCAATCGAGAATAGATCACTACAGTCAATTTTAGTTTACCTTTAGTTGACTATAAATTCTACTAAATGCTGGAATTCTGTGAAGAGAATCAGCAGTTAATACAAAACTAAGTCATAAAGTTGTGAAATTATTATGGCAGGGAAATTGGAAAAATTTATATTAACAGATAAAGAAGAAATAGATTCTTTTAATAAATTAATTAGTTTAAATCCGCAACCTGGAAAATCTTTTGATAATTATTTAAAAGTTATCAATCGCGGTCATTATAAAATATGTTTATATAAATGGTTTACTGGATTAGATGAAGATATTTATGTAACTCAATCTCATTTATATAAACATTTGAATGATAATAGCAAATTTGTTAAAATAACACCTCAAATTTATTATGATGTTATAGTATTAGGTTTGACTAATATTAATGATCGTCCTAAATGTGAAATATGTGGAAAAATATCTAGATGGGATGGATTTAAAAGAGGTTATTTAAAAACATGTTCAGAAAAGTGTTCTGAACTATTAAGAGATAGTAGAATGTCTGAACAAGGATTAAAAAATTTTCACAAATTACAGACAAAAGAGTCTAGAGAAAAGCAGAGGGAATCACATAAAGGATGGAGTCCTTCAGAAAAACAAAGAAAACAAATTTCTCAACGAATGAAAGATTTCTATAAGACACCAAAAGGATTAGAAATGAGAAAGAATTCTAGTAGGTTATTATCTGAAAGAAATATTGAAATGATGAAAGATAAGTCTTATTATAACAAACGAACAGGAGGTAAATATAAAACAGGTATATATCATTCTAAAGTTTGGAATAAAGATTTTAATTATGATTCATCTTGGGAAATTAATTTTATAAAATTTTTTGAAAAGCAGAAATGGCAAAGTGAGATAAAAATATTTGATAGGTGTTTAGATTCTATTATTTATAAATGGGATGATGGAACTGAACATAGATATCTACCTGATTTTTACATCAAATTTAAATCAGGTCTTCAAGTTGTTATTGAGTTAAAACCAGCAAATCTAATAGAAAAAGATCCGGTGATTTTAGCCAAAAGAATAGCAGCGAAGAAATACTTTGCAAAAAGAAATATAAAATATATTATATTATCTGAAAATGAACTATTCACAACTAGATATATAAAGTATACTAAATTATCTGAAAGTTTAGGAATAGTTAATTCATTTAATATTTATGATTACATAGTTTAATTAAGATTTAGTTTTGTATTAATTCAACGACTATATGTAGAAACTTATGTGAATAAGAAAGGTATAGTCTAAGTCTTTATGAATAAATAAAGATATCACTGAAAAGTTAGTGGAGTTAGAAATAAAACCTGAACTTTATGGTAGCCCACTATAAATAACAAAGAAATGCTGGAAATAATAATAGACAGACGAAGTCAAAGTTTTTTAAAATCAGCAACTTATCAACGAGAAAAAGATGAATTATTAGTACTTTTTAAAACTTAATGTGTAGATTTGAAAAATTCTTAGAAACTCTAAGGCTTGTTGGAAGTATAGCAAGAACTATACTCTCTGGAATTGAAGAATATAGAAAAATTCAAGAAACAAAAGCTTATCGAGAGAATAAGAAAAATAATGTAAAATATCTACCAAGACCAAAAAGGTATAATAGTAGAAGAAAACAAAGATAAGATCAACGACTATGTATTGTTAGATTAAGGAAACTCTTTAATCATGATATAGTCTAATCTTACGTGAATAAGCGTAAGCAGGATAAGAGATTAGAAGACGTCTTTTAAAAATTATAATATCTAATCTCTTTGAATGGCCTAGTTCAGGATATTTAACACGACAAATTTCATTCCTTTTAAATAGTTTTATATATCATGAAGGAGAAGATCCAGAAAACACAGGATTACTCATTCCACGATATAAAGCATTAGGAAGAACAGCACCGAACGGAAAGGTATACCCAGACAAACCAATAGTAAATGGTTCTGAGGATGATCTTGTTCCAGTACGTTCGATTGTTACAAAAAGAACTGGAGATTTAAGCACAATTACACCAGACCTGATTGGAAAGAAATTTAGTTTTACTGATGGAGCAGCAATAGGATAAGTTTAGAATTGTCCATAAAAGTTTGTTATAGACTTTTATTAAACTTCAAGAATTGCTGGGAGTATTATCGCTATTTATTCTTCGCCTTGTAAAATAAAAAACTTAAGGCGAAAATTATATAGCGAGAGATAATCAGCAAAAGATATAGAAAATATATCTTCTTAACGACTATGTGTGAAGGAGAGATTAAAACACTCTTAAGATATAGTCTAGTAATCTATATAAAGTTTGTATAGGTTTAATCGTATCATTTGCTACATCATTAACTGAAGGTACTACTCAATTAAAATTGGTTGCTATATAAAATAGTATTATATAGAAAATCTTTGTAAAATGCTGGAAATTAAAAAAAAATAATCAGCATCAAGGAATATATTAATAACTTGTTCAACGACTATAAAAAAAGATCTTATTAATTTAAGAATGGTATAGTCTAAATTCATTCTAAAAGGATGAATAATCTTGCAGCATTAGGTCTGAAACATGGTGGCCATAGATTATATTTGTGGCGTATAATTTCAATAATTGCTGGAAATATTTGTAATAAAATAAATCAGCAGGGGAAAATAAAATCCCTTCAACGACTATAAATGAAACTAGATGAATTTCTGGATGATATAGTCTAACTTATAAATTATATTATAAGAGTAATTGGAACGTGTGCTTAATACAGAAGGAAATCTTAAAGCACCAAAACAATGTGAGTTTAGAGAGGAAGGCAGATGGATTTACCTAAAAGTTAGAGGAGGAGAATTAAAATATCCGAGACCTAATAATTGGGTAGGAGTAGGTAAGACAAAATTTGAGAAAGGTGACTTAATAGGGTCAGCTTATAATACTACCTCGCCTATTTACAAGTTGAACGCTCTCATAAAACTTATGCGTGCCAAAGGTGAATATAAAATTGCCGTCTAAGGAAGTAATTCTCTAGATTATAAGTAAGTAAATTTGGTGAAGCTAGTAACTAGTAATACCAAGCCTTGGATTAATAATTAGAATCTTAAGGTATAACGAATAAAGACTTACCAACTTTTTTATAAGTTGAATTTATATTCTAAACTATAATAAGAAAATTATAGATAAATTGAGTGATGGCACAAGATATTTTGAGAAGGATAATGTTATTGTATCTGATTGTTATGCTTTGAATGATGGGGTTATTCATTACAAAGAGACCAAGGAAGGTGATACTGAAGTTTGGATTGGTGATACTCAGTATGACTATAATCCAGAGTGTATGTATTATTTTCCTGATGGTACAGAGATTAAGAAATTTCAAAGAATTTCCAGCGGAGTTTGCAATATGAATCATGTTATTGCAGAGTTGGGTTCTAATATTAATGATATTTACTTAATCTTTAGAAAACAATTTTATACTTTAACAGATGGAGGATTTGTATCAACTGGTTTATCAGATCTTCATGCTACACAGGAAGAACTTATTGAACTTTTATTCACAGGTTTAACTGATGTAGGTGTAGATCCAGAAACACAGAAGATTGAAGACATCCAATATCTAGGTACTCAAAGTGGTGTTTTAAATAAGAAGTCATTCTATACTGTTTTGTCTTACGGTTATAGCTCTAGAGTTGTGTCTAAAGCTCTCAAAGGGGAATTAAATCTTTCTGGTGACGTAATGACAGAAACTATATTAGGATTACTTTTAAATAATAAACTTGACGAAAAACAAAAGTAAAAACAAATTATGGGAACTATTAAATTTGAAATAGATCTTCCAGAATTTGAAAAAGAGTTGAGTATTAATGTAACTATTCATAGAGACGGTGAGGTGGTTTATACTACTACTACCTCATCTTCCTCTGTGGATAAATCTAATAATACTAATCTTTTATCGAGCCTTGGAAGTAAACCCGAGCAAGAAAAATGTATCTCTGTGGATGGAGATAAACAAAAAGAAGAAAAACCCAAGAAAGCATCAACTACATCTCGAAGGGGAGGAAATTTGATGAACTTGGATATATGATGATTAAAACCAGAGAAGAGAATTTTTTGTTATGAACGATAATTATTATAAAATTATACTATCATATGAAATTCCATATAACATTTTAGACAGTCAAGATCCGAATATTATACAGGCGAGAGAAATATTATATGAAAAACTTAGAGATGATATTTTTCCGAAGTATGAAAGATTTTCGGTAAAGCTTACATTACATCAACTTAAAGATAACTTCAATTATCTTGTTACTTATGAAGCTTTTTTTAGATCTCTTGATGGTAAACCTATGGGAGAATATGTAGAGGCTCGTAGCTTAAAAGATAGTATTAAATCAGAATTAGAAACATTTTTTAATTCAGTAGATTGCGAATATAAGCAATTAAATATAAAACCATTAGTATAATGAGTAATTTTAATCAATATTTCAGAAACACTGGAGCAAAAATTATAGTAGATCGATTTTTTAATAAAGTTGATGCATATAATCCTAAAGTAAAAGTTGGAAAAATTGGATATTCATTTATAGAAGAACCTCCTCAACCAGCTTCTTACTATATTGAAAATGGATTAACTGCTACACATAAAGTAAGAATTGAATATACAACTATAACGGATGGGAAAGAAGATCCTGAAATGAAGTATGCAGAGTTCGAAGTTCCTAAAGAAATTGATGGTGCATTTATTATAGAAGGCGCTTATCGTATTTCAACTAATCGAATGGGATCTGATTATGACTGTCGTATTAAAATGTCTGGTACAGGAGATTATAAAGTTAATTTCGACTATGATAGAGTTTACGATATTCAAAAACAGATTCTGAAGATAAAAAGAATTAATCCGGAACTTGGAATTGCAGATAAACCAATTGATATAAAGTTTGAAGACATTGATAAATACTTGGAAACTGATAAAAAGGAGATCTTGAAGTTAACTGAAAGACAAACCAAGAAATTAATGATCAAACTTGACTTGGATTATAAACCTGAATATATTACACAAAAACTAATACAGGAATGTTTGGCCTTTGGAGATGATAGACTAAAAGACTTAATCATTGATAAAACATTAGAATCAGTTCCTAACAGTTTTATGCAATATATTTTTAGGAATAATAATGGACGTAACTATTTTGCAGCTAGACGAAGAATTACATCATATTTTACAAAGTATGGTAAAATTCAAGATCAAGTTACTGCAATTAGTACTTTGTGTTTTAGATTTTTTAAAGGAAGTAGCGATAACAAAGGAGATTCAGGAGTACAGGTACAAAATATAAAGGTGCCGTTTTATGGAGAAATCTATAAAATTATTAGTAAGTAAATTCGGTGAAGGGTAAAACCTAATACCGAACTAAGGATAATGAAAATTTTTAGTGTAACGAATAAAGACTTACTAACTTATAATTAAAATATAAGTTAAATTTATATTCTGTTCTATATAAGTAGAACTTTATTTATATAGTTAACAATAAAGCCCCCCTGGAGTAAATTCCATTAACTTAGAGGCAATCTCCCAAAAAATTGTTATTCCTGCGAGTGTAGCCTTTAATTCGACTTTTACAGATTTAGATTAAGTCTGATTATAGAATATTTTTTATAATAAAAACTTTGAGAATTGCTAGAAAACTAGTGATAGTTAATTAGCAGTATAAAATAAGTATAATTATTTATGCGTTGAGAGGAAAAATTTTTGAAAGGAATTTAAGAATGACGCATGTAAAAGAAATTAAATACCACAATCAATTATGGTATTATAAAACGTACAATCAGTTAATAGATAAGTGTATACAGATGGAGTCTGAAGGTTATCCTGAAGATATGTATACAGAGGTTCACCACATACTACCTAAATGTATGGGTGGGACAAATGATGAGTCTAACTTAGTAAGAATGCCAGTTAGGTATCATATAATGGCACATTTATTGTTAGCACAAGTATATCCAGAAATAAATGGATTAGTTTATGCAGCACATGTTCTAGTCTCAGTGAATAATTCAGTTGTATCTACGAATACAGCTGCATTAATTAGAGAAGATTTTAAAAAGTCTAGAATAGGATCTCATCATTCAGAAGAGACAAGGAGAAAAATTTCTGAATCTAACAAAGGAAAAGTTATCCCTAGAGAACTAGTAGAGAAGTTAAGATCTATTAATTTAGGGAAGAAACATTCACTTGAAACGAGAAAGAAGATGTCAGAAGCTAGAAAAAGAGAGAATTTATCCGAGGAAACACTAAGAAAAAGATCTCTAGCGTCCTCTGGAAGAAAACATTCTGAAGAAGTCAAGAAGAAGATTTCTATAGCTAATACTGGAAAAATTTTTAGCGAAGAACACAGACAAAACATATCTAAAAGTAAGATGGGAAAAGGACATCCACATACTGAAAAAACAAAGAAAATGATGTCTGATACTAGCGTTAAGAGAAAAAGAGTTCAAGGCCCTGATGGAATAATTTACGAATCTATGAAACTTTGTTGTGAGAAATTTAATATTCATAGAGATACCCTTCGAAGCTGGATTAAAAATCACCCAGAAAAAGGCTTTAAATTTATTGATTAAAAAATTTATCATTACTATAAATTCCTTTCAATGTAATGAAATTTAATACTTATTTTATATTCAACGACTATGTACAAAGAGGGAAATTCCTTAAGATATAGTCTAGTGATAAAGTAAAAAACTTTATCTATTCGTTAGTCGATATTGCCGACACTCCTATAAATAATAATACTAACCTCCAGAACTCACTTACAGTTTCATGTCATATTACAGACGATGATGTACTATTTGATGTATATGATACAAATTTCGTAAAAATAACAATAAAATATATAGACTATCTTAATAAAAAAGTAGCTGCCAGTGAGTATGTAGATTATGAAACTAACACTTTAAAGCCAGATAAAGATGGTCAAGTGGAGGTTAAGTATAGGATGAAAAGAAAGATGGTTCCAGTCGAAGAAGTGGAATTGATCGATTTACATCCTGATTACAGATTGTCTAGCACAACTCGAAGAATCCCATTTGTGAATTATACAGATAGTGTCAGAATAAGCATGGGTACTAATTTATGTGCCGCTTAAAGTAGTAATATTTTAAGTAACCAGTAAGTAAATTCGGTGAAAGAGTGACTGAGCTTTAATACCGAGCTAAAGATAATAGATTTCTTTAGTGTAACGAATAAAGACTTACTAACCAAAATAAAGGTTAAATTTATATTCTAAACTATAATTAAAAGTATATTATAGAAGATTTGACATCAATGCTTAAACAGAGTATACCTCTGATTAATGCGGAGCGTGCACTTGTTGACACTGGAAGGAATGAAGAGTTGAAAGATAATATATTAAATGAAAAGTTCAGTTATCCAGAGGGTAAGGTAAAGGATATAACAGAGGATGAAGTTATAATTGAATTGCCTGATGGAACTGAGACAAATATTTTACGAAGAACAGCGATTCAGAGTATAAATGACGTGGCGGTATTTACAGAGCCTAAAGTAAAAATCGGCCAAAAAGTAAAACAGGGAGATATTATAACTGGTGCAGTTGGACATACTCCTGAAACATATAAGGCCGGCGTTAATGCTCTGGTACTTTTCCACGCCTATTATGGTTTAGTAAATGAGGATGCTTTGGTGATATCAGAATCATTTGCAAATCGTATAGCATCTTATAGTATAATTGACTTAATGATTAATGTTAAGAGTACTAGTGCTATTAAGTGGATCGCCCCTATTGGAACAAAGGTTAAATCAAAAGATGCAGTAGTGACATTATATAAAGCTGTTCGTCTTGATGCTATAAATCAGGCACTACAAGAAAAACTCGGAGGACTTTTCGGAGAAGGACATGATCTCTCCGAATATACTATCGAGGATCATTTAGTTGTGCCTAATAATATAGACGAGGCGGTAGTTTCTGATGTTATGATACAAGAAATGAAAAAACCTAAAATTCCTAAATCAGTAAAATCACCTGACTATTCATTTACACATACTTCTCAGGATGTTATAGATGAATATGAAAAAACAAAATCTAGAAAAATTATCTACGAAAAATATCCAGAGTATATTGCAGCAGATACATTAGATCCTATTAATATGGATCCGGATGCTTATAAAGTTGTGTATACTGTTCGTGTAAGACTTATTAAAAGAACCATCGGGATGATTGGTTCTAAAATTACTTCCAGATATGGAGGTAAGGGTGTTGTATCAAAAATTCAATCTGACGATTTAATGCCTATAATGGTCGATAAGGATGGAAAACAAAAAAGAGTAGAGGTTGTGATGAATCCTATTTAATGAATGGGACTTAGATTTTTTGAAATCTATGAAAAAGCTTTAAAATGCTGGAAAAATATTAAAATTTAATCAGCATCAAGTAGTATAGTAGTATTTAATTACTTGTTCAACGACTATGGCAAGCTTAAATAATATAGTCTAATCTTAATAAAAATTTATTAAGCAAGAATGTATTCAACAATCAACCGTAAAATTCCGAGCGTCCTTATGGAATTACAACTCGGAAATATAGCACACAAACTGCACGATCTTGTAGATAATTATAAGAAAACAAAAACAGGGCAAAAGAAGATTAAGCCCCTTCTTGAAACATATTACCCCGGACGTTTTACTAGTATGGATGTAGAAGAAATTATAGAACGTCATAATACTAGTAAAATCGAGGATATGTATTATTTCAATGTTGGCTGCTTCTCTACTAAATTTACTCCAGAACTTGTAAATCAATGGGCTGAAGATTTAGGTGTAGAAAGTCAGAGTAAAATTCTTATGCCTGAGACTGAATTAACAGATCTCGATGAATTAAAAGAAAATCTAGAACCAGAAGAATATGATAAATTAGTTTCTGGAATGTCTGGTAAGTTTAGAGAAGTAGATAAACCTTTGCAGGCGGGATTCATGACCCTTGAAGAGTTATACCATATACCATCATATAGTAATAAGGTTACATCAAGTCTATATGGCGTAGATATTAATGCTAAACGAGATGAACCTATACTTGGAAAGGGACGCTATAGACAGACAGGACAGAAAATTGGTGAGATGGAATTGGCCGTATTACTTTCTAGAAATGCGGATCAATTTATCAGCGGTGCTAGAAAAGACACTGCGAAGGAAGATAATCAAATGTTCCTTAAATTATTGAGGCTAGTATCAATACAAACTGATACTAGAAAATATCTTAAATTGCTGGAACAAAGTAGAAAATCAGCATCAAGCTGTTGTTTTATAATTAACAGCTTGTTCAACGACTATAGTAGATACTAAAGAATACTTATTTTAGATAATATAGTCTTACTTTAAATAAAATTAAAGATGAATAGAATAACTTATTAGGTCTAGGATTAACCGTAAACTATTTGCGGTTTTAAATTATATTAAAATGCTAGAATATTTATAATAAATATATTAGCAAAATATCTTACCTTAGATTATATCTAAGAAAAAGATATTCTCAACGACTAAATATATAACTAAGTTTGAAATATAATTTAGATGATATAGTCTGAACATAGATTAATAATAATCTAGTAACGTAATTGAGTAGATGATAAAGGATTTAACCAAGGTGGATCAAGTCTGAAAAAGGAATTGAATGACTTAAAGATTAAATTCCGTCGTAAAAATAACCTATTAAACATGGGAGGTAATTGATATGGAAAATAATAGCTGTTTAATGCTAAATTGCTCGCTTTATCTTCCAGTATCCTTATCTGCTATATTTAGTAGAGAAGATCTTAAAGATACTGGAATTGAAAATGAATCGCATATAACATTATTATATGCTCAAGGAAAAGAAATCCCTAAGATGAATATTCTTGGAGATATTGAAACTATTTTAGGGGAATCTGAATTTGATGATTTTATTGAATATATAAAATCTGAGAATACTGAAAGAATCTTAGATAATTTTGAGATCGGATCTTTTGAGAATGATAGTGACTATATAGTGTTGAAAATGAAACAAACCAGTGAATTATACAAAACACTTGGATTAATTAATAAAGGATTAAGAACAAAATATGAAGTTGTTTCTGAGTATTCCTATACGCCTCATATATCCCTCGCTGAACTTCAACCAGGAACAGCAAGGAAATATCTCGAGGATCCTAAGATTAAATTAATTCTAGAAGAAAGTTTTGTATCATTCGAAGATCTTGTTATTTCCTATGGACCTAGTAATACGCCTGTAGATAGATTGAGATATAATCTAACTACATTTAATGCAATTGATTACTTCTTTCATACAGAAAATATGAGAAAAGAAAATTCAGAATTAGATTAAATTAAAATTCCTCAGTAAATAAATATTTTCTTCTACTTGGAGAATAATTTTGCTGAGGAATTGTTTTTATAAAATTAACTATGTCAAAAAAGTCAAAATGGTCAGAGTATAGTAGTATTGAAAAAGTTCAAGAATTCATAAATTCCAATAATATTAGCAGTAAAATAGATTTTAAAAATAAATATCAATCTTTATATACTAGAGCTAGACTAAATAATTGGTTAGATAATTTAAAATTTAAGATAATAAAAAGAAATGATCTATCTAAATTTGATAATATAGATTCAATAAGAGTATTTATAAATAATAATAATATAAAAAGTAGAACAGAGTTTAAGAAAAAATATAATGGATTATATTGGAAATCTGTAAGAAGTGGTTGGATACATGATATAAAATATAGAAAATTTATGAAAGCAGGAGGAGTAATAGCAACTATGATTGCTAGTTATTTAGCTGGAAAAGTTCTTTATGGAACAGGAAAAGCTATAAGTAGAGCTTTAGGTGGTTATCCTAGTAAAGAAGTAGAAAAGAAAATTGATGCTCTTCAACCAAAACTAAATGTAATGTTTAAATTCTATGAATCAAAAAATAATACTTCTAAAGTATCAGATCTTGAGAATCTTAATAAAAGACTCTCTAATGTTATTACTGAAGAGGATTATTTAGAAGTAGAGATTGAAGTGGAAAAGTTTTGGAATATTTATAAAAAAGAGCAGAAAAATTAAAAAAGAGAGGATTAATTTCCTCTCTTAATTTTTTATTTGCTTTCCACTAATTCTTTTGTTGCCTTTCTATGATAACCTTTCTTCTCAAATGCTTCAATAAAAATTCTTTTATGTATTGGATTTCCGGCCGCATCTTTTCCGTAGTATTGATTTCTCCAATGACCTCTTACACCAAAGGGACAATCTATATTTATTTCAGTATCGTATAGTTTATCTACTATAATTACTCCTTGATTTCTTCGGCCAGTATTAGGATCTTCAAATTGTGTAGGTGGATTTTTTACTTTTCCAGATAACACAGATTCAAATGTTTCAGTTTTTATTTCAGAAGTCATCAAAAATATAAAACTTTTAAATGATTCATAGATAAATCTGTATTTTATGCTAAATGATTCCTTAGCTTCAACCGAATATAAAGTTTGATTATAATTATTTTTAAAATATTTAATAAGATCATCTATAGTTTTATTATTTGATAATAAATCTTCTTGACTATCTATTACCTCTTTATAGTAATCTTCTAATGTATCTGACCATCCTAATGAAGTAAACTCATTCATCATTTTTGAAGGAATACTTTTAAAAAATTTATCCAAACAATTAAACTGTTTACAAAGTTTGTATGAGTTAACAAATTCATCCATGCTATATAAACAACCTTCTAAGTTTAATTCAGAAAAATTTAATAAATCACTCTTTTTTATTACTACACTTCCTAATGAATTAAATGTTTTTTTATCATTGCCCATAATACACTTTCCAATAAATGCATATAGTATAATATATTCACTTGTTATACAAAAAATAGAGTGGGCATTATAGTCTGTTTCCTGTTTATCTTTCGTACTAGAATTATATATCAATCCAAATTTAGCTTTCTTTTCTGAATTTCTAAATAAGTTTTCTAAGTTCTTTTTACTGACTATATCTCTTAATTTGCTAGAAAATAGCCGTTCTTTATTAAGTGAATAAAATCGAATATAGTTTTGTATATTACTTGAAATTTTATATTTTCTTATAGGTCTGGGTTCTTTACTTACAACTTCAAAAAATACATTTTCAAATTCAGTAATATGTTTACGGTTCCTTCTAAAATTTTCTAAGCCTTCTTTTTGTAAAACATATTTTACTGCAAATAATTTCTCGTAATCTTTTTCCATAATTTTTCTTTCTTTTAGTTTTTATTACATTAATAAGGATTTTGGGGAAATAAAAAAAGAATATCCAAATTAATGAATATTCTTTAAATAGTGGGCCCAGCCAGGCTTGAACTGACGACCTTCTGATTATGAGTCAGCTTCTCTAACCAACTGAGATATGGGCCCTGTTATAATTATGTCTAGTATCGGGAGGGGAGCTCGAATCCCCACGGGTCTTATTTTTCTGCCCAAAACATTTTAAGTGTTTCTTGTCTACCTATTCCAACATCCCGACATCCTTTTTAGTTGTTATTGTGTCTTGATAGATTTTTTATTTTATTTCAGAATTTCTTCCTCCATAAAATTGATTTCCAGATTCTATAAATAATATCTTTCAATCTTTTCTATCATATATAAGAATTTCAGGGTTTCTGAGATTCCTCTTTTTCCTCAAGTTTAAAATTTCCTGCAGTACCATGTCCTAACGATAGTACTAACTTTACTGCCTCAGGACCTCTCATGTAGTAATATCCGTCTGGCGCAGGTTTTTCAGAATTTAAATTTTTACTAATACTTTTAGTAGAAATAACTGATTCCTTCTTTGCAGATGTAATTGAATTATATGCTCCAAGAACTCTTAATTTATCTTTAGAAAATTTATATATTATATTCTCCATCTTTTTATGTAATTTCTCTTTGTCTCCAAGTTTAATACAAATATATTTTGTAGAAATTACATTACTACTTAATAACCTATCTACTCTGGATCTTTTAATATTGTCTTTTCCAACTAGTTTCTGGATATCTCTCGAAAAACCAAAATTTAAAAAGTCTCCATATAGATCTGCTAATACTATTTTTTCTGATAATTTTTCCAGAGTATTTACATTATTCATATTTCCTTTTTGATCAGTAACTCTAAGATTAGAAAAACTATTATCTGTTTTTATTGTATTAATGTGATCAATTATTTCTCCCTTTTTTAAATTTCTTCTTAAGAGATATTCCATAATAACTGTATGCGCTTTAGTACTATTACTATCAACTATAATATATCCTTTATTATTAAGTGTTCCTATTAATTTATTAAATCTATTTGATTTAATAAATCCTTCACTACACACAGACCATTGAGGATATTTCCAGTGTTCATACCAAGTATAGTCATCTAAGTTTCCAGAAAATCCTATAAGATCAAAAAACTTTTGATTATTTAATGATTCTTGTCGTTTCCAATAATATCCTTTATAGCTATATTGACTTTTTTTAGCAATCGAAGAAATGTAACGTATATCATATCCTTTACTATCTAAAGAATCTATTGTAAATAATTCATTTCCCTTTTTATCCATTGCAGTATATTTAATTCGTTTATCTTTATGAACTGGTAAGCGTCTATCTGGACTATTATTTTCACTTTTAGTAACCCATTCTAAGTTAGATAGGTTATTATTTCTTGGATTATGATCTATATGATTAACTATATTATATATTTTTGGTTCTGAATTATTATAGAAAACGGTAGCCATTATTATATGAATAGATTTTGCTTTTCTTTTATGCTTTTCTATATATTGTGGAGAGATTGTAGTATATCCAAATTCATCTTGTTGTTGTTTTAATAGTTGTTTAGTGTATTTATTTCTAACTTCAGATTTTTTATTAATCTCATATATATCCTTAATACCTGGATATACTAATGGAATAAATTCATAGTCAGGGAGATCTGGATATTTTTGATCTTGGCGATTAAATGGTTTTTCTTTACACATAACAAAAATAGTTTCTAAATTAAACATCTTTTTCATCACACATATAAGAGAAAAAACTTAAATTTTACGTGTTTTGTAAGTTTCAAGTTTTAATAATATAAAATTCAAGTATATAAAAATAAGAGAGGTAGAAAATGTATCTAACCTCTCTATGTTATTTTACATAAAAATATCTTGACCATTAATCTGTATTCTTATGTTTCCGAAGGGATTGCCTCCGATTATGCCACTAGTTCCAGGGATTTCTTCAGGGATCACCTCTTCTATGACATCTTCATCATTACTAATGATAGTTGGTAATTTTTCTTCGTCGATTGATTCTATTATTTCCTCTTCCATAATTTATTTTCTATTAAAACAATCCAAGTAAATTAGTAATATCTCCTATATCTGTATTACTGATTTTTGTTCCTTCTACTTCTACTACTTCACCTTCTTGATTTACGTATCTAGTGCCAGGGAAAACTATTTCTTTTTTCTGAATTGCTGCCTTGTATTCATAATTTTCAGTAGATTCTTTAAGTTTTTTTACCCAATATTTAGCATAGTCGCCTTCTACTGTTTCAGGATCATATGGTTCTTCAAATAATCCTTCTTTTGGCTGGGGGCATTCCATTTTTACTTTAATAACTGAATCTTCATTTTCAGTATCAGTCATTTCATATTCCCAATAAAAGTAGTTTTTCTTTTTATTACTTTTATATGTACCTTCTGTCTTAAGGTCATCCCATATATTTTTAATAAGCTCCACAATATTAGTAGTACTTGCTTGTCCTGGAGTTAATAAAATCTGTTCTTGAACTAAAGCATTTTCAATAATAAATGCTTGTCCTTTAATTATTTTTGATTTACTCATTGTTTATCAATTTTTTATTTATTTATTTTCAGGTTCAAATTCCCAAGCTCTTCCATGACCTTGAGATAATATTAATTCAACTGCTTTATCTCCCCTATAACTTTTATGAAACAATAAAAGAACACTAGATCGATCTATAAATATTTCTTTTATAAATTTTTCTAATGTTCTTTCATATATTAGGTTTTAACCTTTCTCTAAGTGCATTTTTATCATTTCATATTATCACTAGCTACTTTTTCAGCTAATCTTAAGTATGATATGCAATTATAGTATTCCGAGTCTTCCTCTGGATATACTATTTCAGATACACTAAATATTTTATCTACTTCTTTTTCTACTTCAGGATCATGGAGATATTTTTTCATAAAATAACTTAATCCTCCTAAAACAATAATACCATCATCTAAAGCATCAAGTACCTCTCCATAATTTTTATCTAAATATTGAAAAACTTCGATAATATATTTTTTTGAAAACTCTTCAACTTGTCTAGATAAATCTATTGTTTTTCCTCTGCGTTTTAAAACTCCAGTATCTAAAATTACTTGGCCTTCTTTAATTGAAATTGATATCGAATAATTTTTATATAGATAATCAACGAGATCGTAAACTATTCTAATTACGCCAGAATCTTTTACTCCTACAGCAGCACCTGCTGAAGAAGTACCGTTGATAATACTACAGAAATCTAAAGTTTCAAATCCTCCATCAAGTATTAATGCATTTCTTAACTTAACATCATTACGTCTAGAAGCTTCACGAACATTTAACCCATATTCATTATAGGTATATTTACATGATAAGCCTTGGCAAAAACAATATATATAATCTTCTTTATTTATATTTAATGTTTCATATAAATAATCTAATAATTCATCTACGTTATCATTGGTATTAAAAGCCATTGATAAACCAATAGCTAATTTATCAAATGCATTTATTCCTTCATCTCCGCCATATTTTTTTATTAAATATGACAACCATGGGGCATAAACTGCTTTTAAATCTTCAAAAGTTTCGAGTTTAAGTAAATAAGATCTAGGTACTTTTAATGCTGCAGGTCCTAATACATAATAATCCCCTCCTAATGGAAATACCATATCATCATCACTTTCAAGTGGTTTTTCAGGGAGTTTTGCTGTTGCACTAATAAACTTTTCAAATTTTATTAAACCGTTGGAATCCTTAAAAGAACACTTAATAGCAGAGAAACCAACATCAACACTTAAAATTCTCAAATTGCTCATCTTTTATAATTTTCTAAAATTTGTTCGTAAGCCTTTATTATATTCTTATCAACTTTATACTTTTTAAGATCTCCTAGAACAGTATTAGTTAGGTAATCAAATGGTACATGTGGGAGAAGTGCAGTATATCCAGATGTAACCATACCAACTGAAAAGTGTTCTGTTGGTTGATTAAGTGCTACTATAACAATTTGAGTTAATCCTGACTCTCCTGTAGTATCTTTATAAGCAAATACTAGATCTCCAGCAAGTAATGAACTATGAATACTAGCCCATAAATCATTTGCTACAGACATTGCATTTTCCCATCCCCATACTCTTCTTTTTTCTAGAAGTTCATAATCTTTTTCCGACATATTTTCACTCTCCATCGGATTCGAGTTTTTCTTTGTCTTTTCCATCACTTAAAATATAAATTAGTATATAATAATAATCTGCTTCTTCACAATCAACTTCTTGAATTCCAACTACATCAATATTAGAATAATCTCCCCAGGTCTTTACTACTTTTGATAGTGATCCTAGAATATGTGCTAAATATTCAGGAGTATCTTGATATTTTCTAGCTTCGAATAGAATATTATAATAAATCCATTCACCAGCCTCTCGATTTCTTTTCTTTGTTTCTAAAAATCTCAATCCTATTCCTGGAGTTTTATCTATATAATCATATTCTAAGATTCGTTGGGTTAATTGATTTTGAATTTCTAATCTAGTATTTCCTTTTAATCCAAGAAGTCGTTTTATATCGTTATTGTATTCCGGAACTGCCATAACCTGATCCTCCTCGTTCTGTTTCATCAAGTTTACTAACTTCCTCTAATTCCATATGAGTTACTTCTGCACAAACCATCTGAGCAATTCTTTCTCCATGTTCTACAGTTACCTCTACAGGACTAAGATTAACTAAAATTACTCCAATTTCTCCTCTATAGTTTGAATCTATAGTGGCTGGTCCATTTAAAACTCCTAATCCTTTTTTAAAGGCTTCTCCAGATCTAGCTCTAACTTGGATTTCAGTTCTAGGGGGAAGTTGAACATATATGCCTGTAGGAACTAATTTTCTTTCTAACGGTTTTAATGTAAATTCTTCACCGATATTTCTAAGGTCCATTCCAGAATCTCCAGGCTTTGCATAACTTGGAAGTGGAAATTTTGATTTATTAATAATTTTTACAACCATGATACTGTATTACTATAAAATGTTTTATTACCTATACCTAAAAAATGTTTTTGTTCACGAGAATCAGTATATACATTTACATCCCCAATAAAGTCTTTAATAATTGTATAACACCAATCTCCATGTTCTACTAAAAAATCTGGCTTATATTTTAAAACTTCGTCAAGATAAAATACTCCAAAAGTCCCAGAATCTACACAATATCTTCCAATAGTTTCCCTCTGATTAACTAATTTTTCAAGATTAATCTGATTTTCAATTGAAGGATTATCGTAAAGATTATAGTAAGCTTCTTCAATATCATCTATGAATTTTTCAAGCTCAAGTAAGCCAAGAATATTTTTTAGTTTTGATACTTTCCATCTTCCATCTCCAACTCCAGTATCTTCCCAAATATAATTATCAGAGAATCCTACTTCTTCCGAGATAGTCATATTATTATAATTAAATCCGTTTCCCCAATCCTTATTTTCTGCAATATAGCAGGGATCTGTGATAATAATCGTTCCGTTAAAATTCATAATTTATACTTTTTTCTTGTTCTAAACTTAAATAACCAAGATGTTCCAGAAATAAACTTTACTTGTCCAATTACATCAGGTCCTTTATACATTTCATTAATATTAGTTGAATAAACATTAAATCCATAGTTTTCAGGGCCAAGACAAGTTCTAGGTTTTATCAATTCTCCAGATGCTATTAAAGATTGAAGAGTTGACATTAGATAATCATAATCTTCTGGTAATAGATAAGTCGGTTTTTCTAAGTCCTCCAGTGCTAAACAATAATAAACTGGGAGACCTAGATATACCGTTTTTCCTTTCTGTTCAAATATAAGTAATCTAGTTTCTTTTTCATATCTTACTTTAATTGGAATCGGAAAGTTTGTTTTTACTGTATTATCAGAAAACTCTACTAAGGAATTATATATTTCTAGAATATCATTTTGTAGAGTAGTCATTGTAATTAATCTTCAGAAGTTGCACAAAATACTTTAATACCCATCTGATCTAAAAGATTATAGATCTGAGTAGTAATAGCTGGTGATACAGATCCAGTAGTATTCTTAATTTTATCCATATTATTTAACAATAATGTAAATGGATTTTTAACACCACTTAATTTATTAGGATCAAACAAACCAGACTGTTCTACAATCTGCCTAAGGATAGCTGGAATTTCAAGACCTTCACCAGGAATAATTTTAGTTGCAGTTGGGTAATCATATTGCATAAAGTTGTAATCGATTACATTCCACTCTACTACATCACCTGTCGGGATACCGGTTGCATTTTCTTCATCATCAGCTACATTTTGAATCTGAACAAGATAACCAACTTGAGCTAACCAATAATTAATGCAAGAAAAATCCTTAGTACTCATTGTAGTTTCTGAATTAATAAAGCTTACTAATTCAGCGTTACCAATACTATTTTCGAAATTTGCTAAATTATTCTTTAAAAAACCCTTAACAAATTCCATAACACTTACGCCCATACCTTCTTTATCAAAACGGCTACGAGCAACACAACGGCCTACCATAGAATTCATTTCTTGGGCCGGAATAGAATACAAATTTACTTCAATCATTTTAATGTTATTTTATATAATATTTAATTCGGGGCTATCAACTAATAAGAAAATAGCCCATAAACGCTCTTCAATCAGACCTGACTCAAACAATTCTTTTTCAGATGTAGTAAAATCTCCAACAGTTAAGATAGCTTTATATATTTCTATAAAATCTATCTCCTTACCATTTTTCCAAGATATATACTGATCAACTAACCAAGATTCGAAGGGTGCATTATTCATTTGCTGATAATCAAGAATAATAAATTCATTAATTCCAAATGCATCCTTAAGGAGTTGAAAAATATCTGAAATTCTTGCTCGGTAGGAATATTTAGATACTAAGATTTTATATACTGCTTTCACTGTATCAGTATAATCTGTATCATTTCTTGTTTTTATATAATTTTTTCTTTGCTCTAAATCAAACATTTTCTATCTCTACTTCTAATGGAAATAATCTCTTAATTTCAAACAGTTTTAAATATTTATCATTATATTGATCCATAAAATCTTTCACTTCTTTATAATGATCAAATACCCAATTTCCATTAAGACTATTTAATACCTTTGATTTATCTTCAAGTTGAAATAGGTAAGTTTCAATAGTAATATCATTTCCTGAACCGTGATAGGATTTAGGAGTACTACTTATCCTTTCAATATCGAATATATCTCCCCAAATTGGATCTCTCCAATCTATATCGAGTACGTAAAGTATTAATTCTCGAATAAAAGATAATTCGAATAATTTATTAAATGAGTTCCCTGATCCTCTCCATTCATACTTAAAAGAGTTAACCTTATCTTCCAAGCCCCAAGATTTTATTAAGTCTAAGAGTTCAAGATAAAGTCTATTCCATTCTTCTTTTGGTTTTTCTACAATTATTGCTTCTTGTTTAAATTCCAATAGACTTTTCATAATAACTTCTTAAGATTGTATAACTTGCTTTCCAAACTAAATCTAAATTTCTCACTTGTAAATCTGTTTTAAGGTAAGATCTTAATTGATTATAGTAACTATTAGGATCATTTCTTTCAACACTTCCCAACAATTGATCTATATTAATCCCAGTACTTTCCCACTTAAATCGATCTATAACAAGTAATTTATTAAGATCTAGTTGTTGTTTAATATTACTAAGAGATCCTATATAATTATTCATTCGATCTAGTCTTTCAGTACACATAGGATTTCCACATTTCAAAAGACTTCCATAAACATCTTTTTCTGACATATTATAACCACAGCTACAAGTTGGCCACATAAAATCTCCATTACCTTCAGTAAAAGAATCCCCTACCATTGGAATAGTTGAATTAGCCATAATAATACTTACTATTGCTCCAGGGGTAATTTTCTTTTTTACCATTTTTCCCACACTTCCAGCACTTGGTTTTCTTACTGTACATCCTTTTACTTGAATTGGATCGATTAGAATATTAGCTGACCAAGAATCTTTTCCTTTAGCTACTTGAGAATTCCATTGTATACCTCTTACTGTAGTTTTTAAAGCTTCAGTTCCTGATCCAGCACCAGCAAATTTTAAGGCGCCGAGACATATTCCAAATTCATCATATACTACCCAACCATCATTTAAGAAGTAACCAGTTGAAGTAACTGTTTTATCTGTTTCTGTATATTCTTTATTTCCGGCGCTCATAAGTTCTTCTATAGTCCATACATCGGCAGGGGAAAATAAGATATGTCCATCAGTTTTTGAACATACAGTTTCAAACATTTTTAAAACTTCACGATAGTCTGTTTTTCTTAGTATTTGTCCTTCTATTGAATCATCAGTATAATATCTATAAGCTCTAAGAGTTAATAAATTATTTACCTCAGATTCACAATACTTAGAATTTATTAGTCCATTGGCTCTTTGTCTAGCAGTTTCAGGATCAGTATCAGAAAGTCGATTAATGTCAACTAATGCCTCTGCCTGAATTGCTACTATACCTTTCGGAAATCTTTTTGGAAGGAAGTTTATTAATTTCCAAGTTTGATCTACCCCATAGTTATCCAAATTTAAATTTCCGACTGTAACTATTCTTTTTGGAATACCAGTTGAAGAATCTAAATAAATTGCTATACTAGATCCATCATACTTTAGATCACAGTATTTTCCAGAGTTTTCATTCATAAACTCTGAAAGAGCACTTAACATAGTTTTTTCTTCAACTTTTTTCTTTTTAATTTTTTCTATATAAGAATTTTTTGTCTTAGTTCCTTTTAAGTATGTTTGATAAACATAATCTCTGACAAAAAATCCATCTTCTTGCGCTGCTCTAGCTTCTAACATATCATATACAGCATCATCCATTCCGGTAGGTACTGAATCAATATAATAGTTTTTACATGCAAGAATAAGGTCTTTCCATTTTTCTAATGATTTTTCTGTAATATTATTTGTAACGCACATAAGTTTATTTATTTTTTAATAGCCATCCAATCATTATATCTTGGACTTCTGAGTCAAACATTTCTTTAATATTACTAAAGTCATCTTCTGGTATAAAAGATGAATTAGGTTTTATTGCAACTTCATATTCAACTTCTCGACGATCAGAATATCTAGTAATTATCTTATATCCAAGTTTTACTAAAAATTCTTTCATTTTATCATAATCCCAGTGTATTCCGAAAGGTTTAGACATCATCATATTACTAATAACTAAATCAGTAAGAGGACAATCTGGTAAATCTTCCGGTTCAAAATCGAAATCATCTTCTTGTTCGTCAAAATTAATACTTCCTTCCTCCCCATCATAGAGAGGAAAGTCATTATCATCTTCTTTTTTCATAATTTTTTTTTATTTTATTTAACCTCATTAATTAGAAAATCAAGCTTTCTCGGCTGCGTATTAAGCATATAATTTATAATATAACTCACTCCAAAACGATCGATCATATCATCTTTTGTTTTTGATAATATATTTTCTATAAAATCAGGAAAACTTATAGAAATTTTATCGGTTAATTCATAAGCTCCTTGAATTGTTCTATAGTAATATATCTCAGATTCAGAAGAAATTCCATTGAAATTGTATAAATCACTTTTTAAAAATTTATTAACAAATTCCACTCCAATCCTTTTATAATTATCTCCATGAGTAATCGTATAAAATAATTTCTCTCTTTTAGCTTCAAACCTATAACCTCTTAAAGAATCCTGAGAATTAATTAATTTTAAAATTTTCTCAAAATTTGGAAGTTTTGAGGTATCTGATCCATATTTTTCTCGATAAAGATATGCTAATCTAGATATATAACCTTGATATCTACCATCTGCTAAAGACATATATAACCATTCGTCACTAAATCCAATTGAAACTGAATGGGTATCACTAATTATTATCTTTGTCATAAAATAATGAAACCCCACCCTGGGATAAAATATCAAAACCAGGATGAGGTGTAGTATATTATTATTTATTAACCTTCTATTTTAGTTTCGGAAATATTATCATCGATAATTGTACAATCAATTAAGAGAATCATTGATGCTGCTGAAATAGAATTTTCAAGAGCTACTCGAAGAGATTTAGAACTATCTAAGATCCCCTCCTCAAGTAAATTACCATACTTTCGAGTCTTAGCATTATATCCAATTCCTGGTTTAGATGATTTAACCTTTTCTAGAACTACTTCTCCAGAAACTCCTGAATTGTCTGCAATTGTTTTAAGAATTACTGGAAGACTTGAGAATACAATTTCTGCACCCTCTACTTCATCTCCGATTAAAGATTTCCAGAATGTCTTATCTTTCTTCACTTCTAATGATCCTTTGTAATAGATATAACCACTTCCTAAAGAACATCCTTCAGCAATAGCACTTTTAGATGCTAGAATAGAATCTTCAATAGTTTGTTTAAGGTTCTGTTTTTCAGTTTCAGAAGCTCCTCCAGCTCTCACTACTGCAATACCTCCACTAAGATTTGCTACTCGTTTCGCAAATTTAGTTTTATCATAATCTGATATTCCAGGATCTGTAAGTTTGGTGCTAAGAATTTCTACCCTTTCAGCAATCTCTTTAGAATCACCACCACCTTCATAGATAATACATGAATCTCTAGAAATTACAACTTTCTTAGCTACTCCAAGATCCTCTTTTGTTGCTTGTGTGACTGATAATCCGTTCTCAGGAGAAATATATTTACCGCCAGTTAAAATTGAAATATCTGCCATAATATTTTTCCTTGAATCTCCGAAATCAATACCTTTTACAACACAACATCTAATTGCACCTTGAAGAGTATTCATAACAAGAGTTGTATTTACTACTTCATCAATATCATCTACTATAAATAAGAATGGGCGTCCAGTAGGTACAAGCTGTTCCATTAACGGAAGAATTTGCTGTACACTAGATAATCTTTCTCCTACTACAATTACATAAGGATCTTCCATTACACAAGTTCCATCAGTAGGATTTGTAACATACTGTGGAGAAGCCCAACCACGATCGAGTTTCATTCCGGTAGTTACATCAATAGTAGTTTCAAGACCACTAGAGAAATCAGCTGTAATAATACCAAGCATTCCAACTTTCTCCATACATTCAACTACCAGATTTCCAATGGCCGGATCATTATTGGCTGAAATAGTTGCCACCTTTCTGATCTTTTCCATATCATCATTTACTGGAATTGAATTATTTTTGATATACTCAGCCATCCATTTTCCGGCCTTAAGCATACCAGATTTCACCTCATTTACATTAGCTCCAGTTCGTAATGCTTTTTGTCCTTTTTCACACATTTCTTTGATTAATAGTGAAGTTGAACTTGTACCGTCACCTGCTAATCTTTCTGTTTGAGCGGCAGCATTTTTTACAAAGATAGCTCCTGTATTCTGAAGTTGATTCTTAAATGAAATCGACTTAGCAACAGTAGCTCCATCTCTTGACACCTCTGGACCTGTAAATCCTGAAATACACACGGCTTTACCTGACGGGCCGAGTGTTTTCTTAATTGCCTCTACTGATTTTTTTACACCTTCAATAATTTCGGCCTGAGTTTCAAAGCCGTGATTAATAATTTTTCCTTCTGACATGTTTCGTTTTAATTAAAGTACTACAATAATTTCATTTAAAGTTATAACACGATATTCTGTTCCATCTTGAGTAAATGATTTTCCTGTATTTGGATAAATCAAGATAGTATCACCAGGTTTTAATACTCCCTCGCTAACTTCTTCACCTACTCCAATAACCTCAGCTTTTTCACATTCACTCGCAGGAACAACAAAATTTCCTATCTTTTGAGTCATAGTATCTTTTTTATCTACTATGACCAATACTTTAGATTGAATTACTTTCATTTTTATTAATTTTATTTTAAATTTTTACTCATATATAAGAAAATCACCCTTAGAAATCACCCTTTTTATTGATTTGGGGGAGAAAAAAGAGCCCAACCCACTATAATCACTACAGGAGGTTGGGATTAATTTTATTATGAATTTATTAAATTTATTGCCTATTAACTAATTGGAGTTAATAGAAGAAATGAAATTTATTTTTGTTCTTATTCTGGTTTAAAATCTCCAGCTGTTCCATATCCTAAGCTGAGAACTAACTTAACTGCTTCTGGTCCACGTAAATAATAATTTCCGTCTGGTGCAGGTTTTTTAGAATTTAAATTTTCACTAATACTTTTAATAGAAATAACTGATTCCTTCTTTGCAGATGTAATTGAATTATATGCTCCAAGAACTCTTAATTTATCTTTAGAAAATTTATATATTATATTCTCCATCTTTTTATATAACATAGTTTTATTTCCTAACTCTATACAAATATATTTATTATTTAATATATTAAATTTTAACATATTATATAATTCCATCCCATTTTTAGATCTCAAACAATCCTTATATACTATATTTTGTATATCTTTTGCAAAACTATAATTTATAAAATTCCCAAATAAATCTGCAAGTACTACTCGTTTAAAGAATTTTTCTTGTGTTTTTGGATTATTTCTATTTCCTTTAGCATCAGTTACTCTAAGATTATCAAAACTGTTATCCGTTTTTATAGTATTAATATGATCTACTATTTCATCATCTCTCAAATCTCGTTTTAATATAAATTCCGCGATAATTCTATGAACTCTAAAATAAATTCTTTCATTATTAATTTGAATACTTGAATATACATATCCATCTAAAGTTAAACTATATAGTAATTTATTATTATATTTAATAAATCCTTCCTTACATACATATAATCCAGGATACTTCCAATGTTCATGCCATTCATAGTCATCTAAGTTTCCTGAAAATCCTGGAATAATACGCTCTTTTTTATTCTCTATTTTCCAATAATAACCTTTATAAAGTTCATTTCTTTTTATAGCGGTTACAATACTATCCGGTTTATATATTTCGCTAATATCATCTCTTCTAGTTATTTTAAACATTTCATTACCATTATTATCTAAAGCTACATATTGAACTAGTTTTTCTTCAGAGACTTTAGAGCATTTTCCAGATTCTCTATTCATATTATCTCTTTCAGTAACCCATTCTAAATTTGAAAGATTATTATTTTCTGGGTTATGATCGATATGATTAACTACAGAATAAATACTAAAATTTGGATTTTCTAAGAAAGTAGAAGCAACTAGTCTATGAACAGAAACATGATGTAACTTTTTGATTGTATCTATTACACTAACACATTTGTAACCTCTATTAATATTACCTTTTATAATATTATTTTTAGAATGATTTTTTAATTCACCTAATTTATTTATTGCATAGCACTCAGAAATCTTCTTTCCATCTGAAAATGTATATTCAACAGGTATAAATTCATCTTCAGGGAGATCTGGATATTTTTCTATTCGTTTCAAGAGAGGTACTCCGTTTGAATCACATTTAGGTAAGTAGATACTACTATTATTCATATCTTCACCAACGACAGATTCTACTTCGTTTTGATTAACATTAAATTTTTTCATTCTATTAAATAATTTTTATTAATTACTATTCATTCTAAATTTTATAAGAAAGGAGATTTCTGATAATAGAGGTTGCGCAATTCTATTACCGTACTTTCTCCTTTAATTTAGAATGAAAAAATTAAAAAGAACACTAGATCAATCTATATTTTTATAAATTTTTCTAATGTTCTTTCATATATTAGGTTTTAACCCTCCCCTAAACGCAAAAACTTACTTTAAGGTCTATTAAATGGAGTTGGTCCAGAAACAGTTTGTTGTACATTAATATTGTTTCCTTGTTGTGGCCCACTTCCATGTTTGTATATACTTTGTTGAGCTTGATTATACTGAATATTATAGTTATTAATCATTAAATCTATATCTGCCTCAGAAAAACATCTTTTTTCTCTAATAATCTTTATGTCGTCATACACCTTCTTCGGTAAACTTCTAAATCTACCATTTTGAAGACGAATATTATAATCAGTTACGTTTGTTTCTCCACGCCGATTTTTCGTAATTGTCGACACTCCTAAGTTGTTTGGATTAATCTCTAACCCACCTCTAGAACGAGTTATAATAAAATCTACTACATCAACCTTATGACTAGATCCGGCTATATAAGACATATCCAGTACTTCTTGACTATATGCTCCAATTTTTAACTGAGATAATATAAATACTAATTTTCCTAATGCTGTTAATTCTGTAAGTTTATCATAAATATCCCCAAATGATTTATACATGGAAGAACTATCCTCTCCTCCCATAGAATTTTTAAATCCTGCATCATACATTACTAAATTTAATACAATATTAAATTATTAGACTATATCATCTTAAGAATTAATACCTCTTAAGTTATACATTTAGTCGTTGAGAAACTATTTTTTTTAATAGTTTTTGCTGATTTATACTTGGTTATACCAAGATTTTTCCAGCATTTTAGTATAATTTTCCTAGAATAATATCTAGGCGACTAAGTAATTAATCGATAAACAGGATTTTATAATCTTTGGTTTTCATGAATTCTATATATTCATCCACTGAAATTTTTCCAGCTGGTAATATAGTTATACTAAGATTATCTCCAATCATTTGACACATACTGTTATAAATTGGTCCTATGTTTTGAGATACTTCACTGAATGGCAATCCTGTAAATTGAGCTCCTAATCTGATAATCATTATAAATTTAATTTTCATTAAACTATTAGACTATATCATCTATATTTTTATAGTTCTATATTTAGTCGTTGAACTCTATCTTTTATCTAAGAGATAGAGATGCTAATTCTATTTTATTCTAATAGTTCTAGCATTTTAATAGAATTTTCATAGATTCTTATATCTATGCTTCATTCGTTTAAAGTCCTTCATTTTAAGATCCCCAAGGGCCAAGTAATGTACTTTATAACCTTGTAAACTCATGTTCAATGCTTCCTGCATAGCCATTAAACTCTTTCCAACTCCTGGAGGCCTAAGCTAACATATTGAATATCAATATGTTATAGACTATATCATCTGTATATAACTTCATACAGTTCTATATTTAGTCGTTGAACAAGTAACTAATGTTCCTTGATGCTGATTTAATTTATTATTTTTCCAGCATTTTAATAGAATTTTCCTAGATATTATTCTAGGCGACTTCTCCAAATCGCAATTAGCCCGAGTTGTCCAAATTCATAAGCTCCACATGAAAAGCAATTATTTATCCATTCAAATTTACTAGATACACCACCTTCTGCCTGTTCAGCGATGATTGAATTAATATCTATTTGTGTAAATCCAATCTCACTAAAATTATCCAGATCAGCAGTAGTTTTAACATTTATATTTTTTACAAACTTAACATACTCTTCTGGATTCTGAGAATAGAGTCTGTTTGCTTTTTGAAGATTAACTGAATATATTACATCAGTTAAAATCTTTCTGGCTGGTTCAATTTGACTTTTTGTATATCTTTTCCATTTTATAATTTCATTCATCACCTCTTGGGTCTCTTGTGGAGTTTTCTGAGATCTAAATAAGATACTCCTAAATAAAGGCTCATCTATATTTTCTAGAGGATAAGTCTTTATAGCATCCACGAGTTGAGAGACCATACCATTTCCGGCTGTTTGTGGATTAGTCTGAAAATAATATTGAAGATCTAATATATTATTTTTAGCATCCTGAAATAAATATTGATTAAAACAGCTAAAAATCAAATCAAATACACTACCATTATCCATACTATATTTTTAAAGATTTTCTTCATTAATAACTATATCTTGAATATCACAATACTTATAGTAGTTATGTAATAGTTCATCTCTTTGTTCGAATCCTTTTGTATATACCGGGATTCTTTTCGGTATTTTAGGTTTTAGTGCAAGAACGTTCATATTAGTTCCTCTTGCTGTTCGTCCTAGTTGTTGAAGAACCGATCCAGCGTTGATATTAGAAACTAGTAATATATTTTCTAATCCAGGAAGGTCTAGTGCTCTAAATCCTGCGGCGGTACTAGGAATTATATCTACCATTCCATTTTTAATATATTCGCATGATTGTTGAAGATCTAGGTTTGTTTTATTTCCAGACAAGTCATAATAAATATATCCTTCGCCGCAAATTAAGAGCACTCTAAATACTCCAATAAAAAAGTTATCTATCCAAGTTGAAATAATATTATTTAAATTATTTATTGGGATATATAATTTAGGATATTTTTTTGCTATCTTTACAATCAATTCACATACTCCAGGATCAACCCAAATTTTTGACATTATTGTATTATAGACATTATTATCCTCATTAAAATCCTCTTCTGTAAATTTAATATTATTTAAAGCGATAGTATTTATGTGGATACTATTTATTTTCAGACTAGTAGGCATTCTATAAACTAATGCTGGTCCGAAATATTTAATTAAATCCTTGTTTCTTACTACTGTTTCCGTAATTCCCTGTGCAAATGTGATCATAACTCCTGAATCTCGATCTGCAGTTCCAGAAAATCCATACATAACTTCAGCATTCACTAGTCTATCATATATCCATTCACCAGAAGGATTAATAGTATACTCTACTTCATCTACTAGAATCCAATCGAATTTCTTAAGTTTCTCTTCCTCTAAAATACATAGGTCTGGATCTTTTATTTTCTTTTGATTTAGAAATCCTGAAGTAATTATACATCCAAGATCTCCATCTATTGATGTAGGTAATTTACCACCAAATCTAGACTCGTATCTTTTTACAATTTCATCTTTCGCTTTTTTTCCTGGAGTTATAACTAATACTTTTTTTCCAAGTTCATTATGTGCATAGTTTATAAGAGTTGCTATAGTTTCAGTTTTACCATATCCGGTATTAGTTTGAATAATTGCTCTCTTATATTTTAACACATGTAACATATCTTCATTTTGATAATCCCTAAGATTTGGAAATGGATAGGTTCGATAATAATCTGCAAATATTGTTCTAAGAATTGTATTATAATCCGTATCTGATAGGATTGGTTTAAATACATTAGCAATATAAGCTGCCCATCCCATTCCTAAGATAAAAGTATATATTCCTTTCTTAGGTCCGCATGATCTAGGGTTATCATAAAGTTTTGCTATTTCTTCAGTTGTATTCCAAGATTTCAACCAAGGGGAATACTTAGTTACTTTTCTTTTAAATTCTAAAAGACATTTTACACTAGGGTCATCGGTTTTTATTACTATTTTATTTATAGTATTATCTATCGATGCTGTTATCATTTTATTTAATCCATTGTAAATTATTTCCAGCCCTAAGTTTTCGTTTCATACATTCTTCTGGATCTTCTCCATTAGATTTTATGATATTAATAGGGCAATAATCTATTCTTTTTCTTATTTTTTTAGCCACACTCATAGATTTTTCAGTATCATCTAAGTAACATAAAATTTTTTCAGGAACGTACTCACTAAGAAAATCTAATTGATAATCTGATATAGAACTTCCCAAAACTGCAAAAGGTATATAATCAGGTGCCATAATTAAAGCAGCTATAGCATCATATACCCCTTCCACTACTATTATTTTTCTTAGACCTTGACCATGATCTATTACATAAGGAGGCTTTGCTGATATTTGTGGGAAAAGATATCTAATTTTTGTCTTTCCAGAAAATCTAATCTGGTAATAAAATACTTCCCCATGATATTTAAATGGCATTACTACATTTCCATCAACAAATTTAAAGTCTAGGAGTTTATAGATGTCGTTCATAAAAGGATGTCTACTCATTAGATAATCATAGCCTCTTTGATCAAAATTATCAAATTCATTCCAGTATTTATCTAATGTCCATATAGGATCTTCTGTAAGTTTAACTACATTTGGATGACCTGAATATCCATAATACAATGACATAAAATCAGGTACTTTAAATGATGTATCAACTTCATCAGACACATGTATATAGGCTCGATTACATACAAAACAAGTACCAACAGTTAAGTCAGTTTTTATATATAATTTATGTTTTGTATGTCCAGAATCTCTACAAAATGGACAATGAATAATATAGTGTCCTGTTGAATTTGCATGAGGTTCTACTTCTTCCATACTAGATACTCCATAAAAATCTTTAAGAAGTTCTTCGAAGTTACAAAACACTAATACACGTCCATCTTTTAATTTTACTTCTTTATAGTCTACCATAATTTTTATAATGAAACTGACATGATAAAATACTTTCCTTTCTCAGTCCATCTTCTTTGATTGTGAGGTTTTCCATCCTTCCCAACAATCATTACATCTTTTGTTAATCCAAGAGTATCGTAAGGAGATCTTAGGAACCATTTATTACCTTGATGATATATAATATTCTTTGCTTCTAGAATACTATAAATATCTTTGCTAGACTTACATAAATTTAATCCTTTCGTAATTTCAGTCATAGTATATAGACTTTCTGAGGTAGAAAGAACCAGATTTGCAAAGGTTACTAAATCCTTTTGGGAATCTAATATATTCTTAAGGTAAATATTTTCGTTATTAGATTCAATTAATTTTTGTTGAATATCCATATAAGCTCTTTCAAACGATTCTCTAGATTGATCAATAATAGAATATCCATTAATCATTATTTCCTTTATTCTATCATTACACCAAATAGAGAACATAGGATTTAACCATCTAGCGAATTCTAGGGCTACGTTTTCATGTAGCCAAGTTCCCTGAAATTTTGGCACACCTCCTTGAATTTTTACAATTAAATCCGTTATGGGAATTCCCATAACGCTTTCTAATGCTTTCAGAAATTCTTTTGTAGATTTCTGTCTATACCAATCAGCAAATAGCTTCCCAAAAGGTTTAGCCATTTCAGTTGCATTAATCATTGTTCCCTTACCATCTCCTCTTAATGAAAAATTAATTTCATTGTTATCAAATTTAAAGATAAAACTTCTATCTTCCATGATATTTACACTCTTGAAATAAAAATGGAATCCCTTAGATAAAATTCTATGAGATTCCAATAGTTTATAATACTTTATTTATTTTTTTTCCTCTTTAGTTTCAGGTACTGATTTTTCTTTCTCTTTTTCAGCCGGTTTTGTTGGAGTTGCTGCCGGTTTTTTATCTACTGGCTGCGGTTCTTTTTCTTTTTCCTTATTACAAACACAAGGATCTTGATTACACTTCGGACATTCTTTTGGTGCAAAACGTTCAATAGCTTCATCAAGGGATTGAACTACAAAACCTACTGATCCTGATACTCCTGCACACATATTTATTTCAAATGGTCCTGATACAATTAATGCTAGTTCATTGTAATCATAAGAACTTACTAGTAAACTTAGAAATTCATTACTAGGCATAATATCACCAGAAACAGAATGTGCTGGGATAGTAATTCGTTGAGTACCTGATAAAGGTAAATTAATTTGTGATTTTGTTCCGTTATAAACTCTCATAATTTTTATTTATTAATGTTTTCTATTTTATTTTCCGGGGTACACAACTAACTCCGGATTTTCTCAATTATTAGGGTTTGAGTTCTCAAGGACTGTGTTTTTATCATCGGGCTCTTCTATAAATACTGGAAGATCAATTTTAGGAAGTGCACAAAGAAAATGTTTAGATTCAGTTTTTTGAGAATTTTTCTTTTTAAAGAATCTTTTCTTTTTTTCTTCGATTACTCTATGCACTAAAATTCCAGAGATTAGTTTTCCCGTATTTACTATATGAATATTCCATCCATCAGTTTCCGGAAATTTCATTCGAAGAGCTGATAAAACTTGATACCTTACTATAGCATATTTAGATTGAAGAGTAGCATCTTTCGGAAATTCTGTAACCTCCAAAAGATCATCCACAAACATTTCTAATTCCGTTCTTAATTTCGGATCAACTCCATCAACAATATTTACTGGAGAACCTAGATTTATATTAATATCTTCTAAAGGAAATAAATACTCAGGAGAATCTACACTTAAAACTAGATTCTTATTAAATATTAATGAAGTATCCACAACTTTCTTAAGTGGTTTATGAAGTCTAGACACATTCTTTTTAAGGGAAAATTTACTAGAACATTCAGATCCAATTATATTATCCTTTATATACAACATTGATTCTTTGGATAAAATCAAATCACGTCCAGATAAGAATATAACAGAACAATAATTTCCAGCAAAACCAAGAAGATAAGGAATAGTAAAGCTAGAGATTACAGATGCTGAGTTAATATATCCGCCGAGAGGATTAAAGCCAAGTAAATCTATTGCATTTTCCTTACAGTAATTAACAATATCATAATTAAAATTCAAAGGACATAAATCAAGAGAGACGAATTTAATTTTCTCTTCAATAGCTTTTTCTATGGCTTTGAGATCTTCGGCGGTCTTTGGATTCTTTACCCCAAACTCTCCAATTATTTTATATTCCCTAAGTTGTTTAATAGTTTCTTTAATAGTTTCCAGATTTTTAAGAACTACTTCAGAATCTATCAATAACAAGTCGACTTTCTTTCTTCCAAGTTCAAGAAGATGCCCAAGGAGTGCTCTTTCAGGATTATCTAAAAAATCAATAGAAGTGATTAAGCTACTTTCTGAAAAACTCTTTATAAATTCAGAAATCAAAAAATCATTATTAGCTGAGATAGATGTATGAAAATAATCAAAAGAGTATTCATCTTCAGGATCTACCCACGGTTTAATGGTCATATTCGAAGTATCTAACCCTACCCCTTGTACTTTAAATTTTGTTGATGTTGTTGTCATAAAATAGATATATTAATTATGTTATTAGATAATGTTTCATTTTTCTCAGGGAGCCAAGAGATATTAATTATTGGTTCTTTTTCAGAATTTAAATTAATACTGTTCTTAAGAAATACTGAATCCTTAAATACTTTACAAGCTCCAAGTAATTCTAAGAAAATAGAAAATACAAATCTCATATAATTCTTATTTCTTAGAAGAATTAATTTTATTATAGTATAATCTTGATAACTTATTTCTTTTAGATTTACTGGCTCTTCTGTTTTAGTATCAATAACTTTAAATATTGATTTTGTATCATAACCTTGAGTATTGAAAAACTTAACACAATTAGGAGAATTATCTAATTTTAATCTTTTTGTTTTTCTATTTGAATTAAGATTAAGAATATTATATCTACTAAAATGTTGTTTATCGTAAGGAACGATTTCAGGGAAAAGAATTTTATAATTATTAATCTCTATATTATTCTTTCCTGATACTATTCTATATTTCTCTGATAGATTTACTATTTTTATACCAGTCAAATTCGGAATAGATATAATTTTTGGATATCCTGGTACCCAATCTAAAAACCATATATCATTTCGATTCGGGAGATCTAGTTTACTTAGGACTTTCTTGAATTCTAAGTAATCATGAGAATAAGTAGCTAAATGGTAAATGCTATCAATTAAGAATAGTTGTAAATATCTATCACTAAGAATATAATCATAAAAAGATTTTATATTCTTTATAATAGTCTTAATTAATTCTTGTTTTTCTGTTTTCTTTGTAATAGAGTTACTACATATTCTACAAGGAAGATAATAAAAATCTTTAATTAATGTAGATAATGGACCTCTATATTTATTACATCTAAAGCAAAAATTATCAAGATCTTTTTGATGTGTTAACTCAATTTCACAATACTCTTGATAACTTAAAAAATGCTCTTCGGATAGATGTTTTTCAAATTCTATTGGATCATTACTTTTGAATCCACACCAAATACATTCCATTTATTTTAAATTATATAATCCTGTATCAATAAATTGTTGCTTTAAATCATTTGCTAAAATTTGCATATCTGGATGAGCATCTTTAGCACACCTTAATGAAAAGAATCCAGCTTTTTCAGGAGTATCTTCAGAAGGAATATATGTAAAATCCTCAATGTAACCAGTCATACATAGTTCGGTTTTTATATCATTTGGAAGTAATCCTCTAGCTTCTTCTGGTTTTAGTTTTTCTCCTTCGTCAGTAGAAGTTGCATATAAATAATCGATCTCTGTATTCCTCCATGATCTATCAAAAGTTGCAATAGTTCTATCCCATACTGTAAGATCTTCCCATAATTCCTGCCCATCTATGTCATGAATATAACTTCGAGATAATCCTGTTTGAGAATCTATAGTTGATGCAATATCTTCTCTAACTCTATATATCCACTGAGGAAGAATAAAGGTAAGTTCCCCTCCAAATCTATCTTTTGAATAATTTACATAACGTTGAGATTCTTGAAGAAATGAAAACGCTCTCATTACTTATTTCTTTTTCAAGAAAAATTGGACTATATCATCATCTTTTATTATCAATAAGATGTCTAGTACTTATTAGTCTCTGAACCATTCAATTCTATTGATTGATTTGGATGCTGGTTAGTATAATCTAATACTTTTCAGCAATTCTCTAGATTATTCTTGTAGTGTCTCCACTACTTGGCACAAAACGTTCTATGCCGAACAAGTTCATGAGATATACCTCTACTACAGATCCATCTAGTTGTGACTCTGTGATAATGGTTTTCAGTAGGTTCACACCAATATTTTTTCATAACTCCTTCTAGATTATGTTGATAAATAATTCTTAGATCTGTAGTAACCTCATAAGTTCCAGTTACTGAGTTATGATACCATCTAGTGTAAGGAGCAGTTTTGAAAAAGATCTCCAAGTAGTATCTATCCTCTTCTGGGATACTGAGATATACAGTTCCTGAGTTAAAAACCGCCCAATGACCTCTAGAAAAAAGCATGTTGTCAAACCTTTCCCATGAATCTTCTGTGATTTTATCTTCAGATTTATAAGCCAATCTTCCAATTTTCTCTACATGTTTCATTAATCCATCCACCCCAGGTTGTTGAGGGAGAATGGATACACTTGATTTTACGATTTTCATATTGTTTTTTATTGTTTAATGATTACATCTATAAGTTCTTCAAGGTTCTAGGAGAGCAAAAAGAAGACCTAACACCTATTTCTAAGTGCTAAGTCTTCTGGTTTTTAATCTTGGCTACTGTTTAATTCTGCAGTAACCTTTTGAATTCTCTCCCTAATAATTTTCTTATAATGATAATCGGGAAATCTCATACTTGTAATCTGAGTTCCTCCCTTATTTGTAGTGGATAGAACAGCAACTGGTTCCATATATCTAGTCATCACATCGATACATTGTTTATAAACACCAATTAATTTCTTCTTTACTTGTTTTTCTTTTCTACTCAATTTCATTTTTATAAATTTTTTAGGTTATTATTACACTTATAAGATTTTGAAGGTTTTGAAAGAAATCAATAATGCTTTTAGATTTTCCCTGAGATTCTTATATATGATATTATTAATAAAAATAAATTTAAAACAGAAAATTATGGATCCTTTATTTGGAATGATTTTTTATTTTAGTATAGCTATAACAATTAGCTTTATTTGTAGTGTTCTTGAAGCAACATTATTAAGCACACCAACTTCTTTTATTCAGTCCAAAATCGATTCTGGTTCTAAGGCAGCAATAAAATTTATGAAGCTTAAAAATGAAAGAGTGGATGATGCTATTTCTGCTATTCTAACACTAAATACTGCTGCTCATGCAGTAGGTACGAGTTTAGCTAGTATAGAGGCAGTTGAGATTTTTGGGATGAAAAATTTTGCAATTATTTCTGGAATAATGACTCTATTAATATTAGTACTTAGTGAATTAATACCAAAATCACTCGGAGCACATTATTGGAAAAGAATGACCTCAATTACAGCTAACATATTAACTTGGATGATTTATATAACATATCCTATAGTTTGGATGTCAAGATATATAATGGCTATATTCTCACCAAAAACAGAAGAAGCTACTATATCTCGAGAAGAAATATCTAGTATGGCAACAATCGGAGAGCGAGAGAAGATATTTACAGGAAGAGAAAGTAAAATAATTAAAAATCTACTTGCTCTTGATAAATTAACTGTTGGAAATATAATGACTCCTAGAACTGTTGTAAAATCTTTTGATGCTAATACTTTTCTTAAGGATTTTCCAGATGAATTTGAATTTTCTAGAATACCAATATGGGAAGATACTGAAGATAATATAGTCGGAATAGCATATAAGTCAGATATATATCAAGATTATGATGTTTATCAACCAGGATTAACAATAAAACATACAGATTATGATTCTGATATTATATTTATTCCAGATTCATCTAGTGTTAATGTATTGTTCGAAAAATTTCTTAAAACTAAACAACACTTAGCAATAGTAGTAGATGAGTATGGAACATTTGTTGGAGTAGCTAGTTTCGAAGATGTTATAGAAAATTTACTCGGAATAGAAATAGTAGATGAGACTGATACTGTAGAAGATTTACAAAAATTAGCAAAAGAAAAATGGGAAGAACGAAAAAGATCTATGAATGGTTAAAGGATATATTATGGATAATAAATCGCCAGAAAGATAAGGATTATATTAAAATCAATGAAAAGATTAATATCATCAAGAAAAATATATCAACTGGAGAGATTGATTTTTATCCACAAATAACCTATAGGATTGGTACTAAAGTTAAAGTATATATTCCTATAAATGATGCTTGGATGTTTGATTGTGCTGAATTTACTGGGACAGTACTTGGATCTTATATTTCTAGTAAGAAAGAAGCAATGTCTGATAACGATATAACGTACTTAATTTATGCAGAGTATTATGAAGTTGCTGGACGTCGTAAATACTTGAATAAAGTTTTTCAGATTAGTTCTCAAGATTGTACAATTTGTGGAATCAATGAAGAAAAGAAGAAAAAAGGAATATATACAGTAAAAGATATGTATAATGATATAAAAACATTTTGTAATAATAGTTGCATTTTATCTGATGAATGTAGCGAAGATTGTCCATTCTACCATTATGAAGCAAATAAAACTAGGAAGAAACATTTATCCTGATATTGAGTTATCTGAAGTTGATAAGTTCTTATTTCAGTATGGAATAAAAATGGGATTCTTATTTGATGATGGAGTAGAATTCTTTATTCCAGATCATATAATGACCAAAAATTATCCAGGGGACTTATCATTTTATCGGGAAGGTTTTAATAATCCAGATCTAATATTTGTAATATCTTTTGGAGAATTATTATTTCTGGATGGAGTTACAGAAAAAGAATTATTTAAAATACCTATATATGATTAGTAAATGGTTTGAAGTTAGTGTTGATTTATTTAATATAATTTTTGATACTTACTGGAAAAATAAAAAATCTTGGACATATGATAATATTATAGAAATTCAAAATCCAAGATCTATCCTAAGTGATCAACCATCTGAAAGACTATACTTAGGATATAAAATAAATATAGAAGATTACAAAAATGTTTTCACTAATTTTCTTAAGATACATACTATAGAAGCTCTTAAGGAATCAGGTTGTACAGTTCCTAATACTTACATGTCTATATGTATGATAACTAGTTTAGGACCTGATATTATACCTCTTCAACATGTGGATAAGCACTATAAGATTGTACTAGATACATGTTATGGAGAAGATCCACATCATCAACTTGAGAGTTTCTTACAAAGACCATTAACATCTTGGTATGTAAAAGAGAATGATAAATATATAATTGGAGGAGAGTATCCAGTAGAAGATAGGTTTATAAGATTTAGGTTAATTGATTATACATCATGGAAAGAAATGATTGAAAAATATCAAAAAGAAGATGTATTATCCTATCTTTATCCAGAAGATGATATTCCTAAAAAATTATTAATGTTATCAGATCAGAATCCCTCAAAGCCTTATATGTGAAAAGATAATAGATCATAAGTGAAATGTCTACTCGAAGAAAAACTCGGGTAGACTTTTTATTTAAAAAAAAATAAGAATATGGAAAAAATTATTAGAAAAATTAAATTACAATTAAAGGCAACAATAACTAGGTTTATTTGTTGGTTAAGTTATGGAATGGGGTGTTATAGAAGTGTACCAAATACCCTAGAGATTTATAGAAGTTATACATTCGACAACTTAAAAAAAGAATTAAATATATTACTGGAGATATATAGCCTTACCGAACTTGATTGTGAATATCTTAAGAAAATAGTATCTGTTAGGGCGTCTTCTGGAATTCTTAGATTATTGGAAATGCATGAAAATAAGAAAATGCAAATAACCTATAATCATCTAGAATTAAAGAAGATGATTGAAGACACTTTGGGTATAAAAATTGAAGAGATGGATTGGGGTGAATATAGATATCAACAGAAACTAAGACCATTGTTTTTATGGAATATAGGAAATGGTGAGAACGAAATAAAAAGAAAGCTTGAATTGTATAACATAGTATTATTAGTAATGGAGGAAGACTAAGGTTTTCCTCTTCATTTTTCTCCTTGAAATTCTTATATATGAAATTTAAATTAAAAAATATGAAAAAGAAATTATTAACATTATTAGCGTTAACAACATTATTGTTAGTAAGTTGTGAATCCGTTGAAAAGGTCGAAGATGTTAGTTCTTCAACAACAGTAACAATTAATCTTCCTAAAGGCGAAAAGTTTATAGATCTTAAACCAAATAACAACTCTTTAATAACTTCTGATACTTTAGGAAATATTAATGTATACTTATATTCCCCTACCAATAAAAATTTAATATTAATTTATAAAATAAAACAACAATGAAAAAGAGAACATTAATATTTTGGGGAATTATAATCATAGCTGTAGCATATATAGTATTTGTATTTATTTTCCCAGAGAATAAAAGAACTGTATTGTTTGGAGGAACTATGGAAGTAAAAGTAGAACCTGGCCAAAAAGTAATAACAGCTACATTTAGAGGAACTAGTTTATTTTATATGACTGAACCTATGGACTCTGGATATATACCTAAAACAAAAACCCTCCATGAAAAATCCGGCCGTGGCATAATCGAATCTGAAGTTAAATTTATAGAAAGAAGATGATAACGAAATATAATAGTAGAAATCGAGTATTTAGTATAACTCTCTCCCAAGAAATAATGGAGAACTACTTAAAGAAACGCGGATATCAAATTTCTACATTCTCACAAGTAGCTAAGGATTTTGGATATACGGCCGGAGAACTTATGGAGGAATTAAAACTATATCCTAGTACGTTTGATTATAAAATAGCATACCTCCCAGAAGAAAAAGAGGAAGTATATCGAAAGTTTATAAAAATTATAGAAGAACGAAGAGAAAGAGAAGATACTAAATATTCTTCTGGAGGAAAATGGTTTTGGTATAACTGTGCGGAACTTGATCTCTTAAATCATATAGTAGATCTTAAAGCGAGAGCAATTATGAAGTCTGAATTTATAGAACGTATTATAAATTATGATTGAAGCTATAGAATTATTAACAAAACTAGAATGTGAAATTGATTTATTAATTAAATTATTAGGATATGAACAGAAATAAAAAAGCGTTAGTTATCTTTCATAGGGTAGATTTTGATGGAACATCCAGTATGTGTATAGCAGTAAAATCACTATACGATGAAGGGTACCAAGTAGATAAAACCGGATATAATTATGGAGATGAAATTCCAGAAATGTATGTAGATAAGAATGGAAGACCCTATGACCTGATCTGTATGGTTGATATAAGTTTCCCTCCTGAAATTATGTTACAGGTTTGGGAACACTATGGAGATAACTTTATATTCATAGATCATCATGTATCATCCATCGAAAGTTCTATACAAAATAACTACACCGGAATTAAAGGTATTCGTGAGATTGGACCAGCTGCTTGTGAATTAACTTGGAGATTTTTCTGTCCAGGTCAAGATATTCCAGAATTTATTCGACTTCTTGGAGTATATGATACTTGGAGAAAAGATGAAGTTGGAGAGGATGATTGGCAAGATGTAATACTTCCTTTACAGAGTGGTTTGAAATTTAAATATGGCTTAAATCCTGATACGTGGCTCTATGAATTTCCTAATCTATGTTTCTGGGAAGATAGATTGACAGAAGTAATAGAACTTGGAACTATTCTTAAACAAAATCAGGATAAAATTAATAAAGGAGTAGTTAAATCATTCTCATTTCCCGTTACTGTTGCTGGAAAATATAGAGGAGTTTGTGTAATAGGAACTGCATTTTCAAGTACAGTCTTTAATTCTGTCTTAAATGATTATGATATTTATATAGTATGTAATCGAAGAGATAAAGGAGTATATAGTATATCAATGTATAAAGAACCTGATCGAATTCCAGAATTTAGTTGTGCTGGATATAGAGGCATCTTCAAAGGTCATCGTTCAAGTTCAGGAGGCACTTTGAATTTCGAACAATTCAGAACTTTAATAGAGGATTGTGAGATTTAAATTAACAAAATGCGCTTAAAAAGAGGTTAAAACCTAATATATGAAAGAACATTAGAAAAATTTATAAGTAAAATTATAAGTTAATCTAGTGTTCTTTTGTTTCTAACATTTTAGGTTTATTAGGGAAAAGTAGGAGTAATAAGGGTTGCAAACTTTATTATTTTGAAATTCCCTTCTTGTAAAAAATCTAAAATGTAAATAATTAAATCAAATAAAAATGTTAGACAACCTTTTAGACACAGAAAATGGAGTAGAATCCTCCATATCACAGAATAAGGTGAACAATAGTAACCTATACCTGGATGAAACAGATTCTAAAGGTATACCTCTCCTAAGAAGAATAGAAAAGTATCCAGACCTCCCTGACACCGAATTTATTCCAATTGAATATCCTGGAATAAAGGAAGGAGAGTATAAAATTAATAAAAAAGGAGAAATACTTAAATTAACAGATAATAAAATCTTAAATGGAACTATAACTGTTAAAAACTATAGACAACATAGTTTTAGTACAAAAGAAGGAAATAGAAAATCTTACAGAACTCATAGATTAGTAGCATCTACTTTCCTAGAAAATCCTGATCCGAATACATATGATGTTGTAAATCATATTGATAATGATACTCTTAACTGTTGTTTATCTAATTTAGAATGGGTTACAGTAACCACAAATAATAATAAAGGAAAACAAAAAAGAGCTCAGACATGGACTGATAAATCAGTTAGTACAAATCTATTAATTAAATTTTCTGGTAATTTAGATGACTATGAATGGCATAAACACTGGAAATATTCCGAATTATATGTTTGTAAAGAAGGATTTATTAAGAAAAATAATAGAAGAATTGGAGCTATAAATAAAGAAAATTATCTAAGAATAACATATGAAGGTAAAAGTATGGGAGTACATAGAATTATCATGGAATATATTTTAGGGAGAGATCTTAGGGAAGGAGAAATAGTAGATCATATTAATTGTGTTAGATATGACAATAGTTTTGATAATCTTAAAGTAACTGATGTAAAAGGAAATATGAATAATCCTCTGACTCTTGAAAAATATTATAAAAGAGTGGTTTTAACAGATCTCTATGGTGATTTTATAGATTATAATATAGCTAAAAATCTAAATAAAATTATATATAAAGATTATGATAAACATTGTGTTACTAATGGAACACAAAGCTCAAAGGAATTAGTCAATTATTTATTCTTAGCTGATAGATATTTTTGTATAGAATTAGGAGATAAAGAAACATTATATAAGAAAATGGAAAATGTAGTCTATGTATTTAATAAAGATAAAACGGAAATTCTAGGAGCATTTGACTCTGGAAAGGATGCTAGTAGACATTTCCAACCTTCTAAATGGACTGTAAATGAAAGATTGAAAGATGGGAAACTCGCTTTTGACGGAAATTATTACCTACGTGGACCAGAGGCAGTAAAATTAGTTCTCAGCCTGGGATATGGAACGGCTGGAGATTATAAACCAGATTAATATATAAGAAAGGAACTCTTTTTTTTGGGTTCCTTTCATTTTTCTTCCGCTTAAAGACTCTTATAATTCTTATATATGGAAGGATAGGCCCCACCCAGGATGAAGAAATAAGTAGTCACTGGAGATCCACCTATAATTAGTTATATTCTTATGATAACTAACACGTACCTTATAAGATACCTTGTTGTATATAGGTTAACAGAATAAAATGTGTACATGAGAGTATATGGATAATTTTATTTAGTAGATAGAAGATTAGAGAGTGAGTAATTACAATTCAGTACGTAATGATTGTAATGAAGAAATTCCTAAGTCTTCTATTGTTTTTTGAGGCAATTAATAAAATAAATTAGAGGGATTAAATTCCCTTTTTATTTTTTGTAATATTTTTCCGAAGACTAGGGAACCTGAATATCATAAAAGAATAAATTGAAAAAATCTATAGGAAGGAATAAAAATATAAAAATGTATATAAGAATTGAATAAGAGATATTAAGATTTTTAGAAAAGGATTGAAAGAAGATTATATGGATTTTTTATAATAGTGGTTCTTAAAAAGTATCTAGTCCTAGCTCTTCCGAGTGCAAACGAGGTAAAGAGCGTTATGGACGATATCTTTTTAAGGTTCACGATAAACTATAAATCTAAATCTAATATTATTTACTATATTCTTTTATCGTGAACCTCCTATAAGAGACGACATCACCTCCTCCCGAAGGGAGGTGAGTCTCTCACTATGTTCGCTCTTATAGAAGAACCACTTCTTAAGTGTCAACCAAAATCTTAGATTAATTCTATATTATGTATGTACCCTCTATTACCTATTTAAATTGACGTTTTGCGCTTCTAAGGATCTCAAACTCTAATTAATGAAGTTAAGGTATCCTTAGTCTTCAATTTTATGTAACTGGATTCTGTATTAAGGATCTATATTAATATGTATAACATAAATAATTATAATATGCAAAAAGACAAAATTAAAGTACCATCTGGAATTAGATATATTTCAGATTGGAATGAATTTAGTTTCAATAAATTTCCAAGTAAATGTATAATTAATAAACAATTACCTGGATGTGGTTTTACTGAATACTGTATTAGGAGCAATGAAAATATTATTTTATGCTCTCCAAGAAAGATGTTACTCCATAATAAATGGAATCAACATAAAAATGAAGTTTATCTTGTAGTAAATGAAATGGATAAAGAATCTAATATTGATAAAGATTTATCTAAAATTGATAAAAATATTACTTTAGATTTATCAATTGATTCAGAAATATCTCGCAATTCTGAAATTTACAAAAGATTATACCATGAAATAGAGGAGTATTGTATGAATAGGCCATATGGATTAGGTAAAAAAATTCTAGTAACCTACGACTCTTACCGAATTGTTAAAGATATTCTGGAAAAATTAGGTTGGTTTGATAGATTTATTACAGTAGTGGATGAATTTCAATCAATCTTACACGATGCTAGATTCAAATCGGATACTGAATTAAAATTCATGAATTATTTAGCACAATCTCCAACTGCTTATTTTGTATCTGCAACTCCGATGATGGATGAGTACCTAGAGATGTTAGATGAATTTAGAGATCTTCCTTATTTCGAATTGGATTGGGAAACAGAAGATCCATCTAGAATTATTAGACCTGATCTGGATGTATTCGTGATGAGGTCTGTAGGAGAGAAAATGTCTGAGATTATTCAAAAATATTTAAACTCAGATTTTGAAGAAATTGTGGTAATGAGAGATGGAATTCCTACTAGGGTAGTATCAAATGAAGCAGTATTTTATGTAAACTCTGTTAATCATATTACTAGTATTATTAAAAAGAATAATTTAACTCCAGAACAGTGTAACATCTTATGCTCTAAAACTGACGACAATCTTAAAAAAATACAAAAACGATTGGGTAAGAAGTTTATTATTGGTGATGTTCCATTAGAAGGGGATTCTCATAAAATGTTTACATTCTGTACTAGAACTGTTTATCTAGGTGCAGATTTTTACTCAACATGTGCTAGATCATTCATTTTTAGTGATAGTAATATTGACAGTTTAGCTGTAGATATCTCTGAAGATCTTCCACAAATTCTAGGACGACAAAGACTCTTTGAAAATCCATGGAAAAATAATGCAGTGTTTTATTATAGAAGCACCGCTAATTATAGAGAAATGAAAGAATCTGATTTTAAAGATATAATAGAATCTAAGAAAAAATCAACAGAACGATTACTTAGAGCGTTTACAGAAGTTAGTTTAAATGAAGATAAGTATGAATTAGCTAAGAGATATAAAACATTGGCCCTATCTCAGAATTATAAAGAGGATTATGTAGCTGTAAATAAGATTCAGGCATCAGATGGAGGAATTATTTTAAAACCTGTTACAAATAACCTAGTGTTAGTAAATGAGATTAGAGCATTTAAGATACAACAGATAGACTACAAAGATAGATTTAGTGTATTTTCTACAGTTCATAATACATTAACTAGGGATGATGTAGTTAATCAAGAAGTGTCTGAATTTCTTAGAATATATACTGGATTAAATACTATACATGATAAGTTAAAATTATTATGTGAGTATGGATTATCTCAAGATGCTATCAATATTGTTTTAGGACAAATAAACGATTCTGATGAGATTAAATCTTTTTATACTACTCTCGGACCTGATAGATTAAAATCGTTATCTTATAATAGTACAAAAATAAAAAAGGCTCTTGGAATAGTAACTTTTAGTCAAGAACTATTAATTTCATCTATTTATTCAGAGTTCAAGATAGGAGATATCTGGTTATTGTCAGATATAAAACAAAGATTAGAATCTATATATTTTTCTATTAATTATAATAAAATAGCTAAAGCTAGTGATTTAATTAGCTATTTTGAAATACAGGAGACAATGTTAAGAAAGGAAATTAATGGAGAAAAGAAACGCGTAAAGGTATATAAATTATTAAAAAGAAAGGAGGTGTGTTAGTATGTTCGAATTTATAAAAAATTTATTTAATAAAAAAGTTGATGACAAGAAGGCTAAATTTTTATATGATGAATTATCTAATAAGTTTTTTAGTTATATCAATTCGGACGTAAATAATTCTAAAAAATTTTGGGATACAGTAACTTTTGAGGAATTAGATATTGTCAAATATGAGTATATTAAATACGAATTATTTAAGTACCTAATAAGTAATGATATGCAATCTACTTATGATAACTTTTTAAAATTCTTCAAGAGTTATCAAAATCCGGAATATAAGTTATTTTTATCAGATTTTAATATTTATGGGAAAGGATCTTTAATAGAAGTTTGTGCAGAATCTAGGAATATAAACTATCTTTTCGAGAATATAGAAAAATTTAGGATAACTTGTACAAAATATTCTAATGAAGATCTAGAATATAATTATTGGAAATCTATTAAAAATAAAGAAACTGACCCTTATGATAGTCAGATAATAAATTATTTATACTTAAAATTTAAATACGATGAAGCTAAAACGAATAATGTTCTCGAAAAAGGATGATCGAGATGAAACAGATAAGAAGTGGGATTCAGCTTTTGGTTCTATGTTAGGTGCAGCGGGTGGTTCTAGTACTGGGACTAACGTCGGTAAAGCTATTGAAGACGACGGTAGATTTGATAAAGAAGTAACTGAGAAAGACTTAGAGAGAAGAAAAGTAAAGAAAGCAGGTAAGATAGATAAGGAATATAATAAGCTGATAAAAGAAGCTGAAAAACAATCTGATCCTATTCTAAAACAAGTTGAATCTGATAACTTAAGAAAAACAAAAGATCTAAAATTAAAAGATTTGGAAGGAGAGTTAAAAACTGGTAAAGATAAATTGAAAAGTGCAAGGCTCTCTGGAAAATCTATAAAGGTAAAAAGAAAATTAGCTCTTCCTTTGGCTGCTGCAGGTGCTATAGCTGGAGCTATTATTGGTGCAGTTTATGGTCGTGATAATAATCTCAAGAAACAAAGAGATAAAATAGAAGATGCTGCAGGAGATAGAGTTGCAGATATTGTTAGAGGAAAGAAAGAAAAATAAATATAAAAATTAAATTATTATGTCAACAAGAAGTACTATTTCAGTTAAGATACCTACTGAAATGATTGGAAAGGTATACGAGAACATTCATGGACATCAAGTTTATCTAGGAGGAGAGTATATGGTTATTTACTGTCACTTTGACGGTTATTTAGATGGTGTTGGAGAGATTTTGCAGTGTTATTATGATTCATTTGAGAAAGCTTTTGAGTTAATTCTAGGTGGTGATATCAGTTCCATCGCAGAGTCTCTTGAGGGTTGTGACTATTATGTTCGAAGAGGTGAGAGTTGGGAGAATAGCAAACCAGCTTTTTCAGATAAACCACCTAAGAGAGTTGAAGAGTATTTATATATCTTCGAATCAGGAAAGTGGTATGTTTATAATGGGTATAATTGTAATGGACCGCTGGAGGATTATCTCAGCCCGGAAATCTCTTCAAAAGATGACATGATTTCGTTACCTAAGAATTTTTGTTATTATTTACATGGTTATTTATCTGGGCTGTCATCTACCCAGCGAGAAGATAAAGGACTTGATTCTATAATTAAAACATTGGAGGGTTATTTAGATGTTTAGAGTAATTATTTGTGGTTCTAGAGAATTTGATGATTACGATCTTCTTAAGGAGAAGTGTGATCTTATTTTATCAAGAAAAGCAGCAGACCCAACGGAAAAGATTGTGATTGTTAGTGGATGTGCTAGAGGTGCTGATAGACTTGGAGAAAAATATGCTGAAGAAAAAGGTTATGAAGTTTTGCGTTATCCAGCTGATTGGAATAGATATGGAAAAAGTGCTGGGTATAGGAGAAATAAACAAATGGCAGAAGTGGCTAATGCATGTATAGCTTTCTTTAGTTCGGTTGCAGAGAATAAAGGAACTAAGAATATGGTATCTCTTGCAAGGAATATGAATCTTCTTGTAAGGGAGGTAAAAGAAGAGGATTAAAAGCCTTATATATGTAATAAAAATAAATGTGAGAAATAATATGAAAACAGTAAAAGTAATTGTAGGTACCTCTGTAATTATTGGAGGTATATATTTAATATATAAAGCAGTTAAGAAGACGAATAGTGTAATAGATGGTGTTTCAGAAGTAAAAAATAAGATGAACACTTTTATACAAGATCAAGCAATTAACTGGATGAAAGATATTAATAAGAACTTAGAAACAAAAATAAAGGAAAAAGAAGACAAGTTACTAAACGATAAAGAAAAGAATTAACGGGTTCTTTTAAGTTTGTAATATTGTTGTACCCTATTTAGTCCATCGGTCTGTGAAGATAGATGGATTTTATTTTTCTTCCTTTTTGAGTCCTTTAAAGCCTTATTAATGTAGAGAAAGAAACTCCTTAAGCTAACAATGAAATAGCTTAGGGAGATTTTTTATTAATAAACTTAAAAGAGAATAAAAATGGAAACAGGAGAAATTACAAGACAAGCAAAACAAAGCTTAACTATCTTTAAAAAAAAACAACTTCATGAATGTCAGTGTAGAGAGAATCGATTAAAAGAATATTATGAAAAGAAGTGGCTGACAAAGAAAGAGTTTTTAAAGAAAATAAGAAAGCAGAGAAAGAAAAGAGCAGAATTTGCAGAAAAGTATCTCACTAAATATAATGAATTTAAGAATCTTGGAGAAAAGATGTCACTAGAGCAAGAAAATTATGCTAGGGATGCAGATATAATAGTAAGTAGTTGGTTTATAATAACTCACCAATCATTACCTAAATTATTTATCTTAGCTGGAATGGTATCTGTTATAATGAAGAAAATAACTAAAGATTTTTGGTTATTGAGTGAGAAGAAAAAAGAGAGGGATTAAATTTCCCTCTCCATTTATTTTTTTTATTTAAAGCTTACAACTGGGAACTTAGCCGCGTCATAAGATAAACAGTAATCACCTTCTGGACCAGCTACAGCATCTTGACATACCATAACTACTTGACTTTCATTTTTAGTGCCACAAACTGAAGCAGGATCAGCTGGATTAATCTTTACTCCAGCATGAACTAAATTATTAAAGTTAACAGTAATCTTACCGTCACCAAACAAGTTATTAGCATTAACCTCTTCTTCAGTCTTATTAGTATAATCTTCGCAAATCAAGAAACCTTGCCATGGAGCTCTAGTTTCCCATTGATCTACAGTACAGTTATTAATATTAACAACTACACCAGAAGCATTAGACTTATTACTTAATCTAAGAGCATTACTGATCTTTTCGAAATAACAGTTATTCAATGTAATAATAGCATTGTCTTGAGTACCGAATACTAAGATAGCATTATTACTGAATTCACCTTGGAATTTACAATTATCGAACAAGATATTTTTCGGAAGTACAGAATTGCTTGCTAGACCAATCTCAATACCGTTATAAACTTCAGATGCATCAAATACCATATCTTTGAATACGATAAATTCAGCATTATTTACGCTTATTACAGTATTTCCATTAGCTTTCGGGAATGAACCTGAAATATTTAGATCTTTGGCTTCTACATCACCAGCATTCAATTTAAGTCTAGCATTATCACTTACTTTAATTGATTTTAATGAGATAGACTTACCAACGATTTCAGCATTTTCATTAATAGATCCTGATACGATATAATCCTTAGAAGAATCTTTCAATTCACCAGCAGAACCGTCAACACTTACAACTTCAGTATTTGTTTTAGTAAGAACATCAACTTTACTTTGAAGAATTTGAACTGTTGCATTCAAAGCTTCAAGAGTATTGCTAAGACCAGCTACATCTTCTAAGTATGCAATTTTATGAGCTTCTTCACCAGACTGACCTGCTTCTTGTACAGTAGGACGTACATCTTTAGGGGTATTCATATTAATCGGAGAAACAGGAGTACCAAGATCTACTATTCCCCAACGATTAAGTTGAACAAGATTATTTCCTCCGCCCAATAACATATCACCCTTAGCTAACTCAACAGCTTTACGATTAGGTAATTGTTCAGAAGGAATATCTTTATATTTTACCTGTCCTTCAATCTCCTCTTTTGTTGCATATGGGGTTAAATCTACGATAGGAATAGCAGCAATTTGCTCTTCTACAAATTTTTCAGTAGCCAAACCTTCTAGACTTTGATGTTCTGTAATAAACTTAGCATCAGCTTCTTCCTTAGTATAAACATCTATAGAATTAGCTTTTTTAGCAAGTTCGGTAGTTACAGTTCCAGCGAAATCAGGATCATTACCAAGAGCATCTGCAAGTTCTTTAAGAGTATCAAGAGCTTCAGGAGCAGCAGCAACTACTTCTTGAATTCTAGCATCAACTTGAGAAGCACTCTGATAGTTAGCATCATTTTCAAATTCAGATACTTTAGTAGGAACATTACCGATCTTTTCTTCAAGTTCAGAAACTTTAGTATCAGTAGCACTCATATAAGCTTCAAGATCAGATTGAGATGCCTTAAGATTAATATTATCTTGAAGTTCGGCTGCTTTAGTTTCTAAATCTTCTGAAAGAGCAATTCCTTTAGAACCATTAAATAGAGGACGAGGTTCAGATCCAACTAAGTTAAGATCCATACCAGCAGAGCCAATCTCTACTTTATCATCAGCACTTACTTTTGCCAGGTTAAATCCAGCAACACCTTCTGCATTAACACCACTCAAAGAATCACCATTAGCAAGTTCGATAGTCTTAGAACCATCTTCGAGAACTTTATAAGAAATCAATCCTTCTTTTGCAGCTTCAATATCTTCGGTAAGAGCAATTTCCTTAGTATCATTATAAGTAGGACGATCTGCAGAACCATTAAGATTCAATTCAACCCCAGGAGCACCAAAATCAGCTTTATCCCACTTAGACAACATTACTAGATTATGACCTTCTCCCTTAGTATCGATACCAGAAATATTGTCATAATTAGAAAGTTGAATTGTTTTACGACCTTCACCGAATTCTTGATACTTAACAACACCTTCAAGATCAGCAGAAATACCATCAACCTTTTCAGTAATAGCATCAACAGCAATCTTATCAGCCTTAGAATCAAGACCTTCGTTAACTGTAGCAAAACGATTATCAACACTTTCTGCATCAGCCTTAGTAGCTAATTGTTCAGTAATCGCATCAACTGCTATCTTATCCGCTTTTTGATCAAGTGCTGAATTTATATTTTCTACTGCACTATCAACATCTGCCTTATCAGCTTTAGTTTCAAGAGCAGCCTTAACTTCTTCTATCTGTGCCGAACTAGATTCAACATCACTCAGGTACGCAATCTTATGAGCTTCTTCACCAGACTGACCTGCTTCTTGTACAGTTGGACGTACATCTTTCGGAGTATTGATATTAAATGGGACGCTAGAAGAACCAAAATCAGCTACACCCCAACGATTAAGCTGAACGAGACTAGATGTACCACCTTCTAAGTTACCACCTAAAATAACATCACCATTCTTAAGAACAATAGCTTTACGTTCTGGGAGATTAGAGTCAGCTACATCTTCATATTTAACAGCTTTCTTATTAATAGCATCGATAGAAGAAGCAAGATTTTCATTAACTGTTACTAGGTTAGCAGCAACTTCTTGAACATTCTTCTTAATTTCATTGATACCTTCTACTTTAATACCTGCTTCAGATACACTCAAGTAAGATTCACTGGAAGGATCTAATTTAATAGAGAATCCATTTTCAATCAATTCAATACCATTACCAGCTACGTAAGTATCAACCAAAGAGCTAAGATCAACTACTGAAGTTTGTTCTCCTTCAGAAGTGTTAAATACAAAGGTCAATGATTTATCTTCTGCAGAGTACTCAACAGATTTCAAGAATTGGTCTGCAGGAATATTAATAGTACCAGCAATTTTATCACCTACTTGAAGTTCATAAGTTAAGTCATCTTTCTTAACTAATGCAATAGTTTCCATATTGCCATGAACATCTTCAAGAAGGGCAATTTGTTTGGAATCGTTATAAGTAGGTCTTTCAGCAGAACCGTTTAAGTTGATTTCTACTGAACTAGAACCTAGATCTACTTTATTCCACTTAGAAACCATAGCAATATTCACAGCACTACCATCAGTAGTTTTTCCGCAAATATTATCATGATTGTTTAGGAAAATAGTCTTACGTCCAGGATTTTGTTCAGTTGCTGTATCTTCATATTTAACAGCTTTTTCAAGTTCTGGACGTATCTCATTATTGAGTCCTCCGTTTATGGTGCTGAAACCGTCTGCAACATTCTTATTGATATTATTAACAGCTTCAACAAGATTATTGTTTACAGTTGCAATATCAGCTGCATTTTTTTCAATTTTTCCTTCAAGTTCAGTGAGATCAGCACCTTCACCGTTTACTTTTTCAGCTAATTCATCAATAGCTGCTTGAAGTTTAGCATCGCCTTCTTCACGATTAGTTACTTCAGCTGCAATACCATTATTAATAGTTTCGATAGCCTGAACAAGATTATTATTCAGAGTTTCGATAGAAGAAGCTACATTTTCGTTGATTTGATTTACCATTCCATCAACACGAGAAGCTTCTGATTCAATTTTTTCAGATAACTTAGCGTCACCTTCTTCACGGGCACTAGCTTCTTCAGTTACCTTATTTTCTAGAGCAGAGAGTTGTTCTTGGATATCACCTGTAGACGCGATATCGTATACAACTCCGTCAACACTAATCTTAGAGATTTTTTCGCTCATAATTTATTCTTTCTTTTAATTAAACGTTTAATAAAATTTTCTTAATCATTTACAAGACCTAGGGTAGAATCTTTGTAAGTTACTGTTTCATCGTAGATCATCAATGTATCTGGGGATTTGAAACTTGCATGATAACTATTAGGAAGGTATAATACTCCATTCTTGACATAAATTTTATTATTTTTGTCTTGAGTATCTGGATCTGTACTATTTACTTCCTGAATAGTTTTGCAATAGACTTCATAAATCAGCGGAAGATTGTAACCTATATCCCCGAACGCATTGTAATCACTTCCAGGGTTGAATCCACAACCACAGTTGCAAAAATCATTCATAATATTTTAATAATTATTATATATTAAATAAACACTACACACTTCTTAGGAAAAACAAAAGAACAACTACAAAATTTCTTTTATAATTGTTCTATGTCATGTATTAGGGTTTAGGTTTCCTAGGAGCGCAAAAACATCATTTGGAGAAAGAAAAAAGAAGGGAATTAACCCTCCTTTATTTTTACATTTACGTTTCCAGTTAAAATGAAATAATCTATATCTATATTCCAACAAAGACCATAATGTTCTATTACATCACTTAATTCAATATAAGTATGATAACCAAGATTATATATAGACCTTATTTCTTTTACTGTACGAGTTGCAATATCACCTAATGTTTTCATATTCTTATGTTGAATATCATAATCTACTAAAGTATTAAGTGCTCTACGAGAAAGATTTAAGTCTCTTATACTAGTTTTTAATAATCTCATTCTCTTTTCTTGCTCTTCACTTAAAGTAACATCAATATTTTCTACATTTTTGATTCTCTTAAGTTCAGCTAATTCTATGTCTTTGGTCATGTTCTCTTTTGTTAACTTTTCAAGTTTTTCGAGAACTAGTTTATTGTTATCATATAAAAATTTTATATTATCATTAATATATTTAGTAAAATCACTTTTTGTCAAACCATAAGAATCTGCTAATTTCTTAATTTCATCAACATTCTTTTCTCCTTTTCCTTTATTAATAGAGTTAAGAAAAGTTAAGTATTTCCATAAAATTTCATTGATGCGGTGAAAATCTGAGTTATCATTATAGTAATGAATATTGTCTATTAAAGATGCAATAATTAATTCTTTGCAGTGTGAGTATCTTCTATATCCAATTCTTATAATTCTTGTAACATCTTCTACTTCTTTGATCTCTTTTTTCATTTTTTCGATCTTTTCATCTAGCTGGCGTTCTAATTCTCCTAAATCAGTTGTCTTTTTAGATAAACTGCTTTCCAATAAATCAATCAGAGTTTTCTTATCTACATATGTCATATTTTTAATAACTCTGACAGTAATTAAACCAGATTTACTCCAGTTTGAAATAGTTTGTGTACTTACTTTTGCTAACTTTGCAGCATCAGTTCTTGTAATCCATTCTTTTTTCATCTTCTTTTAAATTTTAATTAATATTACACTAATAAGGCTTTTAAGGATAGCCTATTTTCCTTATAAATGATTATGAAATATTTTTATTATGAAAAGAATAAAACAAGTAATTAGAAAAAATCTACCTGAGACTAATAGTAGTTCGTCTCACTCTGTAGTAATCTGTGTTGATCCTAATTCATTGGTTGATACACTTCCTATAGATTCAGAAGGAGTTATACATATTCCTAGAAGATCTGAATCATTTGGTTGGGAGTTTGAAAAGTATAATGATCCAATGACTAAACTTCAGTATGTATGTGGTATAATCTGGAAGTATAAGAGTAATCGAAAAAAAGTAAAACTTTTAAAAGAGATTGTTCTAGGATATACTGGAGCAAAAGATATAGTATTTGATTGGGAAGAAAACAGGTCAGATACTGATATTGTTGAAGAGGATGAGGATTATTACTGGGATTCTGGTGCTCCTGAGATAGATCATAATAGTTCTGATATATTTCCTGAGATTATGGAATCAGCTAAGTCAATTAAGAATTTTATATTTAATTCAAGATCTTGGCTATATTTAGGAAATGATAATTCAGATACTCCAGAGGGTTTTTATGAAGAAGAAACCGATGACCCAGAAATTATCGTTAGTGTTGATTATGGAGGAGATATAGGTAGAGTTGATTTTGAATATAATAAATCAGTAGGTTGTGATATAGAGAATAACTTGAAAAGTGAATCTTTAATTTCAGATATAGTTTATAATATCAAAACCAAAAAATTTGAAAAATATCTTGGAATGGAAAGATGGAGAGGTGGATCAGTTAATACTAGTGATCAGCTTACTTTTAGACCTATTTCTCTTGGTGATAGAAAATTATATTGGATTAGTGAAAGTCTAGAGAAGGAGATTATAAATAAAACAATAACGAAAGATGATGGTAAAAAACAAAAATCAACCTTACTATATTCACTTTCTACGAATGAAAATGAAATCTTTAAGGAATTAATAAAAGATACTCAGACTTGGGGATCTCATTGGATTAGTTTACCATATACAGTAATGACAAAAGAGTTCGGAAAAGTACTATGATAACAGATGAATATTCTTATATAAACGGAAATTATTATGTTACTCTTAATAATTTATCAGGTACAAAAACTTATCGAGCATTAAGAAGAGGAGAGGAGCTTATTTCAAAGTTTCCTGATTCTATAGACTTGAAAATAACAAATAAGTGTTCTATAGGATGTCCATTTTGTCATGAATCTAGTATCTCTGAAGGAAAGTCTTTTGACCTACAGAAAACTATTGATGTTTTATCTCAGCTTCCTAAAGTTGGAATAGAATTAGCTATTGGAGGTGGAGATGTAACTGAAGATTCTGTTATAGATGATTGTGCTGTTTTATGTAAGTGGGCAGATGATAATGGATTTGTTCCAAGACTTACCATAAATTCTAGGTCTCTAAATACTGAAGAGAAGCGTAAGAAATTTCATGATAAACTTGATATGGTAAAAGTATTTGGAGTAAGTATTGATAGGTTTGATAAAAAGTTAATAAATACTTTAGAAGACGAATATACTACATATTTTAAAACAAAAGTATATCATATCATTGCCGGAATATTTCCCCCAGAAGATCTCCAAGAACTGATAACGTCTGGAAGACAAGTATTAATTCTTGGTTATAAAAATTGGGGAAGAGCTCTCGGCAATCCACCCAAGTATGATCTTAAGGAGTGGGAAAAGACTTTAAAGAGAATTTTGTATACTCGACAAAATAATCTATCAGCTACTATAGGATTTGATAATTTAGCGATAGAACAGCTTGGAGTACGTGATTGTATAACAGAGGCTGATTGGAAGAGAATGTATATGGGAGATGAATTTACTCATACTATGTACGTTGACGCAGTTTCAGAAATATTTGCACCTACTTCTAGAGATTCATTTAGAGTTTCTTGGAATGATATGAAAATTTTAGAATTTTTTAATACTTATAAAAATGATAAAGTTAATAACAAAGAGTAGATATTATAAAATTCTTGGAAAGGAAATTTATAAAGACTATGTAAAATATTCTAAAGTAGTATTTCCTGAAGAGAGATGGAGTAAGTTTCTTAGTATCTCAGAGTCTTCATGTATATATTTTCTTTTGGAAGAGGAAAATAAAGTTTTTGTATATATTCCTTCCCTCGAAGTATTATTAATTCCAGGAATGTATAAAAATTCAGATGACTTATATAATAAAATTTTAGCTTCAGAAACAACATTAAGTAATTGGAAGGTAAGTTTAATAAAAGAACTGAAACCCTCTGAACATAAGCAAGATTATATTTTGAATACTTTTAAAATAGGGAACTTTCAATGTCTTCTTGATAGAAGTACTTCTGAAATTGTGTATACTTCTGGGAAATATAGGTTGATTAATTCTGATTTTCCTGAAGATTCAATGGATTTTTCGTTAACTAATAATCTTGGAGATCCAGATGCTTATTGGAAAAGTACATATTTAGCATTTCCAGAGAAATCAGAGATAATGTTATCAGATAAACCTAAATTACAACTAATTGAAGATTTAATTGCAATTATATTAAATGAAAACGGAAGAAATTATCAAAGAACTGATAGCAAGAGTTAATAGTACTCTTAGTTATTATGAGAAAGATTATGTCAGTGTTAAGAGAACTCCATATGCTGAGCGAGAGAGATGTGTTAGCTTTGAACAATACATAGAAGCTAGGTTTAATTATGAGTGTTCTAAGATTCCAGAATTATATGATGCAGTAATAGCAACAGACGGACATTTATTTTCTTGTACAGAATTAATTGATCCTGATACAGCAAAAAGAAGGTTTACTACTGCATCAGTTGTTCTTGTAGATCCAAAAACGCTGATAGGAGCAAACGAAAATCTTATTAATGAGATATACAGGATTCATGATTATCTTGGAGGATCTTGTATAAAATTCAATAATGTTAAGAAAAAAATTAAGTTTACAATTGAGTAAAAGAGAAAAATTATGAAGAAAAATTCTTGGAGATTAACAAGTGATTTGATAGCTTATTTTCCGTGTGACTTATCAGTTTCAGCAGGGAAGCGTGTTTTTTTAGCCTCTCCTGAAAAAAAGTCTTATAAAGCGGCAGTACAAAAGAATATCGAATCTGCTTTTGATGAAGTGATTATTGAATCTAATTCATTTAAATTAAAAGTATCTAATGATCTTAGTGTTTATGTAAAGTGTGATGAATTTCCTGATCCAGAACAATATTACTTAGTTTGTAATATGTATCGGACAGCTTTTGGAGTTCCTATGATTGGCAATATAATTACTCAGGTTAAGAGTGATAAAGCTAATTTTGGAGACACAGTATTTGAAGCAGTATTTTCAGAAGATTCTCAAGAAAGTGTTTATTTTATGACACCTGAAATGGCGGAATATAAAAGTGCTTTCGAAGAGATGAAGCGTAGAATGAATTGTACTTTAAATAAAAAAGTAAAGAAGTGGATTCCTGGTGGAAGATATGATACATTAACAAATACGTATTATTATCTTGGGGAATTTAAAAGTAGAAAGAAGAATGAACTAAATTCTGATTTTCTCGGGGATTCTTCAATGGTTCCAGCGTATCTATATGTTTCTGAACTTGGAGATGAGAAAAAAATCTCTGACATTCTAAAAACCAGAAAAATTGGTTCTGGACCGGAAGATATTCAGATTATGTACTCTCTTCCAAGCGCTGTAGATTCTGGAAATGTTTTGGAGAATGATATAACTTGTCTGAAAGATTATCAAAAATATATCTTTGATAATTCAATGAAGGAATATACAATTACTTCAGATTATGGATTTTCTAGTTATTCAAATCCTAAATATATTCTTGATATTCTTTCATTGAAATCAAGTGAATCAGATTCTTATGCAGATCTTATTCCTGAATCTGTTTCTGAAATGATTAAGAATATGTTACATGAAGTTGTATTATGTTCTTGGGATTTGAATAAGAATAGAGAAGACATTTATATTGGTGAAGGAAATAATAATGATAAGAATGCAGAAAACTTAGTAAGGAGATTTTATCAAGATTTTAAAGATGGAAATGCAATGAGAAATTTGTATTACAGAAAACTCTTTATAGATCTTGGAATAAATATAAATGAAATAGCAGTAGAGGTAGTAAGTCAAGGTAATCCAGAAAGTTTAATACTATCTGGAATTGAGAATTATGTATCTTTAGGAAGTATTTATTTTAAAAATCACTTTACAGATGCTTCCAGAAAGATTAGTAGACAAAGAATTAAATCAACAAATTATACTCTAGAGGTAGTTAAATTATCTGATTTATTCTCTGCTACACCTAATTTATTATTGGATATTAAAGATTTGATAGAAAACGCTAGAAATAATTTTGGATTAGGTGTAAGAACTTTTTATGATACTAATACCGGTACTAAAAAATCTCCGAAAATATATACAACAATTGAAGTAGATATTTTAGACTTGATTAAGTACTATGGAGGTATTAAAAATATTCCAGAAGTTATTGTAAATGAAATTATATCAAGTAAATTTTGGAATCTTCAAGTGTTAATTGATAAAGAAGGAGTATTAGAGTGATATGGCTAAGCAAGAGAATTTATCATTTACAGGAGAAGTTGTTGAAGAGCTCGGGAATTCTATGTTTTCAGTAGAATTAGATTCTATGGAGCATCAAGTATTATGTACTATATCAGGTAAAATTAGAAAAAATTATATAAGAATTCTAGCAGGAGATAAAGTGAAAATTGAAGTAAGTCCTTATGATTTAACAAAAGGACGGATTGTTACTAGATTATCTCTTATAGAAAATAGTGATAACAAAAATAGTAGTAATAACAAAAAGAAATCAAAAAAGAAATGATTAAGTACAACGTAACAAACAGTATGATCGGTAATATTTATCCGATTTTTTTGAGTAATAACAAACTAGTCGAAGATCCATCATACTATCTGTACAGAATTGTGAGTCCTGGGTTGAGTCCAGATCTTATTCCATATATATCATTGGAAAAGATTAGTGAAAGAACAAAAATTGGAAATCCAAAAGAATTCTGTGATAGTCAAAAGAAAAAAGCTATTCGTGAACATTTAGATGTTATTTCTATGTGTCTTGGTAGTCGTGAAGGTCTTGAAGAAAAGGCAGTTGAGTTCTTGCAAGGAATTCTGTGGAGAGATAAACCAGTAATTGATAATGGTTTTCCTGGATTTCCGTTGATTGAAATGGAGAATGGTAATAATATCCAGAAATCAGTAATTATTGGTCTTAGAGATACAATGAGATGGAAGTATTATAAATTGTATCCTGGAAATTATGTTGATATTCTCTGGACTGCTAAGACTTATGCAGTATTTAAACTTTGTGGTGAAAAAGGAAAAGAGGAAGTTTGGATTGAACCGGTCGGATTATATAGTAATACAGATCCGAATATGAAAAATCCTCTTCCAGTAAATCTTGAATCTTTAGACTATCCTACCGATAGATGGTCTATTACAAAGGGTAAACTTTCTGAATTGAATCGAGCATTGAAAAAGCTTGAATGGGAAAGTTTTAATAGAAAAGAAATTTGCGTAGATTAATTATCATAATAGTTCTAGTCCTTGGTTGGAGTGTTTATAGCCCCTCCAAGGACTTAGATTCTACTCCATTAGCTACATTTTATTATGCTAGATCGGGAAGCATTACAGCAGATGGAAGTAAAGTTCATCCTGAAAAAGTTAAAACAGGTGAACATAGATGGATTGCAGTCTCTAGAGATCTCAGAAGGAGTGGGAAATTTAACTTTGGAGATACAGTTCTAATCCAGTCTAAGAAATGTCCAGGTTTAAATGGTGAATGGATAGTAAAAGATCTTATGGGTTCTAAGCATACAAATAGAATTGATTTCTTACTGCACCATGAAGAGATTGATTCTTTGAAATTTTGGATGCCACATAGAGTAGAAATAGTAAATAAAAAAGATAGTCTTAATCCTTTGGAAACATTGGATTGAGGCTCTTTATTTTTCCCGTGAAAGCCTTATTAATGAAAAGAATAAATAAAAATAAAGATTATGAAAAAATTAACAAAAGAAGAAGCAGCAGAATTAAATGAATTATTCGAAACTAGTAATTTTAAACCAGAAATGAGTAGTCTTAGTTTATATACAACACTAACTCAGATAAATTCAAAGACAATTAAACCAGGAGAAAATAACCTTAGACTAATATCTATTCAAGGAACTGAGAAAATTTCGAAAATGATTGGTAGATTTATTACGAAGAAAAATAAAAAGCTAATTAAGATTACAGCTTATTCAAAAAGTGGAAAAGTTCTTAAGGAGTTTGATTTTAATTGTTCTACCTTATATATAGAGAAAGGAAGACAGTCAAAAGATATAGATGAAATTACTGGAGAGATTGGATTTATACCTTTAGTAGGAGATGTATTTGTTCCAAGGTCTCATTATATTGGATTTAAAGTACTATATGATAAAGAGGGGATTTAATTTCCCTCTCTTTTTTCTTTCTCCCTTGAGATTCTTATATATGATGTATAATATTAACAAAATAAATTATGGTAACAAAACAAGTAACAGGAATAGTAGTGGATAAATCTATTGAGGATATTGATAGCATAATCCATGAATGTACTGAGAAATTATCAACCAATGATATAATTTCTAAAAGTCAAGTAATTTCAATGCTTCGAAAAATTAGATCTTTTGAAATTCCGGATGAAGTATTTGATAATCAATCTTCAGCTGAATATTATGCCAAAGAATTACTTAAGATTGGTTTTCTAGAGAATGTTAAACAAATATTTAGAACAATTCTTAATAAACCTAATTTTTCTGCTCTCGATCTTAGTAATATCCGAATGGAAATGGAATTCTCATGTTTTAAGATTAATTCACTTGGAAAAATTTTGAAAGAGCGAGAGATTAATATATGGGGTGGTTCTTATCCTGCTATAAAAATTGATTTTATTTCTGAAAATGGTAATTATATAGTTAAATAAATTTATTATATTATGATTATTGAAGTATTAGCACAGAAATATCGCTGTGGTTGTGAGAAAGGAATGGCTGATTTAGTTATCCCTGGAATCTTGGTAAAACTTAATGCAGTAATAGAATGGGATTTTTGCAGATTTCCAGAAGAGATTAAACACGAGAAAAAAGATCCGGCCGACGAAAACTCAGAAGAAATTGAAGTAAGAACTGAGCTTAGAGATTTCTTAGGTGAAGATCCTGAATTAAAACCTGGAAATTGTTTCTTATATAAAGGTCAAGTGATAGCAGTTGATTCGGCCGATAGATTAATTCTCGTGGTTTCTGAAACTGGTTATGGAGCTCTTGATCGAATATATGAGGAAAACTTCAAGACGGAATTCGAAATGATCTTTAATGATTATGAGATTGAAGATGTTAAATGGGAGGTAAATGATACAGGAGAAGTTCCAACTGAATATGATGAAACCTATAAAGTTCCGTATAATCTTTATAACATCTGGAAAGAGAGATTTGTTTCGGGTAGAGGGTTCATTTCTCCAGGACTATGTTTGAAAGTAGTAATGAATTCAGACAGTTTCATTATGCCTCTTGAGTTTTATATGCTTGATTGGTCGATAAGGTATAAATCATCTCAACTTGAACCGGATGAAGTAGAGTATGCAACAAAACAACTTTTATCCTGGTTTTATGATAATTATAAAAGAGTTAAACCATTAGAAAGGAGAAAAGATGAACAAGAAGAGATCAATTGATTTTATATTAATAATTTTCATCTTAGGATTATTATTGATTTTTGGAGGATGTAGTAAATCTCCTGAGAGAAGAAAAACTTGGACAACTACTTCAGATTCACTTCCAAAGAAACCAACACAAGGACAAATTTTTCGTGATCGAGATAATAATTCTTGGGCTTATAATGCAGCACTTGGAGCATGGGTATTGGGTTCTGGAGGATATAGATATTACCCTGAAACAAATTCTTATACAGATGGATCAGGAAAAACAGTGATTCCACCTAGATCTATAAGTTCAGGTATTTCAGAAGGAGTAAAAGCTAGAGTGTCTCCTAAAAAGAAAGTAGTTTTAACAAAAGAACCACAAATTAAAGAGACATCAAAAAAGAAGTATACTAGGAAGAAATCTAGAGCTCATAGGATACATAGAATGCGCAGAAGATAATAATAAAAAAGTCCTCAAGGATAGTAAAATATTCTTGGGGATTTAATTTTACAAAGATGAAAGTATATTTAGTACGTAAATTTTATTCTTTCGGACAACCTAAGTTCATTATTTACTTCTATGCAAAATGTGGAGATCTAAAACATGTTAATCTAGATCTTATAAAAAATAATGAAGATATTGATAATTATTTCAAATCTTATTATGGAGAACTTAATGATACTATTCAGATTGCAATATCACTTATTTCCTCTCCTTATAAAAGACTTGGGAAATCTATTAGATTCTCGGAATCATATAATGTGAGGTCGGAACGAACAGGACAGCATTTTGAAGACTATAATAGTTCTTATGTTAAGGTTATAGATATTCCTTCTGAAATTCTTTTAGAGAAATTTAAAGCAAAGAATTTATCTCCAGAACACATACAAATTTTTGCTAAGAAGAATCAATTTAAATTATTAAAATATATGAGATATAAATGGATAGAGAAGAATGGATTAGAAATTATGGATCCAAAGGATTGAAAGGTGATATCTTAGTTAGAGTTTCTTATACTGACAATAATGAAGAATATTGGGTATCTAAATTTTTAGAAATCAAGAATCTTCCAGTTTATAATTTAGCTCTTGTCGATAAAGAATTAATTTCTGAGAAAAATTTCAAGGATGAGCTGGAACTAAGAAATATTGACGATTATCTGAAGGAAAAGTATAAGGATTGTCTAAAAACAGAATCTGTATATTTTCTAATTGATCCTGGAACAAAATTTCTGAAAAAGCGCACATCTGATAAAGGCTTGTGCTTATTCTATGAAGTTAAATTTGATTCTGAAATAAATTTGAGAGATCTTGACAATACTAGGATAATATCAGAAAATATTAGAATTTCTAAGAATAAACTCAAAGATTTTACAATGGATTTAATGTTTGAGCTTGCGGGAGAGGCTGGTTTATTTTATGATAAGGATTATTCTCCAAGTTTATGCACTAAATTATGTTATTTTAATATTCTTAATATATTTAGATGCTTAGAAGAAACTCTGGATCTAGTATAAAATTTTTAAGTAAAAGGGAAAATTTATTCCCTTTTATTTTTCTCCTTAAGATAACCGACAAATCCTTATTAATGTAACAATAACAATAAAACATTGATAATTATGAAAACAAACATTTATGAAAGAAAATTAAATTATGGAGAACAAGAAGCCATATTTAATAAGATGGTTGAAAAGACCGAAAAATATGTGATAGATAATAATATAAGAGCATTAATTCTTGGTATCTCAGGAGGAGCAGATAGTACTCTTATGGCTGCTGTATGTAATGAAGTTAGAAATAGATCTGGAATTCCTTTTTACGGATATTCACTTCCAATAAAGAATAAACCAGATGAACTTACTTCGTCTGATCTAACAGGAAATGCTTTTTGTGTTAAAACTTTTTATAGAGAAGTTGCACAGTATGATTTCTATAAAAGTTATATAGAAAATCTCTATAACTACGATTATTGTGATAATGATCGAGATATTCTTTGTGATTTATCTGGAAAAAGTATATCCGAGATAGAGGGGATGATGCCAGAACAAACAAAAATAGCCAACGGAAATATTATGGCACGTCTTAGAATGATGTACCTATATAATCAAGCTGGTATTAAGAAAGGTATTGTAATTGATACTGATAACTTAACTGAACATTATCTTGGATTTTGGACTATTCACGGAGATGAAGGAGATTTTAATCCTATGGGTGGTCTCTGGAAAACAGAAGTATACTCTATTCTTAAGTGGTTACATGCGAAGTATTATTCAGAATCTTATTTAGATACTGAAATCATAAATAAAAATTCGTACGATAAGATGGTAGCTCTAGAGAAAGCTATTAATATTACACCCACTGATGGTAATGGAATTTCTAGTTCTGATCTTGAACAAATTGGAGGAAAGGATTATACTGAAGTAGATAAAATTTTGATTCCTTTGATTTGTAAAGGTTCGGGAGCTATTTCAGAATTATCTAAAATTCATGGGATGGATACTGTAATGAAGATTTGGAATAGAGTTCAAGGATCAGAATTTAAAAGAAGAACTTCCAGAGTAATAAAAGTGTCCCGAGAAGAATTATTTGAAGGATTATGATAGAATTCAAAAGAGATCCAAGATTTTTCAGAGCAGTCATTAGAAGAGAAAAAGAAGATGAAGATCCAGCTTTTAGTTATTTTATGATGGAAGATACTTTTACTAATATAAAAGATAAATATGATATTAGTAGGATTGAGAAATTTCAAATAACTAGAAAAAATTATGTAGTCTTTGGATTAATAACTGATCTTGAAAATATTACAGAAGATGATCTAATTTCTGAAACAAAATGCACAATTAATAGTTCTTACATTCATTCGCTATACTTTAAAGAACATCAATATATTGAAAAAGATGATCTCAAGGAAATAACTATTAAGATTTCTGCCGAGTTTATTGGAGATTTAATGTTTTCTGCTAATGATTATGTTAATGAATATCATTGGGAAATTTGTTTGAGAGATGAAAAGATATTTAGAGATAATGAAGATATAATAAGAACAATTTTAAAATCAGAATTAAATTATGGAAGAAAAAGAAAAAAGTCTATTACTGATAATAGACCCACAGTATGATTTTTGTAACCCCAAAGGAACTCTCTATGTTCCTGGAGCAGAGAAAGCAACGAAAGAATTGTGTAAATGGATATCTGGGAAACGAAAAATCTTGGAAAAAATCATAGTTACACAAGATACTCATATGTCTTATCATATTGGGCATTCTATGTATTGGGAACAAACTCCTGAAGCATTTACAACTATTACTTCAGGGATGGTAAAATCGGGAAAATATACTCCAGCTTTTTATAATAAAGAAAATACTATCGCCTACCTTGAAGAATTAGAGAAGACAGGAAAAGTTCATACTATTTGGCCTGAACATTGTATCGCTGGTTCTTGGGGATGGAGTTTGCCCAAAAATCTAGTTGAGGAATTAAATTTATGGTCCCTCAGTAATCATGGCGCCGAATATGAGCTAATTCAGAAGGGAAGAAATCCACACTTAGAGATGTTTTCTGCCTTTTCTTATGCAAACGGCGCTAAAAAATCTGAGGGATATGAATTCCTAGATAAAATTGCTAGAGAAGATTATACCAAAGTTTATATAGCTGGTTTTGCAAAGGATTATTGTGTAGCAGAGTCGGTGAAAGATATGATGAAGGAACAAAGATTATCAGGAAAATTAGTGTTCCTAAATAAATGTATGGCTTCGATTGATAAAAATTCTGAATCTTTGAAAGTATATGAAGATGCTGTTAAAGATTTCGGTGCGATAATCGAAGAATAAAGGAAGAATAAAAAAAAGATAGGATTTAACTTGACTTTTAATTAGTCAAGACCTATCTTTTTATTTTTTTTATTCGCCGATAATATCAAGTATTTTCACATAATTCTTTGATATATCTTCAAATAATATTTTTTCTTTTACTTCTATATCTGGATCATCCGGTAATATTTCTACAACTTCAGCACCTCTAGATTCATAATGTTGCTTAATGATATCATAAGATGAGTATTTTTCTTGTTTAGAGAAAAAGTTAACTATTGCTTTCTGTAAGGAATAACTATCTTTATTATTAACTGGAAGTCTGGAAGTCTCACAATCTAAGAGAATCATTTCTCTATTTTCGATATCAATCATCATTGCTGCTATCGAATCAGTCTTAGATGTAACGGGAACTGTTAATTCAACCTTTTGCGGATGCCAAGTTTTATCACCTTCCTGTAATTTTTCTCTAGTACAATACCCCAACCATACAGGAAGAGTATCCATTCCTCGACCTTTATAATTGCAAACATCCATCACCACATATTTATATCCATTCTTTTTGCACTTATCTAGATCAACGTCTACATACTCTGCACAATCTCCTGGACGGTTTAACACATCACCAGAATGAACAGCAACATTAGAATTAAGTGAAGTATTCCATCCTATATTGCTAATATCATCCTTAGACTTATATAAGAATGCATGAAGATCTAAGTCTTCATCTCTATCTTTCTGAATCCAATGAACAAAAAACCTAACAATATTTCCAGAGATTTTATATCTTGTTCCTTTGGGGATAGATACATTTTGATTTCTCATACCCTTCGGAATAGGTATTCTCTTAATTTCTGGATCGATATATACAATCTCGTTTACTAAATCTTTCTCAGTAATTCTAGAATCTATGTTGAGAAATATTTTTCTGATAATATTGTCTTTTATAGTTTCCAGGAATCCAGGGTTAATTGGTTTTAATCTCTCTAATTCATGCAAACCCTTTCCAGGAATATTTACTACTCTAGAGGTACTCTCAGACTGATCTCTTTTATCATAGTAGCTAAGAATTTCTAAGAGTGTTTTATTTTTCATCCCTGAAGTATTTATAAAGATATCCATTATATCAGATTCTTTACCTTCTTCAAGAGCTCTTCTTAAGAGAGAATCAAATTTTCTAATAAATTCCCCTGGATGAGTAGAAATAAATTTAGCTATTTCTAGAATATCTTTACCAGTATCATACATATTCTGTACTTGAGAATTAAATGTACGATATTCTTTTGATAAACCCTTACTCTTAAGTTTTACAAAGAAATCAGCACACTCAGGATAATTTACTACATATTCTTTTGGATGTACACGTTCTGATAACAATACCCAATGTCCATAAAAATGTTTTGCATCTCGTATACAGTTTTCTACTCCTTTAGCCTCAATTATTTTTTCTATTCTTCCACAAATTTCTCTACGTTTTGATCTAGGAAGAGTATCTAATTTTCTCCATTCAGGATTATCAGTTTTTTTATTAGACCAAGAGCTAACTTGTATTTTCTTTGGAACATGTGGAAGACTTGGATCAGCTCCCATTAAGTACAAACTATATCTCAGAACATCATTAATCTCGGCAATTTTATATTCCGGCCGATGTCTAGCTACTATACACATCGTTTCTTTAAAAGGTATACGTTCTGGGATGCTAAGTTCTGGATAATTCTCTAAGAACCATGCCAACTCTTCCCTAGTTTCTCCTGTTAGTGAATTTCCGGCCGACATCATTTGCCGAGGAATATCCATAAATTCGGGAGGAGTCATAACCTTAAGTTGTCGATCTGGTTCATCATCAATTATTTCCTTCTCTTCTTTAGTTGTCCAAGGATTATCTCTTAGGAATCCTTCAAGATCACCAGAATAAACTCTTTTTTGATCTAACCACAATTCCGATTTATCCTTAGAAATTACTTGTTCTGGAAATCCTGGATACAAAGGTTTAAACTTTTCCCCAGAATGATACAATTCGTGGATGTATGGAAGTAGATTTGTATGGAGATTTTCCATATCACTAATCGTCATCCTACATATTACTTCGGGAGAAAGAAAATATCTATATCTCTTTAATTCTTGAAGAAGTGAGATTAATACTCTCTTACTCTTTTCCTCCATGTTTCTAGGATCTACTAACTCCTTGCTCTCTACTAATACGCATCCTCTACGAAATGCAATAATTTCCTTGTTTAATTTCATTTCTGCCATATTTTTTGGTTTATAAATTAAATTTTCATCCACTTTTTTGCTCTCTCGAATTGTTTTATGAGATCATCTATCCAAGTACTAGCCGTACAATCTTTCTCAACTAATATCCATGAACTTGGAATGTCTGCTGAGTGATTCATAATAATAGAAAAACTAGTATCTTTTCTATCTTTCCCATCACCATCTAAGAAAAGTATTACCCCAAAAACACTCCCAAAGAAATATATCCTTGGAAGATGAGGTTGTTTTGATAGGTCCAGTTTATCATAATGATTTTTCCATGATCTATCTTTCAAATCATTTTTAATTAATTCATTTATTTCATCCATTTTTCTATTTGTTTATTTTTCTACACTTATAAGAGTTTCTCGCCTTCTACAGTTATGGTCCTATGTTTCTTTTGTAGTTCGTCAAGTAATTTTCTTTTTAGTGTTCCAGGGAGAGGAATTTGTGGAAACAGCAACGTCTCACTTCTATGTTTCCAAAGCCACTCATCTATCTCTTCGAAGGATTGCTCAAAGACTTCAAAAACTGGTTGCTCATCATAAAACCATTCATCTAAGAATTCAACTTTAAAATCATATAGTCTAAGGTGAAGTCTAAGTTCGTCTAATTCTGAACCCTCTCGTGTAGATATTATTTCTCCAAGAGGATTATGAAGACGATATTGATTTTTTCGTTTTTCTAAGTCTCCGGTATATCCAATTTTTACAACCTTCCTTATTCCTTTCCATGCGCCAGATCCAAATAAATATAACATTTTATAATTTACTCCTTTTTCTTCTTACCTTTAATAATTCCAGCAACCCTATCTCCTGCCGCATCCTCTATCTTATTCCGCTGCTTCTTAAGGTTATTTTGATATCCATAGGTTGCACCAAGAATAGCTCCTGCAATCGGAATGGCAGCTGCTGCAATTTCATCATGGGATAAATATGTAAAATCATCAAGTGACCTATGTGTACCATAGGTAGTCAATGTTTCAGCACTTGCCATTCTTGCTTTCTTTGCAGCTTCTTCTACTGTCTGTTTCATAACTTATTCGGATTTGTTTTACAATAATTTTCATTCTCTTTCAGTTTTAAAATATTATTCAAATGTTCGTCTGAAAGCAGATGCTTATTACTAAAATTACCCAACATTATACGAGGTTCAATATTTTCATCTCTCATAAATTTCTGTAGTTCGTATATATGAAAAAGCAAACCTTCACAATCTACTGCGTAGTATTCAACGCCATCGTCATTGTTGGCAGATACTTCATAACCAATCCATCCACCGTTACCCATATAAGTATTTATCTCAATATTACGGCAAAAGCCATAACTGATAAGTAATAGCCTTAGTACATCTTTCCCACTCATACACATTTCGATTTATCAATTTGTCCTATACGCTGTCTTTCAAATCCCTCTATCTGTGCGTCAGTAAGGTTGTTCAGCCATTCATCAGCATACTTTCTGTACTTGGCATGATTGCATTTATAAAACTCCAATCTAAGCCATTCAATAGTTATGTCCTTTTGTTCCATAATCATCTGGTTATAGTAGTTCTTTTATTAAATAAAACCATAAGTATCAAGGCAAAGGCGACTTTCAATAATCGCTTTTTACCAACAATTACAATGTTGTCTTTGGTTATTCCACTATCAGTTGTTATGCTGTACCATTTACTATATGGTGGTAAGCACCTATAAATATGAATTTTAGAAAATGTATATTTCATAATTACCTCCTATGTGTTTTATGGTTCTTGTTCATTCAACATAATTTTATCTCCTTCTCTTTTAAGGCTTATATCAATTGCCATAAATTCAGGAAATTGAGATATATAAACATAAAACTCAGTCTTACGTTTATCCTTTAATTGTTTTTCTGTTGGTGGATTCTTATATTAATCCACACAAGATATTGCTTTAGAAATTAATTTACCTAATTCCATAATTAACACACCTCCTTTCTACTTAATAGTTCATAACCCTTTGTTTGTTTCTTTTTTCCAGTAGTCTCATCTAAAATAGATATATAAATTAATTTAACCTCAAAATAACTTTCTAAATCTTTTGCTTTAGGGGTTTTATCATAATTAATACTAGAATACAAATATCCTAACTTATCTTTTATTCCAGATAATATTAATTTATCCCCTACTTTAAATTCATTATAGATAGTAGCTTCTAATAATTCATCTGAAAAAGTAATTATTCCTAAAGCTTTTTTTATTTTAGTAATATGATAACCCATACCCTTTAATCTTTGAGGACCCAATGTAATATAGTAAGATTTAACCTCATCTGAATCAGATATCTGCCCTAATACTATATCAATAGCGTCTTCAGACAAACCATATTCACAAATAAGTTTTAATTTATCATACATAGTAGTTAAACTAGTATATACCTTTAAAAAATTTGATACCTCCTGATTCACTATATCATCTCTGGTTAACATATTATGTACCGTACTAAACACTGTAAATCTATCTTTATAGTCTATCTGTTGTATTTTAAAAGCTCTAATCTCATTTACTAGTACTAGATTATTAGGAACTGGTTTAAGAATAATATTTCCTTCAGAAGTATGAATCTTATTTACTGCTACATAATCATCCTTATAATTAGAAGCTTTGGCATCTTTCTGATACTTCTTAGCTAATGCAAATTTATCTTTTATAGAAATAGCAATATTATAAGTTCTTAATAAACTTTCTGTCATTTCTTGTTTAGTTTTTATTATTTTCTGAAAATCTTCAGCCTTCATTTCTCTATAATTAGCAGTAGATCTATAATAAAAAGTGGCTGAATTTTTCCAAGGATTATCAAATAATCTTTGCCTTCCTAATATCTGGGGCAAATCTTCTGATATATCTACAGCCAAGGAATCTATATTACTATCACTGAATATAAATGATCTAGCACATAAACTATAAAAGTCAGCTCCAAGATATACAGTTCTTGTACAAAAAGTAAACATTTTAGGTTTTACTCCCTTTAACGGTACTTCACCTATCTTAAAAGACTTACCTAACCTCCTTTGAATTTTCTTTAAATTATCTTCTGTGTATGAACATAAGATATTACATTGCTCTGAGGTAAGATTATTCTTTTTAATGATAGATGTAATATGATTAACACTATTAACATAGAATACAGCCTCATCTGATACTACTTTTGTTGGAATTCCATCTCTCATTACTACTATTTCCTCAAACTCTCCTGAAAGATACTTTTGAATTACTTCAGAAGCTTTTTCACCAACAGATCTCATTACAAAGACATCTAAATCTGGTTGAATAACTCTACTAGGATCCGCAGATCCCCAATCTAATTCATAATATGGGAGATCCTTAAATTCATCTAACATTTCTAAATATTCATCCATCATAGGAGTTGCACTAACAAAGTATGCTGTTGGAGATTGTTTAAGATATTCTAGAAATTTTAATTCAGTATCACTCTTAAATCTAGAATCATGAAGAATACTTTGAAATTCATCTACTATTGTATAAAATGTATAAAATCTATCTAATTTCTCTAGGATATCTTTTACTATTCTATATGAATCATAAGTAACAAGGATTTTACAAGGTAATCCATTAATACTCCTAGATATACAGTATTCCTCTATTTCTCTATATAATCTTTTATAGATATCTGAATTATCTAATGATTCTGAATCAATTGATAAGTCTGCTAAAATATTTTTATCAATCTTAGATAAGTCTTTATCAATATTAGACTCCTTATCCATTTCATTTACGACCAGATAAACATCAAATTCATGTTGATCCTTTTTATTCTTAAGTAGCATCTTTCTGGGACTACATAAAATAATATTTTCATTACTCCTAATACAATATTCAGTAAAACCACATCCAGGTAATTGTTTATTAATAATACATTTACTTGGAAATTTATTAAAATTAAATTCATTCCATTCTGAAATAAATCTAATTCCAGATGGTACTATTATCTTCTCTCTAATCATATTTAAATTATATTTTTATTGTTACAAAATAATATTTAAACTCAATACAGAGTTCAGTTAGTTAAAATTGAAGACTAAGGATACCCTTAACTTCATTAATTAGAATTTGAGGTTAATAGAAGAGCAAAATACAACTTTACTAATACATTTTCACCTACATGTAGTATATAAATTTAATTCGGATAGAAAAGTTGTAGTGGTTCTTCTATAAGAGCGAACATAGTGAGAGACTCACCTCCCGAAGGGAGGAGGTGATGTCGTCTCTTATAGGAGGTTCACGATAAATAGAAAATAATAGATTAATTATTATATATCTATTATATGGAAATGAACCTTAAAAGAGTACCGTCCACCCGCTCCCTGTAAGGGGAGCGAGGACTCTCACTAACGTTCGTACTTTTTAAGAACCATTAAATAATTATATTTTCTATTCAATTCTAACTAATATTTATTTAATTCTTTTTTATTCTCTATATATCTTTTCAGTTTCTTGAAGGCCCGAATGAACATAGTGAATGAAGGATATAGATTCTGGTATCCCTAGTCTTTGAAAAAATATTACAAAAAATATAAAAGATAGGTTTTGACTAATTTTAAAGTCAAATTAAATCCTATCTTTTATATTTTTTATTATATGAAATTTAATCTTTTCTGATAAATATTAAATACAAGATTTGATGCATTATCTAAATATAATTTCTCTAATGACATTTGTTTAAGTTTATTATATGGAGTACCAGATATTTTATTAGAGAATTTATATAATTGTTTTAAATTTATAGTTAATGATCTTTTTAGAAAGAATTCATTAAGTCCAATAAAATTTATAATAATATCTATAAATTCTAATACTTTTTTATTATCTCTTATAAAATTTCCAATAATTGTTTTTGAATAGTTTATTGGAATTTCTACCATAGGTAAATTATTAGTTCTAAAATAGTTTATTATATTATTAGTTATTTTATTAAACAAGTTTATATAAGGAATTGTGTGTTCATCATTACTTCCAAATTCATAATATCTATGAATAATTATTCCATAAACACGCTCTACATAGATATCTCTTGCTTTATCATAGATTATTTTTGCTTTATGATATTTAGAATCTATTTCTACGGCTATTCCTAAATAAGGAAAGAAATAATCTAGTAAAAAGTATCTTGTATTTCTGATACTATCATCCAATCTAACAGAGAAAGAATTTAAAATATTATTCCATAAACTTGTATTCTCAATTATTATTGGAAATTCCTCAATATAATTATAATATCCTTTAATATTGTAATTATTATCAATAAGATTTTTAAAATTAATAGAATAACTACTCTTATCGTTTAAAATTGCTTTTTCACGATTAAATACTACATCTATTAATTTATTATTGATTTTTACTTTTCTTGGAACAAAATACATTCCTATATAAGCTGTATAAAATTTATCTCTTATTACGTAATTTCTAATCAAATTTAAATCCATATTACATATTTGTTATTTATGTCAAAAGGTTAAAAAAAAAACAAAGTAGCAAGGGTCTCTCAACCTCCTACTACCTCTACCTAATATTGCCTTAAAGCCTTGTCCGAATACTCGACCCTTATCTTTATCGACTTCTTATCTGTTAACCATATACAACAAGGTAGCTACTTAGGATCTAGAATATTAGTAAGTAGCAATCTAATATTAATAAGATTCTGCAGTTAATCTTATATCCCTATCATATATAAGAATTTCCCAGTTTCTCAGACGGTTAAAAATAAGTTTTTGCGTTTTCTATAGAGTAAAAACCTTATATATGCAAGAAAAATATTAGAAAAATTTTATAAAGTAAAATTTATGAATTGATTTTAATATTTTTCTTTTTGTTTATCCATTAATTTATATTAAAATCTATTATGAGCAATAAAAAAGAAATTAAGGTAGTAGTACAAATTAAAAAAAGATTTGTCAGTGTTAACTCTCTGTATAAAGCAAGAATTATGTATGTAGGAGGTAGACCAGTCCCCAGTACTTATAAAAATCCGAGAGCAGTAGAAATTGAGAGAGAAATTAGAGATCAACTCAGGGCAATCGATTTTTCTGATTATCTAGAATGGCTCCGAACCACCCCCGGATTCAAACTTCATATTCAATTTATCTTTAAGAAAAATATAACTAACTCTGATACATCCAATTAAAAAGTAGTTGCCTAAATGATACTATGTTGTTTAGGAAAATCTTATTAAAATGCTGGAAAATTACATCACATATATTTTCCGCCCATAATATAAAGGGAGGTTATAAAAAGTGATGGAGAATAAATCAGCAGAAATTATACTAAGATATAATTTTTCAACGACTAAATATAAGACTAAGGGGAAGTTCCTTAGATGATATAGTCTATTTTTATATTAAATATATAGATATTCAGTACTATAAGAATATAGAGGATATTTGGACCAGATTTGTTAAAGAGGATCTGGGTATTGAGAGATATGACGACAATCTTCATGTTGAGATTTCTGCAGTTAAAAGTATTATCCCTAAATCTACTTCAGAATATGCATGTTTATACTTAACTGAATCTACTTTTAACGTAAGACTTGATCAAGAAGACAAACCTAAACGTATTTTCTTGGGAGGTACTTGTGGTGGATCGGCCTGGAGAGACGAGCTTATTCCAGAACTTGATAATCTTGGTCTTGAATATTTTAATCCTGTTGTACCTGATTGGACTCCTGAATGTATTGAAATCGAAAACCAAGAGAAAAACGAACTTTGTAATACACATCTTTATATTATAACCCCGGAGATGAGTGGTGTATATAGTATAGCAGAGATGGTTAATTCGGTATGGGAATGTTTATCGACCGGTACTGGTTTTGTATGGATTGGAATTCTCGAAAGTGAATCTTGGGAACCTCATCAACTCAAATCACTTCAAGCAACTCTCGATCTAATTAACAATATCGCCGATGGAAATAGTAGAATTAGAGCAAAGCTTATAAAAGAATCTAAAGAAATATTAACGTGATGAGAGTAAAAAGAAATAATATTGTAGCAGTAAGAGTTTTTACTGGCAGAGATTTAATTGAAAAACTATACTCTGAAGGTTGGGAAGTAGAACAACGAGAATATGGATTACTTTCTGGAGTAAAAAAGTTATCAAAAGGAGCAATTAATGCTATTAGTGATTTAGGAGATAATTTAATAGTAAAGCCGATTAGTAGGTCGAAAATGGGAAAGAAAATTATCGATAAAACGCAAGATTCTATTGAAGATTCGTTAGATAAAAGAATTAAATTGGATAGAGAGATTAAGGAATTAGATAAATCCATTAAAGATCTATCTTTATCTAATGAAGATTCAGCAAAATCTATCAAAAATAATTTAAAAAATGAAGCTGCTAAAAATAAAGCATATATACTTGAAGATAAAAGCAATACTTCAGGAAAATCTTTTGAAAATGGAACTATTGATATAAGAAATCCAGAAATAAAGAAAGCTGTTAGAAAAAAGCTTAAATTCGATGGTCGAAAAGATATGGAACATTTTAATAATAGTAATGATTTAATTTTATTTAAAGAATCTTCAGGTAATCCAGCTTTAGCTCATGAGATTGGACATGTAATAAATAGAAATTCTAAAGGAAAGGCCGCAAAAATAGATAGAGAGGCTGAAAATATAATAGAAGAATTTCATAAACCAGCAGATTCTCCAGGAGGAAGAGATAATTCTAAAGGTCTGTGGAAATCAGTAGAAAGATTTTTCAAAGGTAAGAAAGTAGTAAATAATGAAAAGAATGCCTCTGAAAATGCTATTAAGCTATTGAAGGAATCTGGAGCAAGTGAGAATGAACTGAAACTTGCAAAAGAGAGTTTAGATAAATCCCTGGAGAGTAGTTACAAAGAAGAACATAAAATGTATTATAAGTCTCCATTTATTAATAAACTTCAATCATTTAGGAAAAATAAGGAGAAATAATCATGTTTGGTTGGAAAAGAAAGAAGGAAAAGGATCTAATGTATCAATCTTTGGAAGAGGAAATTAGATTCATCGGAAAAGATCTTGGAATTTATAACTATGGAGACTATAAGGTAGAAACATCTTATAAAGAAGCTACTGAGTTTGAAGATTTATTAAAGGAAGTTAGACATAAATTTTTCTATCTTGAAGAAAAATATAAAAACTATGAATTAAGTATATCACTTAGATCTTATTCATCCGCTAATCTTGTAGATTTAGATGAAATAGAGAATCGAATTTTGAAAGATCATGAAGCAAGAGATATTTTTCTAGACTATATTGGGAGATATAAAAATAATGAGTTAAAATTAATGGATATAAATTTTAACTTACTATATGATTTATCTATGAGATATGCTTATGATGTATTAAGGGCGTTAAACAGAATTGCAGAATCTGATTCAGATAAACTAATATTGTCAGATTGGGAAGAAAATTTATCTCGTGTTGTAAAAAAACCTTATTATTATTCAAGTAATTATAGTGCAGAGGATCTTATGCCATATCTAGGACCTTACTTCATTGATCAAGAAGCAAGAGATTCGTTATATGAGTTTATTAGATGTAGAAGATAATAATAATGAGTAATTCTAGAAATTATACAATATCTTTAGAGAAAAAATTAGGGATATTTAATCATAAGTTATTTTATTTAAAAGATTATGTAAAAAGACTTGAAAGATTAGTAGAGAATTTAGATAATGTAACTTTTCATACTATTCCGGAAACCGGTAGGGAAGTGGATGAAGTTGTTGAAAAAATTAAAAATGAAAATCTGAATAGAGATATTATATATTCTCATATAATTAATAATGATTTTAACTTCGATCAAGAAACTCTGAATAAGTGTGGTTATAATTTTATTAGAAGTATAGAATATTTAATCGAATTAATTAATGAAAAAGATAATTTATTTCTATGTTGTAATAGAGATAATAAATTTTATACTAATCATTATCTTATAGATAATCTTTCAGATATTATATATAATGAGGAATATCAAAAAGCTTTAAAACTAGAAAATATAGAGCCAAATCTAAATCAATGGACTAAATTTTTATACAGAAATTAGTATGTTTTACGTGTCCCAGAAGCTGTAAGACTCGTACTCAGTCTAGGACATGGAACAGCAGGAGATTTTAAACCAGAAGAATAAATAAAATAGATTATGACAAAAATATTATTAATACCAGCGCATCATAAAACTACTCCAGGAAAAAGAAGTCCTGACGGGATTTTACGAGAGTATTCTTATTCTCGAGAAATTATTAGTGAGATGATAGAAAGATTGGGAGGCTTAGGATATGAAGCTATTAATCCTATACCTGAAACAGAAAAAGAATTATCCCTTAGTGAACAATGTAGAATAATTAATAAAATCTACGATGAATGTTCTGGGGATTGCTTCTGTATTTCGCCTCACTTAAATGCAGCAGGAAATGGTTCTGAATGGATGAATGCTAAAGGATGGAGTGCGTTTATTTATAGAGGAGCTGGACAGAAAACAAAAGAACTTGCTGGATGTTTAACGAAAGCGGCTGAAAAAGAAGGGATTAGAGTGCGTTATGAGTATCCTGGAGTTCCTTATTGGACTAGTGGATTTTATATTTGTAAGAACACTAAACCAAGTACAGTTTTGACAGAAAATCTCTTTCAAGATAACCGCGAAGATGTGGATTTCTTGTTATCAACCGAAGGAAAAGAAGCAATAGTTAATCTTCATGTCCAAGGAATTTTAGATTATATAAGTAAAATAAAAGAACAATGAAATTATATAGTAAAACAGATTACATTGAGTATAAAACAAATCCACAGCCAGGAGATTACTTGGGGAAAATCTTATCTGAATGTTTTGAAAATTTTTTAGAATCAGATAAGGAAGTTAGAGTATCAATCTTAGAAAATATACTTAAATACAAACTAACCCTAGAAGATATGACTGAGGATTATCAAGCATGTTCAGTAGTATTATCTAAAAATTTTGATGAGATAACATATTCTTGGATAGCTGAACAGTTTGGATATACTCTCATCTCAAATCCTAGAAAAATCACAACGCCTGGAACACTTCTTGGATTTGAACTAGATATTGCTCATGGAAATTTACTGCCTGAAGAGAGTTATACTGGGGAATACCTAAGTTGTGCCTATGAATCTTTAAGACGTAGGTTAATTATGAACTCTATAGGATGGGGTTGTACAGTGAGCAAGGAATTAGAGGATGCTAAGAAATGTATGGAAAAGCGAATGAAAGTTTTTGAGAGATATTTTAGTGGGAATATTAAGTTTCCAGTATTTTCTCAACCTTTTATGAACTCTTCTTGGGATCCTGACTTCTATGGATTTTGTTATGGAGATGGAACTTACGGCGAATGGAACTACTCTTGGGCCGGCTTTATCGGGAGAGAATATCATGATTGGACAAGAGAAGATCAGATTTATTTCTCATGTCTCTACGAAGCCACTGATCAATATTTGGAACATCATTTAAATATGCTCCCGACAATGATACGGCCCGAACTTTTATACTTCGCCGATCTAAGTCTCTATTGTGGATGTTCTGGAATATGGGCATTTATGAATAGAGATATTTCTGGAGATGAAAAGAACTCCGAATTAAATAAACTTTACACCAGATTAACAGCTCTAGGAAAAATTGAAGGAGCTGGAATGGAAGTATATAAAGAAATGGCAGAATCTTTAGGAAAACATGCTGCCAATTATTATGACCTAGATGAGATACAGGAAATAATAGGTTATAGAATTTATTTGTAATAATTTAAAAACGTTTTTGATTATGATTAATGATGCATTATTAAGTGGATCTGCCGCAGATGGTGGACCCCAAGCTGGTCTTCCTGTTACGGAAGTAGTTAAAAGTCTTGATATTAAGAAGGATGCTACTATTCCTCAACCTCTTCCGACTGATGAAGAGATTAATATCAAGGAATCAGAAAGTATTAAATTTGTAGTTGGTGAAGAACTCGAAATGAAAGTTGGTGAAGCTAAATTCCTAGAACTTCGTCAAGAACCATTTATTTCAAATCTTCCTTATGTTACTTATGAATCTAGTAATCTTCGAGTAGCTAGATTTATTGAAGATGGCGTTATCTATGCATGTTGCCCTGGTACAATAAAAGTAAGTGCTACTACTAGTGACAACATTAATAATCCATTGGTAGCTACTATGACAATTACTGTTGTAGATCCCAATGCTTAAGAAAAAATAAATGAATAAAACCAAATAAGAAAATAAAAAAAAATAAAACTAAATTTTCTTATTTGGTTTTAAAAAAATCTTAAAAATGGAAGGAATAATTTATAAATATACTAATAAAATAAATAAAAAAGTATATATAGGACAAACAAGATATGAGAAAAGTAGAATATGTAGTCACAAAAATCCAAAAATTTCAGATAATACATTATTTCACAATGCAATAAGAAAATACGGGTGGGAAAATTTTGAATATAAAGTTTTATTCAGAATAAATTGTGATAACGTACAAGACTTAAATATAACTCTCAATTCGAAGGAAAAAGTAGCAATAAAATATTTCAATTCTTGTAATAAAAATTATGGATATAACATGACTTTAGGCGGAGACTCTTTTATCGAAAGTAATCATATAACCCAAGAATTAAGAAATAAAAGAAGTATCATTACAAAAACAAGATTTTCTGTTGAAGAAAATAAAAGCTACCTATATAAACCTGTAGTGCAATTAGATTTAAATGGTAATCTGATTAGAGAATGGAAAAGCTTAAAATTTATTGTTAAGGAATTAGGAATTTCTAAAAGTTCAGTAAGAAGCTGCTGTAATGGTCAATTTTCGTCAGTTCACAATTATATATTCTTATGGAAAAATGATTACGATAAATTTACTGTGAATAACAACTTAATGACTGAAATTTCAGAACGTTTAAAAATAATTGAAAAATATCATATACTACAGCTATCAAAGAATGGAAATACAATAAAAGAGTGGAATAGTATTCCTCAAGCTTCTTCAGAATTAAATATAAGTAAGAAATTAATTAGAGATGCATGTGAAGGAATATCTAATGAAGCTGGAGGTTACTGTTGGAAATGGAAACACAAAAAAGTATCATATTCAAGTAAAAATAAGAAAATAGTACAATTAGATCTAAATGGAAATTTTATAAAAGAATGGGATAATATTAAATCTATTCAAATATATTTTAAAAGTAATACAACAGTTCTAGAAGTATGTCATAATAAAAAACATCATAATACTTCTATGGGATATAGATGGATGTATAAAGAAGATTATGATAAGATTTTAGACAAATCTACAATAGATAAGGATATAAAAACAAAAGTCATAAGGATAGTACAATTAGATTTAAATGGAAATTTTATAAGAGAATGGGATAGTATAAAAGAGGCAAGTAAGGAGACAAATATTAGTGATACAGATATTTCAAAAAATTGTAAAAAATATACTAAAAGAGCTGGTACGTATGTTTGGATGTATGAAAGAGAATATTATAAAATCTCACCTAACAAAGAAAGACTAAATATTAATATAAAAGATAATCGTTTATTTAAAAATAAGAAAATAGTACAATTAGATCTAAATGGAAATTTTATAAAAGAATGGGATAATTGTTCTGTAGCTGAAAAAACACTAACAGAACAAAGCAAAGGAGGAATTAGTTCTTGCTGTACAGGAAGAGTAAAATCGTTTCATGGATATAGGTGGATGTTTAAGGAGGATTGGGAAAATGGCAAAAGAGATTAACTATTTTGAAACTTATACTTTTGGAGATTTTCCATATTATCAACCTTATCCAGTATATTCTGTATCTGAATCTGGAAAAATTTACAATATTAAATCAATAATTCAACCTTCACTTACTAGTAAAAAGAAATTTACTAGAAATAAGCAATTAAAAGGGAAAAGAAGTACTCAAGCTAGAATTATGGATGCTCTTATCAATATTGGATATTTTGAACCATTAATAATAATTCCTGAATTTCCAGTAATAATACAAAATTCATTAAGATTACCCAAACAAGAAGGAGGTTTATATTATTTAGATTATTTTTTCCCACAATTATCTTGGTGTGTTGAACTAGATTCTTCGCTTCATGATCCGGAGAAAGATGAGATTAGAGATCAATATTTGGAAAGATTAGGAATACATACATTTAGAATTTTAAATTTTGAAAAAGCTTCCGTTCAAAAAACAAGATTTAGAGAATTTACCGCTCTACTTCGTTCATTATCTCCCTCAGAAACTCCTAAAGTATTTGATTTTATGGGAAATATTAGATCAGTAAAAGGTAACATCGGAAGTAATATAAATTCTGGACTATGGAAATGCACTTAAGAGACACTGAGAATCTTATTATTGATAGTATATAATAAAATAGAAACTTTATTAAATTAACAGATCATGAAAATTCAAAGAGGAGTAAACCCAGAAAGTAGAATGATACAAATTACAGTTACTACACCATTATTAGCTGAATATTATAACAATTTTAGTGGTATGATTCGGAATAATAGTAGTAGTATTTCTGAGGGGGTTAATGTTGAAAGAGTAAACACCGATTCAGCTATGGTATCTTTTCCACTTCCATCAGATTCTCAAATGATAAATCATGGAGATAAAGCATTAGTTTCTATGCCTCCAGAGGTTGTAGATAAATTAAATGATGTAATAAATAAGTTTGTTAATTGTGGACTTCGGAAAACATTAAAAACAGTAGAATTCCTTCCACTTAACAACTATGAATTATCAGGACTTCAGGAAGATATTAAATCTGCAATAGAGAATAAACGAAACTTTTGCATTCTCAGAGATTATAAAGAGTATCAAAAAATGTCGGAGGAGAGAAAGTATCAATTTACCCAAAAACTAATCAAATACGGTACCTCAGAATATGCAGATGTAGCTCTTCTAATTAATTCTGGAAAAATGGATGAACTTAGAAGATGGTTAGATCCGCAGTTGAGTTATTGTGAATGGATTTAAATGATTATTAACTCTATAGTGTTTCCTCCAGGTTTTATATCAGAGGAACACTTTTTTATTTAATGATTTATTATAATATATGGAACAAATTAGTAATAATGTAATGGTACTGAATGTAGGAGATCAGATTCCTCCAGGTACCGAGGATGCACTAAAAATACTATTGTTAGGTAGTATTGACTTAGGTCCTACAGGCGAGATGAATTGGCAGTCCAAATTTGTAGCTGGATTAGCTAATGCAGTAGATCCACAAAAAGGATTAATGAATCTATTTACAAAATATAATTACATAATTCTTAATAACTGGTATTCCCCACAAAACAAAGAAGCTAGTATTTTTAATCAAGAAATGGCTAATAAGTTTCAGTGGGAAAGAATGGCAATGGCTGCTGCAGACTGCATCTTTATAAACTTCTTGGGGAGATCTCAGAGTCCTATTCCTCTTTATCAGTTGGGATATTTAAATAATTCATCTAAACTTATCGTAAGATGTCCAGAGAATTATAAATACTATTCTTTAGTTAGAATGGCTTGTGATGCTAGTTCAGTTCCTCTAGTTGGTAGTAAGATGGGAACTGTAAATCAAATTCTTAGTCTTATGTTTAGTTTTATCCCTAAATTTCAAGAAGTAGGAAAAAATACATTACCAGAATAAAAAAAATGAAAACACTTATTATTTTAAAGGGATTAGCAAAAAGTGAAAAGCTTGAATGGGTTAAATCTCAAGGTCTAGAAAATTTCTTTCTAGATTATTCTATTTTCAAGAGATTATATAGTATGCCTGAGTTAGATCGAGATAAAACAACTGATATCTTGGGAAGAACGAATATTAATCTCATCTTTAAGTCATGGTTTGAAGCAATTAATAATAAGCTCGAATCTGGATGTCTAGTTGTTATCGATTATGATCAGGAGAAAACAAAGATTTTGGAAGATATGGGTATGATTTATGGTTATACTTGTTTCTATAAAATCTTTAATATCCCTCACGACTATACATCGAATCCAGAAAAGTATAGTCCGGTAGGATTTAAAAGAAAAACAAAAGAGGAATTAGAAGCAGAAGTTATTACATTTTTAAATCTTCAGCTTGGATATACAAAGAAAATTGGAGGATACTCTGATGTTATGGATTACTGGAAGAAGAAAGAAGTAATTCTAGATATTCCAAGAAAAGAGACGATGTATTTTTTCTCTGATCTTCATTCCAATTATTCTCTCTATCAAAAAATTAATCTCTCTCCTGGAACAATAAGAGTACACTTGGGAGATTATATTGATGGTCCAGAGGAAGGTGGATCTAGGAAACTTATAGAAATGATCTTTAAGAATGCATCACACTATAATATTTTCTTAGAAGGAAATCATGAACGTAGACTTAGAAAATTCTTGTTCTGGAGATGGGCTGCAAGTAGTAATTCAGGTGGAAGTAGGGCTATTATTGCTGAGATGCTTTATAATTCACTTCCAACAGACTTTTTAACAACAACAGCTGATGAATTTAGATCTTTAACTCCAGGAGAAGCATTGACATGGTTGAAGAGATTAAATGATATCTTAAGAACCCATATAATTATTAAAAAAGACGATACTGTTTTTTATTGTACACATGCTGGAATTAAATATCTTGAACAACTTAGTCCTAAATTTATAGGAAATGTTATCTATGGAAATCGAGATATGGATGTTTATGATAAATGTTTCTCAAAAAATATATGGAAACCTACAGGAAGGTGGTCAATTCATGCTCACTGTAAGTATCCAGATGGCGTTGATTTCCTTAAATATGATGGAGTAGTTAATCTAGATCCATCATGCGAAAAAGAAATAGTTTATATGGAAAATAACATTAAAAATTTTTTACCATGCATCGTACAGTAACATTAACAGTAAAAAGTAAAGACTTAGGAAAAGTATTAAGTTCTTTAGAGATGAGTAAAGATTTCGAAGAGAATACTACGTTAACTCTTAGTATTGATATTGAAGATACAAAGAAAAATTATCAAGTTCTTTGTGGATCTCCTGAAGTTTTGGAATGGGACTTTATTGAGGAAGATAAATCAGAGGATGATGAAGTCGTACAGGAAACAAAAGATAATTACAAAAAGTCAGTAAATCCTGTAACTGATATAGAAGAAGCGATAAAAACTGTTAAGGAGAGTCTTAATAAGGAAAAGTCTTTATGGCCTGATAATATATATTCAGTTGCCGTAAATACAGGAAAAACTCTTGGGTATCTTGAAGAATATATTAAAACTTATGACGACATAATTGAATTTATCTTAATATCTTGGAGATTATCAAAAAAATTTCCCAAGTATTCAGTAGATTTTGTTCAAGAATATATCCTCCCAGCAATTATCCAAAATCAAACAGATATTTCAGAAGTATCAAGCTTAGATCGAAAAATTCCTCTCCTAATTACATCTTATTATTCTGGAGTTAAAACAACAAAAGAAGTACTTAAAGATGTGATTAGAAAAGTTCAAGAATCATGGGAGATTATGAAAGAAACTGAAGATGTAGTTTCTTTAGTTACATTATTGTTTAGTGGTAAAAAATAGTAATGTCATGACGGAAGAAATACTTAAAGATATAAAAACTAGTTTAGGTTTAGATGATGTTGATGAAGCTATTCCTTATATCAATCAATGTATTCAAGCTAGAGATAGGATTTTATCAGACGAATATTCTGATTTTAAACCAGGAAGCTTAGTTCTTGATACTAGAGATAATGAAATTGGTTTTGTAATTGGACCAATCAATATGTATGGAGATATTAATACGGATAGTTTTGTTAAATTATCACACAATGCTAAAGTAAGTAAAGAAAATACTACAATGTTAGTAGTAACTCGAGTAATTGGAGGTTTAGAGAATGAAAGGCGTTCTAATTTTAGAGTTAGATACGTTAAACGAAATTACCTAACACCATTAAAGATAGAGGAGAATAATCTCAACTATTCAACTAATAGTGTATCAGATCTTGATACTTTTTGTGGAAGTCAGTGTATTATGGAATGTACATCTGAGTGTAAATTATATAAATATAGAAGGAAAAAGTAATTAAAAAACAATGAATACTAGGAGGGAAACCTCTTAGTATTTTTTATCAAAGAATTATGAGTAAAAAATGGTTACATGGAGCTATACCTGCTCTACTAATTCATGGCTGTATAGGAACTGTTTATTGTTGGTCCTTGTTGTATGATTATATAAAAGAATCTATTACTGGTAATTGTACTTGGGCATTTTCCTTAGCCATATTTTTCTTAGGGATTTCTGCAGCTTTTTTCGGTCCCTTAGTAGAAAAGAATGTAAAGAAAGCTGCAACTATAAGTTCTATCCTCTTTGGTTCGGGAATGATCTTATCTGGAGTAGCATGTTATATAAATTCTATGCCACTTCTTTATCTTAGTTATGGAGCAATTATGGGTACTGGAGTTGGAATTGGATATATCACTCCAGTAAAAACTCTAATGATGTGGTTCAAGAATAATAAAGGTCTTGCTACTGGACTTGCTATTATGGGATTTGGATTAGCGAAAGTAATAGCAACACCTCTTCTTAATTGGAGTATAGAAAGATGTGGAATATACTGTACTTTCTTCTCTTTTGGGGTTTGGTATACTTTGATTATGTTACTTGCTGCAATACTTCTTAAAAAACCAATAGAAGAAGGAAAAATAGAGAATACATCAAGACCCAAATTTAAATCACTTAAGGAATGGTTTGATAGGAAAAAACAACTCCTAAATCTACCAGCAATTACTACTATATGGTTGATTTTTTATTTAAATATCTCTTCTGGATTAGCAATTATAAGTTATGAGAAATATTACTATGAAACAGCTGGAATTGGAATAGTTCTAGGATTAGTATTTTCAGCTATTTTTAATTCTCTAGGTCGTTTTGGAGTTGCTTGGTGGTCTGATTATTTTAAAAATCGTGGAAAACTTTTTGGAATAATCTTAACATTCTCTGTTCTTTCGGGGATTACAGCTTTTATGGCTCCAGGTTTTATTCCGGTAGCTGTACTTTTATGTAATGCTGGGTATGGGGCAATGTTTTCAATAATGCCTTCTGTTCTAGCTGATAGGTATGGAATGAAAGACGTATCTGAGATTCATGGATTAATACTTAGTGCTTGGGCTTTTGCTGGTCTTTCTGGAAATCAGTTTGCTAATCTTTTAGTAGGTATTCCAGAGAGTTCATATAAAACATTAATTCTTGGAAGTGTTGGGTTATACTGTATTGCTCTATCTTTAAGTGCTAAATTGTGGAATAAAGACTAAAAACCTTATATATGATATAATAAATAAGAAGTTATGAAAAGTAATAGAGCGTTTGAAATTTTATCTACATTAAGTTATGAACCGTGTTATTGTGAAGTAGATGAATCTATAATTGATTATAGTAATGCAGTTAGAGCAGTAGAAGAGGCTGAAAATGAAGTAATAGATCTGCTTAAGGAAAGTATATTAGCGAAATTTCAAAATGGGTCTACAAAAGATACTATAAAGATTATACTTGAAGAAACTATAAAAGAGTTTAAGGATGAAAAGTAAAGAAGGAGATAAATATTTAGGAAAACACCTGAATAGTATAAATGACTTATTAGAAGAAGGTCATGATCCGAAAGTTAGAGATCTGGTAGTTTATGAAGATGCAAAAATACTATCTGATATTTCTTATTTTGAGGGTTATGATGCTGGGGTGTCGGATGAAAGAAATAAGGAAGATTATGAAGTATGGATGGTCGAGTTATTCAAGAAAATCGCTGTAGATGGATTACCAAAAGAATATAAAGGCGGCCATTCTAAGATATGTGTTTGTTTTGTTCCGGCCGTTAATGGAGAACTTGACAGATATGTTATTGGATACTATAATTATAAAAAGAAAGGTTGGATGACTTGTTTATGTGAAGGATGTCAAGAATGTTTCCGGCCGACTCATTATCTAGAACTTCCGGCCGCTCATAAAATCAGAAAAGAATATGATGTAACTGGGCAAACTAGATCAACAAATTCATTTCCTGAAGTTCCTGATGGTGTATATCAAGGAAAATTCGGTGGACATGTTGGAATGATAGAGTATTTAGGAAAGGTCTATAACTTCACATTCTTAAAAGGTATCGTTCAAGAAAATATTCCAAAAACAATAACAGTAATAGATGGATATGGATGGACTCTACTAAAAGATGGACCGATTGTACCAACCGTTTGAAACTATAACAAATTAAAAATAAAAAATTATGAAGAAAGAAAAATCAGAAGAAAAAGAAACATTAGAAGTTAACAAATTAATAACTAAGAAAGAAAAAATCAAGGATAATATTGTAGATATTATCGATATTGATGACGAAGAGACAGAGGAGTTTAAATTCTCTGGTGGAAAATTGGTAATAGATGACTCACTGAATGTAATTGGAAAGTGGGAATCTAAGAATTATACATCATTAGGAGATGGTGTTTATATGGGGTTTGTAAATAGCGGAGAACATGAAATAACGCTAATGGAAAGTAAGAAAAAGCACTCCAACATATTTGATTTTGGATTAGAGAATGGATATATCGCTATAAATAGAACTACACTCAAAGTAATCGTAAAGAATAAAAAAGGTTATATCGACTGTAGACATCTAACTCTAATCTGTGATTACCTGAAAAAATCTATCAATTCCAAAGAAAAAGAAATTAAATCTTTGGAAAATAGTATATCAAGAATTGAGTCACATCAAGCAACATTTTCTAGTGAAGAATCTAGGGGAACAGTATTAAAATCTCAGAAAGAGATATTATGTGAGCTCAATGAAAAATTACCCTCACAAAAGAAATTATATGAGGAACTTTCAATGAAGAGAGCCAAATTACTGCAAGAAGTTCAAGAAGAATATGAAAATTGCTTGAAATCTTCTAGTGAAATGGAAAAAGTCATGGAAGAACGGAAAAAATCTTATGATGCAGAGTTAGTTAAGTGTTATGGAAAAGAACATCCTACATCAGAAGATAAGAAAAATAAACACAAATCAGAAGAACTCGCCCTTCTCGAAAAATTATTGAAAGAAGGAAGAAAAACGATAGCTCTTATTAATTATAGAATTCCTAACTATGAAGATATGTTAGAAATTCTTAGCGGTAAGTCTATTAAAAGAAAATCAAAAAGAAAGGACGACGATGATTAAACTACTAAGATTACACAAGTTAATTTGGGGAATTCTAGTTATTATAGGAATTCTTCTTGAGATGGTAATTGTAGTACCAATCGTGTTTTTAGTGTTTATTTATAATTTTAGATTTAATCCAAGAAAAGTATGGGAAGCAATACATAGCGCAGACCTAGATTTTCAGAATAATTGGGGAGGTTATGCCTATCGTGATCATACTCCTTGGGATACGTTCAAAAGAAGATATAAATATACATTTAATCATATAGAGAACGAATCTAAAAGACAATAAAAAAGATAAAGTAGTAAGACATCAAAGCTTACTACTTTTATTTTCTATGTAAAAAAAGGGAATCTCAGAAACCCCGAAATTCTTATTAATGTATGAAAAAGAATTTTAAAGAAAAAGATGATTTTATATTTTTAAATAAAGAACGAGTTCGGCTTACAATGTTAGTTACTACTAATTATTATATGGAATGCAAGCTTAATACTGCATTGATCTCCGAACTTTAAATTTAAATACGTGGCGGCTTATGTTATTAGTTACTACTAAATTATAGATTTGTAAACTATGCGATTTACTGTAACGATCACCGCCACGTAATTTAAAAAATATAAATAATTCTAAACTACAAGAGAAATCCTGTAGTTTTATTTTTTTTCTTCTCTAATACAAACAAAAAAAGAACCTAGATTTTACTCTAAGTTCTTTATTATTTTTTTCTATTTATCTACAGGAGGGAAGTCATCAATAACTTCTTCATTATCAATTAAACCTGCCTCTTTGTAGCAATTTCTTTTATTCTCTTTCATCCAGGCTACTAAACATCCTATTAAACCGAGAATAATTGCGATAAATCCTAATATCTTTTTCATAGTTTTCTTATTTATTTTTCATATATAAGATTTTAAGCGGATTCTGTATTATTTTTATCGATATATCTTTTTATTTCTGTTATTAAGTCTTCTTCGGTTGAAATTATTGGTGCAAAATAACTATCTAACATTTCTTCGATAGTTGAAAAATACTTTGTTAAATTCCTACCTTCTCTTTTTAATGTTTTAGGAATTACAAAATAAATTATATTAATTCCATGTTCTTTACATAAATTATACTTCGTTAAGTCTCGTTGTCTATGATCTTTAAATCCTTTTTCTCCTCCTATATGATCTACAGGAATAAAGTGTTGTACTCCATGACCTTCTATTGCTAAGTTTAATTCTGGAATATAAAAATCTAACTCTAATTTTTTCTTATAAACTAACCAATCTAATGTATGACATCTTGGAATAAATTCTATTCCCAAAGATTCTAAAATTTTTCTAATAATAGTTTCTATGGCAGATTCTTTTCGTTCTGGATAAACTAATTTCGTTAAATACCCTTCATTACTAGCTTTGTGATACTCCTGTGGAAAATTAATTAAAAATTCAGTAGGACTTTGAATATTGTTATTATCTATAAACTCTTGCATTTCTTCAGAAGTTTTGTACTTGTCACCCCAATTAGCAACACTTGCTTTATATCTTAATTGCGTTCTAATTCCTAAAGTCTTTGCTCTTCCATAAATTTTTGGATAAGTTCTTTCAAAAGACTTGGCAGAATATATTTCTGGATGTGTATCAATAAATTCTTGAATATCTTCTACTGTATTAAATTCATCCACCAAACTATAAAGTATTCTATTTGGATATATTACCTTACTTCTTAATCCTAGTTTAGATAATTTAGCATACCCACTTAAAAATCGATTACTAAAATCTTTTGGATTTTGAATATTATTATCATCTATAAATTTTTGAGCTGACTCTAAATTATATATAGAATCCCAGTTATCTATATTAGTATGTAATCTATTAGGATATACTACAGATCCAGCAAATTTATTTTTTAATAATTTTCGATAAATTCCACTAAATCTTTTCTTAAAATCAGTAGGATTCTGTATTTCATTATTATCTATAAATTTTTGATAATAATCAACAAATTCTTCTGGATTTGTTCTTTCTGGAAATATTAATTTAGAAATAATTCTTAAATTACTTGCCTTGTTATGTATAATTGGATAGTTAATTTTTAAATCAGAGGATGATATAATTTGATTATCTTCAATGAATTTATTAATCCTTTCTAGAGAATTTACATCTCTATATAATAAACTAGTTCTTCTATTCGGATAATTTACTTTATCGGCAAACTTCTTTCTAACTAAACGATTATAAATACTTGGATATCCTTTTTTAAAATCTAATGGTCTAGTAATTTTATTTTTATCTATAAACTGTTGAAAATCCTCAACAGTATTAAAGTCTTTTAAATCTAACGAATTACTATTATTCATTCCCGATTCAACGACAGACTTTTCTTCGCTTTGAGATTTAGGTAAGTTATTCATTTTTATTATATTTTTTTTTACTATTCATCTTAGACATCACAAGAAGGGAATTTCGGAGATAATAAAGTTTCCGGATCTCTATTATTTCCTACTTTTCCCTAAATCTAAAATGAATAACTAACAATAAAAGAAACACTAGATTAACTTATAATTTTATATAAATTTTTCTAATGTTCTTTCATGTATTAGGGTTTAACTTTCTTTGAGAAGCAAAAGAAAGACTTAGGATATTTCACCTAAGTCTTATATTATTTTTTACTTATTTACTTTTTCTTTCTCGATATCTAATTCCATCATTACAGAATCAGATACAATTATCTCAGAATTATTCCCTAAATCAAGATTAATGATATTTCCTGAAATTTCTCCATTTACCATTGCAAGAGCTAACTTATCCTCTACATATTTTGAAATATTTTTTGATAAATCTCGAGCTCCATACTTAGTATCTACTTGATCAATGATAAATTCTTTTAACTTCTCAGATATATTAAGTTTATATCCTTTTTTAGATAAACGATCGTTAAGTTTTTTAATTTCAAGATCAAATATCTTCATCATTTCAGGTCTTCCAAGTTCATTGAATATTACTATATTGCTAAGTCGTCCAATGAATTCAGGTCTAAAGAATTTTTCCATAGCTTTCATTACTATAGATCTATTACCTTTATTTTTTTCATCTTGACTTTGTTTATTGAATCCAAGTCCATTTCCTTTTTCAGATAACTGCTTACTTCCAATATTCGAACTTAGGAGGATAATGCAGTTCTTAAAACTTACCTCAAGGCCATTACTTAAATTGGCTCTACCTGTATCCAAAATTCCTAATAGTAAATCATAAACATCTTTGTGAGCCTTTTCAATCTCATCAAATACTACTACCATATTAGGATTAGTTCTTACTTTTTCAAAAACTGCTGTATCTGAATCAGACCCTACATATCCTGGGGCACTTCCAAGTAATCGGGATATAGAATAACTTTCAGTATATTCTCCCATATTAATAAGTAGTAGATTTTTTTCAACACTTTCAAAGAAAAGTTCTGCTATCTTCTTGGATATCAGTGTCTTACCTGAGCCTGTAGGCCCTACAAGAAATGCTGTACAAATAGGTTTATTTGGATCTTGTATATCGAGGATAGACTTTTGAATTGCAGTAACCATAGTATCAACTGCATCCTGCTGTCCAATAACCTCTTTTTCCAAAACTTTTTTCATATTTCTGATCTTAGTTGCTTCAGAATCCTTCATTTTATTTACTGGAACGTTAGAGATCTTAGAAACTACCATCAGAACATTATCTTCAGTTACTTCAGGCCATCTAGTAGAATCATTAATTTCACAATCAATTTTAGATTTTTCTTTTCTAAGTTCCTCTTTTAATAATATTTCAGTATCTCTTCTTTTCTGAGCTTCGTCAAAATCTTGTTTTTCTACTAGTTCAATTTTCTCTTTAACAACATTATCAATTGCCTTTTCAAGATTATCAATAGAACTAGTATCAACATTTTTCCTAAGTTTTGTTGCACTTGCTGCAATATCAATACAATCTATTGCTTTATCAGGAAAATGTCTATCATAAATATATCTTCCACTAAGCTCTACACAAAGTTTTAAAATATCATCTGTATATTTCACTTTATGATATTCCTCATATCTTCCTTTAAGTGTTTTCAATATTTCTAGAGTTTCTTCTTTATTAGGTTCATCTACTGTAACCGTCTGAAATCTTCTTTTAAGAGCACTATCCTTTTCAATATATTTCTTAAATTCCCTAGTTGTTGTAGACCCAAGACACCTAAATTTTCCTCTAGCTAATGGACCCTTAAGGATATTTGCACCATCTCCTTTACCATCATTTGAACCATTTCCTACAAGATTATGTATTTCATCAATATAGATAATTATTTCTGGATTATTTTCTACTTCTTTAATTATAGCATCTAAACGCTCTTCATATTGCATTATGTTAACTATATGAAAATATTTCTCATATAGATCAGTATATGATTTCAAGTTTATAAATATCTAAACTTGGCAAGTCTTTATACGTTACACTAAAGAATTATTATCTTTAGCTCGGCATTAAATTACTCAACTAAAAGCGTAAGTAGTTAAGGTTATTCGCCGAATTTACTAGCTTATAATTTAGAAAATCACTTTCCTAAACGGCCATTTTGTAATCACAACCTCTGAATTGGCAACCAGCCACTAAAGCGTTTAAATCTAACGAGAAGATCCTTTTATCTATCAATTCTCTAGGAACTTCTTTATTTACTATTTTCTGACACAATCCTTCAATAATCGCGGTCTTTCCACAACCAGCTTCAGCTAATAATATCCCGTTATTTTTCTTTCTACATGATAGAATCTCAATAATCTGTGAAATTTCCTTATCTCTACCTACAATTGGATCATATTCTCCATTTTTTGCAGCTAAAGTCATATCTGTAGAAAATTTATCAAGGAAAGGGGTTCTAGAATTTGGATCTAGGTTTTCGGGCTCATTACTTCCTTGTCCAGCCATTTCAAATTCTCGATCTTCCTCTTCGCGACGTTTTTCAGAGTCTTCGTCGCCTTGGTTATAATCGAGAGTTTTTTCTTTAAGTTCGCCGCCGTTATTTTCCTCACAATTATCTTCTTGGTCTTTTATTCCAAGTTTCGTATCGAAGTCATTTATCTTCCAAAATAAACTCGTGAGGTCTCTTGCATCGGCGTCTAATTCATTTACAAGATACTTAGCAATCTTACTGAACTCTGCTTCTGGGAGTGAACACATAAGGAAAGCTAGTGTATCAATATCATCAGTCATCTCAGATTTTAAATTTATATCTGTCAGTTTATCCAAGATATAATTAACGGCCGGAGACAAGACAATCGAATCAGCGCCAGTATACAATTCAGAAGGCGCTGTGAATTTATTGTCTTCTCTAATTTCGGCCATTACATCCATTACAAACTCTCTAAGATCTTCTTCTGTACTAGGTTTTCCGATAAACAGATCTTTTAGGTAATCTCTTAGTTCTGGAATATCACCTTCATTATCTAGATAAGTTATAACTATCTGAGAAACTATATGATCTAGTGATATTTCTTTTCCCATAAACGAAACTACTTCTTCATGAGCTCTCTCGAAAAACTTTTTTAACTCTTGGGATAATTCAAATTTTGATGAATCTTTCATTTTTCTATTTGTTTAATTTTTATTATGTTTATCATCACATTATTAAGGAAATCATCGGTAAATTTTATATCTATTTTTTGCTTCAGAGATATAATCATTAATATCTTCTTGAGTAATAGTTATATCTTTTATGTTTTTAAATTTGTTAGCCCAATCACTACACCAACTTCTCCAACTAGTATCACCTTCAAGTTCTTTTATGTACTCAAGAATTTCTCCTTCTCCTTTAATATTTCTTTTTGGGACCCACCCCAAACAATTCTCGAAGGATTCATTTCGATCATGTATTGATTTTACTTTTATCGAAATTTTCTTTTTCTTCTTCAACCACTTAAAGAAATCTTTTATAGGATTTGGATACATTAACTTCGGAAACTTATAAATCTCATAATCTTCAGTTACAACTATATAAATCCTTGATTCTTTTCCTAAGGTCGGTGTTTTAAGAAATGGAAGATCGACTCGTTTGGCATCTATATAAACCTTAGTATTCCACCATCTAAAAGTATCTGGTTTATTTGTATCTTTTACTTGATATAACATAAAATCTCCAGAAATATCAATAACACTTACAGCTAAACCTGTTTTTCCAGTAGAATCATCTATGACTACTTGAGAATTTCCTTCTTCAAAGAGATCCATAACTTGAGATGCACCATGTTCTACTATATAAAGTGTTTTCCCTGTTAGATTATCAATAGTTTCTAAGTCTTTCTTATCTCCTTCTGAAAGTTCTACAAACATATACCCATCTTTACGCGTTACAGATCTAGTTCCAGTAATTCGGTCTAATTTTGTTTTCTTTACTAATTCTTCTGGTTTCATATTAAATTATTCTCGGTTCATTAATAATTCCTTTATCAATTAGATAGTTTCGATAGAGAAGATTTATAACAAATTCAGGTGATTTACAACAAAATTCTCTATCTACTACCTTTAGATTTTTCAATAGTTCAAATAAAGAAACTTCAGGTAAATATTCTTTCCTACAACAAATGCTATTATTTCTATTTACAATATCTAATCTTGAATCTGTATAAATTAATTTTTTCTCTCGATTTAGTATATTTATTATTTTTCTATTAGAAAGTTTTTTACAGATATACCCTTCTGTAACAAAATATAAAAATACCTCAGATAAAGAAGCTAGACGTACATCCTTTTCTAATTGAATTCCTTCAAAAAATTTTAACACATAAGTTTTATCAAAAAGATTTTTATAATTATTCCTAGATAAAATATATCTTGAGTGTAAAAATGGAAAAGTATATAATAAATCTTCTTTATTTGAAGAAGAAATTTCTAAGTAAGTGTATTTTGCTCCTTTAAAATTTATATAACTTAATAACATACTTACTTTCCCCATTTTAAATTTATTTTTGGTTCTCCAGTAATTTTTCCAGTATCTATAAGATAATTTCGAAAGATTATAGTTTTTAGAAATCCTGTTACAGTTTTAAATTTCTTTTCAGGGATAGGAACCACAGAAGTCAGAATATCCTTTCTAGTAAATGAGTTTAATTCGTACTCCCTGATTAATCGGGTTCCTGGTTGTTTATTCAACGATTCTACTTCCATTATAAATGAAAGTTGTATCATTGGATCTTTATAAAGTCTTTTTGACATAGAATTAAGATTTGAAATTTTTGGACGGTCAATTGAGGATGCTAAAACTAATCCTACTTTAGAGAAATCCATTAATTGTATTGGTCTTTCTTTTTCGAATTTTTCTAAGTATGGTTTTAATTTTACTTCGTCCTGTACAATTTCAAAACTAAATCCAGGTTCTGCAAACACTTCGAATCTACCATAATCTACATAAGGTATTGTAATTTTTTCTGTAGAATTTGATTCTGTAAGTACTGTATAATATACTGTGAATACATTTTGTATAACACATTGATAAACTTTTACATCCATTCTTCTATAGTATTATCGTTCCACTTCACCCTAGCATATACATCTGGGGCATTATCTAATCTCAATTCTAAGTTTTTAAAATCTTCTCTGAATTCTTGAGGTAGTTCGAATACTTTATTTATTACTTCTTTCATGATTTCTCGTGCCCTTAACTGTCTAGCTTTCTTTCTCCATACTCTAGGACAAAATACAGCTGGAATATATATAAAGTGATCAGAAGCGGTGGATATATCTGTTATAACCACTTCAGATGGATCTACCTCAAGTTTTTCATACTCAGGAGTGTTCCAATATCCATATTCACTTTTCTTTGGTTCTTTAGAAAAACATAAATACTTATCTCCTTCTTTAACAAACCATAAACACTCACCGCTAAATTCCTCTTTATACTTCTCTAATAAATCGGCCGGCGTAGATAGTCTCGGATCTTCATCAAAATAATCTTGAAGAATTTGTTTTATTTCTCCAATTATTTTTCCAGAGGCTAATCTAAATTCTGTCATTATACATTCTCCTGTAATTGGAACTGTAAAATTCGTAGTAGGTTGGAGATTTTTTATTCTTTCTACCTCAGAGAGAAATGATTCAGTTTGACCAGGCATATTCCAACAAGGTCGATGATTCATATTATCAGCTTCAATTAACTTCATCTCATCTATCAAGTTATCTCCTAGAAGTCTGATAAGTTGACGAGTTTTCTTTGGTTTTCCTGTATATAGTCCTCGAGAATAATCATAGAGTTGTTTAATACACATATGATTCTCAACTAGGAAAACAACTTTATCAATTACTTCTCCTGGGTATTTAAGATTAATCAGGATTTCTCTTGTTTCTTTTGCTGACTCTTTATCATGTTCGTGAAATGAAAATGATCCATCTTCTTTTACTTGATAACATATTGGCTTAGAAACATCATGAAAAAGAGCTGCTAATCTAAGTTCAAGATCCGCTCCACCTTGAATTACATGATCTAATACAGCAAGAGAATGTTCACCCCAAGTCTTATCATGATATTTATTATTCTGTACGAAACCAATATTTAATTGAAAAATCTTAGAAATTCTCCACATAAGACATCTTCCAATTAGTTCTCGAATTCCCCATACTGCATTTTTTGACATTAAAATCTTAGTAAACTCATCTCTAATCCTTTCCATACTAAGAGATGAATATTCTGGAATATTATCAATCTTAGAGTATGTTTCCTCAAAAATAGTGAACATCTTAGTACAAGCAAATCTGATTGCTCTTAACATTCTAAGAGGATCATCTTTAAAAGTCTGTTCAGGATCAAGAGGCGTTCTTAAGATTCTATTCTTACAATCATCTAAACCTTTTCCTGTTGGATCTAATACCTCTCCAGTTAATAGGTTTTTATATAATGCATTACAACAAAAATCACGTCTAAAAGCATCCTCTGTGATATTAGTTTGTTGTACTGTATCTGGTTTTCTCGGTCCTTGATTATAAGTTTCAACTCTAGGTACAACACACTCTATATCTATCTTTTCATTGGCTCCTATGTCTAATGAAAATTTCCCAGTTTTAAATCTATTATAAGTAACGAAACCAGAACATTCAGGCTTTGTTTTTAGGAAATCTATAAAGAGATCTGTTCCTTCTGGATAATCAATACAAAGATCTATATCTTTTGGAGTTTTTCCTAAAACTAAATCCCTAACACATCCACCAACTAGATAGATTTTTTCTTTAAATTTACAATCTTGAACTACTTCTTTTAATAATTCGACTGCTTTTTCGTAATCAATTTTCTTCATAATTGTTTATTGTTTTTATCACATATAAGGAAAATAAACTACCCTGGAAGATTTATTTTCTCCAAGGTAGTAATATTTTATTGTTGTTCAGCTTTCTTATACACTCTTATAATAGTTGCTAAATTAAGAATTACTATAAATCCAGATATAATTATAGTAATTAAATTCATAAAAGGTATTTGAATAAAATTATAAGAATCTAATTCAATATGATTCCAATAATCTTTTTGATACCCATCAAGTAAGCAATCTGAATAATTTTCTATGTCTAACTTTGTTCCAGGCTTAAGAGATTTTTCCAAAATATATTTTTCAAACTTTTTATCTCTATCCCAACTAAAAGATCCAGACCAAGTTATAGTATCATTTTCATCAATACCTATACAAAATATTGCTTCATTTTCTTTTCCTCCAGACCAGAATGATTTTTGAAGTTCTGTTTTATTCTTATAGCTATTTTGCCAAACTAAAAGAATAGGTCTGAACATAGGATCTAGGGAACATATGTAACCAATTTTTCTTTCTAGAGAATCAGGAATATTGATACCATATACGAAATTTTGTCTAGGTTCTAAAATATTATCTGAATTTACAATCCTACCAATATTATATCTTATAAATAATCTTTTCCTCAAAGCTTCTGATATATCTACATCATATAACTTATAGATCGGTAAAATGTTATTCATATAATTATAGTAATTAGTAGGTTTTGAGAATATCAATGCAGTTTCCGGATTACTATTCCATTTAGACCTGCACATATGCCAATTTTTATGTGTAATATCTTCCTTATTTCTCCATAATTCTTGAAAATATGTAAAAGTATTTTTTGATATCTCAACTTCTACTTCTTCACCGGTATCAAAATCATCATAAACTAAGTAATAGACATCTTCATGAGTAATATCTTTTCCATTTACTTTCTCTATCCAATTACTGTAATGTTTTATATACCTAGCTGAGTATTCAACTAGTTTTGTATCTACTGGCTTATTTAAAGTAAATGCAAAAAATACAATAAATATAGCCATAACTGAAGGTAAGACGAAAAATATATTCGGCTTATCTTTTTTCAATCGATTTTTAACTTTAACAAGTATAAATACTGTTATTAATAACAGTATTACAACAGTTATAAATAAATATTCCATAGGCTTTTTTAAAAACTTATTAATTTTCTTTTTCTAAGCAAATCTCCAACTACTGGATTCCATTCTATTGCATCTTTAATAGTCTTTTCTGGATAAGTACAGGTATGAAAGTTTTCTGCAAAAATGGTTTCTGTAATAATTATCTTTCCATAATCACCCATATCAGATTCAAAAAATATATTTAAAGAGTCTCTAAATATTCCATCATCTCCTGGAGTTAAAAAAAGATTATCAGTATCTTTTTCAATAGACCCTAAGAAAATAAGATCTTCTCTAGGCTTCTTAACTCCCATTAAGGAATAATCTGCGTACCAAAGATAATGTTCATACTTCCATGAATGAACACTATATTCTCTAAGATCTCTTGGAAAACCACTTAACTCTGGGGTCCCTTCACTTCCATAAATTACACAAGGTTTCCACCCTCCATTAATATATTGAAGTTCAAAAAGACATTTTGGATAATCTTCATGGATTAAAATATCACCTTCATAAATTCCGTTAGTTATAAATTCTCCAACAGATTTATGTGAAACCCTACTCCAAGTAAAAGATCTCTTTTCTTCATCGACTCGACTATCACTAGTTATAATTAAACAAGAATTATCATAAGTAGATACTCTAAGAGACCCATACACAAAATTCAATGGATCATATAGACTCATTCCGATAGGTATTCCTCTAAAACTCTTGTCAATACTACTTCCATGTTTTTCTGCAAAGTATTTTTCAAGTAATCTACAACTCATTTTTTCTCTTTTCTTGTTTTAATCTTAATAACTCTTTTGACAAAGTAGGATCATTATGAGAGATGCCATCCAAGATATCATAATAAATACCCCAAATGGATCTTACAAATGCTAATCGTTTCGACACAAGCATATAAGTTCCATTCATTAAGGGCAGTTTAGATTCTTTCATAGAACTGTAAAGAGCACTAAGACGTAAGTATCTCTTATGCCACTTCAAAAGTTCTGGCATAGCTGTCTTTTCAGATAAACCCATTTCTCCAAGAACTTCTTTAACATCCTCTGGAAGTTCATCAAAAAACATATTATAACTTTTCTGCAAAGATTCTTTATCTTCAATCATAGTGTTTTATCTTCACTTAATTTCTCTACTACTTGATCCCATGTTAAATCACAAAGATCATCTATCCAGGAATCAATATAATATAATTTATCCGAATCTTTAATAACACCAAATAGAATTGGATCCTTTTTAATTCTCTCCTCTTCAGCTTTTTCATATTCTGTTAAACTGAATGATTTTCCGGTAGGATCATAGTACAGAATTACGTAGTTATCAAATACTTGTAAATTATCTGCCAGTACTTTCTTTTCAGCAACTGAATCTGGAATTACTCTTGTGAAATTCTTAATATAATCAATATCAAGTTGTTTTTCACATTTTTTCTGAAGAGTTACTAGATCCGACATTGTAATATAATGATTAATTCCAGAAACTGCTAGAACTGATTCATAAATATGTATAACTAATTCTGAAATTAATTTTTCGAGTTGAGCTTGTTGATTTAATACAGTAGCTTTATGAATTAAGCTCATATAAGCTTCAGTACGTTCTTTAAACTCTTTTTCTTTTCCAGCTAATATCTTAACTTGATCAAACAATTCTATTACATTTATTTCATACAGCTTTTTCGGTTCCTCTATCTTATCCTCAGTAATTGTCTTTTTTCTCTTTCCAAATAATTTTTCTAAGAAACCTTTCTTCTCTTTCTTATTCCCCGAAGAATTCATATTAGTATTAACATATTTAACAGAATCATCATTATTATTTACGAAAATTTGATTCCGAATTCTACCTGAGATTAAAGAATTATTTTCCTTCAGAATTTTTAATAGCTTTTCTGAAATTGATATATTAAATTTCCTAGCATTTGAGTCTCCAAGAAATTCCTTAACTCTAGATAAACCTTTTAGAATTTTATCTGTAGCTTCTATTTCTTTCTCACCTTCTAAGAAAAGAAATTGTCCTGGAGTTATTGAATCAGGATCTGTATTTACTATTCTATTAAAATTTATATTTACTTCAGATTCCTTAAGGTCTTCCTTTGAACTTAAAGTTACTTTTTCGGTTGTATCTTTTACTAGATTTTTATATTTTAATAAATTTTCATCTACTACAATACCACCTTCAAACAATGTAATTCTGTTTCCTTTTTCTAATAATTTCATAATCTATATAATATTTGTGAGTTTTTATTTCCTAGTTCACATCTAATATTTTCTATCAAACCCCTTTTAAGAGTTGGATGAAGACCCGACATTGATGTTATAAATAAACACCTTTCTTCAGGATCCTCTATAATACTAAATATTATAGGAAGCATATACATAAGAATTCTAAATCCTGATCCATGATCAATTATACTTAATAATCCAGTTGGATCATGATCTGTTATTATCCTCCAGTCTTCAGTTATTTTATTTATTCCAAAACCTAAATCAGGAATAATATTTCTTACTTTCTCTTGAACTGATTCAGGATATTTCATGAGTTTTTCAATAAATGGATCAATACCCCATTTAAGTCCTTCACCTGAATCAGCTATTATTAAATCTTTTTCAAAAAACTTACCTATTCCATAAGATATATTAGGATAGTCATAGGATAAATTAGAAATAAAAGAAGTAATAAATTTTGTTGATTTATAAACTTCATATAAATTTAATAAAATTTCTTCATCCTCCCCAGTTCCTTTAAATCCTGCTCCTATACTTATTTCATATTGATCTACATATACAGCTAATTTTTGATCTACAACAAGGGATTCAGATATAAACTCATCTAACGTAAAGATAACACTATATCCTATATCATAATCTTCAGAACAAAGAGTTATAGACATCTCAATAGGTTCTATAGGATCATATGGTCTAAAATCTACTTTACTAACTTTTTTCAGTAAAAATTTACCAATTCCTTTGAGAAATTCATCTAAGGATATATCTACTTTATAATCAACATCACTGCTTATTAACTCTGTAAGTCCAGTCGGAGAAAATCCTATTGATATTTCTTCTTTACATGCGAAAAAATTTTTTAATCTTAAATTTTTTATTCTCATTTTAATTTTCTTTGATCATAGTTAAGGCTATTAGAGTTTTATATCTTTCTTATGTACATTTCCCTTAAAAACCTTATATATGGAAATTATTGTTAATGAAAATTGCTTTAGTCAATAAGTCTGGTCTGCGAAGATCGGGCTTATTTTTTTTGGCCTGAGAATCTTATACTTGAAATAAAAACCTAAAAGAATGGAAAGATTAGAACAAATTTTCGAAAATGAAGTATTAAAAAATCTAAAAGAAGGTAAAATTAGTGGGAAATCTATCAAAGAACTTCCAGTATTATTTGAGAAGAGGAAAAGAAATGATAAATACACCCACTCTGAGTTATCATATATTATGAAACTTAATGACCTAGGAATACCTTATGGATTAATCGCTAAATCTATATCTAGAACTGAAACATCCGTTAGAAATAGATGTGTTAAGTTTAGAACAGAAAATGGAACTTATAATAAGGGTCATATAGAAGAAAAATATAATCTTAACGATAAATTCTTAAAATATCTTGAAAAAGAAGATAGAGTAATGACTATCTTAGACGCTTATTCGGGGAGTAAGCCATTTTGGACAAAGTATGAAAAAGGAAGAGTAGTATTAACAAATGATATAAATAAAGATTATCCAGCTAAATTACATTTTCCTGCTGAAGATCTTGTTAAGGTATTATATGAGAAAGAATATGAATTTGACGTTGTAGATCTAGATCCATTTAATACTCCAATGAAATGTTTTGATAATGCAATTAAGATTTGTAATAGAGGATTAATCATGACTTTCGGGGATAAACGAGGAATAATAAGTAATAAAAACTTAGCAAAAGAACGTTATGGATGTAGGGTCTATGATGAAAGAAAAATAATACAACATTATATCAGAAGAGCTAAGAAATTTGGAGTGAAACTTAGAGTATGGAAATTTGTAAAATGGAAAATGACATGGAGAATTTACTTTAAAGTACTAACCCCGAGTTCCTTATAAATGTATTAATAAAAAAAAATTAAACAATTATGAAAGTAAGATTTTTATCTACAAAGTTTTATGTGAGCGAAAAAAGAAGAACAGTAACTTGTGTTATGACTGCAAAATTAGACGATAGAAAGTCTGGTCAAAACAATTTCCGATTTACATGGGAAGGGGAAGAGAGATTCTTAGAACCTTTCGAAGTTATAACAGTTGCCCGTTGTCACAAAGATGATAAATTCGATGAGACAAAAGGAAGACGTATCGCTGAATCTAAAGCTAAACGTTTAGTTTATTCAGAAGGAATTCAACGAGGAAGAATGATACTAAAAGCAGAAAATGCTTATCGGAAAGAGTTGGAAACATTTGTAGAAAATACAGTAAAGTATAAAGAAAAAGAAGTAGCTCATACATCTATTGTAATGGGATAAAAAAGAAAATAAGAGAGGATTTAACTTGACTTTTAATTAGTCAAGACCTCTCTTATTATTTTTATAGTCCTTCAGCAACTGAATTAAGAATCGAATCTAGGATCACCTTTTCAGTTGTTGTTTTTATTTTCTTCATTTTATATTCACCGGTACCTAAATAAATTATAGTATATTCGATAATATCTGAAGATTCTCTTTTCAGTTCAAATAAAACCATAGATGAATATACTAAAGTTATTTGATCAGGATAATCATTAGCAACGTACAAAGGATCTCCAAAAACATCTGATATTTCTTTAACTATATTCTTCAGATTTATCATAATGCTGCTAAGTAACGATATATATAATTCTCAATATCTTCATAGGATATAGTGATAAGTTCTTCAGTTGGAAGTTCACCTTCTGGTTCAGTTCTAATTATATACATAGGTACTTTAGAAGCATCAGGTCCTATCTCATCAGAATGAATTAAGAATACTGTTGGAATTCTTACTCCAGTTAGTTGTAGATAATGAGTCTTAACAACTGTAGAATAATATTGAAATGACCCTTTCCCTAGCTCTTTACATATATTTTCGAAAATCTTAGTAATTCTTTTATTTTCCATTAGTATCTAAAATCTCGATAAGATTTGTAAAAATAGTAATACCCTGGACCTCCATTTAAAGTTGGTCTTGGATCTACTCTAAATACTAAAAATTCCGGTGGAAGTGGTGGAAGCTGAATTGTATCTCTCCATCTAAACTTTATACGTTCTGGATCTCTTTGACTATCTAAACCAACTCCAATACCTTCTATATAACACAATCCATTATCTAAAATCTTTAACATCAAAGGAGCTTCATCTCCAATTGCACCTGATTCTACATAAGGATCATATATAAATATCTCACCAGGTTTTAGATTTTGATATTCCATAAGACTAAGATGATCATTTCCTATTCCTGGAAATCCAAGTTTCATTTCTGTCATTCTGGACTTCATTTTATTAACTTGATCTGGCCAAGTCTTAGAAAAACCTCTTTTTCTGGCGAATTTTATAAGAATATCATCATTTACCATTTCTTATATAATTTTTAATATATTTATAAACATCTGTAATTAACCCTGTAGTCTCTTTATCTTGAAATAATTCATCAGATATTAAATTATCATCTACTAAATCTTTCAAAAGCTTTGTTATATCATCACTGTTACTAAATGAAACTATATTTGTTATATGATAATATTGAGACTTATCTCCGATATATGTAAAAGTTAATTTGACATATGGAAGTCTTACTAAATCATATGAACCATCCTGATTTTGAGACTCTGAAATCAAACATTCTCCTGAAATATTAGTATAACTGTAAAGATCAAGAATTGTTTTTCCTGGAATACATTTAAGATAATTAAAATTCTTTACTATTTCGGTGTCCGAACTTCCTCCAGTAACCACTACATTATTATGCATCTTAGATTGTGTTTCTGTTTTCTTAAAGAATCCAAAAACTTTTTTCTCTGTTGTGTACTTTTCTTCATAAACAAAGTAGAACTTATGATCTTCAAGTTTTAATGATTCTGGATTTATTTCTATCTTTGTAACTCTATAATCTTTAATCGAGTAAGGTAAGTTAAATAATTTTTCTATTTTCATCATAATTTAACATTTTTTATTAATTTACTTGAAGTTCTATCATAAAATAAATCCTTATCAGTAAGTAGACCCTTTTCATATAATAGATTAAGAAACTCATTTAATTCTTTTTCTGTTTTAAATGTATATTCTTTTCTTCTTATATTATTCCCATACATATCGATTTTATAGTAAATTATAATATATGGAAGTCTATATACTTTATAAGATCCATCAGAATACATATCTTCTCCTATTATTCCATCCTTAACACCACAATAAAATACTGAATTTGGAAGTCTTATAGATTGTCCCGGTTCAATATTTTCATATTTTCTAGATTCTTGTGAGTAAATCATATCTCTCATATAATTCTTTTGACGACATTTGATAAACCCAAGGAACTTTTTTGTATATTCTGGATAAAATCGATATCTTTCTTCTAAAACAATTGATTTTTCAATTGATACTGAGATAATCAATTCTTTTGTAAAAATTAATTTTTCTAATGTTATCATAATAGTAAAAGTAGTTTTTCTGGTCGATCCCAATAAGCTTCTATTGCTGATTTCAAATATTCATATGCATTAGTCTTTGGGATGTCAGGATTGTAATGTAAAATGAAATCTCGAATTTTCATTCTATACATTCTAAATTTCTTCAACATAAAATCATTATCTCCACCTGGACACTCTGGATTTTGATAAGCTTGTTCCTTGTAAGACTGAATAATATTATACAATCTATCTCCAAGTTCAATACTATAACCAGCAGAATATGGTCCTTGGTTATGATTTTCTTCAATTAATTTTCCAGATTCCCAAGCTTCTTTTTTATACTCTACTTCTTTTCTAACGTTTCTAAGATATCTTTGATGACGTCTTTCTTTTTTTCTTTTACTACTAGTCATACTGTTCTTTTATATATGAATAATTTATCTTTATTACCATCTATTACAAACTTCCAATCTTTCCGAAATATTACTTTAAGGAAATCAATATAATCAGAAAAACCGATCCCAAGTTGAGGTTTCATCCCATTTAAGAATATTTTATCAACTGAAGATATTCTTATAGTTCCATAATAACCTTGTAAATTTTCACGAGGGTCTTTTAATACAGGATTAACGGAAGCAACAATATTACTAATTTTATAGTCAGTTACTATAACTTCAATACATTTCCGTATAGATTTAACATATTCCTTATACTCTTTTGACCCTAAAGTTCTCTTAAGATCATAGGCTGCATATAAAACATCATAATTAATGCTTCTACACAACTCTTCTCCATACTGATAAAAAATATCTATAAAACTAGAATAAGGTGAATCATCAATAATATCTAAGATCTCAGATTTTCTAGGATAACCAATAAAAGCTTCGAATTTAGTTTGAATACACCAACCCTCATTATTTAAAATCGAGAGTAAAGTTTTAAGTTGTTCAATATTAGTACTTTCACTCATCGAAAACTTGTTCTTCTGAAATTGGTAATACTGGAAGTTGCTGAATTTCTTCGGGAGTCATAAGGATCTCTGCTACCTTCATAATAACCTCCTCACACTCTTCCGATTTTACTTTTGGAGGAATTGTTCTTACTATCCTTCCAAATAATTCCTTAATATCTTTATATTTTTCAGTATCAGGAAGACTTAGAGATAAAGTTCTAGTATCTTGTCTAAGTCCTCGTACTGTGTGAATATATTGACATCTAGGACGATTATCAATTCTTCTATAATAAATTATGTTTCTAGCTCTAGCTAAAATACAATTTATTCTAAAGTCCATTTCTTGTTCGTTCATAATTTTTTATATATTTTTAATTACATTATTAAGGGATTCAAATCTTTTCGGATCACTATTTATAAATCTTCTATAAAATATTTCTTTTTCTACAGCGTAACCTAATTCAAAATAATTTATTAAAGAATAACCCATAACGATACCAGTACCAATATCACTGAAACGAATAGAAAAAACATCTCTTAATCTATTATTTCCATCAAAAAACCAAAACTCATTCTGTTGATTTACTCCAATAAAATTACCTAAGAGATCAAAATACTTAGATTTATATAATCCTTCCATTGCTTTAGAAGATAAAATTTCTAATTTCTGATCTGTCTCCCATAAATACTCTTTAATTTCAAGAGACCTAAGTTCTCCGAGAGTTGGAAAAAGAATATTAGTATAATTATTCCAATCAGCCCAAGGAATTAAAATTTCTAGGTCTTTTCCATACAAAGGTGGTTTTTCTGGATTTACTTTCAAACATTTTTCATACAACTGTAATCCTTTTTTTACATCCGAAGTATAAATTGAAATATAACTAATCATAATTACTACTAACTGCTATATATCTATTATTATCTAGATCTACTAATACTAAACATATTTTACCACCTGACATATAAAATAAATCACCTTCCCAAAATTCATTCCTATTAACTCCAACTTCTTTCCAAGCTTTTCTAAAGGATGTTATTAAATAATCTTTAGTATGAAAGTTAGTTATTATAGATGATTTAGATATATCAACAATTTCTATAAACTTTTTAGAAATCGAACTTCCTGAAATAAATCCAAAAGGCATAACTAATTCTTCTAGGTCTTTCTTTAATGATAGCATCCTCGAAACATTAAGATATTTCTCATTAATTGGATGTGTCGGTTCTTTTACTTCTCCTAAACTAAAGAAATAATCATATAGCTCAGAAAATTCAGGATAAAACTCTTCAATTATCTTAGGATCCGCTGTTATAAGTTCGGCCGTATTATTTTCCCATCGAACCTTACAATATTGTCTAAACTTTTTATTTAAATCTAATCCAGAACATAAGACTTTTAATAAAAACTCATTATCCTTCATTATCATGTATAATATAATTCGTTAAATATGGAGTAATTACAAAACGGCCGGAAGAAAACAGCGAAATATCTAAAACCTTGATCCTCCAATCTCTCTCAGGTGGTAAAGGAAATTCATCATTATTTTCAAAAGTAGTGTAATTATGTCTATAAGGTAGACTTCCTTTATAAAAGCTATCTAACCCGGAGATATTTACTCTTGCATCATTCCCATCACTTATAAAAGGATTACTCAAAAGAGTTTTAAAACTCTTTTCTAGGTTTCTTGTAAAATCATGTTTGAATGTTTTGACCTCCGTTTCTATTTCTCTACCACCAAAAGAATATTTACTTGAAAAATATCTATATATCTCCTTAAGTCTGGTGAAAGAGATCTTATAATCAAACTTTCCTCCCGTTAAACAAAAAACAGTTCGAAAAATATGAAACTCTGGATAAAATTCCTGAACTGCATCAGAAACTACAGGCTCAAGAGAATCATTAAAAGGTGTTGTAATATACTCTTGATAGAACTTACAGTATTCATAAAATTTTTGATCCAATGAAACCTCAGGATCTGATAGGATATTTATTATATTATTCTCTTCCATAATAAAAAATAAAAAGAGCTGCCTGGAAATTCCAAACAACTCTCTTGATTACTATTTCTTTCTGATAACTTCGTCAATAATTCCAAAATCTAATGCTTCTTGTGCAGTCATCCAATTATCTCTCTCACAAGCATCTGCAACAGTTTCATAGGTTTGACCTGTCTGCTCTACAATAGTTTCATAAAGTTCTTTTCTTAGACGTTCCATCTCCTTAGCTTCAATAATAATATCTGTAGTTTGCCCAGATAGTTGACCTATGAGTGGTTGATGAATCATTGTTCTAGATCTTCTAAGTGCTGAACGTTTACCTTTAGTTCCACACATTAGAATCATAGCACCATAAGACGCACATAATCCAGTATTTATTGTTCTAACATCAGAATCAATAAATTCCATAGAATCAATAATTCCCGCACCAGAACTACAACTACCCCCAGGACTATTCACATACATAGTAATATCTGCATTTTCTACAGAATCTAGATATAATAATTGAGAAACTACTATATTTGCACTATCTGAATTTACATCTGTACCAAAGAAAATTTGACGTTTACTCATAAGCTTAGAAAAAATATCTAGCTGAGACATATTTCTTTCAGACTCCTCAAGAATATATGGATTGATATAACCTCCTCTAGCTTCTGACATTTTATGAAGTTTATCATCAAAACTAGTCATCTTAAAAGGATTCTGAGATTTATAAAAACTTCTAAAATCTTTAATTGTTTTATTTTCCATAATTTATAATAATTAAATGTTTTTATTCAATTATAAGATTTTGAAGCCTAGAAAAAGAAAAATCCCCAATCTTCACAGACTAGGGACTTCTATTAAACTTTAAAAACTAATACTAACAAACAAAACACATCTATATGTTTACCATTAATTAAGATTCTGAATCGCTGTAAAGAGCAAAAAGAAGAAGACCGGATTTCTCACAGTCTTCTTTTGGTTTTAACCTGGAAATTTATAAACATAAACAGGCTCTTTTTCGAATTCTAAGTCTTCAACGATACAAGGAAATGAATATTCTGAATGTAATCGTCGGATGATTCTAGGAAATAATTCTTGATCTCCTCGATTTTGTAAGTTATTTACAAACTTATACATCTTAGGTCTTCCATCAGCTGCTACAATCTCTAAGTTATCTATCCACGTATTCCAGATTCTTTGAGCTTGTTCTTCAGAGAGTGCTAAGATGTAATATCCTTTCCATCTATAAACATTGAAATTTGTTGGGACAATTGAAAAAATTCCATCTGTATATACTCTTTCACCTAACCCATCAAGAGTTATGTAATAAATTGGCTTAGGAGAATCCAATTTTATAACTTTTTCAACATTAGTAACTTTGTACTCCTTTTCTCTTTCAATTTCAGGAAAACCGATAATTTCTGGAGATATTACAAGTTTAACCCCAATTCTTAAGATTCCATCTTCTCTGACATAATTAATTCCTTGTTTTTGTTTTAATTCTTTTTCCATGATTCTTGGATTTTATTGGTTTATCTCAAAAGTAAGGTTTTAAGACTTTTTCCAAGAAAAGGATCTATCAGTTAAATCAACTTTTATTCCTTCTATCTTTGACGATGAAGTTATTCCAGGGAGTCTTATTAACCTTCCAAATTTCTTTAGGAAGGCTCTATATTCCCCAAGTTTTAGAATATCAGTACCTTGCGCCGGTAATATAATAAATTTTGAATATTCTTCATAAATTTTAATAGCTGATTCCTTAGATTTAGCAAATATAAAATACCAACAAAAATCAATATCCGGCGCCTCTATTTCTACTTTATAAACTTCCATAACTCCTATAACATTCCCATTCTTTCTAAAATTGTTTCAATAGTCTCCCAATCAACACAAGAGGTATATATAGTTTTTATTTCTCCAGTATCGAAATTTACATACTCGGCTTCACCCCATCTAAGAGGTATTCCAAGAGCTGTATCATCTATCAAGAAATCTCCTAAAACTTTTCTTGCATATCCTATTACACCTTCTTCCTCTGGATTATCATTTACACAATACAGTGGAATTTCTCTTTCTCGAAACCATCTCTCAGCTTCTTCTAATGATGTTTCAGTTCTAAATTTTCCTCCAATATAATTATATGGATTATTTCTAGAATTATTCCGACAAGTCCAAAGAATCAATCTATGTCCAGCAGAAACTATCCTTTTTAAAACCCTTTCAGCTCCTGTATCAACCTCTGAAAAACCGGGTTCAGGAAGATTAGGAACACAAGTGCCATCGAAGTCTATCAAAAAAGTTGCCATAAATTTTCTATAGGTTTTGAGTTAATAAAAATCTTTTCAATCTCAGGAGAAATTGGTTTATTATGATAAAAATAATCAATCCAATTAGATATAACTATTTCTGCTGTAACTCCCCAAGGAACATAAAACACTCGAGATTCAGATATAGTATTCCTAAGTTCTTTGATAAAATCTTTTTGTTTTAAAATAGGTGGATATTTATATTTCCATCTACATAGAAAAAATTCTTTAATCTCCTTAAGTTTTTCATCTGTAATCTCTCCAGAATTATTAAGTGTTATTGGAAACCAATCGCTCATTTCACTCGTAAAAATAAGTATATCCAATTTTAATATTAAAATATATCTTCCTCTGTTATTTTCCATCTTTTGAATTCTTGTTCATAATTCTTTCTTTTCGGAGATCTAGGTCTTAGTTGTTCTTCAAATTTTTCCCAAGCTTCATTCTCGGAGGATGCAATAATTGTCATAAATTCTCTGAAAAATATAGGATTTCCTAATTTATCAAAATCAGATATTTCTTTTACAAAAAGATATGTCTTCATTTAACAAAGTGAGTTAGGTCATCAAACTTAACAGGCATACACTCCTTTCTGTAAAATTCCCACATATCTCCAGACATAATACCTCTACTTCCACAATGAGATATCAATTCGATAATATTTAATTCAGATGCAGTATAAATTCTACGTCCTTTAAAGAAATAAAACTCAACTGATTCTTTAATAGTTTTTATAAGTTGTGCTTCTTTGTAAATTATCTTAGGAGGATTAAGGAGATTATCTTGAAAGTATTTATTATTCATCCAAATAATTTGTTCTTTAAGATCAGTATAAAAATCATTCCAATCATCCCAATTATAACTTACTAACGAATATTTTTCAAGAATTCGAATAGCTACTATCGGAACTGGAGAACCTAATTTCAAATATTCTCCCCATACATCTTTATCTATTTTCTCTTCACCTGAACTCATCTTACTCTAATAACTAAAGTATTATCTCTAAATTCCTTCCAAGACTTAGCGTTTGACATCATAAATCCATAATTAATACACTCCTTTAGACCCTGTATCCAATCCTTTAAAGTAGTTCCAATCTCTACCCAAGTCCATTCCGAATCTGATACTTTTACTCTGGGCTTTTCTCCTGACGATCTCCAAGAATTTACATCTGAATAACCTGCTCGAAGTGCTTGCATCTCAGGGGTAGTATTTCCGAAGTATTGTCTAACTAAATCTAACTCAGATAATTCGATAGGAGACATATTAACTAAACCTCCTAACTCCTGAACTTCTTCGATAATATCCTGATCTGACTTTACTGTTCTTTTATAAATTGTTCCAGATGCTTCCAAGATCTTAGCAAACTCACGACCAATCATTACATAATCAGCACCAAGGGCAATAGCTTTTAGGATATCCGAGTGACAAGTAATACCACCATCTGCAATAACTTTAACATCCCGAAGTCTACCTTTTCCTGATTTTCGAAGTGAATTAATTGCGCCGAGAATAGATGCCATAGGATAATGAAACCCATACTTATCTTGATCAACTAAAGATCCAGATGATATTCCGACACGTACATAATCAAATCCGGCGCCACTATACACTTCGTAAGTCTTAGGGTTAGCTATATTTCCACCCATCAAGATAACCTGTTTTCCGTAGAGCTGTTTTAATCTTTGTCCAATTTCCATAAGAGCTACATCATGACCATTTCCAGAGTCGATGCAGATATGAAATTGTTGAGTTGAACCTCTTTGATCTATATTTATAAAATTTTCTCTTACCTCCTGAAGACTAAACGCACAGAAGATAAATCCACACGCTTCAAGTCTAGTTCCAAGTTCAACAGTTCTAGGGAGGATAGGCTTAATTCCAGAATCTTGCCATACTTTCCAATTATCAACTCCAACAATAGCTTCCATCGGACTTGTAAAAATAGGTAAACTTTTTGGCACTCCCGTAACTTCCTGATCATCTAAAACAAAATAATCAAGTTTTCCAGAGTTAGTCCATCCTGAGTTAAGATTATCAGGAACTAACATAACATCTGATAATTCTAAGTACTTTTCCATATTCTTTATTATAATTTAAATAATTCATTCAATCTTTCCTCTTCATAGAAAAATTTCTCTAAGAGCTCATCTTTACTCTTAACAAGTTCTTCTAATCTTTTTTCTATAGACTTTATATTATTTTCCATTTTTGTAATTCTATTTGACATATTTCTAATTCCAATACGTTTAAAAACATTAAATTGTTCTTCTAGCATCTTCTCTGAAAACGCTACACAATTACTACAATTTAGTATTATACGTTTTCCTTTAGAATCTTTAAATTCTCTATTATAGTGATCCTTATATACTTCCCTAACAATTGGCTTATTATTAAAAATATTAAAAGAAGGAAGATAATATATGTATATCTTCTGAGTTCTCATATAATCATCATAATATTCTTTATATTTATTACGAACTTCACAATTATAGATAACTTTATAATAAGGTACAGAGCGATCTATCGTATACTCCCACTCATACTCACCAATTTTCTGTTTATAAGTATAAGTATCTGGATTATTTTCGATAACTTCAGAAAATATTAATTTCCCTAAATCTTCAGTAATTTCTAATTCTCGTGTAAGAAAAACAGGTGGATAATCCACAATAGAAAAATCAAACCTATCAATGGGAATAATTGGTATTCCCGGTTTATATAATTTCTTAAGTTCTTGTTTATTAATTAAAGGATTATTAATTACAGTATTTATATATTCTGCTGAAAGAAATTCCTCACTTTTTGGAGAAAAATCGTTAAATAATTTTTCTATTATTGGATCGTCTTCTATACGATCCATTGTTAAATACTTATTATAAATTTCTTCTAATGTTAACATTTATAATTTTATTTTTATTACTACATATATAAGAAAATTAAAGGTTTAGTAGTTTCATCACCACTAAACCTATTCCAAATTCAATCTAAAAAAGCAAATTCATCACTTAACTGACAAAGCCACTCTTGATATTCTTCATCACTCATAGTCCTTTGCTTCTCTTTTGCTACTTCTACAATTGTTTCTCCGAAGTTAAACGATTCTTCATATTCTTCCATAATTTCTTTTTTAAGTTTATTACATATATAAGGCTTTAAGGAAATTATATACGGAAAATAAAAAAAAATTTACTTATCACAAAAAATAAATTATATTTTTATTTCATATATAATATTTTAAGAAAAAAAGAAGGGAAATTAATCCCCTCTATTAAAAATATTCACATTTACTTCTTTAAAACCTCCTGCTGATAAAACAGCATTACTACAAGCAAATCTATCCTCCTGTTTTAATTTTTGATACATTTGAAGTATTTGTCCTGTTGGAGAATCATCAGTTAAGTGTATCTGATTTTCCCTTAACATTTCATTACTAACATATGTAATAAAACGGAAAAATTTTGTATCTTTCTGAAAAATTCCTAAGGCAACTCCATCATTCAATTTTCCTTCTAAATTCCATTCTCCCTCTTTTTGAACTTCAGGAATTATTGTTGTAATCATTGCAGAATTAGATCTTAGATAAATATCTACAATCTTTTCAAAGTCAATGTTATCTATTTTTAGATATCTTTCGCGATACCTTCTCATAAAATGTGCTTCGAATATTACAATATTCCTCAAATTAACATCAAGTGATGGGAATAATATAGCATTCTTTTTTCCAGTTATTCCATTATTTACGATAGTATAAATGGTAGTCCCTTTTGAAAATTCTCTTTTATTAGGCCATGCTTCAATAATTGCTCGATATTGATTTCTTGATACATTAATAATCTTCGTCTCCTTAAACGGAACTGGAGACTTCGTTTGTTGATAAATCTTTAATATTTTATGTTTATTTTTATCTATTTCTCTATTAACTACATCTAGTATAGTCTGATAATCTCTTTTCAATTCTTTAAAGATCTCATCACTGTTCATGTTCATTGTAATCATAATTTTATTCCTTTCTTTTAAATTGTTAATAAATCTCTTTTGATTGGTTTAAAAAAGCCGGAGACTTTATATCCCCGGCCAAGAATGGAAAAAGAATTACACTAAACAAGAAAACCCTGATAAAACACTTTTCCAGGATCTTATATTCTTCATTTCGGTTGATGTGCATTCAAACATATCCACCCCAAGTCTTTTCTTTCTCTTTGGATCTGGACCTCCTGTCTGTAATGTAAACCGAAATTTGTCACTATCTCTAAGGTGTTCAATTTTCACCATATAATAAGTTTCGTAATTTCCCTCTTCATTCTTTTCTGTAATTCGAACGAAAGATCTAACTGTATAATCTTTATCGTTCTCTGATACATAAAGCTCTTTAAGCGAGCCTTGTATGAATTCAAGATCAGCATCTTCAAGTTTTACTGCCAATCTAGTCATTCCATGAACTCCTATACCCAAGAGTTCTGCATTGTAATTTTGTTTGATCAATTCTGCATCTAAACGAATTCCTGACCAAATTTCTTTTAAGTTTTTCATTTTCTTAATTGTTTTCTGTCCTCTAATTGCTTCGGACGTTGCACTTTTGTTAATTTAATTGTCTCTAAGGCTTCTCTATGAAGCCCTTTTGGTTGTTTATTCTTTTATTATTTTTTAAAGATTATACACTCTGGTTCCCACCAATCCATTATCGCTTTTTCAGATTTCCATTCTAGTCCTCTATTTGAATTTAACCATCTTGAGATCTTTATTTTTGTCTCTATACTTTTATCAGATATTACAAACCTCCTGGCTGCTGTCTCTGTTAGAAAAACATGTTCATCTCTATAGACGGGTAATTGTTCAAAAAGTACTAAAGGTAGGGTGTATGCTCCTGTAAGACGATCATAACCTAATAAACGAACACCAAATACTACTACATATCTTTTTTTCATAATATTTATTTATTTTGTTAATTATTGTCTCTAAAAATCAAAGAGAACTAACTGACATTGTTATATATCAATTAATTCTCTCTAGTAAGATATCTATTTATCTTCATATATAAGGCCTTTAAGGATTTTGAAATGGAGTAATTTTTGACTCTATTTTCCTTATTAATGTATAATAAAAATATAAAAAATTATGATAGAAAATGACAATTTACTATTTTTAGGTTTTGTTGGTGTTATAGTAATAATATGGTATATATTATTTTATGTATGGCTAGTAAAACGAAGAAAAGATTTAATTTTTGTTCGTGATGTTTGGATAGATGAAGTTTCTGAAGTTGATATCATCTTACAATCTATGAAGGTATATAAACTTTCAGAATGTGTTACTCGCCAAGAAAAATATTATCAAGAATTAATCAAATATAAGAACGACAAAAGAGATTATTTATTTTTCCACCCTACCGGAGATAAGAAAGGTCAAGAAGAATTTTACAAGAATATGATAATAGCAACAGAATTAGTCCTAGATATTGATTCTTTAGAACCAGGTGATCAAGTTGTTATCAGTATCTCTGGAAAATTTTACTTAAGGAAAGTATATAAACTTGACTTCGAAAATAATATTATATATTATAAAGAACCGAACAATACAGTAGTATCTGAAGCGAAATTATATAGTGTAGTATCTAAAGTTAAATTAATATTTGGTAAAGATTTATTAAAAGAAATATTATGAAAGATTTAATTAAAGAAACATTCAAAGTAATGTATGTAAAAGAAGGAATGAATCAGACTAAAAACTTAATCTCACAAGAAGATTATGAAGAAAAAGTTAAACCAATTCTAAAAGAGATTCAAGAACTAGAGTCAAAACAATCTGAGTATAACAAGAAAAATAAAAAGTATCAAGAACTCGAAAAGGAGATTAGAACACTCAAGGGAAAACTTAAACCCCTGGGAGAATGGTTTACTTCTAGATCACCTCTTGGAAAAGCCTTAGAGAATGGTGGACTCTTAATATTACCTTCACAACAAGGAGGTACTCATAAAGTAGAATTTATAAAAGAAGAGGTGGTATGAGAATTCGAGAATCATTACTTAGAAAATCTGCTATATATGGAGTAGTATTTCAACGTTCAGAACCAAAGAAGTCATTTTTTAATCCTGGAAGACCCTGTAAAGTAATATTATATGTAACAGGAGAGATCAGACCTGTTGAATTTAATTATAAAGATGACGATACTATGGGATATGATGCATATATACGCTTGAAAAATGAACTTAATATAACTACAGGAGACGATGTTATAGAAATTATGAAGTTTATGTTGGAGGAAAAGAAAGAATGATAAAAATAGGTTGTTTATCAGATATTCACGGTTATGTTTATGATTTACAAACAAAATGTTACCCAGAGATTGAACTTCTAATTATTGCTGGAGATCTGTGTCCCACTGATGAAGTTATGTATCAAGAAGAGTGGCTTGAATATAATTATCAGAATATATTCATGAATAAGAAAATATTTCCGGATCTTCAAGAAATTATAATAGTTCCTGGAAATCATGACTACTGGATTGAGAGACACTATGATGACTTCCTCACGCTTAGAAAGATATTTGGATACTCTACTAAAGTTCTGGTTGATGAAGGGTATGAATATATTTCTGGAATTACTGGAGAATCAGTAAAGATATATGGAAATCCTAGAACTTCTTTATGGTTACACGCTTTCCCACATAAACCTGGAAATACTGATATCTTAGAAATTCCAGGAGGGATAGATATTTTGGTAACTCATGAAGCCCCTAGGATATATCAACTTAAATGTATAAAACAGTCTCAAAGATGGTATGGAAAAGATGAACCTGGGAATCTAGCATTATCACAAAGAGTATTAGAGATCAATCCAAGGTATCATGTGTTTGGTCACATACATTACCCGGAAAGAGGTGAAGTGTCTGGAATAAAATTTATGAATGTATCTCAACAAACTAGAGAAAATTATACTCCTGAGATACATATAATAGAATATACAGAATAAAAAAATAAAGAGAGGTCTTGACTAATTAAAAGTCAAGTTAAACCTCTCTTTTTATTTCTTAAAGATATTTTCCAGAAATTCTTTTAGTTCTTCCTCTGTACTGTTTACAAAGGAAAATATTTTTTGTTTGGGTACATATTTTCCTTTAACTTTTTCTACACAAAACACTACTAGGTTAGTTCCAAAAAGTTCTAGTTGATCCATTCCATCATATCCTCCAAAGAAACTTCCTTTTTTAGTTTCATACAGATCTATATCTGGATAATTCTTTTCAAAATAATTGTAAACTTCTTTCTGTGTCATTTTTCTTAATTTATTTTACTATTTACACATATAAGAAAATCAACCGTCCAAAAATTCGACCGTCTGAGAAACCGGGAAAATCTTATAAATGTATTAGAAGACACAATAACAAAAAAGACATCATAGGCGTCTCAAGAAATGCGTAATGTATAGCTTGAGCTTGTGAAGAACTGAAAAATCATGTAAGGTTTAAATCTCACTAATCTCTTCAGAACTTCTACGTTTATGAGGTGCAAAATTAAACAACTTTAAACGACACAACAACAAAATTAAAATTAAAATAATTAACTGAATCTATAGACAAGATAGTTTAGCGGGTCAAAACACTAAGATAATTTGTTTTATCTTAGAGTCTCAGGTTAGAATCCTGATCAAGTTCTCTAGATTTATAATAGTTAATTATTTTATTTTTTTTCCAACTGGATTCTGTATTAAAAATATTTTCCATCTCAAAAATGCTAAAAGCCTTATATATGAGATAATAAAAGTAAATAAATACTCCTTAAGCATGACAAAAAGCTTAAAGGAGTTTAATTTTTAAAATAAAAATTATGAAAAGAATTAACAAAATGAATGAATTGAACGTAGTAAACAATAAAGTAATGGCAGAATTAGTTAAACCAGAAATTACAGGACATGCTACATCAAATTTTGAAACAACCTTCCCTATTCCAAAGATAGGAGAAGTAAAAATGAAGATTGACGTAACAAGTACAGTAACGTCATCAATAGCCGCTCAAGAAAAATTGGATGAGTTGGCAGAAAAAAAGAGCAAACCGAGCCTTAGAAAACATTGGAAAATTTGTAGGTTTGGTACTTGAGAAATCTCCGGAAATATTTGATATGTTCCAGAGTTTCGCAGAAAAGAATGAACAATACAAAGAAAAGTTCAGAGAAAAACAAAGCTTGGAAGAATGGGATGAAAAAGTAAATAATCTCATCTTCCTGCTAAGACAAAAACCTAGTTCAATGACGAATCTAGAGTTTTTAGAAGAGACGTTAGAGAATGGGGATTATGAATCTCAAAAAATCTCTAAATGGGCGATCTTACAGTTTAATAAAAATAACCTTGGATTGCTGAATGAAAGACAAAGAGATTCATTAGCTAGTATAGGTTTTATTGGCTATTGAAATTTAAAAAAGGTAGAAGGACGATAAAAAGTTCTTCTACTTCTTTTTCTCCCTTGACTTTCTTATATATGTATTATTAATAAAATATATTATGGGAACAAATTTCTATGCAGTAATCCCAGTGAAAAAAAGGGATAAAGAAAAAGCAAAAAAATTAATTGACGAAAACAAATTTAGTGAAGCAGCCGATCTTTTAAAGGATATAACAAAAGAAATACACCTAGGAAAAAGATCGGCCGGGTGGAAGTTTTTATTTAACGCCAATCTCGGAAAATATTATGAACTTACTCGCGAAGGTATAAATAAGTTCTTCGCGAAAAATAATGTCATAATAAAAAATGAATATGGCGTTGAGTATACGGCCGAGGAATTTTGGGAGAGTGAATTAAAAGAGTTCTTGGATAAAGGATATGACTTAGAGAGCTACTATAATGACAATCCAGATGAAGTTAGTCCATATTTTAGCTACTCTCGATCAATACCTTCCGAACTAAAAAAATATAACCCAAATAAATACGGGGAATTTTATAGTGATGGTCTAAGATTCACCATCACTGAAGATTTTTGTTAACGCCATAAAAATAAAGGATATAAGTGTAATAAAAGCTTGTATCCTTTTTATTTTCTCCTTTCAAAGCCTTATATATGAATAAAATAAACTTAAAAGAAAGGAAAAGAATATGAAACAAATTTTACAAAACGTAGTAAATTTCGAAAAACCTAAAGTTGTATTAACTAGATGCAACACTGAAAAAGAAAAACATGTCCCGCTACTTATGGAAATAGGGGGATATATTGTTGCTATGAAGTATGATGAAGATAGCAATATATATGGAACAGAGACAGTTTATTTTGATAGATTTGGAAAAATAGATTTAGGAATACAAGAAATTGTAATGGAATTTACTCCAGGAGAAACAATGACGTTGGAGGAATTAGATAAAAGGCTTGAAGATTATAGCAATTATGATCTAAATGGTATCTGTTATAGACTCAGTGATTATTATAACACTTATTATGGATCTGTACATTTTATCCAAAGATTAAATGAATTAGGAATAAATGTTAAATACCCTGAGAAATTATACAACGAAAATACTACTCTAGGATACACAATAATAGTAAAGAAAGAATCTGATATGTTAAGAATTACTGCAATAAGTAAACAATATCATAATGTTGGAAACTTCGAAGAATATCGTAGTTTATTCTATTATGATCTCAGTAAAACAGTAGATTCAGGTAAACTTATAGAAATTGTTACAGATAGAGTAGTAAGTTGTGCAATTTATGAAAGAAACCGATTAGGATTCAAGTATAATATAAAAATAAATGAGTGTATGGTACGACAGGTAAAAAGGAAAATAACTGACAATGATAAACTTGGAAAACTAATTAAGAAATCTATCAATGATGCACTGAAAGAAGAGGGAAATTAAATCCCTCTTTTATTTTTTGTCCTTAAAGAAAAAGAAAAGGATAGCACATATACCACCCTTTTCTCCTAACCGTCTCAAAAATTCTAAAAGCCTTATATATGAGAGAATAGAAATTAAACTATAGAATCCTAAAGTATTGAAAGAAATTGGATATAATAGTTCTATTCTCTAATATTTTTAACTAAAACTCAATTAAATATTTATTATGAACATTGAGATTTTTAACGTAACACTATTCATACTATTCGCTGTAGTATGGGTAGTTGGGAGTATCGTAGTGATATCCCTAGTAGCTTCAGTCTTAGTAAAAATATTATTGAAGGCTTTGATAGCTATTTTCAATTTGGTTATTAATTAATCAAATACACCCTGGGCAAAATGTGCCTGGGGTTTTTCTTTCATATATTAGAATTTAAAGGACTATAGAGAGCAAAATTGTCCTTAAAGTTCGAAGACAAAGGAGCTTCCCGTTATCCATCCCCTCCGTTCGCTACCGCTGAGGGGATCTAAGGAAGAAACTTTGAATAAGATATATGGGAATGATAATAGGTTTTTCTCCGATTATTTAGATTTAAGTATATAGATTTTATTCAGATTTCCGCCTTCGAGAGGCGGATCTTATTTTAATATTAAAAAGTGTCCTTTTTTTTTTCAGATTTAGATTTATTTACTATTTTATATTTTTATGATATCTAAAGTGACAAAACGCATGTATTATCCTTTTAAACTCTAATTAATGAAAAAGGGATCCTCCTGTGTCTTCAATTTAAAAAGACAATTTATTAAAACTGGATTCTGTATTGAATTAAAAATAACAATTAAAATATTTAATATTTATGATCAATAAATTACCTGATATCATAGTACCTAGAGGTATTAGATATATTTCAGAAATGGATAGTTTATTTAGATTTTATAAACTACCTGTAAAGTGTATAATTAACAAACAACTTCCAGGTTGTGGTTTCACTGAATACTGTATTAATGGTCCTGAGAATGTAATACTTTGTTCTCCTAGAAAAATGTTACTTAAGAATAAAAAAGATCAACATGAATTTGAAGTTTATCTAGTTGTGAATGAATTAGAAAAAGAAATAGAGGTTGATAAAGATCTCTCTAAACTAGATAAATCTAGATCATTTATGGAAAAATTAAAAGAGTGTACTGGAGAGGATAAAAATGATATTTATAATCGATTAATGAGAGAAATTAAAGATTATATTAATTTCCGAAAGTCTTATGATAAACCTTATAAGATTCTAGTAACATACGATTCATATAGAATTGTAAAGGATATCCTAGAGAGTCTTGGAATATTTCAATCATTCTACACTGTAATAGATGAATTTCAGACAATCCTACATGATGCTAGATTTAAGTCAGATACCGAATTAGGATTTCTTTATTATCTTAAACAATCTCATAGTGCATTATTTGTATCAGCAACCCCTATGTTAGAGGAATATTTAAATATGTTAGATGAATTTAATGGTCTCCCATACATAGATATGAATTGGGGAAAAGAAGATCCTAGTCGAATAATTAGACCGAATCTAAAGGTGTTATCTATGATGAGTGTGGGGACTAAGTTACCAGAAATTATTCAATCCTACAAGGATGGTAATTTTGAGAGAGCTATTAGGATGATTAATGGATATCCTAGAGAGATAATATCAGATGAGGCAGTATTCTATGTAAACTCTGTTAATCATATAGTTAGTATTATAAAAAAGTGTGATCTCCAACCAGAAGAGGTAAATATTCTATGTAGTAAAACAGAGGGAAATCTTAAACGTATACAGAAAAAACTAGGAAAGAGGTTTGTAATAGGAGAAGTACCATTAAAAGGAGTTAAACCTAAGATGTTTACCTTTTGTACCAGAACTGTATACCTAGGAGCTGATTTTTACAGTTTATGTGCAAGGAGTTTTATATTTAGCGATAGTAATATAGATACTTTAGCTGTAGATATTTCTGATGATCTCCCACAAATCCTAGGTCGTCAGAGATTATTTGAGAATCCCTGGAAAAATGATGCTGTATTTTATTATAGGTCAACATGCGATTATAGAAAGGTTAGTCAAGAGGAGTTTGATAAAGAACTTGAAAGAAAAAAGAAGGCTACCAGTGATTTATTAAGATCTTTTGATTCTGCACCAGATGATGCTAAGTTAACTTTAGCAGAAAAATATCAGAAAGATGCTAAGATGTCTAATTATAAAGATGATTATGTTTCTGTTAATAAACATCAAGGGTCAAGTTTAATTCCAGTGTTTAATAATCTCGTTTTAGTAAATGAAATTAGAGCATTTAGAATACAGCAATATGATTATAAGGATAGATTTACTGTATTTTCTAGTGTTCATTCATCTTTAAGTACGGAAGATTTAATTAATCAAGAGGTGTCTAATTTCTTATATCAGTATGAACAATTAGGAACATATTTTGAGAAAGCTAGATTATTATGTGAATCTGATTTATCCAAAGAGGTTATAGATTTAGTATTAGCTCAGATATCAGAGGAAGATGATGTTAAATCTCATTATATAGCAATTGGACCTCAGAAATTTAGAGCTTTAGGATATAAAGCAACTCTAGTCAGAAGAGAATTAGGTATAGTAACATTTAGTAAAGAACTTTTAATAAATACAATATTTTCAAATTTTAGTATTGGAGATAGAATAAGTTCTGCAGAAGCTAAAGAAAGATTAAGATTTTTATACTCTTCTATTTCTTATACAGCTACTCCTAAAGCAACTGATTTAGATGCATATTTTATTACGAAAGAAGCAAAAGTTAATGAAATTTCAGAAGATGGTACGAAGAAAAGAGTAAAAGGATTTGATATTATAGGAGTAAAACCAGAATATCAAGGAACATATAACAACTTAAAAATAATAAACAATCGATTATGATAACATTTTTATTCTATTATTTTCTTATTGCAATATTTATCGGATTATTCTTTATTCATACTCTAGATAATATAAAAAATATACTCCCTGAAGATGAATATAGGAAGATGAGACAGACTATTGTTAATTTTATGCCTTTCTTACCGATTGCATTGTTAGTTGTCTTGTTTTGGAAGAGATTTTAGCTTTTTCCATATAATAATCTTTCAAAGCCTTATATATGTAGAAATAAACTTAAAAGAGAGATTATGGAAAAGTTAAAATTTTGGTTAGATGAATTAGATCTAATCGCAAAGGAATTTAATCGTGAATATGAACAATTATGTAAAGAACACCTCACAAGATTGCAAAAAATTAATATGGAGCTAGATGAGGGTAGTCCAGAACATATTTTTGCATGTGAATATTACTACAATCTACTAGATAATAGATTGGAAAGTTTGAGAAGCCTTGGACAATTTTATATGTTATCAGTTACAAAAATGGACGAGGTGCTTAAGAAATCAAGAGAAAACGAAAATCCCGTTAAGAAGACTATAAGAAAAACGATAGATAATTTCATGGAATCTATTGAGAACCTAATGAAACTTCAGAACGGACTTAAAGGTTATTTGATGTCTCATATTGATAGTGTAAAATCTATCAAACCGGAGATGCAAAAAATGATGAATGAGTTCGAGACTAAGAAGTTGGTTAAGATTCCAGAAGGTTGGGATTTTTTAGAAGTTGATGATGAATATAATGTCATCGTAGCAAGGGAGAAAAAGGGAGCTTAATGCTTCCTTCTCTTTTTTCTTCTCCCTTGAATTCCTTACTAATGTGGATTAAAACTATGTGAGAACTAAAACAAAGTAATAATGAATCAAAAATCAAGATCACCCTGAAAAAAGATAAAAGTTATTAGGGTTAAAACTATTATGAAAGAACTATGCGATGAGTGTGGTTCTTTCTTTTTGCTTCTCTTAAAAATGCAAAACCTTATAATTGATGGAAAGAGAATCAAAGCTTTCCATCCTAAAAGAAATTATGAAAAATGAACAAGAAAGAGATTTATACTTTTGTGCAGATATTCATGGAAGTTTTCGAGAAATTACATGGATTATAACTCAACGTTATAAACTTAAAGATGCTAATATTATTTTTCTTGGAGATGTAGGATTAGGTTTTTCTAAGCCAGGGTATTATAATCAGGAGTTTGAAAGAATTAATACTAAACTAGAGAAAAATAATATAACATATTATTTTATAAGAGGGAATCATGATAACCTAGAGTACTGGAATGAAAAATTAATAAATGATTTCCCCAAAATTAAGTTTCTTCAGGATCATGAAGTAGTAGAACTCTCGGGGAAAACAATATATCCGATCGGGGGAGCAACTTCAGTAGATTATAAATGGAGAATGAATTATAATGGATTGATGGAGAGAGTTGGTTCGTCTAAAAGAGTATGGTGGGAGACAGAAGATATAATTAAGAAGCCTATTAAAGATCTTCCAGGGAGGGTTGATATAATAGCTTCTCATACTGCTCCACTATGTTTTGAACCAATTATTACACGTCACGAAGAGGAAGCAGAAGATGTTTACCTCAGAGACTTAGAAAATCGAAAATACTTAGATCAGGTATTTAGAGGAGTAAGATGTAAGTATTGGTTCTTTGGACATTTTCATACTTCAATCACATCAAGTCTTGAGGATACTATATATAAATGTTTAGATATTAATGAATTATATATGTTTAGAAATCATGAGTAGTAGTAAGGGTACAATTTCAAATCCGTTATTAATGCCTATCGGAGAAGTTTTTATGTTGATCATACTAAAGCAGTTTTGGATAGTAGTATAAAAATAAATTCAAAAGCTATCTTAGAAGAAATATTGCATTCTAAAGATACTGACCTTCAAGAGGATTTAAAGCTAGTCATTAGATATCTTCAAGGTTGTTTAGAGGAAACTATGGATAATCCTTGGTTTTTGAAAGAGATTAAAGACTTGAGGAAAAAGCTAGAGGAAACCGAGAAACGATGTGATGACTTAGAGGAAAAGTTAAAACATGTATTACATAATGAATAATATTAAAAGTAGAATTGAATATATAACAGATCTTGAATTTAAAATAGAAGATAAGTATTTAGTTCTGGGAGGATATTATAATTCACTAAAAAGAACAACACCTAGAATTATTGCTAAGAGAACTACTACATTTTTCTTATCGGATGGAGGTAAAAGTGTTGTATTCTATGATCAAGCTTATTCAGGATTGTTTGAAGATGAATTTATTAAACCTATACTCCAGAAAATATTATCTGAAGCTAAACAATTATTTTCAACTCTCTCAGTAGATTATAAGATAATTCAAGATTACCTAAAAAAGTGAATTTTGCTATTTAAGAGAGGTTAAAGCCTTACAATTGAGAAGAACATTAGAAAAATTTATAAAAATATAGATTAATCTAGTGTTCTTTTTAATTTTGAAGTATAATAAATAGCACTTCAGAAACCCTCAAAATCTAATAAATGAGGGGATATTATATAGAAACTCCCCTCAATGATTAAAGTTATAAAGAAAAATAAACAAATTAAAAAGCTAGAAAAATGGCAAAATCAAAAAATGACAACATTAACATTTCAATTTTTACAGCATTGAAAGTTAGTGAGATTTCAAGAGTACCAGTACTTATTATGTCTAATCCAGGTCTTGGTAAATCAACTTCAGTAGAAATGTTTGCAGAAGTTCGGGATTATCACCTAGTCCTTCTTAGAGGTAATAGTACAACTGCAGAAGAAGTTATGGGATATGATGTGGCTACGAGTGATCAAGAAAACCCAACAACTAGACATCTTAGACCTTCTTGGTATACTGAAATCTTAAAAGTTGCAGAAAAAGGAGGTAAATCACTGTTATTTTTGGATGAGATCACCACAGCAAACGAATACGTACAGGCTAGTTTATTGCATTTAGTATTTGAGCGTAAAGTGGGTTCAGAAAGACTTCCAGAGAATACATTGATTGTTTCTGCAGGTAATTATGCACAGAATCTTTCGAATTCTATGCAAATGCTACCTCCGTTAATGAATCGTTTTATGATTTACAACATTACTCCGGATCATACAGACCTGGATACATTCCTTTGTAAATATGACGGAGCTATTGCATCATCAGAAGGTAAGGTTAAAGATTTCATGGGAAGTCTTAGAGATACGATGAAAAAACTTGATGCTCAGGAAGTAGAAATTCCGGCTGATCAATATAATAAGATTGGCGAGTATATCGAACGTGGTATTAAACAAACTGCTCGAGCATTGATGACTTCTGGTGGTAAACCTGTAGACTTAGCAATTACAGAACTTAATGGTATCTATGCTGATGCCGAAAATGAGACTAAGCTTTATGGATTTACAACTTTCCGAACTTTGAATTATCTTAGAGACGTTACAATTGCAAGTTTCAAGTGTTTTGGTAAGAGTGGTATTACTTCAGATAACTATCGTAATATGATCGATGGTCTTTGTGGTATTGGTATTTCTCGAGATCCAAAAACAAAGAATTTGATTAAGACGCCGATTTCTAAGGACTTCTATGATACTATGGTTAATATCGTTAATGATATTGAAAAGATGAAGAATGATAAACTTCCTAAGTATACTAAGTTCTTCAACGAAATCATAGATGGAAAGAAAAAGCTAGAAGTTCCTGAAATGCAAGCAATAATCAATAAGTTATCAGAACTTAAATCAGATAAGGACTTAGAACAAATCGAACGTCCGATTGATCCAGCTTGCATCGAGAAATTGTTTAAATTGAGTAAGGATTCTGGTTCTTCTATTACCAAGATTAAAGTATCTACTACTGATAAATTCTTGGATAAAGTACCAGTAGAGACATTCATCGGATATGTATCTTATTGGAATACAATTTCAGATCTTATGACTTCTATTCAAAGTCTGATTACAGATTCTTCTAAGGGTTATAAGGATGATACTTTGGCATTGTTGAAGAATACTCAAGAAGACCTTAGAACTTCTGGATTTAAACTCAGATCAATTCGTAAGATTATTCTTCAGGAAGATCCGAGCATGGGAAGTATGGTTCCTGATATTAGAAGTTTTAAATAATTATACTATTATATGAGTGTTAACCTTAGAGAAAAATATGTAATGATCATGTGGATCTCTAAGGTTAATTTATTAGAAAAATATCAAAATTTAAAATTATGAGAAATCAGACAGAGTTAGAATTTATTAAAAGATTCATTGACAATACTTATAGTAGATTCGGGAATATGTTAATGGTTAATACAGAAAAACCATTTAATCCTGATAATCCTGAACTTGGATATTGTTTTAAATATAAAGATGATATCTCAGGAAATGTTATCTATAAAATTGTCTGCTCAGAGATTAAGATTCCACGTACTGATTTTCGTATTCTTATGCATGAGTACGGACATATTTACTTAGGACATCTTGATGGTATTCATGAAGAGCTTGATACTCAGATTTGTAATACCTTCAGAGATTATCGAGGTGAATTGATTGATCGAATTAATAAAGAGTGTGGAATTGATTTTGCAGAGAAGTTGATTGAGAGAGTAATAGATGATCCAGTTCTTAATCACAGTCTTCATAATATTGCTATGGATATGGAAGTAAATTCTAAAATCCTAAGTACTGAAGATGTAGAGGAGATGGAATCAGATATCTCATCAGTTCTTCCTAATTATCAACTTGAGCTCTTGAAATATAATAGAGATCACACTGATAATGAAGAAGCAAAACAGGCTCTTGATGATATGATAAAGAAGATGGAAAATGAGGCTAAAATTAAACTCATTGTTCCAGAAAGATATTATATATCCGAAGGTAACCCTTTCCCGAGTGAACTTAGTTACCCTGAATACTTGATGCTAATTGTTCAACACTTGGATCAGTTTGTTAAGATGTTGGTTTCTATTAAAAAGGGTGGAAACGGTGATACATCTCAAGTTACAAATCAAGATATTCAAGATGCACTTCAAGGTAGTGGTTCAGGATCTGGACAAGGTAATCAGCAAGGTGGTGGAATGCAAGGTCTTTCTGATCTTATGCAGGAAATGGGTATGACTGATGGTTCTGGTAGTGGTTCGGGATCTGGACAAGGTAATCAGCAAGGTAAAGGTGATCCAAAAGATTGTCCATATAAAGGAAAGAGAGATTCTGGTTCAGGTGATTTGAACAGTAACGGTAAAGATGAGGGTGGAACTCATAAAGATCACAGAACAGACTCTAGAGACGATGCCGATAAAAAACGTGAGCTTGGACAAATTCGTTCAGGAGGTGGCGTTGGATGTGGTTCTAGTGGAGCTCCAGATGCAACGAGACTTGTGGATAAGACAGACGAAGTAGATATGGCTCTAGATGAAGTAATGTTAAATTATAAATCTAGAGTGGTTAAAGTTGATACAAAGAAAGATCTTATGTATCTTTATAATCGTGGTATTAATCGTTCTGTTATTGCTCCAACTATTAGAAGAAAGGTAACCATGTCTAATGAACCAACTATTGTATTTTTAATTGATGTTTCGGGATCTATGGATACACGATTGGTTGATAGAATTTTGAATACTATTGCCAATAAAATGAAAAAGATTGGACGTGGATTAAAGTATAATATTATTTCATGGTCTACACAGCTTGGAGATCATATTAAAGATATCGACCCGAGAAAGGGTGTTCCAAGAATCTCTATGGGAGGTGGAACAAGAATGGCTAGAGGTATGGAATATTTCAGACAGAATTATGGACCTGAAGCTATCTTGATCTTAATATCAGACTTTGAAGATTACTTGGAAGAATGGCATGAACAAGAACTAAAGATGCCTAACTATACCATGTACGGATTTAATTATGGATATAGTAATTATAATCAAGAATTTAAATATTTCAAAGTGAAAAATTTTAAAAACAATGGCAACTATTAATAATGGAAACATAAATAGAGACAAAGTCCATTCATTGGTTGAAGTATTTTATCAACCATCATTTAAGACTTTCTATGTTAATTCAGTAGATGGAGAGACATTTGTAAAGCCTGTAGGTGTATTTGTAAGTTTAGGAATAACTACGTCTTTGAAGGTCTTAGAAGATATCAAGAACATTATTTCCGGAAGTGAAGGTTATAGTGCGACTTTGGCAGAGATTAAATCTAAGAAGGTAGCAGGTCAGTTCTTAAATACTGTTACATGTACTACCGGACCTAAACAATATAAAATTACAAATCTTTCAGAGGATATTATGGGAGAGGAGGAGTCTAAGGCAGAATTGGAGAGAATGAAGAACTTGATGAATCCGTCTCAAGATTTAGATATCCTTAAAGAGTATGCACCTAAGATTTCCAGGTTGCAAGACTTGATAGATAAATTAACTTCTACACATGGTTGGGATGCTCATTTGATTCAAAAAGAGGCTTCCGGAGACTATCGAATATTCCATCAATATATTAATTATAAAAAGGAAGGCGAATTGGAATATCGTGTAGGAATATTCGTAACAGAAGATGTTGGAAACGATTAAGAAGGCTGTTTTAATTTCATTACTGTTATTACTTGGGTTTGGATTGGGGGTATTATATTACTCCCACTCCTCTCAAGATAAATCTAAGGGGGAAACTATATTACCTCCTCCAGAAATTATACAACCTGAAAAAAATAAAATTGATTCCCTTGAAGTAGAGATAATATCAAGGGATAGTATTATCAGTTATCTCAGAGAAAAGATTCATAGGATAGAATCTACTCGAACTGATAAAGTAGATAGTATTAGGGAATTACCGACAACAGAAGCGGTAGAATTTCTTAGACTTAAACTTAGAGAATTTGACAGTAAGTATTAAAGAAAATAGAACTTAGAGAACTTACTTTCGTGTTGATAAAAAGCACGATTACTGTCAAGTTCTCTAAGTTTTTTATTTTTAATATTTAGTTATGATTATTAAAAGAAAATTGAAAAATTTCTCCAGAAGTAATGGTAGAGATTTAATAGAACACTTTGCTGTTAAGAGATTTAATATTATTGAAAAAGAGCAAAGAGAGTATGGATTAGTTTCAGATTTATATCATTCTGGACTAGGAAGAACATATAAGAAATATGTTGGAAGAACTAGAAAATCAATAGCGAATAAATTAGAAAAAGATATTGCTTCTGCTAGAGTTAATGGATATTTATTAGAAGGTAAGAAATATGATACTGCTGATTTTGGAGTGGAAAATAAGCTAAAAAGTTTAGCGTCTAGAAAATACAATACTAAAGTGTGGGATGGAAAGTTTACTGGGAGAGAAGAGAGTATGATTCCTACTAAAGATTTAGATATTGAGAAATCTGCAAATCTAATTGTTTTAAATTCTAGAAAGAATAAATATCCTGATTTACCTTTTACAGTACTTAGAAATACTAAAAAATATCCAAAACAAAAAGATATCAATCGATATAAAGAATATGCATCTAAAGCAAAATATAATATTGATCATCATAGAGGAAATACATCTGGTTTAGCTCATGAAATCGGTCATGTTAAGAATTATGAAAGTAAAAACCCTATTACTAAAGTAAATAATAAGGTTGCTAATAAATATTCGGAGGAAGTAGCTAATTATGATTCTTTTAATGAAAATGGAAGTTTACTTAAAGGGATAAGTAATTACTTTAAGCAAAGAGCATTAATAAATGAAGAATCAAATGCTTCCAAAAAAGCAATGAGGTTGCTGAAAAAATCAGGTATGAATAAAGATAAACTTAATAATTCTAAATTAGATTTAGATGATAGTTTAAAAACATATAAGTATGGAGGAGAAGTATTTTATAAGACTCCAATAATGAAAAAGATTCAAATACCTTCTAGGAGATCTTCATCTAATAATAGAATTAGAAATCATATTGAAAAACTTGGTGGAGATCCTAATTCTCTTCATCCAGATTTGAGACAAAATTTTTTAGAAATGGATTTATAAATTCATTAAAGACTTCAGATGAGATGTTTTCCTTAATTGATAGTTCGGTTGGAGAAGACCATCGAGATCTTTGTACTTTTGGAAAATATGGAATTTCTATGATAAAATTATTTTCTAAATTATCATTGTTGTAGTAAAGATCATCCTCTGTAAGTGAGCTTTCTTTTAATAATTGCTGATCATTTATTGAATATTTATCTTTGGGAATTATAGCAAAGAGTTTATATGTATCTTTTTTATAATCACTAAATCCTCCCAGTGATTTAGTCTTCTTTCTAAGGAAAAATTTAATATCTTTCATAACTTTATACAATTTTTAGATTCACTTATTAGGTTTTATCGTTAAATTAGTAGCAAAATGAAAAAAATAATCTATTGTCTCTTATTATCTCTATTTTTTATCACTAAAGGATATTCACAAGAGATAATAGAGCATCGTGGAGATACAATGATAGTTATATCTCCTGAAAATCTGAAAACAATTAATAGCATAATAGTAGATCTTGAGTCTTCCGAAAAAATTATAAAACTTCAAGGAGATATAATAAAAGAAGATTCGATTAAGGCAGCGAATCTAGACTCAATTATAATTTATCAGTCTATGATGATGAGGAAAAAAGATGATTATTATGTTAACTCTATACAAGCTTTAGAAAATAGCTTAAAGAAAGAAAAAAGAAAACGTAAATTATGGGCAGGTGCTTTAGGTTGTGTAGCAGTAATCCTAGGTGCTCTTGCCATAAGTAATTAAAAAGTCATGGTAGAAGTAGTTATTAATTATGATCAGTCTACACAAGAATATAAGATCTACGAACCTACGACAGATACTCTTTTAATATCTAGTAACCTGACTGAAGCGTTCGTTAATCTTTCTGTATTCTTGACATCCGCTGGATTAATTCAGGGCGACATATTGAATTATCCAGAAATATCTTATCACCTCGACAGTCATACAGTAAAGTCGATGATAGAGAGTAATGTAAATCTCCTTAAACGTCTACAAACAGCTCCTTCAGGATTTATGATTAGTAGTCAGAAGTTTGGCGGCTCTACTACATCTTCTATCAAACCTAAGAAACAAGAAAGTGGGTTTGATAGTAATGGTTTTAATAAATCTTATCAAGCAGATAGACGTTTTAGTGGGAAAAAGTCTTCTAGTTTTTCAGGGAAGTCAGGATTTAAGACATCTAATAAAAAATTTGGAGGACAATAAATAAATTTTAAAGTTATTAATAAAACTAAGAAAAAATGGGATACCAATTACAAGTTAAAACATCATTTGTATCTCCGGTAACATTAAAGATATTTACAGAGAATGGATATTTACCTATTTTTATAATAAGAAATATTAGTAATTCAGAATTAATTGGTAAGTATAATGGAACGGCAGTACATTTTAGAAATTTAGCTCCAAGTACAGAATTATTTAGAGCAAAGAGAGACGGGCTTATTGATTTTACAGAATTTTCTAAGAGATATATTATTGAGATGTCGAATGTAAATTTTGTAGAGGTTATTGATAAACTTAATTACTTGGCTGAACTTAGTAATGCAAGAGGAGTTATATTAATGGGTTATGGTTCTGATGATAAAATATGTCACAGATCTATCTTATCTAACCTAATTAACAGTATGGGAATATTAAACAGTCATATAACAGAAATAATACTATGAGAAGTAATCCTAGAGAAATTGAAATCCAGGAAGACATAGTAGCTAAATTAGATAGACTTGACATACATCCTTATTCAATAATATGTTCTTTTGCGATAGGAGAAGGAATTATATCAATTACATTTTACCTGAAACAAGATTTATCCGAGTTTCTTGATCTTTTAAGTTATAGAAGTCAATGTGATAAAACGGGATATTTAGTGATGGAAGATAATAATACGATAATTCTTTCAGGGTTGGCTTTAATTAATTTATATACACTATTATGAAAGATGCCTGGTTTAAAGAAGTATTTACCGAGTTTTACAAATTATCTTATATACGAGAAGGCAGATCTAAGAGAATCGTTCTGAAAGGACTTAGTGATCATAAGGTTTTAGATTATGTTATCCTAAGAATTACACCTACAGAAGATGTTATTTATTATCTCTATAATGGCTCTTCGATTCATATTCCAGAAAAGTGGATTGATCTATTTTCAAGTTTTAATACTCATTCAGGGTTTAGAGTCTTGGAGTGTTATGATAGTGATGTAGATGGATCTTTAAGTCATTTTGGATATCTTATGACAAGGTTAATTTGTCACCTAGATAAGAGTTTATCTAAAATTGAAGGAGAAGAGCTTTTGAATGTTCTTGGAGAGATAAGTGTAATTGGTACGAAAGAATTTAGAGAATGGTGCCTTGAAGAATTTGGATTAGAACTTGATCCATTCGAATATCGTTCTTTGGATGAAAATTTAGATATTTAAAATTGATGAGATGAAACAGTTTGATATTTATACTGACGGATCTCACCTAGACAAACAAAATAATGGAAGACTTGGTATCGGAGGAGTTCTTATTGACCCTACCGGACCTGGAATGGGAACTATGCTTAATAAATTCTCAATTGAATTAACTCCTGAATATATGAATTTATCTTTTGGAGCTCAGAAGTGTAGCAATCCTAGTGCGGAGTTAGTAGCAGTTTTACATGCTTTATATGAATTTCGTGGTTCTTGGGGTCCGAATGATATTGTAGTAGTCCATGCAGATTATCTTGGTGTTCGAGAATGGATGACTGGTAATTGGAAAGTAAAAGAACCATACATTGCTCGAATTAAAGGTGATATTGATAAAGAAATAATTAAACAGGGTTTACAAAGAAGAATTGAGTATAAGTGGGTAAAGGGACATCAGAAAAATAATGGTGTTGATGCCGATATATACTGGAATAACTATGTAGATTCTCTAGCTAAAGGCAAAGGATAAAATGTTGAATAGTTGTAGAAACTCAAGAATTGTAGGTCCTTCTGGAATTTGGGAATATGAACAGTTGATCGGTGCTAAGGTAAAAGTTAGTTCATTACCTGTTAGTAATTTCTTTGGTTGTTTCTCAGGTGGAGGAAGTAATGATCTATTAACTATTAAAGATATTTATTTTAGAATATCTCTTGATGGAAAAACTATAACAGTGATCGAATTAACCGAGTATCCAGGGAAAATATTTACTTGGAAAGATTTGGAAATTATCGAGCTTAATGTTATTAGTAAGTTTAAAGCTGTATGTGGAACTTTCTTATCTAATCAATCAATTTGTGGATATGGAGTTGATACTGAAGCTTCTTGGATAAAAGATATGTCAAATGGAATAGCTTTTATCGATGAAAAGGGAAATATAATAACTAATCGTATAGTGAGAATCGTTGGAGCAAATGTAGAGGATATTAATACCGATACAAATGAAATTACAGATATAGATGTAAACTTCAATGGTGATATACTAGATAAAAGATAATAAAAATGGCACAATCACAGTTAACAAGATTTGAATGTATTTATGCCAATCGAGATGAAGCACTTAAGGCTCTCTCATGTGCATCTAGACAATATGCTGAATTAGTTGCTGTAAGATATTATAATGAAGTTGAAGATGTTTGTATTCTTTTAGTAATTTTTAAGAGTGCAGACTTAGGTGATTTTGACATTGTTTCAGATACTATGGAATTAAGTCAAGGTCCTAGAATATTTACAGCAAAAAAACAGTCAGAGGAACAATCAGATCAGGAGTGTATCTTGATTGCGTTGTTTGGTGAAAAACCTAAGAATGGAGATGTAGTAATCCTGACTTCTTATGATGGTACTACTTCCATTACTTATACAATGATCGGAGGACAGTGGATAAAAACTGGTGGAACTACTGCAGATGGACTTGGAATTATATTTGAAGATTCTAATACCATCGATTTTACAATGAGTCCTGGTCCTACTGAATCTAAGAAAACATTAACCGCTGATGTAAAATTGGATAATAATAATTTGATTTATGATGAGAAGGTTGATGGAATTCGTATTAATAAAATCTATGGAGGAACATTCTAAATGAAAAAAGTAAGAAGCCCGAAAGATATAAAAGTGATCTCCGGACGTTCTGCTAGAAATACAGCTCCTTTTGTTGGAAGACTTGGTAAACCTCTTAATCCAGGGGCTCTAAAATTTAAGCAGAGTAATATTCCAGGAGGAGATATATTTAATGATTATCTCTTAGATTTAATGAAATTAAAATAAGAAAAATATTATGGACTTGCTTGATAGAACTGATGTTAGTAATAAAAATCCTGGGGATTCATTAACTAGTGCTGATATCAATAGTATAAATAATACTGTTAATGCTGCAGTTAGTTATATAAATGAAAACTTAAAAGATTTTTGTAATGCTAATGCTGAAATAAATAATTATGAAAGAAAATTAACTCTTTCGGGAGCAATTAGATTAGTACCAGAAGCAAGACGACGTAGCGGATTGAAAATTAGATTTCTTAGTAGTGAAGGTGCATATTCAGAATATATCTATAAAGGACCAGATGCTGATGAATCTAATTGGGCTAATGAAGATAATTGGAAATCTCCTTACAACATTATTGACGGAGGAGAGTGGTAAGTTTAAATAATAACATAAATTATGAAAAATAGTTATATAAAAACTACATGGATTGATAATAAAACTCCTGTTAATGCGGCTAATTTAAATAAGATCGAGAGTGCTTTATCAGATCTTTATACTAACGCTCTTAGTTCTTCTGAGATTTTAGAAGGAGATGGTATTAGAATTACTAATACTAGTTGTCAGTCAGATTGTTACGGTAATACTACAAAAGGTATTCAATTTTCTGTATCAGATCGTGTAATGCAGTCTGATTCTTGTAAAGGTGTTGATATTGTAACAAATACCTTGGATATCCTTCAATTTGAAAAGGATAGATTATACCTATTCTTAGATCCAGAGAGAAAAACTTTGGTTAAGATGGTAATAAACGGAGTTACTATTTTTGAAGTGAAATAATAATGAGATGGAACGATAAAAACGGATACATCACATATAAACAAGCTCTTCAAAATATTAAATCATGTCTAGGGATAGCTAAGATAGATTATTCCATGAGATGTGAATTAGCTCCGTATATCACATATATCTTAAAATATATATCAGATAGATTAACTTTACTTCCAGAAGGATCAGATGTCAAAACTTATATTCAAGAGTTTTTTGATATTCGAGATCATGGTGAAGCTAAGATTGTATTTTATGCTGTAGATGAACTTAGATGTGAACTTGGAATCGATAATGGTGAAATATACGTTGAAGGTTCTGAGATTCCATACAATGAGGATAGATTTATTTATGCATGGAGTAATGTTTTGACTGCTATGTTAGTTAGAATTTTATTCCAGTATCAAAATCTTCTAGCTCAACCCGAATCTAGTGACTGCCCTTGTAATAATGAATGTGGAAGAGGACAGACTACAGCGGATTACGAATCTTGGAGTTCTGGTGTTTATCCAGAAGATGAAAGTTATTCTTACTATAATTATAAAGAAGTAAACAATACGGAATGGAGAACTAATAATGATGTTCCGGAGTGTACAAAATGTCTAAGACAATGAGTGATATAATTGTAAAAAATCAACTTCCTGAACCAACCGTAATTATTCTTAAAAATTCGGTAGAACAGGGAAAGATGCCTACTCCAGAACAGCTTGAAGTAGGTGAATTAGGTTTAGGTCTTCATGCCGGAGAGGAAAGTATATGGGTCAAAAATTCTGATGGTGTAGTTGTAGATCTTAGAGTTCCTAGAGTTGATAATTTTTGGGGTGATTTTCTCCTTGAATATGAAACTCTTGAGGAATTTAATGCAGATCTAGAAGCCGGAAAAATTAGTGATACTTCGATAGCTTTCATCAAAGGATCTAGACAGGCTTGGACTAAAGGAACTTTCTTCGCATTATCGGAGGAAGAAATAAATAAACTGATCGATAGTAAAGTATTGTTATTCCCAAGTATGACTTCTGAATTAACATCAGAAAGTACATCTGAAGAAATAGCAGAAATTTTTGGTGGAGCAGAGAATTTTGTTAAGCTTACTGAAAAGATTAAAGATCAGATTTCAATTGCGTCTTTAAGAGTAGATTCTGGGAAAGCGATAGTTCCTGTATCTATTCAATCTAGTATTATAGAGTGTGAAACTCAGTGTAAAAATGTATTAGTTCTAGAGTGGATTTATTCAGGGAAATATTATTCAGAAAAGATTATCCTGAATAGTTTTACATCTGAATTCTCAGTTGAAAGAGAATTTACAGAATCTACTTTTATTGAGGTAGTAGAAAAAATAGATGAGCTTTTTAATACAAACTTAGAACTTGTAGAACCTAAGATTAATGGAACTTGGGATTTCTATAATAATGCATTCGAACCTATAACAATTACTCCAAGTCCAAATAAATATAATCCTGTAATTGAAAATGGATATAAGGCTGTTTTCAAAGGAGTTTATACATGGACAAGTGAAGATGGAAAGAAAGATCCTACTGGAGTTGTTAAGGGTTCATTCTGGGATACTCTTACAGGTACTGATGTTAGTTCTGATATAGTAACTAGTCCTTATTATACAGAAGATGCTACTATTTCTATTAAACTTGAAGCTCCTAAGACTGGTTTTATGGTTAGAGGAGAAGATGTTGTTAGAAGTACTGGCGTTTATGATTATACAGAAGATACTAGATCAGTAACATTCGCACATAGATTATTCTATGGTGTATCTACTAAGGGAAAAGACTTAGTAGAGTATGATATTAAATCTCTGAAAACATCTGAATTAATTACTGAACATCCTAAAAAGACTCTAGAACATTTTTCTACAGAAATGGATGAATATGCTATTTTTGCTTATCCTAAAGTTCTTGGTGAGTTAGATAGTATTTATCAGGATGGAATTCGTGTAATTAAGGCATTTAACAAAGTAGAATTAGAAATCACTAATGGTGCTGGTGTAGTAATAGATTATATAGTTTATGTTACTAATAATCCAGGTGCTTTTACTGATGTTGAGTTAGAATTTAAATAAATAGTACAATGGCGTTAAATTTTGCAGATAGATTAGTGTCCAACAATCCTAGTGCATATGGAATTGTTAGAGCTATAGAAGTTAGTGGACACAAAACAGTATCTTCTCTTTCAGCATTGTATAAAATTCCCGACTGTATTCTTTCTGATACAGGGGATAATTCTGGTAATGATTCTCTTGGACAATTGTGGTATGTAATTGATGCCAAAGAAGTTTATCAGCTTGTTAATTGGGAAAAAAGAAATGAAGCTGGAGGATGGAAACCATACTTATCTGGAGTAATTACAGATGAAGCACTGGAAGAGATATTAAAGACTAAGCAAGATAAATTGATAGCCGGAGAAGGGATTAGTATCAGTGAGGATAATGTAATTTCTTGCACTATAGATACATCACTTTTCAGAATGGTGGATGAGCTACCTTCTTTGGAGGAAGCAGAGACAAATAAAATTTATCTTCTTAGAAAAGAAAATAATATCGGAGAACTTCAGAGTTATACTGAATATATAGTAACTATTAAGGTTGACGAAGAAGGGAAAGAAATAAAAGAATGGGAAAAGATCGGTGAATATGATTTATCTATTGAACTTGCTCCCTATCTTAAAATAGAAGATGCAGAAAAGACTTACGTAAAGAAGGAAAACATCGTAGATTCATTCGAAGGTGGTGATCCTAAAGAGCAAGTTTTATCTGCTGAAAAAGGAAAAGAACTTAAAGAACTCGTAGATTCATTAGAGGAAAGAAAAGTAGATAGTGTAACAACTACTGAGGGAAAAGGAATCATAGTAGAAGGTACTCATAACGATCCTACTATTGGTGTTCTTCGTGATCCTGAGTCTGAAGGATTTTTTACAATCGAAGAAACAGGTCTTAAACTTAGTGGTGTTCAGGATGCTATTGATGAAGCAGTTGGTGAATTAACTGATAGAGTAGAACTTGAATCTGATGTAGTCTATAATATCAATGAAATATTTCCAGGTGAAGGTAAGGGAGAAAATGGAGATCAGTGGCACATCCAATATGCTGCTGCTAAATTAGATGCTTTCCTTCCAGCTGAAAAGAAAGTTCCAGGTATAAAAGTTAAGTTTATTAACTTAGACGGTAACTGGAGAACTTTCACTTTCAATGGTGGATATTTCTTGGATGGTAGAAACTGGAGTTATGATATCACTTCTAATGACTTCACTGAATTAGCTACAGAAAATCTTCCAACAGCTACTCCAGAATCAAATGGAGTAATGTCAAAAGAAGATAAAGCTAAACTTGATGGAATTAGTGAAACTATCAATAAAGATGTAGATGATAAGATTGCAGAAGTTAAAGAGACAATCGATAACTATACTGTAAATGGTTATAAAATTTCCACAAATCCATCTTTAGATAGAAATGATATCGGTCTTGGAAATGTTACTAATGACGCTCAGATAAAACGCTCTGAAATGGGTGTTCCTAAGGGTGTTGCTACTCTTGGAGAAGATGGTAAAGTTCCGGAATCACAACTTCCAGATTCAGTTCTTGGAAATGTTAAATATCAAGGAGTTTGGGATGCAGTTAATAATGTTCCTAAACTTGAACTTAACGATTTTGATTCCAATGGTCATTACTATATAGCTATTAATAAAGGCTCTCAATTTGGATATGATTTTGATCCAGGTGATTGGGTAATTAATAGTAATGGTAGATGGGTTAAAATTGATAATGTAGATTCAGTTAAGTCTGTAAATGGTCAGATCGGAATTGTTGAATTAGGTATAGAGGATATTCCTAATCTTAAGGAAACTCTAGATTCTAAAGCAACTAATGATGATTTCAATAGACACTTAACAGACTATAAGAATCCTCACAAGGTTACTAAAGATCAAGTAGGTCTGGGTAATGTAGATAATACAGCAGATAAGGATAAACCTATTTCTAATGCTACACAGGCATTAATTGATCAAACAAGAACCGTACTAGAAAATAAAATTTCTGAATTACAAACTAATACTGAGGCAGACTTAGAAGTATTTAGATCAGAATTTGAGAATAAATTAGCCGAACTTGCTGCTAAAGAAGAAGCTGATATTGTTGCTGTTAATAATAGTCTGAAGGAAGCAAAGACAGAACTTCAGAATAATATTGATAACTTAGCATCAAAGACAGAAAGTGATTTAACAGTTGCTAAGAAAGAGTTGGATAATAAGATCTCTGAATTATCAACTAAAACAGAATCTGATCTTTCTACTCTTAGAGCTGACTTAGAATCTAGTATTTCTGTAACTAAAACAGAGCTTGAGAAGAGTATATCTGAATTGGCATCTAAAACAGAAAATGATCTTAATACTGCTAAATCAGAACTTGAAAAAGCTATATCAGACCTAACTGCTAAAGAAGAAGCTGATATTGTTGCTGTTAATAATGCTCTTTCTGAAGCTAAGAAAGAATTAGAAAACAGTATCTCTAGTTTAGCATCTAAGACAGAAAATGATCTTAGTTTAGCAACAAAAGATTTGAATAATAAGATCTCTGAATTAGCTACTAAAACAGAATCCGATCTTTCTACTCTTAGAGCTGACTTAGAATCTAGTATTTCCGTAACTAAGACTGATCTAGAATCTAAGATCACTGAATTAGCAACTAAGACTGATGCTAAATTCCAAGCAACTGATTCTAAGATTGAAGCAACTAAGACAGAGCTTCAAACTAATATTGATAACCTATCTCATCGTCATGATGATGATATGAAAGATATTAGAAGAGAAATCGAAGAGGCTACTGCTGGTTCTAATGAAGCACTTAATACACACATCCAAGATAAGAGTAATCCTCATCAAGTAACTAAAGAACAGGTAGGTCTTGGTAATGTTACAGATGATGCACAGGTTAAGCGTTCCGAAATGGGTATGCCAGAAGGAGTTGCTACACTTGATGCAACCGGAAAAGTGCCTTCATCTCAATTACCTAGTTTCGTAGATGATGTAATCGAAGTAGATTCATTTGACTTACTTCCTGAAACTGGTGAAACTGGTAAGATCTATGTAACTAAGGATACTAACTTGACTTATAGATGGTCAGGCTCTCAGTATGTAGAAATTTCTGAATCACTTGCACTTGGAGAAACGTCTAGTACAGCTTACCCAGGAGACAAAGGTAAAGCTACTACAGACAAGGTTAATGCTCATACTTCAGACTACAATAATCCTCATAAAGTAGATAAAGCTCAGGTAGGTCTTGGAAACGTTGATAATACAGCTGACCTCGATAAACCAGTATCTAATGCTACACAGGAATTAGTAGATAATACTAAGAAAGAGCTAGAAGAAAAGATTAATAACTCAGGAAACGACTTACAAGATAACATTGATAAGATTGACGAGAGAGTTACTAATATTGAAGATTCTATTGCTCAGCCTGGTGGTTTAGCTACTCTTGATGATGCCGGAAAAGTACCTCTAGAACAATTGCCAAGTTTAGTAGATGATGTAATTGAAGTAGACTCTTTCGAACATCTACCTGAAGCTGGAGAAGTTGGAAAAATCTATGTTACTAAGGATACTAATCTTCTTTATCGTTGGACAGGGGTTAAATATGTAGAAGTATCAGAATCTCTCCACTTAGGTGAAACGGCTGATACTGCTTATGCGGGAGATAAAGGCAAGGAGACAACTGATAAGGTTAATTCTCATATCTCAGACTTCAATAATCCGCATAAAGTTACAGCCGAACAAGTAGGCTTAGGTAATGTTGATAATACTTCTGATATCAATAAACCTGTTTCTACCGCACAACAAGAAGCTTTAGATGCAGTTAAGACCGAACTTGAGGAGAAAATTAATAACTCTGGTAGTGATCTTCAAGGTAATATTGATAAGATTGACGAGAGAGTTACTAATATCGAAAACTCAGTAGGTGCTCCTGATGGTATAGCTACACTTGATTCCGAAGGTAAATTAGAAGTTTCACAGATCCCTAACGAAGCTCTGAATGTTATCGAAGGTAAGTATATGACTGAAACTCAATTTACTGATTCTGAAGGTGTAGAGTTTATTCCAAGACATAATACTATTTATATTGATAGTATCGGTGGTTCGAATAAACTTTATCGCTGGGATGGATTCAAGTATGTAGAAGTATCAGATTCAGATAATGTTACAGAAGCTATTGACAATCACATCAAAGATTTCAATAATCCACATAAAGTAACAGCCGAACAAATTGGGCTTGGAAACGTAGATAATACAGCCGATATTGATAAGCCAATATCTACTGCTGTTCAAGAAGCTTTAGATACTGTAAACACTAAAGTAACTGAACACACTGAGAATAAAGAAAATCCTCATGGTGTTACAGCAGAACAAATTGGCTTAGGAAATGTAGATAATACGGCTGATTATGATAAACCTGTTTCTAAGGCTACTCAAGATGAAATCGATAGAATTGACGGTCGTATTGATACAATCGATAATTCAATTGGTGTTCCTAGTGGTATTGCAACTCTTGATGGCAATGGTAAATTAACAGATTCTCAAATACCAGACAAGACGATTAATGTTCTTGTAGGTAAACTTATGAGTGAAACAGAATTCAAGGACGAAGAAGGTAATACTTATGAACCTAGAACTGGAGTAATTTATATTGATACTGTTTCTGGTACTGAGAAAATATATAGATGGAATAAATATGAATATGTAGAGATTTCAAATACAGAATTACTTGAAGGTGCATTAAATTCTCACGTTCAGGATAAGAATAATCCTCATCAAGTAACCAAAGAGCAGATTGGGTTAAGTGAAGTAACAAATGATGCTCAAGTTAAGAGATCAGAAATGGGAACTCCGGAAGGTGTTGCTACTCTTGGAGAAGATGGTAAAATTCCTGTGGAACAACTTCCAGGACAAGTTGATGAAGTATTTGGAATTGATCGTTTCGTATCAACAAAAACAGATATTCCTTCTTCTAGATTAGTAATTGGTTCCACTTACTATGTAGAAGATGAGAAGAAAATATATACAGCAATTTCTGAAACGGAATTAGATGAAGGTGCTACTCCTGATAAAGGTGTAATCTATTCTAATCGAGAAACTAATATAATCTATCGTTGGGATGGTGCTGAATTAGTAGAAATTGGTAACCCTGTTCATCTTGGTGAAGTAGCTGGAACTGCATATCCTGGAGATAAAGGTAAGGCTACTACAGATAAAGTTAATGCTCATGTGGCTGACTTTGAAAATCCTCACCAAGTAACTAAAGAACAGATCGGTCTTGGAAATGTAGATAATACTTCTGATGCTGATAAGCCTATTTCTAGTGCAGTCCAAGAAGCTTTAGATGCTGTTAATAAAGAAGTTTCAGAACATAAAGCTGATAAGAATAATCCTCATGAGGTAACAAAAGCTCAAGTAGGTTTAGGAAATGTAGATAATACTGCAGACCTTGATAAACCAGTATCTAATGCTACACAGGAATTAGTAGATAATACTAAGAAAGAGCTTGATACTAAGATAGATAATCATACTTCAGACTTTAACAATCCTCATAAGGTAACAAAAGAACAAGTAGGACTAGGGAATGTTGATAATACAGCTGATATTAATAAGCCTGTATCTGTAGCACAACAAGCTTTAGTAGATTCTACAAAGGCAGAGTTGAAGAAAGATATTGGTGATATTGAAAAAGATGTTACTAATCACATAGCTGACAAGAATAATCCTCATGAAGTAAATAAACTTCAGGTAGGTCTTGGAAATGTTGATAATACATCAGATATCAATAAACCTGTATCTATTGCACAACAAGCTGCTTTAGATAAACTTAAGAGTGATCTTGAATCTATTATAGGTTCTACAGGAACAGATCTTAGTGCTCACTTGAAAGACTTTGATAATCCTCATAAGGTTACTAAAGATCAGGTTGGACTTGGTAAGGTGGATAACACTGCTGACCTTGAAAAACCTGTCTCTGTAGCAACTCAAGAGGCAATCAATGCTGTTCAGTCTAATCTTGATAAGACCAATATTTCATTAGAGAATCATATTGCAGATAAGAAGAATCCTCATGAAGTAACGAAGGAACAAGTAGGTCTAGGTAATGTAGATAATACATCTGACTTAGATAAACCTGTTTCTCATTATCAACAGGATGCTCTTGATGAACTTGAAAGAAGACTTCAAGGTTCTATTGATGGTTCTGGTTCTGATCTTAGTGCTCATATTTCAGATTTTAATAATCCGCATAAAGTAACTAAGGATCAGGTTGGACTTGGTAATGTAGATAATACAGCTGACAAGGATAAACCTATTTCTGATGCTACACAGAAAGCTTTGGATAGTATTAAGACAGAAACTAATACTATTATCGAAACTCATATAGCAGATAAGAATAATCCTCATGAAGTAACTAAGGAACAGATTGGATTAGGTGAAGTAACAAATGATGCTCAAGTAAAACGTTCAGAGATGGGCGTAGCTGGGGGAGTTGCTACACTTGACCAAGAAGGCAAAGTTCCTAGTTCTCAATTACCTAGCTTTGTAGACGATGTTATTGAAGTAGATTCTTACGATAACTTGCCTACTACAGGTGAAGCTGGTAAAATCTATGTTACTAAAGATACCAACCTGACTTATAGATGGAGTGGTTCTAAGTATGTAGAAATCTCAGCGTCTTTGGCTCTCGGTGAAACATCTAGTACTGCCTATGCTGGTGATAAGGGTAAGGCAACAACCGATTCTCTTAATGCACATTTGGCAGACTTTAACAATCCTCATAAGGTAGATAAAGCTCAGGTAGGTCTAGGTAATGTAGATAATACTTCAGATAAGGATAAACCTGTATCTGATGCAACCCAACAATTAATTAATGAAGTTAAGGAATCTATTAATAGCGGAAATACTACTATTACAGATAACTTAACTAAACATATAGAAGATTACAATAATCCTCATAAAGTAACGAAAGATCAAGTAGGTCTAGGTAACGTTGATAATACTTCAGATAAAGATAAACCTTTGTCTGATGCAGCTAAAGAAGCTATCAACGAGGTTAAGACTCTAATTACTTCTTCTGGAACTGACTTAAGCAATCATATTAAAGATTATACAAATCCTCATAGAGTAACTGCAGAACAAGTAGGTCTCGGAAATGTAAATAATACTTCCGACCTTGACAAACCTATTTCTAATGCTACTCAGAAGGAACTTGATAAACTTGACGCTAAGATTGATAAGATTAATACAGATCAGGGAACAGATCTTAGTGCTCACTTGAGAGATTTCAGTAATCCTCATAAAGTAACTAAAGAACAAATTGGACTCGGAAATGTAGATAATACTGCAGATCTCGATAAACCAATATCTACTGCTACACAAAAAGCAATTGATGATGCCAAAGCAGCTAATAATACTGCTTTAGATAATCATGCTAATCGTACAGATAATCCTCATAAGGTAACTAAGGATCAAGTAGGTTTAGGTAACGTTGATAATACAGCCGATATTAATAAACCTGTATCTGTAGCACAGCAGAATGCTCTTGATACTTTATCTAATAGTTTAAATACAGCTATTAATAATCACGTAGGTAATACTAATAATCCTCATCAAGTAACTAAAGAACAAGTAGGTCTCGGAAAAGTAGATAATACATCTGACTTAGAAAAGCCTATTTCAGTAGCAACTCAAAACGCTATTTCTGAAGTTGTTTCTAATCTGGATAAACATATTGCAGATAAGAACAATCCTCATGAAGTAACAAAAGAGCAAATTGGACTTGGTAGAGTTGATAATACATCAGACCTCGAGAAACCTATTTCAACAGCTACTCAGGTTGCTCTTGATAAGAAGGCTGAACTTGGACCTGATGGAAAAATACCTGAAAGTCAATTACCTGAAAGAACAATGCATAGTTTGTTCTATAAGGGTACTTGGGATGCTGAAAGGAATTTACCAACACTAGCTAATGGAGATAAGGCACAAGATGGTGATTACTATTTAGTTAATAATGATGGTGAGTCCTTTGGATATAAATTCATGGTAAATGATATTATATTCAATGCCAGTGGAATTTGGTATAGAATGATGGGCTCTAATAAGAGAGATAATCCTACTGAATTTAAGATTACTAAATTCACAGCAGATAGAACTTTATTAGAGAGAGGTGAATCAACAGAAATTACTCTTGAATGGGAATATCAATTGACCCCAAGTGGACAAATTAATTTCCAATTCATAGATACTCATGATATTCCTGTTGAGGAACGTACTTATAAGATTACTGCCACTGGAGGACAAACATTCACATTGAGAGGTTCGTATCTAAGTGAAGTTGCAACAGCTATTTTAACGATTGATACAGCTGATAAGGTTTATGTAGGTGCATCAAGTAATTCTGCTCCTACTGACTCTGACTTTATAGCAATGAATTCTTTCTTCTCCTTCGGTGATAATGAATTCCCATTCACTCCTATTGATTGTTCAGGAGGTAAGTATATTTACGTAGCAATTCCAACAGAAGAGTATAGTAAGTATAGAATCTATTGTAATAATTATCCTGTTGATGATGTAACAGTATACTCTAGACGTATAACTAACATCTTTACTGGATATACTGATTATACAATTACTAAACTTGCTAATCTCTATCATGGAATACTAAATATTGAAGTTAAATTAATTGATAAAAGATAATGCCAGAAAATAATTTAAAAGGAACGGTACTCTATTCGGGTATCGTTCCCACCAATACTTCTGACGTATATCCAACACATTCAGCCATTTATGGTATGGGAGGCTACCGCTCAGTGAAAACAATAGCTGAGCGGGATGCTATTCCTGTAGAGCGTTTAGAATTAGGTGCTAAGGTATTAGTTACTGACCTAGAGACTGAATATTATGTACGAAGTATTGCAGAGGATGGTACTGTAACTTGGGAATTAGATACTAGACTAATAGCAGATAGATTACTTCCTACTCCTATGATGGAAGGTACTTGGAGTTTTTCTAATAGTCTTGGAGAAGAAGTAACTGCAGATAGCCTTGGTATAACAAATGTAAATTCTAAAGTTATAACTATAGAGAAAGGATATAAAGCAAGTTTAGCTGGTAGATTTAAATGGACAGTAACAGATTACCAAACATATAAAGATCCAGAAACTTGTAGTGGAGATCTTGGGACTACTTTACCTAGTAATGGAGTATTTTCGGAAATTAGTAATATAACTGGTATAACAGAAAATAGAATAATTAAGGAAACTATTTCAGCCAAGAAAAAAGGCTTAATGATTAGCGGAAATTCTGTTATAAAAGCAGAAGGACTTGATAGTTTTTCCGATCAATATGAGATAAAGTTTAGACCAAGAATATATTTTGGAACAGTAACTAGTAAAACTCCATCTGCTAGTGATATATTAGCATTATCAGGAACAAAATTATTGGATGAAAGTAACTCTGAAAGAATAACTAGTATTACCGCTTCAGGTACTCAGTATTATTGCTATTCTTACCCGAAAGAACTTGGAACTCTTAGTATGATTGTTCAAAATGGAGGTGCTGCTATATTAGAAGATTTTACTAGATCAGAAATTAATATAGTAAGTGGTTCTGGAATTTCAACTTCTCATTATGTATATATTTCGAAATACAAAGGAGCATTTCAGAATGTTATATTAGATTTTAAAATTTAAAAATAGAATACAATGGCTAAATATCCGGCACAATTACAATCTGCGAATCTTAATGAATTCGGTATTGTCTATGCTGAAGAAATACAAGGCCATAAAACAGTTGCTACTCTGAATGCACTTTATGCTATCACAGATCCTATTCTTAGTAAATCCGTAGTAAATACTAATAATGATGCTATCGGACAAGAATGGTTTGTTGTATCAGAGGGTTGTTATTACAGATTAGACAATTGGGCCAATAGACATACAGCTTCTGGATGGACTAAAATTCAAGTAGTAGATACTGAGTTTAATAGTCTTTCTACACATGGAGCTGACAAAATAAAAAATTTCACAACATCTCCTAGCACAGTTACTCTCAACTATAATACGTGGAGATCTTCGACTGTTAATGAAGATGGAACCGCTGTAATAAACGCTGCTACTCAAACTGCAGCGGGTGTTCTAAGCGCAGCGGATAAAACTAAGTTAGATGGATTAAATACAGATTCTATTAATGATATATCTGTAACATCTAATGCAACTAAAGCTACTATTACATTTGTATCTGATAATGGTAATAAGGAAGATATAAGTACTACTATAGATTTTCCTATATCTACTACTACCGCAGCAGGTACAATGAGCGCCAAAGATAAAACAGAATTAGATAGAATTAATACTGCTAACTTTGCTCTTGGCGCTGTAACTCCTGCTGCGTCTACTGTAGGAATAGCTGCTAGTAAAACTAATGTAACTGATGGTACTACCGCTGCGAATAATATTACGCTGCCTGCTGCTACTCAAACTGCAGCGGGTGTTCTAAGCGCAGCGGATAAAACTAAAGTTGACCGAATCACAGGTACTAATCATGTTATCTCTCAGCCTACTACAACAGCTACCTCAAGAGTAATTACTATAACGGGTATAAATCCTACAGATAATAAAGCAGTTTCTAGTTCTATCACTCTTCCAGAAGTATCAGAAACTCAGGCAGGTCTCGCAAGTGCATCTGATAAGAAAACTCTCAATGCTATTAAAACTCTTGGGAATTCTTCTCACTTGAAAGATGATGGTTGCTGGACTAGAACAGCTTCTAATGTAGCTATAAACTTCACTTGTACTAATGTTAGTGGTAATTCTACAGATACTAACGCAAAAAATGAACATTCAGTTAATATTGGAGCTGCATCATCTACTCTTGCAGGGGTAATGACTTCAACCGATAAGACAGAACTTGATAGAATAACCACAGCGAATTTTGCTTTAGGTGCAGTTACGCCAGCAGCTTCAAGTGTAGCTATCGCAGCAACAAAAACAACTATTTCTACAGGAGTTAGTGCAGCAAACAATATAACTCTTCCCGCTGCAACTGCTAGTGTAGCTGGTGTTATGACTGCTGCAGATAAAGTAAAGCTTGATACTACTCTTCCTAACTTAATTAACTCTAATAAAACAACTATTGATAATTATACTGTAAATGGAATTAAAATTTCTACTAATCCCGTTGTAACAGGAGCAAATACTAAAGTAACTGGGTATTCAAAACCAACTACGACTGGAGCTATTGCAGCAACTGATAGTATCAATGGAGCTCTTGGAAAATTAGAGAAAAAGTTAGATGATGAAGTAACTAATAGAACTAATGCTGTTTCAAATCTAACTAATACAGTAAATAATAATAAGACTACAATAGATAACTATACTGTTGGAGGAATAAAAATTTCTGCTAATCCTAAAGTGGCAAATGGAACAAATACTACAGTATCTACTGCTAATAGTACGATTACTTGGTCTCTAAACTCTACTATATCACTTACTAGAGTTAATGCTTCTAGTGGATTCTATCAGACTTCAGATAAACGTTTGAAATCAGATATTAAACCTTTGGAACATACACTTGAGGAGATTTGTTCTATTCCGACAGATTCATTTATTTTAGGTGGGGAAAAAGACCTTGGAACTATAGCACAAGAACTTGAACCAACTTTCCCTGAACTAGTAACAGACGCCGAACTTAAACAATCCGATGTACCTAACCCTGAAAACTTTGAAACCATTGAGAAAGATGGTGAAACTTATGTTCTAGTTAAAGAAGTTGATTATGCTAAAATGAGTGTTCTAGCAATCGAAGGTATTAAATTACTTAAGGCCGAAATAGATGAACTTAAAAAGCAGTTATTAGATAAATAAAATAAAGGGAGGTTGATCAAGAGTAAAAACTTGATTGCCTCCTTTTAAATTTAAAAGTAGGAATGAAATGGATCAAATAATTAATTTTAAAATAAATACAGAACTATTTACAAGTAGATCTGAAGCGATCCTAGCCTTAGAAAACATTATATTTACTCAAGGAGAGCCAGTTATTGCAATTTATGGAACTACTTCTCAAAATGCTAAAATTATTCTAGCCGTCGGAAAAAGAAATGGAGCTGGAAAAAATGCATTTGAAATAATTTCCACTAAAGAAGATATGTCTGAAACTTTGAATATTATTAATTCTTTGAATAATGAGTTCACAGAACATATCAAAGCAGAAGCAGGTGATAAGCTTGGACATGTAATAACAGGAGGAGATATTGTTTTCTCTGGAGGTATAGGAACTGTAGTTTCGGCTGGAAAGGTAAAAAATAAACTTACTTTTACTGGTGGAACTTTTGAAGGAACAGATAAAACTACATTTGATGGTTCTGAGGCTGTAACGATAAAAATTCCTAGCCCCTCATTTACTGTTCCTAAACCATTAGGACATGCAATAGCTGGAGAATCTAAGGAGTGGGCTAGAGCTGACCATGTGCATGAAGCTCCTAAATCAGTCTCTGGAAATGCTGGTAGTGCTGATAGATTAAGTTCTAAAAGAAATATAACTTTAACCGGAGCTGTTACTGGAGGTGTAGTAACTGATTTTTCAGGAGATATTACAATTAATACTTCCAAAAACCATACACATGATATTTCAGAGGTTACTGGTCTACGAGGTGAGTTGAACACCTTAGAAGCAACTAAAGCTCCCATTGAAAGTCCTATCTTCACAGGAACTCCAGAGGCTCCAACAGCTCCACAAGGAACTAATACTAATCAGTTAGCTACTACTGCATTTGTTATCAAGGAAATTGGAGAAAAAATAGAAGCTGCTGTAGCCTTGAAATTTAAAGGAACTCTCGGAACAACTGGAACTGTTAAGAGTCTTCCTGCTCAACATACAACAGGTGACGTCTATGTTGCCACTACTGGAGCTCCGAATGTATCAGGACTTAGACTTGAACCTGGTGATATAATAATTTGTATCAAAGATGGTTCAACTGCTAATGATTCTGATTGGACAGTTGTACAGACTAATATAGATGGAGCTGTAACAGGACCAGGAAGTGCAATTTCTGGAAATCTAGTACTTTTTAATGGAACTACAGGAAAAGTTATATCAGATTCTGGTCTTTCATTAGCAGACCTAGCAAAAGTAACAACTACTATCTCTGCAGGTCCTGGTTTAACTGGAGGTGGATCTATTGGAGGAAATCAAGTAATATCACATGCTTCTCAACCAACTACAGGAACTAATGCAGGGGGTAATTCTGGAGCTTTTGTCACCAACATTAAGATCGATTCCTTTGGACATGTTGTAGAAGCCTTAAAAGGAGACTTAACTGGATCATATCTAGCACCCTCCGGAGAATATATTTCAGGAATTACACTCTCAGGGAATACACTATCAGGAAATTCTAAACCATTCCCTAATATTGAAATTGAGAATGGAGAAGTAGGTGGCTCAGAAGAATTTGTTACTGGAATTTCTGTAAATACTATCTTAAATAATCATAGAATTCAAGTTAATAAAGGAACAATCCCTGGAATAACAGTAACTGGAGATGGTGGTGAAGAAAGTCCTAGAAAGTATGTTTCAGGAATAGAATCAGATGGACATCATGGAATATCTTTTACTACTTCTGAAGAATCTGGAATGGTTAAAGTTTCAAAAGATGGTTCAGCTGATTACTTAGGAAATAAAGTTCTCTCTGGAATTAGTTCTGGAAATACTTATGCAACTACTGTAACTCAAGACACTGATGCTTTAAGATTAACTACTACAATTTCAGAGATAGATGGTGGAGATGATCAAGGAAGCCAAGGAAAACGTCAAGTAATTAGAGTAAAAAGATATACTACAGGTGGAATTCTTCCTAGTGGGTTAGCTTCAGGGGAAATAGCTATAAACTTGGTTGATAATTATCTTTATGTTGGGAATGAAGAGGGTGGAGTTCAAAGAATCTATCCAAATGCTACACCACAGAAAGATGGTCTTTTATCAGCCGAAGATAAATCACGCCTCGAAAAAGCTATATCTGATATTGCTGATCATGCTTCAAGTCTGGGAACAATAAATACCGAGCTTGATGTTCTTGAGGAGGATTTGAAAGACACGAAGGAAAAATTAACTGAAAAAATTTCTCAAGAATCCGAGGCGAGAAAAACGGCTGATCAAGAATTTAAGGAAAACTTGAATACCGAAACTCAAGAAAGAACTACCGAAGATATTGCTATAAGAGAATATATAGACTCTACAAAATCAGAGTTAAATGAAAAGATAGATAAACTTATTGGTTCGGGAGGAGAAACTGAAGGAGGATTAGCTGCAGAAGTAGAAGCTAGAATACAAGGAGATAAATATAATTTCGATCTCTTAAAGTTTGCAATTCAGAGAGTAAATTCATCTGCTGGTTTTGAAGATCCTGATCCAGATGATGATAGTATTTATAGTAATTTCCCGAGTCTTTCAGATACACATTACTTAGGTGGACAGAGCAATTTAGTAGGATGTCTTAGGATTCTTGACCAGAAGATTTATGAACTAGAACAAGCATTAACCATTAAAACACTCTAATATATGGCATTAACTAATTTTTATAAAGGACCTGAAGCTGAATATTCTAGAGAGAAACATATTAATGGTATTTATATGAGCACTGATTCTAGAAAGCTTTGGATATTCGGACAACCAACACAAGAATTATCAGATATTATAGAAAAAACTGATTATGATGCTCTTGAATCTAAAGATCCGAATTTAATATACATCGTAAAATTATCAGAAGAATGAAAAAATTAATTCTAATCCTGATCACTATTCTATTAATTATTTCTTGTGGTACTTCCCGAAAATTTAATACTACTTTTTATGAAGGCTTTTCGATAGAACCACAAAGAATAATAGATAGTATAACTACAGCAAACTTACTTCCGGCGTTTATGGAATATCGAGAATGGCCTAAGTCGATGTATTTTACTAGTGATTCAGTTATAACTACACAGTATACAACTATAACCACTAAAGAAGATACGACTTATGTATTCTCGATAACTAAATCCGCCGGAGATAGTATATACTTAATTAAATTTAGAAAGGAATAAAATTATGGATTTCGTATCAGTATTTTCAACATTAGCTGCTTTAGTGGCTGGTGTTCCTGTTGTTACGCAGGCAATCAAAAGAATTATAGGTAAAGAACTTCCAGGGTGGGCTAATCAATTAATTTCTTGGATAGTCGCTATTGGATTATGTATGTTTGGTTGGTTTTTCGATCTTGGATGTCTTGCTGAAGCTTCTTGGTGGCAATCTCTCATAGTAGGTGCTGGTGTTGGATTAGCTAGTAACGGGGTATTTGATATCGCTCTAGTTCAGGGAATGCTTGAACTTATATTCGGAAAAATAAAAAAGTAATTATGAGATCTTACGGTTATATTAAAACAGAAAACCTAGAAAGTTACTCAGAATATAAACCACAACCTATCACACTTCCGGCCGAATATAAACTTAAAGATATCGGCAAAGTGTGGGATCAAGGTAGTGTCGGAAGCTGTGTTAGTCATTCAATAGCAGAAATGTATAACTTTTATCAGCTAAGCCATGGAAAAACTCTGGAGAAAAAGCCTGATTGGTTATACTATCTTAGAGCTAATAAAACAATAGATGGAATGATGCCTGCCGAAGGTTTTGAGTTAATGAAAGCGGCCGGAGAAATAAAAATCTTCTCAAGAATATCAACTATTGAAGGAATTAAACATGCAGTGATAACAAATGGACCTGCACTTATAGCTGTTATTGTAAGAAACGGAGAACGTGATGATTTCTGGAATGGTTCTGAAAACTTAGGAGGACATGCGATAAGTATTGTTGGTTTCTCTAGAGATGGATTTATGATAAAAAATTCTTGGGGTTATGGATATGCAGAGTCCGGTTTTTCTGAGATGAGCTATGAAGATGCTGGAAAAGTAATTCGAGAAGCTTGGACTATAATAGAATAAAAAAAAGAGACTAGTAAAGGGTTTAATTTTCCCAATACTAGTCTTTTATTTTCTTTATATCCTCTCTATAAATACTTCATAATCATCTTTACAATACCAACTTGGACATGTATGAGGATTTCCATGTCTATTTCCTTTTCCTCGGTCTATATAACTTTTCCATCTATATATTGTATCAGATTTCTTAAGAGCTCTCCACCAAACATCAAGAGTCGTTTTTATCCACGAACCCTTTTCAGCTATTATGTCTGATGAATTAACTAAAGGCTTATTATTATCATAGTCTCTCAAGTGATGCCAAATATAAGGTCCAGTATATACAAATCTCTTCGGCCTTGGAGAATATACGGCGATGAATTTTTGGTCGTCAGAATAATCATCATCTCCTGTGTAACAAAAATCTACTTGAATCTCTTTTATCCCGACCCTCCTTAGTATCGCCGTTTTTTCATCAGGCCGTAAATTATAATACTCATCTCTTATTATCTTTTTCCCAGTCAAATCTCTAAGATAAAAGAATCTACCATTACCTTCTTTCCCAGGGATCATATCTTTAGGAGACTTACCTAATAGAAAAGTTTCAATATAACCTTTGGGAAATGCATAAAATCCCTTCCTAACTGGAGCTGTATGAAATCCTCGAAAAGGTGAATCCCCAGGGAGTGATCCCTCTTTATGATCCTGTGGAGATAAAGTACCCCACCTAAAAAATTCATAACTATTCCTCTTTTTCATAAACTCTATTTTTAAAAGTTACAGCCGAAAATCTCTTCTTTACTACTTTTAAGACTTTTTTCTCCAAAGATCGATACTCATTAGAAGAATAATCACGTTTTAATTCAATATATTCCCAAGGCTCGTCGTAAATAAATTCCCAATCAGATGTGCACTTAATTAATTCAGCTGTCCATGGATCTGAATGTCTCCACCTAAGATAAATACAATAACCTTGAGATGAAATCGGATCAAGAAAATAATAATAACATTGACTTGGACACCATATTAAATTCTCTATCCAGTAACCTAATAATTGTTCGTTCATATATAATATACTGTTTTTCATTAACATATATAAGGAAATAAACGTTCCTTTAAATCAAGATGGTAAATCACCTGAATGGATATATGTATTTACTGCCAATCCAGATATTATACAAACTATTTATAGTAATAAAAATGATCAATGGGAAGGAACTAGTTCTATAAACTCATATAAATATGATAAAAATAATACTAGCAATAAGGTGGAAGTTAGTTGGAATGGAGTAAGTTCTTCTGGAGATTGGAATTATGATGAACATGGAGAATATATATTTGTATATACTAAAGTTTCTGGAATAGCAGGTCAAGTAATATTAGAACAATGGGAAAGTAATAAATCATTAGTAATATCTTGTCATGCATAATAAATGAATTAATTTAAACAAATATAGATATTATATCACCAAGTGCAGTTATTCCAGATACATCTTTTCCAAAAGCTGTTCCATTACTGATTTTATTTGATTTACTAGTTCCAACCAAATGAAATCTATTATTAGGATCATCCATAGTTTTATATCCCCATGATATATCATCTGCTTTAACTGATCCATTAAATTTATCTCCATTACTCATTGTAAAATTATAAGATCCAGCCTTTGGACCCTTAATAGATTTTAAAAGAATTCTATAAATAATTTCAACTGCTTTACCATCCTGATTTAAAGGAACGTTTAAAGTAAGAGAAAAATAAGACTAGGAAAATAAAATCCTAGTCTTATATTCTTTTATGAATCAATAGTATACTTAGTATTCATTAAGATTGTTGATTCTTCTCCAGTATCAGGGTTTTCTATAATAAGATAATAATCTCCGGAATCATATCCAAGTCCAATTATTTTTCCATATCTTTTAGGATCATAACAATCTCTAGCAATCTTACCCCAATTTCCTGGAACATCATCTTTTGCTATTTGAAGTTCTGAATAATTTTTTCCTATTCCTGGTAAAATGAAATCAGGATTTAATAGATCAGTGACATCTCTTATTTCCGTCCAAGGTCCAAAATATTCTTCTGTAAAACCTTTTCTATCAAAATTCTCTGCTAATGTGTCTAAAAGTTTTGATTGAGATTCTTCGGAGAGAGTTTTATCTTTAATTATTTCAACTCTTTTTTGAAAATATTCATCAGTTCTTTTCTTCCAAATATCCCAAGCTTTTACATACTCATCATATAATTCTTTCTTCATATTGTTGAATAAATTAAAATTAAAACTGATAAAATACCTATTAAAAACCCTGAAATAAAAGTACAAATCATTAATCCTTTTACTATATCTTTTATTTTAAAATCATTCATGTTTATATTTAATTACCAACTTAAATTTTTTGCACCTAAAGAAAGTCCATATTTAATTAATTCTTCATGATCTAATTTATCTACTTTATCAATCCAAGATATAATTTCTAGAACATATTTATCTATGCTAAGTCTTTCTAAATTTTCCCATCCAAACCCAAAAGCTGTATCATCAATACTTATTAACATACATTTAAAATCATATAATCCATTCTTTTTATGATATATAGTAATTTCAATTGGATTATATTGTCTACAATACATAGAATAATAAGTATTCTCAGTTACTTCTTTCAAACATACAAACTTTTCATAAAATCTATTTTTATCTGTTATCCATTGTCCAGTAAGTTTAGGTGGGTATATGTTTTCTTCTTCAAGTAAGTTAAATAAAAATGAATCCCATTGATTAATATCATGTACTTTTATACTTTCTGGAGTTAAATATTCCTCTAAATTCAATAATTTCATTATTCCTTATTATTATATATTACTTTCTCTACCATCTTCTCATATTCGTTCGGAATTAGTTCAATTAGGTCTGGACGTAAATCTTTCCAAGAAGCCATTCCAAGTTTAGATATTATAGGATGATCAAAAACTATGCAAAAGTCCCACATAAAATCTAAATCTTCAGTTGTTAGTCCTTGAGAGTTTATCCATTCATTGATTGATTCTTTCGACATAAAATATCAATAGCTAATCCTATAACATCATCTGCAAATTCCTCTCCAAATTTTGTCTCTTTTCTTACTTCCTCTATTATTTCAGAAATAGTCCAAGAATTCTTTCCAGGCATAGGACAACATATAAACGGTCCTTCGGGATCTTTAGCAATACTTTTTTGATATTCTAAGTGTTTAATAATTGATTCTTTGATTCTACTTTCCATGACGACCTAACATTAAATTCATAAAATTACTCCATTCTTTTGAAAAGACATTGATTAGAAGATATTTTTCATAATAACTCATAAATTTCTCAGCATCTTCTTTAGAATCACTTCTAGTTTTTCTTACTAATTTATCCATTTCTGAAATAAAATTTTCCTTAGATTGTTCAAGAGGTATACAAAAAATATTATCTCTTATATAACTTTTTATTTGATCATTAATAGTAATATTCAGTATGTCAGATAAACTACCACCTTCAACGGATAACATTTGGTATTCACATGATGTACATAAGAAATACATTTTTTCCTCATCAGTTATAATCTTTTTCTCATAATCATCTGTTCTTGCTATCATTCCTCTCCTAGTTAGTTCTGCTTCCAAGATAGGCAGCCAATCTTCTCTCCATCCTGTTGAAGATTTTATTTTTCTGATTGCATTTAATATATGGGAACTGTTCATTTCTTCTAAAGATAATTCTTCACCTTTTGCAGTTATCCATTTATTCTTTGTCAGAGTCTTTTTCATAAATTATATCATTTCTTGATCCTGATTTTATATTCAAATTTTTCCGCGTTTCTTCCATGATCTTATTAAATTTTTCTAATTCTTCTAACCCTGGAATACTACTATCCAAAAAATTATCACTTTCCGGAAACATTGCATATTTTCTTAGATCTATCATTATTCCTATTTTTAGTACGTTTCTGTTCTTTTATCTTTTTTCGTCTCTCTAATTCTAGTCGTTTTTCTTCAGCTACTGATTCTGGAGTTACTTTTTGACGTGGTTTCTGAAGATCTTCGGAAAATTCTTGATATCTCTGAATTATTCCTTTCTCCGACCAATCATCTGGATATCCTTGAAAATTTATATCTTCAGGAAAGGATCCAATAGTAGGATTAAGAGAAAAAATCCATTCTTTTGTTTCAGAGTTTAATGTCATACAAAAACATGGCGTTCCTAGTTCTAAGAATACATCACGTTGTTCTGAGCTCTTAAGTCCATCGAAAGTTTCAATTATTATATCATCTGTTGAAATATAATCTTCGAGGTAAAAATACGAGCTCTCTATATCCGTGAATTTTCTTAGCATTACTCTCGCCATGGGTTTTTTATTTGGACCTTTTCCACGATATTGTCTAAACTCTACTCCATGCTTTTCTCCTAATTCTATAAGAGCCGGGATATCAAAACAAACCTTCGGATCTTTTATAGTATCGATAACTGAATAAATTAGGTTATTTCCAATTATTCGATCTAACTTATATACTTTAATAGTCGGAATAAGATAAATATATGGATAAACTCCAATGACACTATATTCAAAATTTATATACTTAGTATCAGACTTCATCATTATCTTATTATAAGTTAACGACCATCTAGCATATCTTACTAGGATATTCTTTGTTTTTCGCGAATACCCATTCTCTGAAGTTAATAATTTCTCTAGTCTCTCTGGAATTTCTGAGAGGGAAGCTGTTCTTAATTCTTTCATTTTATTGTATCTCCAATATTATATTTTTTATATGTATATTTTTGAACTATTAAAATTTTCCAATTTTTATTATTGTTTGGATCACTGATAATAAAATTAAGTCCTAAAGGTTCTCGACGTTTTTCTTTAATAATCCATCCAGAATACTCTTCTAGATCTACTTCACAACTGGAAATTAATATTAAAATTAGGATAATCAATAATTTTTTCATTTTCCAATCATATAATATTCTTCTAATAACTCTTTATGATCTTCTAAGAATACTTGAGCAACTTCTTTAGAGAGAAAGGCTATTGGAAAGAAAGTTTTTTCTTTTGAGATCATCACCGCTGTTCCGCATCTCACAATAGCAAATTTATCTTGTGAGTAATCATCCCAGTTAGGTTCTTGAAGAGCTGATGCTTTAGTATATTCTTTAACTAACCAAATTAGTTCTTTAAAAGCTCTAGCACTATCTCTAAATCTCTCTGCCGGATAATCTTGTGGTACTTTTGGATATTCTATTTTCTCCGGAAGACCTTTAAGTTGTCTTCTCGAATAAAGTCTTAAGATCTTCTCTTTTATATCCCAAGATATTGTTGAAAAAAATAACTCTTTCGCTTCTTTAAAAGTTAAATCTATCGAACTTTTAATTTCTTCATCATTAATAATATTCCAATAATTAAAGAAATCATCTACTGTACAATAAGAAAACACTGGAATTCCATTAGAATCGAATGTTTCTGTAATAAGTTTTTCAGTAATAACTTTAATACCACAGAGACCACTAAGTTGCTCCTTTGTCATGCTCGATGATCCACAAACGCTTATAATAACGTATTCTTTTCCATTAGTTTTATTTATTCCTAAACCAGAAATAATTCCTCCTTCTACTTGGGTTTTGTTAGTAATTCTTTTTCCAACCTCTGAAATTAATGTTTCAATTCCTGTCTTCATATGATTAATTAATTTATTTAATTTTAATATACATTAATAAGGAATTGATCGGAAATAAACGTTCCTTTAAATCAAGATGGTGAAGCTCCTAAATACAGAAGCATAGATATTACGCTTACTCTTCCTCCTTCTGCTGTAGCTTGGAAATTAACAGGAAGTGTTTTAGGAATAGGAAGTCTTGAGATGTATAGTATAGAGTTTCCCAGGTTATCCACTTCTGTAGATATATCAGATACCATTCCAGATGCAATTAGTAATATACGTATAAATGCTAACTTTTCTTATAGAGTAAATGGAAGTGGTGAAGCAGATTGGAGAGCTGGAACTGTAAGTATAAGTCCTAATAGTGTATCGTTTTCACAAGGAGAAACTGGATATAAAAACTTTAATGTTACAGGAAGTATATAATTTTTCTATCAAATAGTCATGCTTGTATCAGATAATTCAAAAGTTCTATGTCTACTATAAACATTACCAGACCTGTAATATATATATATCATTTCCTGGTAGAACATTTACAGTCTTTCCAGGAGTAGTATTAACACTAACTCCTTGATCAAGATAGTATGATAAGGTAAGAGTATTGTCTGTAGTACTATATGCAAAATATTGAAATTCACTTGTATTATTTTGTGGGATATAACTTGGATGAAATAAATAAACTACTAAATATGGTACTCTTGTAATATTCATAGTTATACGTTCTCTCTTTTTACCATCTTGATCTAAAGGAACGTTTATGATACAACCTGAAATTCTTATATATGTATTATTAACATTAAACATATAAAATTATGGTAACATTTATTATCGCTGCGATTGTTATTATCGCATTAGTATTGTGGTTTAAATTTAAAATAGCAAAACACAAAAAACCAGAGGAAAGATCTGCTATAGAGTCTATGCTAGTTACTCAAGGGGTAAAAAATAGAAAATCCCTTGAAGAAGCAGCAGGGGCAATGAGAACAGCAGAGATTTCAAGAGATGAGGCAATGCAGAAAACTAAAGATGCAATTACTCAACTAGATTCTGATTTTAAAACTGAGTTAAAAAATTTATTACTAAATCAAAGTAAATTATCAGCTAAATTACCACAAATGAAATTAATTCCTGGGAAAAAAGAAGGAGCAGCCAGGAATAGTAAAAAGAAGATGGAAGAAGCTTTAGCAAAAGGTCGTCAAGAAGTAGCTAATGAGTATAAGAAAAATGCTATGATGTATCTAGATCAAAAAAATAGAGCTTTAGAAAGAATAAAAAGAGCTGAAAAAAGTTTAGAAGATCTAGAAATTAACATTGATCTTGCTCAAGCTACTTATGAAGGTAGAAAAAGTCAACTTGATGATATTCTTCAGGAACTTGAATCAATGCATTCTGCTATAAGTACTGCTAAATTTAGAGCTAATATGGAGATGATTGAAAGTTTACGTCGTGAAACAGTAAATAAATTAACTGAACAAAATGCAGAAATAGAAGCTCAGAACCGAATTTCTGGAATAGAAGATTCTGGAAGAAATTCTATTAACTCTGCTGATTATGAAGATGAATTTAATAATCTTTAATACAAACAATTATGGGAATTAATTTAGTAAAAGGACAGAACATTAATCTTTCAAAAGAATTTAAAGGTCAAACAAAATTTAAAGTAGGTCTTAGATGGGATGCTACTCAAAGTTTATCAGGAGAAGAATTCGATCTAGATTCATTTGCCTTTGAACTTACTGATAAAGTAGGGAATGGAGGAAAAGTAGTCTCTCTTGATCATATGGCTGCTTATTTTAACGGCACTGATCCAGGGAGAATGAACTTTGATAAAATTACTTTCCGAAATCCTGATGGAACCCTTGGATTTAGAAGTATTGATGGAGCTTGTAAGTTACTTGGAGATGCTAGAACAGGAGATGTATCTGAAAACGGAGATGATGAGGTTATTGAAATTGACTTGTCTAAAGTTGATCCAAGAACTAAGTCAATCTTGATAGCAGTAAATATATATTCTCCTGGGGGATCTAATTTCGGACAAGTAAAAAATCCAGTAGTTAGTATCTATAAAGATAACTCTGATATTTCTGAAATCAGTTATGATCTTCTTGAGGATTATAGTAGATTTACAAGTATATTTGCTGTAGAAATTTACAATCATAACGGGGATTGGAAAATAGGAGCTCTTGGAGTAGGAAAAGAGAACTGGGAAGATGAGTTGACTAAACTTGGAATTCTTTAATAATATAATAAAAGGACTAGAATCACCTCTAGTCCTTTATTTTTTTTCTTCTGATTTAAACGTTCCTTTAAATCAAGATGGTAAAAAAAAATTATCCTTTAAATATAAAGCATCTTGTGATACAACATTCTCTAAATCGATACAATCATTAAATGTAACTCTTACACTTAATATTGACACTTCTAAAAGTTTTGTATTTACTTTGGGTGGTGGATTAAATTTTGGATCAACCAGAGAAGGAACATTTTATTATCCACAAGCAGGGAACTATAGTATTAGTAATTTAGTATGCCTTCCAGAAGGTATATCTCCTACACCTAACATATCATTTAATGGATCTACAACTTCAGTAACAATAATACCTACTAATATAGTAAATATAAGAATTTATTAAAATAATTCATCTCATTT